CCCGCACCCCCCCCCTGCGAGGTCCCGCCAGGCCCCCCCCGGCCGGGGCCCCGGTGGTCGACAACCAGAACAGCCTGACGGCCGGCCCGCGCGGCCCGGTGCTGATGCAGGACTGGCACCTGCTGGAGAAGCTGGCCCACCAGAACCGTGAGCGCATCCCCGAGCGCGTCGTCCACGCCAAGGGCTGGGGCGCCTTCGGCACCTTCACCGTCACCCAGGACATCACGCGCTACACCTGTGCCAGCATCTTCTCGGAAGTGGGCAAGGTCACACCGCTGGTCACGCGCTTTTCCACCGTGGCCGGTGAGATGGGCGCGGCCGACGCCGAGCGTGACGTGCGCGGCTTTGCCGTGAAGTTCTACACCGACCAGGGCAACTGGGATCTGGTGGGCAACAACACGCCCGTCTTCTTCATTCGCGATCCGCTCAAGTTCCCCGACTTCATCCACACGCAGAAGCGCCACCCGCGCACCCACCTGCGCAGCGCCACGGCCGCCTGGGACTTCTGGAGCCTGTCGCCCGAATCCCTGCACCAGGTCACCATCCTGATGAGCGACCGGGGCATCCCGGCCAGCCCGCGCTTCATGAACGGCTACGGCAGCCACACCTACGGCAGCTAATGCCACCGGTGAGCTAACCACAGCAGTCGCAGCCGTACCGATAGCAGTACCGATTTTAGCAGCAGCACCTAAGCCAACACCTACACTGGTCGCTGTCGTACCAGCAGCCACAGCAGATCCTGCTGTAATGGCGGCAGTGGTGGCAGCTTTAGCAGTGGCTATCTTGTAAGTCAATGCGCCTACAGTAGCCATACCAGTGAATATGCTGCCTATAGCAACAAACATGTTGGAAGTTGCGGTGTATTTCTCAGCTTCCGATTTAGCTACAGTCTCACGACTCTTACGGTCACGGTCTATGTTGGCTGTTTCGACTTTCAAAACCATTTCACTCTTATCGTAATCAAGCTTAAGGTTTTCATGGTCAAGAGTCTTATTGCCTTGCTTTATTTTGGCTTCTTTTAACTCCTGATCCTTCGCTTCAATTTCGAGTTCTTTTTCCTTGAGGCTGGCTTCCAAAGCTTCGGTACGCTTAATGACAATGTAAGCTTCAGCATCCTCTTTTGAAAAGTAGATCCCATGCTCTTTTAGTTTGTCCTTATCATGAATGTCTATCCTGATTTGAACCATTTCACCCAGATCACCGAAGTCTTGCAATATATAGACTCCTTCGCGTAGACCACTTATTCCTTCGCGTAGCTCATTGCCATTACGATCGATAAGTGATTTGATTTCAACGACGGAAGACTCATTGCCGACTACCGCCCTCTTGTATAAGGTCTGGGTATCTTGAGAAACCAAAACGCAACCGCCGACGCTGTATAGTGAAGGCATGCGATGGTCTCTTGCAAAATGAGATAAATTCAGGCTGGCCACATCGCTGGTATTGTGTTGCCGTATGGCTATCTTACGAACGATGTTGTTGTATACATGGGGGTGGAGAATCGGTGTCACTGTACCGTATCTTCTTGTATCTACCATCCCATCGTTTTCCTTGAATAAAGGATTAATCAACACGTCCAAAGTAGGATCGTACATTGCCTTTTTGTTACTACGACTCTTACGGATGTCTTCCTCTTTAATAAAGAAAGCAATCGTTACTCCGTATATTACGCCATTCGTAAAAGGCCTAAGGAATACTGGGTTTGGTTTATAGACGTAATGACTACTGTTCTCAACCATCCTGTCCCTAGTACTCATTGGCGGTTCCATTTCATCTAAAGCCTTAATCAGCTCTTCGAAGTTACCAAACGATCTTCTAATTTCACCAATAGTAGTACCGACACCACTGATGTCTTCTTCTATCAGTGCGTCTCTAGACCTCTCTTTACCAAGATAGTCATCGTCTACTTTCTTATCCAACCTATCCAGTAAACCCAATGTACGTAGATTCTCGCGCAACGAATCCAAACCACCCTGAATAGTGCGTAATGCCCACAAGCCTTTTCGATTGCCTATAGTATCCGCTACTGAGCTACTATCACCTAAAGCAAAGTCGTTATTCAGCAAAGCTTCAGCGATCTCATTAGCAGACATGTTGGGCAACACCACCCTATTGAACCCATCCCTGGTCATGATGGCCACACCATACTCGGATGTGTTATACCACACTGTACCTTCACACGGACGGTAATCTTCATCTACAGGGCAAAGAGACAGATAGTAACTGTCTTTCTTATAGAGGTTATTGAATGCTGCATTTCGACTATACTTGAAGAAGTCTTCTGCTGTATTAGAAGCCATGCCGTTATAAAAACGACTATCGACAGGACGATGTTTAAAATCAGGTTCGTATACAACCGGACCACCATCTAACCTACCGATATAAAACGGCGTGCCGTCTTGTTTTATTCGGTCTAAGAAATACGGCGATATGCTGTGGTCGCTACCAACACCTGGTTTATGTTTCACTGCACGTGCATTGCGGTCATCGCCAAAGTTGTAAGAGTTCTTCTTACCATCCTTATCGCGATTAAGAGGCATATTCGGTAGAGTAAAGACCCCTTTATTAAGTTTGGTGAGATTCTCTTCAGTCATGCGCTCTTGATGGTCATGGGCGTAGATGTAGTTATTACTGGCATCGAATACCGGCACCTGCTCCGCCCACTGTTTAGTAACCGCATGATCGTAAGGACTGTACTGCCTAAGTTTAGCAAGATCATCGCTGTACTCGGCATGATCGGCAAGGCCAAGCATGATTTTATCAGGATAGATATAATCCCAACCCTTACCTAAAGCTTTCTTACGGCTATCGTAGGCTTCGTGGGTGATTTGATTAGTGCGATCGAACCCAGCATCATTTGTCCTGAGGGAAGATTCTTCCATCGGTGAGATACCTGCACGTTTAGGCGTAGTGGGTTCAGTCAACTTCATGATGCCATTGTCGTAGGCATTACCACACTCGCCATTAGTCGATCTGTGTAGATTGACCCTATTGTCTACAATAGGCATGATCATTTTCCTTTCTAATAAAAAAGTAGTTTACAAACATTGTCCTTAACTAAATAAGAACAATAAACCAACACCTGCTGGTGTACTACTTTAATAATATATATTCTAAAAAACGAGCATGTTGTTATATAGACTAAAACAAAAAAAATGACAACATAGACCTTCCCACGAAGTTAAATGTTCGAGATTATAGAGAACAAAAGGGATATGTTGGAACGTAGTGAGAACATAGACCTTATACCCCTGTAGACCCAATACGGATCTACAGGGGATAAGGCTATCTATCGATCAGTCTTATTGCTGTACCACGAACGGCATACGTTCAGCTACGGCAGAAGCCAAGTTGATCACGCGGATGCGTACCAAGATCGGCAAGTGAACGATGTGGGTAAACCAAGGTTGTACCATCACTTCGTGTTGGTATTTATCACCACGAGCACGGCTAACGACACGTGGGATCTCACGTTTGTCCAAGCAGTTACCGAACCACAGCGGCAGGCTGATGTTGCCAGACTTAGGTTTACCGAAGGACAAGAAGATGGTACCTTCTTCACCGTCTTTACCACCATCGGTCAGACGTTTGTCAGTACATTCTTCCAGAGTGAAGTCAAAGCCACTACCCAATACACGATCATCACCATCACGGTAGATGAACTTAGAAGTAAAGGTATCGGCAATCGCAATCACGTGAGGTTTGAAACCACCAGAAGCAATGTCGCTCAACTCGTAAGCAGCAGCCAGTTCAGATTGGCAGTATGCTTTAGTCATCTCAACCAAGATGAAGTTAGCAAACACGCTGTTCACGTTGTTCAGACGGTCGCTTGTTTGCAGAGATTGAACGGCTTTCTTAACGTCCAGAGTCAAGTCGCTGCAATAAGTGTTGGCGAACCATTGGCCTACACCGATAACAGATTTGTTAAACGGCTCAACGAAGCTCAAGTTCTTCGGCTGAGATTGCAACATGTGGATCACGTCGTACAGAGCAGTGATACCGGCGTTAGAGCGGCGGATGAACGACCATTTGATCAGTGTATCGATGCGTTGGCTATCGCTGGTGGTGTCAGTATCATCTTTAGGACGACGGATCGCCAAAGGAGAGTGCAGACGTACACCGTAGATCAAACGTTGTACACGGCTGTCCAACAGTTGGCCATGTTCGCGCAAGTTAGCGTTGGTGCGAGTAGCATCCAGTTCGTAACCTACGATCTTCATCTTGCTTTCGATGTCGGCAACGAATGCTTTAACAGATGCGTCTTCCAAAGACAGCTCTTCGTGAGTATCGGCTTTACGTACCGCTTTAACAGTTACGTTGGCAGTGTTCACCTGTACAGTACCAGTATCAGTGTTACCTGTACCGTTTACTTGTACGCGCAGTAGTACTTCCCAGTTATTGGTGGTCAGCACATTCAGGCTAGTCGGCAGAGCTTGGCTATTGGCGCCTTTGGTGTCTTTAGTCAACATGTGGGTAGACACGTCGTATTGCAGTTGGATGCCCTCACGGTCACCAGATGGCATGTAAGTCCATTGGGACTGTTGGTGGAATTGCAGGTTCGAGAACAACACCACTTCGTTGTCCAGTTCCAGACCCAAAGTTTTCAGGAATGGGTTAGCGGAGATCTGGTCAGTGTCGTCTTGCATACCACGACTCAACATACGGTCAGGTTGAGCGATGTCCAAGAGCATGATTTCTTTACCGACAGCCAGCAAGCTTGTTTGGATGGTTTCACCATAGTCGGTGGTTTTGGTGTAAGGAGCCAGTTTAGCGGTATCAACGAAGAACTGATCGTTGGTGTTCTTACGGTATACCGGCACGATGTCGGTGAAGTGCGATTTCAGGATGGTGTGGTCACGCAGAGCCTTCACGATGTTTTTCTGGTTGCGATAAGCATCGCGTTTGCCATCTACAGTGTATTCTTTAGAAACGAATACAGTCGACAGTTGTACGTCGATGGTGTAGTTGTTCTGGGTAGAGTCCATGGTGATGGTCGGGAAGAACAACTCAACAGCAGGAGTCTGTTTGGTCGGGTTGATGTTGTAAGAAACAGTCATCGCCAAAGTGTTCATCATGCCGTGTACTTCGAAAGACTCGGTAGATACATCACCACCAACGACTTCACCGATGTCGGCTTCACCACCCAGAGGAGATACCAGAGTTTCAGCACCGCGCTGAGCGACTGCTTTAGAATAAGCGTCAGGATCTTGAGCAGCGATCAAAGACTCGCGGATGTTATCCACTTGATCTTCGGAGAGCTGCTGGTTGGTTTCTGCTTCGTACGCAGTTTGGATTTCGGTAGTTGCATCATCGAGTTGATCAGCTACAGCATCGGCAGCATGTTGATCGCCATCGTTGAAGTTTTCCAGAGTCAGGAATGCACGACCCAACAAATTGCGGGATTCAGTACCCAACTGAATTTTGTTGTTGCCAGCCAAAATACCAAAGATGGTTTGGGTGTTTTGGTTGGGCTGTACTGATTTGATTTTACTTTTTACCAGTGCCATTTTGATTAAAACCTTTACGTAAAGAGTTTACATTCTAAGCCTTACGACTTAGTCTGTATTAGGAATTACATCCCTAGAGTATTGTATACCCTAAGTCTGTAAAGTTTAAAAAGAGGAATAGATTAGAGAAGAGTCTGTAAGTAATGCGAATAGATACCTAAACGCACCAATACATCCTCACGTTGGTAGACGCTTGTTTTCCTAATCATGGCTCGTAGAGTTTCATCGATAAAAGATTGAAAGACATCTGTCTTATCATGCTGTAATGCGTTCAAGTTACCATGCAAAAACGGCACAGAAACCAGGATACAAGTGCCAGCATTTACGGCATCTGTCCAATCATACATGTCGAGATCCCCTGTATCCAGGCCTTTATCTACGATACCGGCGGCTAATGCGGCCAGTGCGTATTGCCTGTATACTTCATGTTGACCCTCCTCTTCGGATGTCAACTCTTCAAGTGTCAGTGCGCTTTGGTCACGAGCTGCCCACAAACTACGCAGATCCGTGGCCTCACTCAACAGTGGAGTAAGTAATTTGGATGCTGCGCTAGTGTCATCTAGTGGCTCTAATGCCACACGATAAGAACCATTCAATCCCATCAACCGATCAATCGATGTCTTAGGCAATAGTGTCTTTACCGTTTGATAGTCCAGTAATGATTCCAAATCGATATTGCGTCTTTTAAAGTCAGCAATGATCTCTCGCGGTACGAATAAGTAATCGATCTTATTCGTAGGCGATTCCTTGTATCGCTTGTATTCATTAGCCAGTGTGATGTCCATTTTGTCCTTGTCCTAGGTATCCCTATTATAGTAAACAGTAACTGCGATCGAGCAGAGAGCAAGTAGCTTCGACTGAGCAGGGAGTAGCAACGTGCGACTGTATAAGGAGCACCCAACAGTGCGACTGTATAAGGAGCAAATAAGTCAGCAAGTCTCTTTAACTATGCTCAAGTGAGACAGAACAAACATAGGCATGCTATTTCCTATTAGGCTATCTGTCTTCGCTAATCATACAAAGTTTTTAATAGTATATAGCATCCCAAAGAATATCGCTGTTAAAGATACCGATAATAAAAGGAAATCATCTTAAAATGAACCTGAAGATCATCCTGACCAAATGTATTTGTTTACTGTATCGTGAAGCACAAATTGATCAATACGGACAATCCGATGTCATGATCAAATCGATACTGAAGACCATTAGACTGAAAGAGAAAGACATTACAGGGACTGAATCTGTATTAAAGTCCCTAAAAGAAGTAGTAGAGAGCATCATGGCGCGTGAAGACATGATGCCTAAAAGGGAGATACTGCAAGCAGCACAAATCGCTTGTTCAACAGACACTGCCTTATTCGAGAGTATCCAAGACGATATCGCAGTCGATATAGAAGATCAATCCGAAATCGTCAGACAGGTATTGAGTTACAGATTTCAACTGAATAAGTATCTCAAGAACCAAGAAGCAGAGAAACTAATAGAGAAGCTCTATCAGAAAGTCAAGTTTGAACCTGATACAGTGGATAACATGGATGAATTCCTATCATCCAATGCGATGAAGATTACCGAGCTGATTTCCTACAGTGGTGAAGTCATGCCTGGTATCATCTCCGTAATTGACTTTGATGATGTAAAACAAATCGAAGAAGCCATGGCGGAATCTAAAGAGCAAGCTGAAGGTAAGCTCATGATCAAGACACCATGGCAAGCATTGCAACGCATGACACAAGGCGGATTACGATTAGGTGATTTGGTATTGCCAGCAGGCCTACAAGGTGCTGGTAAGAGTTTCATCTCTCGTAATCTATTCTTAGCTGCTTGTTGCTTGAATGATCCTAAGCCACTGATGAAAGACCCTAAGAAGAAACCACTGAATGTTACTTTCAGTTTCGAAGATAATAAACTATTGGTGATTAATGACTACTACCGTATCCTAAAAGGCGTATACGATGGTGTAACGGTCAACCAAGAACACTTGAAAAATATTACGCCAGGTGAGTCTTCGGATTGGCTACAGAAGAAGATGAGACAAACAGGATATCACATTCAATTCATCAACAACAACCCATCTGAAGTCTCGTACATGGACATCATCAACCAACTCATTCGTTTCGAGACTGAAGGATACGAAGTCCACACTGTACTGATTGACTACATCAGTCTGGCTAATCGCAATGGATTAGGTAATGTTCGTAGTGACCAGGACATCCAGGAACTCTTTAGACGAGTGAAAAACTACTGCCTATCCAAACGTATTTTATTACTCGCACCACATCAGTTATCCACTGAAGCATTAGAGATCAAACGTAATAACGATAGATACCTAGCTCGTACTGTGGCAGCATTAGGCTACTATCAAGACTCTAAAGGTCTGGGACGTGAACCTGAACTGGAGATCGTCGTAGACAAAGTAGTGGACAATGGTAAGAGCTACATGGCTTTTGCCCGTGGTAAACACCGTGGTGTCGGTGATACACCTGAAAAAGATAAGTTCTTCATCCTTCCCTTTACAGATTGGGGATTGGCATGGGACATCGATACGATAGACACATCCTTAACCAAGTTCGGTCAAGAACGTACTTCTACTGGTGAAGTAGATGATGATTTTGCTATGGCTAACTAGAGTCTACCTATATACGTACTCCTCTTACTGCCCTAGTGGCAGTAAGAGGAGTATAAGCATGTGACGTATTTCACTTTAACTTTACTACGCTAAGCGTACTAAGCTTACGTGTAATTCTATTTTCAATGTATCCAAGGAAATAAAAGATGGGTATTTTTAACAATATCTTCCGTGGTAGTGTCGGTTTAGAGTTCAACGACGAAGCAAAGACAGTCACGATTGCCGGTGTCAGTACCAAACGTATACTGAGGGATTTCTCGATCTACGCCGGTACGAAAGTCATCGAAGCCATGATACTGAAAAGATCATTCAGTAGTTTCACGTTCTACAGCTTCTATTTACCCGATATACACCACATCGTTAATACGCTACTAACAGACAAACGATTCAAGAGGCGATTGACTTCTACTCGATATCTGGTTGATTTGGCCAATACCTTTAAAGATTTGCCATTGACACAAAGCATCGAAGAGATACAGAAGATGGAAGACAAAGACTATCCAGCAGTCGATACTTCCTTCTTAAAGGATGTCTTCCATGGATTCGGTAATCAACCATTTAGCCTATTGTCACATCAGCAACAGCTGATTAACTCATCGTTCTATAAATCCGATAAGTTAGGCTTAAAAGGCTATCTATACGACAGTTCAGTCGGATCAGGTAAGACACTAAGTTCCCTATCTATCGCTAAACTGAAACAAGCCGATAAAGTCATCGTGATTTGTCCTAAGAAAGCAGTCATGGAACCCTGGCAAGCCACGATATCGAATCAGTATAAGATAACTCCTACGTTATCCTACAGCATGCAAGATGCTTTTAATACAGAAGCTGATTTTATCGTAACACATTACGAGTCTTTAGGTAAACTGATAGAAGCAGTAAAAAAGAATATTAAGCATTTCCAGAACAAACGTGTCATGATCATCGCAGATGAATGCCACAACATGAATAGCTACAAATCGGATCGATCCACTAACTTTAGAGAACTCTGTCGCCTAGTCGATCCGATATTCTGCCTATGGATGTCTGGAACACCTCTAAAAGCGCTAGGCTCTGAAACCATGACGATGTTCAGTACTATCGATCCATTGTTTACACCTAATGTCGAGAAATCATTCCTGAAAGTATACGGCATATCCGGTACGCATGCGATACAGATCATGGCTTCCAGACTACAGTTGGTTAAATCCACTTATAAAGGCGTAGCAGTCGATAAGGAACTCAAAGTCCACGACGTTAAGGTTACCTTACCGGATTGTGATTACTATACGCTAGACGCAGTATCAGTACGTATGTCTGCGTATGTAAAAGAGAGAAGTGTCTATTACGAAAAGAACATGGATAAATACGTCAGTGACTATTTTACCGGTATCACCATGTATAAAGACACGATCAAGATGAGTCGGGTTAAGTTAGCCGAACTAGACTATTACTTATCGTTAACGAAACGATTACATCGCAGCTATAATCCCACTTCACCAGAAGACAGGGAAGCAGTCGTCTATACGAACCATTTCGAAGACAAAGTCATCATCCCTAACTTAAGTAATGCGATGAAACATGTCTTCCGTAAAGCTAAGTCAGTCTATAAGTACGTGACTTTAACGATAGTAGGCGAAGCATTAGGCAATATCCTAGGTCGTGCACGTATCGAATGTAATACCAAGATCGTAGAAGCCATGCGTCATGAGAAACAGACTAAGATCATCTACGACGATGAATCAACTGACCAGCTCTCTATCGTAGACTTAGTAGAAGGTGCGAAGAAGAAGACTCTTATCTTTACGGATTACGTAGATGTCGTAAAGAGGACTACAGCGATCTTCCAAGAAGAAGGACTGACACCTATCGCTATATTCGGTGAAACCACAGGTGGTAATGCAATGGCTCGTGATGTCCAAGTATTCAAGAAAGAAGCTAAAGTCAATCCATTGATTACGACATTTAAGACACTGGGTGAAGCCGTACCATTGACTGAAGCGAATCGTATTATCTTCTTGAATATCCCCTTTAGGAGTATTACCTACGAACAAGCATACGGACGTGCTTATCGTTTAGGGCAAGATGAAGATGTGGATTTGTTCAAAGTAACATTGGATACGGGAGATCAACCGAATATCTCCACACGCAATGATGACATCATGCGGTGGTCTGATGAGATGACTTCTATCCTACTAGGTAAGAAAGTAGCCAATACCACAGTAGAAGAAGCCATCGCACCTACACCTGTAGCACAGTTAGTGTCATTTACACCAGTATCACCTGGCGTATTGAAAACACATGATTGGTAAGACTAACACTTACTAAAAAAAGAAGAGCAGACATAACCCTATACCCCTGTAGACCCATTACGGATCTACAGGGGGTAGTGGACTATGTTATACTACGATGGTTTTCGTTCTCCCACCATGATCTGGACGTATTTGTAATTATCTAACCGATAAATACCACCTACAGGCGATAATGCATGTGTGGTTACCATTCCTTTAGAAAGACGGTAGCCATCAATGAACAGAGTGGTATCCACACCATCCGGATCTTTCAGTGTTACACGAGCACCTTGATTCGGAGCAACACTACCATCACCACTAGGCACACGATCAGTTAAGACATAACCTTTCACCTTACGGTATTTACCATCCTCTAAAATGTAGAACCAATCCCAGCCATACAGATGATCATCTTGATGCTTAGCGTCACGGATGAACTTCAGCCGTTTCAGATCAGGCAGATTACTGTCATCAGTCACTGGAGACAGAAGTTTAGACCGCACACGATAGACATCATCAGTCGATATCTCGATGTCATTTATCTTACCTACATACGCCAAGTAAACATAACCATCAAACCAACGATAGACGAAATCATTAACGATATCGGAGTTATTCTCAATACGGATGATCTCCATTACGATACCGAAGAATCGTGCGCGCTGATCCGCAGGCACATGCTGGCGTACCAAATCAGCCAAACATACCCACTTGAATTGATTGCTGTCTGCGTGTGCTTTTAAGTAAGACACAAGTGCATGACGATTACGTACAAGATCATCTATCGTGGTATTAGGTGTCACGATGTCGTATCTCGTGTTGTTGACGAGTACACCGTAATAGACCAATTCATTCTTAGTGGCTTTAACAAAACCACTAGAAGTAAAGTTATCCAATATAGGATCATCAACGTAGAATGAGAGACCAGTTAAGTCTTTCCGTTCACTCAAGATAGATCTGGTGAAAAGGAGACCAATAGCACCGGTTATGTTACCTACAGAAGGAATGAACGAATAGTCCTCAGTCTTAAATTTCACCACAGCACGATAAGGTGTCAGTCTTTGCTTAAATACGTCTTCTTCCTTATCGGTCAGATAGTCGATAGTAACCGTAGCTTCACACAGAGGATCCTTACCTTTACTATCACTAAACTCAATCTCGAAATCATCCACGCGTACGTCAGCGAAGTTACGTTTGGTATTTTCACCCAGATCGAATCTTACACCTTCTTTCTTATTAAAGGCTCCAAAGTCAAACACCACAACACATTCAGGATGAGACTGAATATAGTCACTGAGTGTTTCAACATTGATAAAACGCCACCAGCCATTCTGACCAACGTAATATTCCAAATCATTAACATGATCCGATAAGAACCCAGTAGGCATGCTTGATATATCGATAGCGATGATTTCAACGTAGCCTGTTGGGTTAATATCTGGGAAATATTTATCCAATCGATTGATTGCTTCGCGATATAGAGAAGAGATAGCCGATACAGAATGAGACAGACACACCATCGTGCTCTTAGACTCAACGATGTTCGTGGTGACGTTAGTCGGCAAGTAGAAGATACGTTGACTATCGAATGCATCTTTCAGGCCAAACTTCCCATGCTCTTTAACACGTATAGCATACACCATACGGCTATCGTATTCGGGCGCATAAGTCGAGAATACACCGACACAACTAATGGGTTGTGGGACCAAACCACGCATTACGGTAAGCGTATTACCATAGTTAGCCAAACCAACGATTTCATCCGTGTGTTTGTAACTATCTGGTGTTGTCCAGAGCTTAGCGTGCTCTTCCATGGCGATTGCACACTGTGCCTCTTCGTCGTAACAAGTAGGACGAGGATGATTTTCTTTACTTACCAGTGCAGTAATAGGCCGATTAACGTGTTTGGCGACGATACCTATATCGTAACCGTAGGAAATATCCTTATAAGAGAGCGGTAATGAATTCTCTAAAAAGATATCGATAAAAGACATCTCACGATGACGCAAGATGTTCTCTTTAGTATCTGGTAGACGGTCAGTACCGTATTTATAGGGTTTTACTTCCATGTTAAGATTCCTTTCTAAGTACATGAAAAAAAAAAGTATACACACTACCTACAGCCCACTAAGGACTATAGGTAGCGGTATAACGTACTACTATTTATCTACGCCAAACAAATGGCCTTGTGTCGTAGACATGATGGTCATCTTACCCTTAGCGACATGTCTAAGATAGATATGCTTATTCATTTTGTTGTAAATAAACATATTACCCAAGTCAACTACCATATCCGGAGTGATCGCGAATGTACGATCCTTAACACGCTTAATCTGCGTACTGTGTAGACATTCGTTACCATTTTCGTCATTTGCACCACCATGTTCAAAGACTGGCTTGACGATCATTACCTGACGCTCTTTAGCATTGTAGACCAACTTCTGGATATTGTACAATCGCTCTTTACATCCAAATGAAAGATCCACTACAGCAGTCACGACATTGTCTTCATTTAAGCCTACGGTCTTCACACGTTCACCAACAATGTAAGTGCTGTCTATAAAAGACAAATTACGATTCAGTGCATTGACAATATCTCGTTGGCTTACGTTATTACGAGCGATCCATCGAACACCCATGGTTTTACCGGTACGGATATTACAAGTACCCAATGTGCGTGATGAATGGTACTTACCGATACTGTTAAACAGCTTCGTCAACAACACATTGTTTTCAACCACAGGCTGAAGATCGTATTCAGTAATGATATCCGTACCCAGCTTATCAGCGATCGCATGGAATGACTCGATAAATTTCAACATGTCTTCAGGTGTAATGTTCACTTCACTAAAGCCCAATGAGTAGAAGACAGCATGGTGATTATTCGGACTTTCAATATGGCGTAAACCCACATAGCCGTATCGCATGCCTTCTTCTATCAGATTAGGATCGATATTCTTGATCTCTTTATCGAAGTCGAAATGCCGATCATCCAACATCATGTCGATACGTCTAACAGTTGTGGTAATCTCATCAACACGGACATCACCGATACATTTAGGAACGTATTCCATATCGGTAAGTGTATACACACCTTCGTGACTTTTACATTCTTCAGGATCCGAAGTATTCAGTACCAGACGCAACAGATCACCACCTTCAAACACCATGCCTTCTATCGTGCTTAAAGGGATAGCAACGTCAGATCCACCTATATTAGAATCCATCACGTAGATCTGCTTATCTACATCCCAGCTACCATTCGGATCGTATCGATCGCCTAAAGGTACAGTCAAGTCTATCGGCAACACACATAGTTCGTATTCGGTATCGCCGTAGTGCTCTTCTAGTTGCTCTAATAGTAAATCCAACCACTCAGCATCGTAGTGATTAGGACAACTATCTAAGTTACGTACACACACGAATTGACCTAAATACTGCATGTTTCTAGGCCCGTGGTCAAGATCAGTCAGATACAGATGCGTGGTATCGTAATCTAACTTCCATTTACCGTCTTCTTTATAACGAATGACGTAAATAAAGCCTTCTGTTTTAGGCACTACATCGATCAGACCTGTTGTGTATTGAATACGTGCTAATGTAGATACACTCGTACCGAACAGTGTCTTATAAGACAGACCACTACTTCTTTCATCTAGTTCGATCTTAAGGCGTGTCTGTTGATTGTATTCATCCAGATACGCATCTAAAGCTTCAGTGATGAGTCTGTTGGCGTATTCGATGTCTGGTTTCATTAAGGTTTTAGTCAACTCATGTTCCGGATATTGGCCGGTGAAGTGAGCACAGACGAATGCTTTGTCGAATTTACGTGAATCTGCAAGATTACCCAACCAGTTCATGGTGTTGAAGTAAGACAACACCGTGGGCAATGTATCCGGCAACTTAGCCAATGCGAATGTTTCTTTCAGTGCTTCTTTTACTGATTTACTCATGTTTTAAGCTACTTAATTGTTACAAAACACATATACAAACTACCTATAACCTATTACAGGCTATAGGTAGTCGTATGCTTGAATTTACTTACTGATGGGTTAATTCAACGAATGCTTCTTGTTCATTGGTTACACCTTCCTTACGTACCAGGAACAAGAAATCAAATGAACGATAAACATTGTAATTCTCTTTAATCCACTTGATGTCTTTCACCACTTTCGTTTGTGGGAGACCTTCTAATGGGTGACTAGAGCTAAACCACAATTTACCAATGGTTATCGCCTTAGACAACAAGATATCGATACCCTGAAGGGTGAAGTAAGTCGACATGTGGGAAGGCAGAGGAATGCGTTCAGCACCGTCTTTCTTTTTACTGATGGACAATACCAAAGAACGAGATATTGTACCATCAGCATACAGGATACTTCCTAATGCTGACTTATTCTCGTCTATTTCGATCTCAGTAGCAAAGAGACTGTTCTCACCAACGATTTCATCTATTTCATCATCGGATAGTTTATCACCTTTGCTTACGCCACCGTACATATCGCCATACTGCCAGATACTAGACTTACCGTAATGCTCAATAACGGAGTCTATAGACGGTATGGTACCCAATGAAATGAAACCCGTACCCAATATAGAGACTAAACGGATTTCTTCACCAGTGAAACCAAAGTCACTGAACTCGTTAACCTTACGGATCGCCTTAATGGCATTCTGTACGGCAATGATGTCTGTAAAGCCGCATTTGTTCAATTCGAACACAGACATGAAACGCTGACCACTTGACTTAGCACGCAGATAATCGTAGACGATCCAATAAATCGCCAACTGATTACCAACAGGACTGGTCGAATGCACGATGTGTTGATTACACTGATCTTTACTAACGATACCGTAGTAGGTGTATTTATCACCTACCTTAGGTCCTTCAATAGCCGTGATTTTCACTTCATCAAGGCGACGCTCACGACTAATTTTAGAAGTAAATGAGAAGAAACCCAACACTGAAATAGGATTACGTTCCAATTTATCGCTAACACAACGACTCACTTCAACATTGTCGTCATGTGACTGGATGGCACCTTCTGTTAAATCAACAGACTCTGGGTTCTTATTGTCGTAGACAACAATCCCTTCACTGACAACAGCACTTTTAGCCTTATCGAATGGAACACCAAATTCAACATAGGGGCAACCGAAACGATCACTTTCACCAAGACGGTAGATTTGGTTCTGATAATCAAACATGCCCTTAGTGTCTTTAGTCGGATCAATCTCACTATCGATACTGTAACATCCAGTTTGGATCTTTATCAAATCAGCCAAGAACAACTCAAGTTTGAACTTCAAGCCCTTTTCTTCTAACTGGGAGAGGATATAGTCGTATCGTCCTCTACCGAGATTGTCACCACTATAGCTACAACCGTCCATCACCATGACCAAGAAATCACCATATGGCTCGTGATTAGAAGGGCGATTAGCCATCTTTATCCGATTGTAGTGTTCAGTCTCACTACCGTCCTCTTCGTATACGGTGACTTTCTCGATGAAACCGTATCGTGGACTTCTATCGTTTACATCAATCAGACGACCGCAAAACTCTACTGGACAACGACAGAATAAAGTAGGTTTACCTGTGTCGATGACTTCTACTTTTTAAATAAACTTTTCTTTCATCTTAAGCTCCTTGTTTTTCACCGTATTCGGTGTTGATAATAATGGTAGGTTGATAACACATGTCGTCACCCTCGCCACCAAACTCAATAGTCTTAAAGGTGAAGTTACTTTCAGTAGCCTCTCCTACACGCTTCTTAAGATCTAAGAAATACTCAGATTGCCTAGTAGCATAAGCGTAAGACTGATTGCAAACTAAAGAAGTAAAGAACAACCCTAGTTTATTATCTAATTTACGTTTAAATTCCGGCATGTCACTAACACCAAAATCAACATCGCACTTAAACTCAACAGTTTTCCAGGCATTGTATAATGTATTCGTCATATCGCCAATCAACCAGCTATAGATGGTGATCGACCATTCGTGCATGATGGCTTTAGTAAACAACATGGGTTTAGTTTCTTTTTCTCCTTTGTTCACCCTACAATCAGTAATGGCTATAGAGGCATCGAATACGAGATCGATGTCCCCATCCCCGCTAAAGTCTGTATCGTCGATGGTTTTGACGATGTAGGCTATGCCTTCACCACCATCAATCTCCCTTAATAGGAAAGACCGAACGAGACCAAACCTACCATTAAACAAACTGCCTTCTTTATCCGAAAACAGAGTGAATTGATCGTCACTGCAACCTTCCGTTAGTTTGTTGAATATCTGGCTAAAGTCTATCTTAGCACCGATCTTATTAGCAAACAAAAATAAAGGATCCATGCGGGTATACATACTGGCTGTAAACTTGCTTTGTCCTGATTCCAACAACCCTTTACAGAGATCACCAAAAGCAGTAACTTCTTTCAAGTGGCAACCAGGAACCACACCGAATACTAAACGCATCGCGAGATACGTGTCTCCACCTTCTTTAATCTTGATGTTTATCGTACGGGTATCACTTGCATGCTTTACACTATCCAGTTTAGCATGCAGATGGCCAGAAATACCGTAAACCCTCATGTCGAAATGATCTTTTAAATATTCTGTTTCCATTTAAGCTCCTTAATGTAAGTTTTACACTATAGTTAAAAAAAAGAAATACTAATAAAACACCCAACCACCCACTAGGAGTAGTCAGGTGCCTTATCAATTTACTACATCTACTACATTAACCTACTAGACCGTTTAGTTCTTCCACAGTCAGATACAGGTTACCATGAATGTCTTCCGATACAATAACTTCATCAGGTTGGATAACCGGAGGACATACGTTCAAGACATCAGTCGTAAAGCCAACTTCACGCTTAATCAACTGACCTACGTCTTTCACGTAGTCTTTACGCCAGAAATCACCACCATCCATCTCCAATGCGTAAGTGAATACGCTGACGAAATCGAAGTAAGGATGCCCACCCAGATAGTACATGAAATCATTGATCTCTTTGGTTCTGTCCTTCGGCACGCAGAGCATGTATTCGTTGGTGTATAGCTCCTTGTCCTGACCTTCTGAAGCAACAGGATAAGTACCAATCTCTAATGCACCGTGGAAATAATCACCATTTACTTTCCAGTGAGGGACCATCAATCCATGTAGATCCAACCATTCAGTGGTTTCTTTTACCGACAAGCGGTAGCGCTCCTTCATGAGCGGCATGCCGACATTAACTGCATCATCACGGTCACATCCGTAATCTTTGGTGATCGCGACAAAGTAATCATTGCCTCGTCGGCTATGGTAAGTTTCAGTCAATGGTACAGAGCAGCTTAACCGATGAGTCAGATAGGCATGGTTCAGGTAATAGTATCCAGGCTTAAACGGCAAGAAATTGCTGTTGTATTCATCTGTTGCCAAGCGATGGGCAGTCACGTAGATGTGGCCGTGTTCGTCGATGTAGTTACGTACTTCAGACTCAAGGTAGAGTAATTCATCGATAGAAGTTTCACTATCGATCGTATCTTCCTTCAAGTCTTTGGTATCGTGCACAACGTAGTAGAGTGTATAGTTATCACCCAACACCATGATATCAACACCACGATCGAATACGAATTGCTTACGTTCACCAGCATCCTCATGCATCGTGTCGTAGAGACCTTCACTAACAGCAGGTGCATCTTCACGACCCTTCAAGCCAGAAGCAGCATAGACGAATGTACGATCATCTTGACCGATCAAGCGAAGATCGATACCGTGCTCATTCTCAATCTGGGTAGAGTCACTGTAATCGCCATTGATTTCGATCACAGCAGCGGATTGATGCTCGATGAACACGTTTTTCGGGATGAAATACGCATTAATGCCTTTGTCCTGATAGACAGCATTGTTCTCATCGTAAGACAAGAACGTCAGGTTAAACGGCACCACTTCGATTTTTGCTTCGATACCGGCAGATTGCAGACGTTGTTGGATCAAGCTCGTCATGATGGTAACCGACTGAGGATCGTAGTAAGCCACCACAAACTCAACGTTGTCTTCGAACACATCTGCACTGGCGCTGTGTACATCATCCTTACGTTTTACTGGATAAACATCACCATGGTATTTCACCACACCATTTTCAGTCACACGGATGGCATAAGCCGTCAGTTTATCGTATACCCAAGGACGGTATTCAGCTGCTTGGTGTAATGCCACCACAGGTGACAACAGATCACCTTTAGCCAATACGTGTTTCACTTCCTGACGATAGAGATAAGCCAGACAGCTGTACTCGTTTTCTGTCAAGATCAGTTCGTTGAACTTAACCGCCACATCGCGAATGAGCTGGTTGTTCGGCACGACAGTAGACGATGGATCTTGCTCACGGCAATACCAGTTAATACCGGACATGATGTCCTGTATCGACAGTGCCATGCTACGTACATTAGTCGGCTCGTTAACAGCACGACGTTTGGTGCCGTGCGCAATACGCTCGGTCAATGTGCCTGTACTGCAACAAGTCAACTTGTCCAGCAAGTATTGAGCGATGGTTTCAACGACCTTGGTGTCTGCTTTTGCAACACCCAATTCAGATGTCGCATGATGAGTAGGTGTAGCTACTTCAGGTGCTGCTTGTAATGCTTCTTTTTCCATTTTGAAATTCCTTTACTAAGTTAATAACAAATACTACAAAACAAACTAAGCCTCTTCGGTCTTAGTATACTCGAGTTGAAAATAGGCCTACGTATAGAACATAGGAGACTTAAGGTAGATGAAGCTAATGAAAGCCTCATCTACCCATGTCTACTTTAATAATATATATTTAGAAAACCCAACATGTCACTCTAACTCGTAGGTGATCATGTGGTAAATATCAGTGTCGTCATCATCCGATGCGAATACACGAACATTCTTAACATGTAAGTTATTCTCAGCACAGACCGAATAGATCTTCAGTACCACATCCTCAATGGCCATAAACTCACCGTCTTCATTGAGTTTGTTGTAATCAATTATACCATCATCAACTGGTACCGTATAACCATACCAAGTGACAACACGTTTACCGTCTTTCTCGATAACAACATCAGGATCGAAGCTTCTTTCTAGAAGATTAACCGTATACTTAACATACGGGAACACCAACTCAGACATCTACTTCATGACGATGTTATAGGCAAATGTACCATCCACAGGGAACCACATCTGACGTTCATCCAGGCAGATATGCGTCTTAACACCAAAGTTGGTCTCTTCGATCTTATTAGCGATGTAGTGTGGTGTTTTATCGCCTTCTACCACAGACATCCTGAGTGGATTGTGACAGATACCGTCGAATGATTTACTCAATACTTCATCATCGGTTAACTTCTCACCTTTCTCAGCCTGCTGTAACTCAATGGCAGCGATATTCGTCAAGATACTTAGTAAGGACAAATCGCCATTATCTTTTGTTACAATACCACGACTATTGAGTAAGTCACTGATCTCTAAACAACCACCTAAACAACTTCTACCGATCTTAGAGTCAGTAGTGAATCTATCTAGATAGTGACCTATCTCTTCTTTAACGATGTCTTCACTGTAGCGACCCAATCTTTGGTATACTTCACCTAGAGGAGGGCGGTATGTGTATTGTATCCCAACACAATTAAAGACACCATCCTTGCGATAAAACTCCAACTTCATGGTGTCGACTTCACTACCTGTCTTTACTACCTCTTTAATGTGGACAATGACACTATCGCCATCTATATTGGCTTTATTGACCTTATCGGTAATCAAAGCCAGAAAAATCAATTTCCTTCATTTGTTAACGCTCCTTAAGATATTCGGATCAGTCTTTAGGACTACCGAATGTTTTCCATATTCCAATACTCGTAGCCAGCATGGCTTTCGTATTGTCTTCACTTCCTTCGTCTATCTTCCATCCAAAACGAACGCGTAAGCATTTGTCTTGTTTAAACGGATAACGATAGACCAAGTAAAACTCCCACGTATAGTTACTGTCAAACTGGAACAACCAACCAGGCTTACCTTGGTCAGTAGTCCCTTCTTCACCATACGACATGATGTCGTGTTTAATCTTCTCACCACAGACATCGTAATCGAAGGTATAACCTTTATTGCGCCACAACCAAGCCATACGGCGTTTGAACCGTATCCACTTAGTGTCACCAGGCCATCTGGCTAAATGACCTTCATCCCCATCTATCGGGTTGTCATGCGTCATGAACCAGCTAAAGAATACAGGCACCCTACGAGTACCATTGTTCCCTAAGCTGATATAAGCAATAACAGGTGCCAATACCAATGCGCCTACGTTTATCAACATCGACATCAAGAACAAAGGGATCCATTCGACTATCCTGAACAACAACATCGGATAATCAACCTTCCATTCGCTACCACGTGTAACTGATCGTTTTAGATTCATTTGCTTCCTACTTCCTTATAAGAGAAAAAAAAGAGTATACACGACTATCCCCATCTAGAAAGATAGCCGTGCATCTATATAGTAAGCCTAAACCCAATACAACATCAGTCCATTATAGGCTTCAGTTCAGCGAACCTCATGTAACGCATCCTATCGAATACGAGTGAAGCATCACTGTTATTACTTAAACCATAACGGATATCGGATAGCTCATCTTCAGTAAAAGGCTCTTCCTTCTTAATTACCAGATGAGGAATATAATCACCCTCATCCCAAGAAGCACCTTTGTTGCTGATGTAGAACATCCTCTCTTGATCGAACTTACTGCTATTCAAGATCAAAGAGCCATGCCGTATACCATGCTTATCAGTTACATTATCTACCGTTACTTCTTCCAATGGTACGACGATGGGTCTTCTGCGTGTATCGAACTCCATGAAGTCATCCAAGTCATGTTGATGAGTAAACCAATAGAGTTCGATTAAAGCGCGGCTGTAGGCCACTGTAACACACATAGGGCGATAGGAACCGTTTGGGTTGATGTACCCTACGTGTGACCCTAGAACATCCTCTAAGACGCTTCTAGAGGCATCAGAGAGCATGCAACTAATGTGGTCTATCGTCCAGACATCATCGCGTATCACCGGATAGCGTAACCTATTCGGGAGCACTAGTTCCATGGCTATGTCCTTCTGACTGGGCACCGTGTACATGCGGTGTAAGTGGACCATTATCTTTAGCAGCATCTGCCTTAAAGACCAAGATATCGACCTTATAGTACAAGATACGCAAATCATCACCTTCACCAGTAAAGACTGGCAACAGAGGCAACGAATCGGCTTCTTTAAACGATGTGTCATTATCGCTTAAGATTTCCTTTAAATCCACAGCATAAGGCACAGCTGTCTTATTGAGCAGATGGCCATTGTATTTTAACCGATAGTACTTAGGTCTTAAACCTTTAGCCACTACGTGCTGTAATTTCACCTCGATATCGAGAGTATCGCTATCTGGCTGATTAACAGCAGGATAGAGAATACCAGCCAGTAGGTCGTAAGTACCATTCACCATCAGTTGTTTGGCCACATCGCCGATGATGTTGTCATTGATCTCACCTACTGCAAACGTATAGGAAGGTTTCAGTTCGAATTCATCAGCACGACCAGTTAAAGACTTCACCATGACCTTCAATGTGTCCGCATTCCAACCTAAGCGGCTACGTTCAATCATGACTATACCAGACGCATACTCGTGTTCGTGATCGTGCTTAAACACAAAACCATGATCGTATACATTACTTGGATCGATGTTAATAGCCAAACCATACTGGCGATAGATATCCGCATCGGCTTCGTCATTGCCACACAAGGCATGAATAGCTTCAATATCCAAATCACGCAGCTTCAGTTTCTCAAACCACGGGAAGTAGAGACACATGGCTTTCTTATAGCCTTCGTTAAACCAATCGACGAAATCCCCAGTTTTCGGTGTATCGTCAAACGCCTGTATACTGCCACCATCGTATCGTACGATAGTAGGCACGTAAGCATACTGACGTTTACCATCACTCACCTCACGTTTCTCGTAGGTGATGTGGATATCACTGCGATAATCGTAATCTACATCGTGATACTTTTCAGATACCACTTGCTGTAACTCTACCACCACACGATCATGCTTCTTAGTAACATCGTCGTTACTGCTTAATAACTTACCGATGTAATCGATTAAGTCTACTCTAGAATGGGTCATCTACAACTCCTTCCAAATGGATACTAACAATATTTCTTACTTCGGCCGCTACTCTTTTCACTTTCTGTCTAACCATTTCTTTCATGAAACGATTCAGTGCAACTAACCAAAGGTGTTTATTACCGATGAACTCCCCAAGTACTCCAATGTGTAAAAGCACACCGGCTTCTATTAAGGCGTGGCCTTCTTCATCGATCGTGGTCTTATTGACGTTGACATTGATACTGGAGTAAAGTTCAGGTAACGCCAGTACGTATCCTTCCAGACCATCAAGAGATACAGTAAGTTCATTACCGTACATCGAGAGACCGTGGTTAAAGAGAAAACTTTCTATCGTGCGATCGAAGATAACTGAAACTGCTCCCTCGAATTGAAGCTTTACTTCCTTCTTAATGTATTTCCGTATTTTAGCACGGATCTTATACATCTCAGGGAATGGGCGAGTGAGGTTGTTATTCTCCTTCTGGGAAGGTGGAATGTAGGTGAACTTAACTGGCACTATAACGCCGTCTTTCTCTTTACAGTCAATGGTAAAGAGATCTTTATTAAAACCAGGCATAACCACACGGAGTTTGAGATTAATAACCTTCTTAACATCATCGTGCGTCTTGATGATGTCGTTTACATTTTCAAGTGCGTATTTCAATACGTCACGCACTACAGCTACGTCTTTCATGTTTAGATTCCTTTCTATAAACAGGGTAAAAAAGAGAGATAGTGGGTTAATAGATAAGTCATCCTTACCATCCACTACTTTAATAGTAAGTATTTGTATTTCTCGCTATACGATAGCAACATACTCCCTATACCACCTATAGCCCAACTAAGGAGCTATAGGTGGCTATAAGTGTACTACTGATCTACTATCTCTACTTTACTGTATCCCACGTAGAGCAAACTGTCTTCCAGTGCGTCTACGTATATCGTACCGATACCATTACTGTTTAACCCATCTCGGTTCAATCTTACTTGATCTTTCACTAAGCGACTTCTGATTTCAGTCAGTATCTCATCTACCGTACCATACTCACTTCTATTCAATACCAATGTCTCATCGAACGGATGTACACGACGATAATAGATACGTGTCGGATGTGGTACGCCATCGATACGATAACTGACATCTAAGCGTGTATTCGGATGCGATGTGGTTAATGCATTCTCAAGCCACACAGGTTCACCTAGCTCTACATCTGTTGCTTCTAGCGTGATGACTTTGTCATTCAACAACAATCCCAACATGTTCTCAAACGCAGAAGCATATCTGTCTATCTGGTATACGGCCATCTTAACCACCTGCTTCTTCTGTTACCATATTAGGTACTGGACTAGGTGCACTATCAGGAACAGTAGGTTGACTCACCACCACATCCTCTGTTATCTGGGTACTCTCTGGTATACGCTTAAGTTCTTCTGGTATCGTGTTATAGAACCCACCCATACGGACATCACGTCTCGGATAGTGTAAACAACGCACGATGACCTCACCTTTAACAAAAGGACTGTTACCGGCTAATCTTAAACGAGCCACTTGGTCTTTCTCTTCTAACATGTAGAATGTCTTACTTTCAGCATCAGTCAATTCATCCAGACGATAGCCTACCACATGACCATTGTTAATACGGGCTAAATAACCCATGAACCCAGTCAGTATCGTATCTTTAAACAACCGATAACTTAAATTATCACCCTCACCTGTATCACCAGATGGATTCAATATCACAATCGTCAATATCGTACCATCTAGTGTAATCTGTACCTGATGTTTACCGATACTGAATGTCTCTAATAATCGAGCTTCTATCTGGTATTGGTTAAACAAATAAGTCAGTGTCAAGTAGAACACATCGATCATGATCTCCTTAGGCTTAAAGACAGAATTACCGATCATGAATGAAATCTTATTATTCACCCTTTCTAATACTGCCATCGTACGATAATCCGATAAGTAGTAGTTTACTAGAAGTGCTTTGCCATCCACTGCATCAGGGCCATCAGGATTGCGTAACAGGTGATTCTGACCGTCTTCTGTCGTAAACAAGTAAGACAACAAATCATGGTCATTCATGACCAATATATCATCCCCATTACCATCGTACAAAGTGACATCGCTATCCATATCGGCATGATGCTTACTCATCAAGGCAAACTTCAAATGGGATTTCAATGGCGCAGGTGTAATCGTACCGGTTAATTTAATCGGATAAGTCGCACTACCAAAATAGATAGGACTTAAGGGATGCGCCATGATGAATGCTTCACCATCGATCATCTCGACATTAAATGGATATTTCTCATCGTTACTGAACAAACGCATCTTATTAACATAATCCGTTAAGTTATCATCCGTGGCTTCGCCATGTACGGTTTCATCGTATTCGATTGGTTCATTAGCAGCAGGTAACTGGATACGGTTATAGTGCGTAATGATGGCTTTAGTCTGTGCATTCTTAAAGGCATCTGATCCCATCCTTAGGTTAATCTGTAGTGTACTGTTATAGACATTACCATCATCATCACGGTGTAAACCATCACGCACACCGAAGGACTCAATATCGCCTACTATCTCGTAAGGAGATGAGCGGGCGATCAGCTTTAATAAGTTCTCTGTCTGAGAGAGTGATAAATCAACCAACATCGGTCTGATCCTTTTTTAAATGTAAACAAAAAAATAAAGGGAAGATAGCCGTAAAGGCATGTGTCTTGTGGACACATACCCTCACGGTTTAAACCACCCCTTAGTCATCTAATTCACGAGAGAAACTCCGCTCAATAGCGTGGCGTTTTGCCTCTTCTCTTTTCTCAGTGTTGAGAGAATTGAAAGACAAGATTACTGGCGCGTCTTTCTCTTCTATCTGGGCGAAACCCTGAGGGAAGTTCGATCCGTTTAATAGATCGATGATCGTTTTGTATTTGTCCTTATTTACCCTGAAGCGTTCTTGACTGGTTACCTTATTTAAACTAAACTCGATAGTGCCTGTTTCCACTAACTGAGTAACGGTAATGCCAGTATCGTACCAAGTGTATTTGTTACGGCCTTCCCGCGTTGCGTCGTCTTCCACGACATCACACATGAGAACATCTCTCTCTTAGCGTGTAAAGAAACGTTAATTCCGGATTGCAGTCTTATTACAGTCCAATCAAACCCGTTATTCCATTTCATCTCTTCCTCATCCAGAGGAAAAGTGAAATAGAAAGACTTCTGGCCTTTACGGTCGTCAATGCTGTGATAAAAGTCTACCAGTTCTATCGACAGATCGTCTTTAGTGCGGGTTTCAAAAAGAAGCCATTCAGACTCTTCCCTGAGTTTAGGGAAGACTTCAGTCCTTAGACGGATTTTTTTCGTTCAAGATTGCCTGTCTTTTATTCCTTTTGTCAGCAACGTATGCTTCCAATTCCTCAGGTGAAAGATGGTTTGTATTTGACTCTTCACCACCGTAACCTTTTACGGCGATCTTTTCATCTAAATTAGCATAATCCCACATGTCGATTCCTTTCAATTAAAGATAAAAATAGATGAGTGCATTACCAAAAGGCAATGCAGAAGATGAGAGAGAACTCTCTTTCTACTTTAATAGTATATATCTGTAATTTTTCGCCATACTTCCCTATACCTACCTACCCCTAGTACAGGGAGTAGGTAGGCTAATAGGGATATAAACTACATTAGACCATCTGGCCACTGTTAGGTGGAGTAAAGCCGGAGAGTTCAGTTACTAACCCACCTTGTTTTGGAGCAGGAGACTCTTCACGAGTTTCTTCAGCTTTCACGTACACCACACGGACTGTCTTACCGACACTGATGTTGGTAAAGTCAGCCTTAGGTTTGACTTCGTATACCTTAGCATGTTCGTAAACATACTCAGTATCTTCCACAATGTCCACAAGACCATATACGTTATCCAATACTGCATTGACAACATGTTTCACATACGGCAAGAAATCACTTTCACCTACAGTGAGTTTGATCTTGTTGTGTTTGCTATCGTCTACTTCCAACTTATCGGTATTAGACTTCACGATGATCGTAATGTCTTGATTCGAATCACCGGTATAGCTGGCTGCATGGAATACATCTTTCACTCCTCCTACAGCTGCTTTTCCATTTATCTTTTCCTTCAAATCAGGAATGGATTTCAAGACATCCACTAATTCATTAGCAAGATTAGCTTTCTCCACCGGAATGATCCAGTTACCAACCACACCAGAACGATTAGCATAAGCCCGAGACAAAGGAATGTCATCACGGAAACTTAAACCTACGACACGTGAAGACAGATTAGTAGTGTCTTCGTATCCAGGGATATTAGTCACAGCTTCCACAAGTTCAGGAGTGGCTTCGATACCTGCTTCCACATCATCGTACAAGAAACCAATGTTTTGGAGTGTGCCAACATGTTCTTTAATGTGGTCAGCCAAACGATCAAACGGTTTACTGTATTGGTTGTTGTACATGACGATGTTGTTGGCCATCAGGATAGCAAAAGCAGTATTAGTGGCTGCTGATGTGGTATCCAGAGGGATATTCAACGGTTCAGCTGTGGTTTCTTCAGCCACAGCCATGTCGCCATGGCCGTTATTCGACAAAGTAGGTGCTTCACCGAAGTAAGTAAAGCGACCGATTTGTGGTACACGACGAATAGTGCGCTCGTAGCTAACGGATTTACCAGCATAACCCAAATCAAACACGATAAATGCTTTACGCTCTACATTGGATACACCAGTATAGAACCATTTCAACATATCGAGTTGTACGAATGGTGCACTGAAATCAAACAGGCCAATGCCTGGCTTCTCCATGGAGAATGCAATCGGATTGATATTAACATTGACTTCAGTCGTACCGATGAAACGTTTACCCATGACGGTAGTCAAAGTACCCAGGCCTTTGAATACGTTGTCTTTAACATCAATCTCATCTGCACGCAAGGGTGTCGTACCATAAGGGTACAAGTCATGTGCGAAGATATCAGCTACTTTATCTACTTTCTCTACCAACAGAAGAGAAACAGCACGATAACCATCTACTTCGTAGTTGGCTTTCTGCTTAGCGAGTTCAGTCTCTTCCAGTCTATCATCACCAACAAACTCAGCAGTAATGCGTTTGACTTCTTGTTCCCAACTTAAGCGATTATACGCGTGCTTAAACTTATCACCATCGATCAGGGTGTTGTTCTTAGCCAAAGCATCTTTGGTTTCACCACTGAGCGTTACCGTTAACTCAGTATTGCCGTATTCCATTTCTTTGGCTTCTGCTTCAGTCAGACGGATCTCATTGTGTTCTTCCGTACCGACTTTAGATGCCATGGAAAATGGGTAACCACCAGTGACCAACAGATCACGTAAGAGTTCGGTAGGTGGTCGAGTCGGATCGAGTGTTACCAGATGTAACGCGTGTGGGCCAACATGCCTGTTTCTAGGAGTGGCCACACCACCTACTAATCCACCGACTACTGGTGGTTGTTCTTGTGTTTCTTGTCCCATGTATTATTACCTCTTGGTTAGGATTAGAATATACACTAAGCATGATGCGCTTAGCGTAACGTGATTAAAAAGAAAGGATAGCATTGCTATCCTCTCCTAATAAAGTGTGGATATAGCATAATAAGCACTACATGTCTATATGGCATTTAGTAGACTTTACAGTCTATAAAGGTTATCCTTTGGATACCTTGCTAAAACCATTCAGGTTGTAAGACAGTATAACAAGCTTAGCTGGTTCATTGCTGTTATCTTCAGCGATGTAGTTTACGACTACATTGATCTTACCACCTACGTAATCGCTGATGTTCAGAGCAGGAGTAATTTCCAACTTAGCAGTACCAGCTACACGATCTTCTCCTGTTTTGGTAATCACTACAGAATCAGCATAAGTGCCCAATTTCAATCTCAAGAGACGAGTAACAGTCTCTTCGATCTTATCGGCTTCTACCTTACCTAAAGCTACTTCTACTTTCAGTGTTTGACCAATCGTATTAAAGATAAACGATCTGGGTCTTTCACTCACGAATGAAGTGGCTAAATCCGTATTGAGTTCAAACTTCCCACTCTTAACGAATAGTTCAGCCAAATCACTCTTAGCAATCAACAGACGAATATTGCCCACTACTTTAGAGTGTTCGTCTTCTACTTGTTCACGATCTAAGGTATAGAGCTGTACAGCAGGATAAGCTTGTCCGATCTTAGACTCTAACTCTTCTTCAGGTGTACCGCTACGCAACACTTTAATATCGAAATCATTATCCCGTTTCAGTAAGATGGATTCTGCTACGATTTCTTCCAAGATAGCGGCAGCACGTGTTGCACCATACGCTTCTTTCAAATAGCGATCCAAGAGCTTAGTCTCAGTCTCTTGTACTGTACTGTAAGAAGGTACAGTTAGCTCAATGTAACCATCCTTACGTGTGGTAGAAGCCAATGTTGAGAATGGATTCACTGTTACCACGTATTTGGCTTGGGTGTGTGCCAAATCCACGTAGTATTGTACTTGCTGGATACCTGTACCGACCAAACCATAACTGCGTAGTGATGGTTTCACTTCCACATTGTTACGGCCATAAGCCAGTATACCGGTTTTGTTCTTGACGTTGAAGGTCAGTGTTTCACCCACATACGGGAATCCATCGCTTAACCAGCGTGATTTGATGTAGTCTTGATAGTTAACATTCAAGAGTTCAGAGTCACGCACCATCATGATGCGGTTTTCCCATATATCCGGAATAGGAGAGCAGCGATGATAGAAGAACACCATGCCTGGTTTCTTAGTCAACTGAGCCAACTGGCCAGTGAATTTGGTCTTAACAGCCGTATTGCCTTGTTTCTTCGTGTATTCGTCAAACTCAGCAGAAGTGGCATCATGCACACTGAGTAACTCGATGTTGTCCACCAATTCTTCTGGTATAGAAGAATCAATAAAGAGCCGCTGCATGTTCTCTTTACCACTTAGGCGTGCATCGTAGTGAAAAGGTTTCTTAGACATAAGTCAATCCTTGTTGATTTAGGGTTTTACATCCTAGACATACGTCCAGTCTGTAATGAGGTTAAGGGATATAAGATAAAAGCACTTTAAATATCAGAAGCAGCACTGCTAGAAGCAGCACTACTACTGAGTACTTCACTAACTATACGGTCAATTTCAGTAGGTTGTATCTTCTTATCTATACACGATAACACGATGGCACTGTTATCTGTATTCCAGCTATAACGAACATAGTCGTACTCGAATGTAATCACACGGGCACGTGCCAGTGCATGTAGATACTCTTGTTGGTTTTTAGTCGGATTAGGTGAATCGCTCAGTATCGGTACTCTGTAGAGCACACCATCTAGAGAAGTATTCGCCAACATGTATTCACGTGCATTGCGTCGCATCCTTAAGGTAGACATGGCATGTAAGTCTTCAGTCAGTATCTTGCCGTCTTGACAGGTCAATACCAAAGACATGCCGTCACGACTGGTTAAGGTATATCGTATCTTATCGTAAAACACATCAAACCGCCATGTGACTGATGCTGTCTTATACGTAAGAGACTTACGTGTACTCTCAGGCGTAATGGATTTTAACCAAATATAGCCTAAGATGACTGAAGTTAATAGAAACATAACGGCTACAGCACGTCTTCGATGTCTGTAGTCAGCCAGTGTGTTTTTCATGTTGAATATCCTTCTGTATAGTAGAGTGTCAGAGCTATAGAGGGCAGCATACCGATAGGTACGTTGACACGTAGTCGTTAGACGAAGATGACAACATATATCCTACCCTACCTATACCCACTACAGGTATAGGTAGGTGTAAAGGATATAAAGTATAATTAGCCTTCTTTACTGAATGATAATGCATCGTGATGGTGATATCCATCCAGATAGAAGTCTTCTAATGTTAATTCACCATTCAGTAACTCATCTTGAGTCAGTGTAGGACGAATATAGAAAATAGGTAGAGTCAGTGGAGTGCGATTCAGTAGCTCTTTGGCATTCTCCACATGAGATAAGTAGATGTGGCTATCATGTACCAGATGGTGGTGTGTGCCAGGATGCATGTTCAGCACATGTGCCAGTATAAAGTTCATCATCGCATACTGAGCGATGTTGTGTGGTCTACCTAGCATTACGTCATTAGACCTCATCGTCAATGTAGTCTCTAACTTATACTTAGGCATCTTACGCTTATCTACGATACCGAATACTTCACTCTGGCGTTTACGATGGTCTATAGCTTCTTTTACCTCATCTTCAGTCAACTCACGTACGGATACGAAGAACTCACGATGGCAAGTATCTAAAGCCATGTTACCCATCTCGATGTTATCCCGACTAGACAATCCTTCGATAGGGCGCATGCCTAAATTGACATTACTGATGTAATGCCTTCTACTGAATGGGTTGTTGCGTATCCCTTCTAGTAATAAAGACAACTGGTCTATAGTAGAGATAATCGGATAGATGGTATTCTTCTTCGTATAGTGTTCTTTTACCAATGGAGAGACTACTTTTAGTCTACGCCAGATAGATGGATACATCGGGCCTATTGTCTTATACAAGGGATGTGTCCATGCATCCCAGAACTTAACGTTCTTCTCTTCTAAGTATTTTGTGTCATCCTCGCCTTTAATAAACCAAATGAGTTCTTCCAGTGTTTTATTAAACGGCATCTTGCGTGTGGTTAATAGAGGTAACTTACCTTTGGTTAAGGTATACTCTTCACTTAACCCTATTAAAGAGATCATGCCCGTACCACTGCGATCACCATGTACTACTGTTCCTTCTTCCAATATCTTCTTAACATTATCTAAATAAGCTTTCATGCTCTTCAACGTCCCTTTTGTATCTGGTCTGTGTGTATTAAGATTAAAAAAAGAATAGTGACAGCATAAAGCATGCCCACTATCCCACCCATATAGGTAAGATAGTGGATAGCTAAATTGGTTGGTTATTCAGTCATGCAGGGTAACGTGCTACCTTTACGTTCCAGTATATCGACATCTACCGTATAGTGGTTAGCTGTACGATACTGGATATGTTTGGTAGTATTCAGTTCACGGATAATCGGTTTTACCGTATCCTTAGATACAGTATAGTCTTTACCATTCACTGTAACAGAAGTAATACCGATGGCTTGGTTATTCAGTCTGTCTTTGGCGAAATAGAGATAAGCACCATCTACCGGTACTACACTATTCTCTTTTGCGTTACACACGTAAGTAAAGTACCGCTTGGAGCGGTTGTCTTTCTTCAGTGCATCGTAGATAGAGACGACGATTTCACCATTCTCACGACGTGTAGCACCTAAGTAACCTTCGTAGGTTAACTTACCATTCTTAACATCTTCTACTACAAAGTCTTGCTCGTCTTCTTTAACTGGCAATACAGTAGCAGTCACCACGATATCAGAAGCAGCTTTGGGTGATAGTGCTTCTCCTGTCGAAGCAGCTACTGCTGATGCTTCCCCACTGGCTGGTTTCACATCAGGTGTAACTGTTACACCATCTACAGGTGCTACAGCGACTTCTTTAGGCATCTGAGTATTACAACTCACCAAACTAAATCCCAGTGCAGCTACGACTACAACAATAAGCAGTAATGCTCCTGCGTTAATATTCTTCATGTTATCCATTCTTTCTTTTCAATGTGTTTATAATTAGGGCTTTACATCCTAAGTCTCACGACTCAGTCTGTATTAGGGTTTAGGTTTACATCCTGAATCTTACGATCCAGTCTGTATTAGGGACGCACGAACAACGGCATCTCTTTTAGAGACACATCATCGAATCCACCTATGTTATTGGCAATATTCAATACAGGTTCATCATCACAACCACAACGAGCCATATCGAAGTATTGTTTGTTAACGAAGATGATTTCACCATCTTGGTTCTGGTACTGGAAGCCATGTACGGCCAATAGCTCTTCCAGATAATGGCGTTTACCATTGACACCCAATACATTAAAGTAAGGTTTGTTCACGAGTACCTTCACTTGATCAGACGACAAAATGTAAGATGGCCCACCTATCGCTACTGGTACAGCCATAAAGTCATTGGTCTGTTGTTGCCAAAGTAAGAGTGTCACTTCGTTAATTGGATAGGCATATAGGCGATCGATACCATTGATCTCACGTACACCAGACTGATAGAGTTCAACTGACGTATCGATCTGTCGTCTGAATGTCGTGTCTTGAGACGGATAGTCTCTCTGTAAGAGTATCTTCAGCTTATACTGCAAATGTTCTACTGTCTGTATCGGACAGGGTGAACCGGCTAATACGATCTCACCACGACTAGCAGTATGCCATGTCGGGATATTGATGGAGTTATAGAGGAGTTTGTCTTTAGGCAACTTAGCTAATGCTGCCTGTAATTGACCTATATTCATGTTGGTTATCCTTACGTATCATGTAGAGAAGTAATGCTTCAGACTAACTAAAAAAAATAAAGGCATAGTACCTACACCTACCTATACCCATTACAGGTATAGGTAGGCTAGGGATAGTGTCACTCACGTGCTTGTATGGCTTTCACCATAGCGTCTTTCAACACTTGCTTGTAATCTTTCATGTTACTTTCCTTTCTAGAACTGGTCGATTACATTATACAGGCGTTTAGCCAGTACAGACCAGTTGGTTAGTTCTCCACGATATCGCCTTACTACTTCGCTTTTATCCGGAGATGGATAACGCAATGTCTTCACGACACCATAGACCAAACGTAAACCACATACCACACGCTTGATCTTATCGTCAACATCATTGTCACCATGCATAGACAGATACTCACGATAGTGCTGGATGAACTTATTCATCTTAGACTGATACTCATCATCGACATTCTCAAGATCCATCTCTACTACAATGTCACGACTAACGATGAACGGAATACCTGTCTCTTTAAACATGGCGATCTTGGCTAGATCACCGTGTTCACCCACCATGGCTTCCGCTAATTCACTAGCCAGTGTCGTACCACTCATCAGCGCACTGAGTAAATTACCATCTTCCTCACCAGCATCTGCAATAAACTGTCCTTCGTGATGTTCAATACCCAGATAGCTATTTATCGCGTACTGTTCTTTTTCAGTAATGACAATATCCAAAAGACACAGGTGAATAAAACGACACAACCGGCGGAAAATTGAACGTGCACGCTTATTGGCTTTCTTGACTTTCTCACCAGACTCTTTGATCTCTTCGATGATATCACCAAGCTTGTTGTTCGCTTCACGCACAGCCAAGTAATAAGAGAGCAGTTTATAACCTATTACCTTTCCTGGACTGTTTGGGTGATAGAGATCACGAGGCATGGATTCTAAATCATTGCGACCATGGATATCACCTTTACCACCCTTAGGTGTGTAAGTAACATCAACAAACAGGCCTTGATCACCACTCATGTTGTAGGTAAGTATATCGGATTCGATTACAGCACCAGGTAAACCATCTACTACACGCTCGATGAACGCGTATTTCTCATCTGGAGTCAAGTGCTTCACCAGTCTGCGCATGGCTTTTTGTTTTCAATACGAACAACAAATCAGCATCAGTTTTCAGGAAACTGTTTACTACAGCATTGTTTAAAGACATTTTAATACTCCTTACTTAATCAACACACGGCCTTTTACCGTGCTGAATTCAACATCATTCTTAGGCAATACTTCGCCTTTCTCTTCGGCAGCACTATACTTGCGCTTAATCAATGCGCTTTGTTTATCTGCCAATCCATCAGGTGTAATCACCTCTACCGTTACAGGCACATGTACCTGTACGCTATCACGATGTTCACCCACTCTCAATAGCCACACAGCAGCGAATATTACAATACTCGTCAATATCCCCACTACGAATCCTTTGGCTGTCGACATATCCATCTTAGAGTTCCTCCAAGTAAGAGATAACAGCCGATGCGGCTTTAGAAGAAGATTTCTCTTCTAACTCTTTTAAAGCGTCATCCGACACGACACGTAGAGAGATGAGTTCAACACCATCTTCAGCGAGTCTTGTTTTGGCTTTGGTAAAGAGATCGTCTTTAGAAACCGATGAAGCGCCACGATTACCCCCAGCGATCTCGATGGTATTGAACACCAGAGTATAGTCCACCAATGAATTCACGTAGGCAATGGTGTTATCAACAGACTCGAAGCTACCATTACCGTGTTTGGTGATATAGTCTTCGTAGTTGGTGATCTTCCACTCGTAGAGGTAATTAACGCCCATGACGTTGCTATAACCATGTTGGGTAGCCACAGGTAAGAACATCGTCTCTTTGGTGTCTTTGACTCTATAAGTAGTGATTTGATAGTAGCCACCATTGGAGCCTTGTCCAAAAGCAACTTCGCCTGGTGCTACTCTATTAGCATCCCAGCAACCAGTTAAGGTAACAGCAACTAAAACAGAAATTAATAGTTTATTCATTTCGAATATCCTTTAGTCTAGACATAAGCCAATGGACTTAGTCTATTGGGTTAAATAAATAGAGGTAAAAATAGATAGAGAAAGAAAGACAAGAGTCCCTCTTACTACTTTAATGGTATATATCCATTTTATCTAGCGTGTTGCTCTAAAAAAGAAAGTGAGAACATAGAGGATACACCCTGGTTACCCACTAGGAGTAACCAGGGTACATTATCACTAAGGTGTAACTTCAGTTGCTAATCGAGAGGCTTTCTCACTGATACGCACTAAGGTGGGCTTGATTACATTTAAATACTCACAAGCAAGATGACGAACCATCTTATTCTTGATGTTACTTAAACCTCCATGCTTACCAGTGATGTCTATATCTTGGAAGAGATGGCAAAGTAACATGCCTTTAGTTGTACTAGCTAAAGGTTCTTTCACTTTGGGTGCATCTAATTCGCACTTCTCGATAAGATCATTCAACTGATCGTTAATGTAAGCATAGCTCGTCTTAAGATCAATAACCTTCACGATGGGTTTATTGCTGCTAACATGATCTTCCATCACGATGAAACTATCGTCGACAGCATATTTCTCAATAGCTGCTAGAACAGTAACTGTACGTTCAGGATCAGTCTCACGCTTGATTGCACCTTCATTGTCAATTACGTATCTTCCCAACATATTCTCAAATACACATACACCATGTATTGACCACTTGTTGGTTAGCTTTTTAAACTCAACACGAGCTTCTTGTTTAACGCTATTCAAGTTTAAATAACTTATCAATACCTGGCCAACAATCATCAGTACACGATGGATACGATCTAAGGCATCGTAACCAATCGCTTGATGATGCGCTAAGATAAGAGAATAAGCTTTCATCAAGGCACCTGTGTAAGCCCAAAGGTTACGTATAGCTTCTTGTTCGTGTTTACTTAGGCTAATAACTTCACTGTTGATATTAAGGCGGAAGAATGTCCAGTTAAAGTTTATACCGCAGATGGTGATGAGGTCACTATCGTTGCCTTCTGTCTGGACAAAAACACCATCACTTACTTTAATAGTCAGCATCGCGATAGAACTGTCTTTATTCAACCGACCATACGTCGCATTCTCTACTGGTAAAACATTAGGGAATACTTCATCGAACAGTAAACGTATCCTGTTTATCCCTTTTAGAGACATGATTTCATTCATGCCTTCTTGAGTAAACCATTTAGACATGTTAAATCTCCGTCAGTATTTGGTAAGAATAGTCAACCTCACAGCGCACACCACCAATCCCATCTATCAAATTAGCGGCAAAACCCACATCTTCCCTTGCATCGATAAATGGAACAATAACAGCCGACTCAACAGCATCCATCATCCTGACATCCCACCCATCTGTAGCTCTACTTAAAGGTCTGTAATTCAGATAACGACGAGCAGCATGGCTCAGTAACGATAGACAGATGATGTCCCGAATATAGCTACTACTGATATTAAGTTTATCCTTAACGTAAACATAAGCCAACTGGAAAGCAGCTTTATTGACTTTAATGTTAATACGAACACTATTGTCATTGTTATTTAACGTTAAGCGAGACACTAAATCATCCACACTACCATCTTTACCACCACCTATCGTTGGCTCGAACTTAGCGTTCTCGATCCTACCGATACCATCACAAACCTTTTTAACGATATCGCTATAACGCTTATCATTGGCGTTAGCAGACAACTCAAAGTGTGCTTTAGAATACACCAATACTTCCTGAGCTTCTTCTAAGAGCAACTTGAATCCAGGTGTACTGAATACTCTCAACTTACCAATGGCATCGCAAATAGCGTGGCTATAATAGAGTACCTTCAACACATGACGATAAGTCTTATCTTCATCACTCAGTGCCTGTGGATAATCCACTCGATGTGTTTCTGCCCAACCAATGTAGTCAAGCTTATACTTCTCTTCTACTTTATCATTAGCATCAATCAGGTTAAATCTTACTGTATCTTCCAAGAACATCGCACCAAAACGACTACCGTCTAACCCACGCTCTTGTCTAACCACTTCATCCAAGATGATCTTAAACCGCTTATCCTTCGTTTCCATGAACTTCAGATAGCGATCGACATTATCGGCTTCCAGCATGTTAAACGGTTGTGATTTAGGCATCATGTACATTGGTGGTTGGAATTTAGTGATAACAGCACCACTGATGCCATTAACGATCGACTTCTCTCTGATGTAGATATCGTTTAGATACTGATCAATCAGCATGCTATTGGCCATTTCTAACGCACGTAAATCGACGATGGAATCACGTTTAGCGTACTTGATGATTTCGTCTATTGCAACAGTTATCGCCATCAGATAGCCAACATCACCTTGATCACTATTCTGACACTGACAGAAATTGATGGCTTCGATGACTGTTTCCCAAATAGCCGAATCTAGCTTACTTTCTTCTTTTTCATCTGTTCTGATCTTAGCCCATGCTAAGAACTGACTATCTTCCTTACGTCTGTTACGAATATAATCAACAGGTGTGAATGATGCCTCGTTATGGTCAGGCAAATCATCACCATCTTCTTCCTTGAACAAGACAGTGTAAATAGGCTCTTTCCATGATCGTCCACTACGGAAACCCTGTTCTTCATCACCAGTAATCTCACGTAAACGATCGATTGTTTCTTGTACTACTTTATTCATCTTAAGCTCCTTAAAAATGACAACATATACCCTACACCACCCATATCCCAATACAGGATACAGGTGGTATAAGATAAAGTGCTGCCGGATTAGTTTGCGTTTAACAAATTAGCTGCCTTGTTCAATTTCAACACGTACTCTTCGTGACGTGCTTTTAAGTGAGTAGGCGCGATCAACAGATCGATATGTCGATGCATCATTTCGGCATTGTAGTAAGGTACCACCAATTCAGGATGTTTGTCCAAAAGCGCGATGATCAACTCACCTTCAGGTTTAAAGCCTTCAGCATGAAACGTCATGACTTTGAATTCATCCTTACCGAATGATAGTTTCTTACCTTCGCTGAATTCGACTGTATGGCCAATCTCCAACAACCAACTCAATGCTTCGGCTGTATAGAGATTCATGATGTTTTTGACATCCATTACTACACGTTGCACTTCAGTGAATTCATTCAGTTTTTCAACCATAGTTTCCATGTTAAGAATCCTTTTCTATTTAAGTTTGTAGCCTACGCGTAAGCTACCTAAAATACGACACATCTTTTCCAGTTCGAGTAACTCCACTGGTGCGTCACTTGTATCCATCGGACTGAGTAACTTACTGATAATGTCTACTTTATCCAACATAATAGCCAATTCCTTCTTGTAGTTCTCCACCAAGAAATTAGCCACTTCCATCTCACCATCAGTCAACTTACGAGTCTTATCCGATACGACACTCAGTTCACTGTTCTCTAAGCGAAACTTCATGACCACACAAGTAGCATGTAGGATACAGATACCCAACATCTGGAGAAACAGATTGTCCTCAATCTGATACTTAGACTGCATGTATTCCAATAACTTCCCGTAGGTACCAGCATCTAGTGTGGTTCCTATATCGAGTTTGTGCTTTTCCTCTGCCAAATCACCACACGATACTGAAAGAACATTTACCTTAAAGTCACCATCATCGTGATAGAAGGTAAAAGACAGAGCAGATAAACTTTTATACAGTCTTTCCACCATGTCTACCAACCTATCCCGATCAGGCAAATGAGTACCAAAGTGCTCGTAGTAAAAGACGACATCACGAGACAGGGCCAACATTTCTTTAGCGACTTCAGTACGCTTACAGTGATCAATATACGTGAAGAAGTCAGCGAAGCTACGTGCGTAGAACAATGCACGATTGCCTCTTAGCCAACAGAACTTATTGTAATCTTCCCTCTGTAATGGAGCTTTAGCAGCTTCATCTACGACCCATTGGTCTAGTTCGTAGTCGAAAGTCTTACCATCACACCGAAACATCAGAAGACGACCACTATTAGCTTGTTGCAATACGATTGGGTCTTCACGAGGACCAATGTTTTCACCCAGATGGTCTTCTATTAGTTTCTTGAACTGATCGTCTGCTTCCTTCATGTAACGAAGGAAAGCATCTTTATCCACCAGTCTCTCACGAACAATAACTGACATTTTACGCTCCTTAATGTTTAATTTTCACCTAGCACATCCATGCGATAGAGTGCCATTATCTTTCCAGCCATTTGGCTGATTTCTTTATCCAGATCACCGAGTATAAGATCTGCTATTTTACGTTCAAACTCTTGAAGACTTTTACCCACTATAGACATTAAAGCCCTCAGTGATGCTGCCATGGACATGTAATAACCTATTTCAGCCAAGTGTTTCCTATCTGTTTTAGTGATCTCAGCGATACTGATGATGTCTTTTAGCACATCCCAGTCTTTTAACCACTCTGGCTTGTCTTCCCAATCTCTAATATAAGCACTGGGTGGAAGACCTATTTGGTAGTATTCAGGCAGATTACTACGCGTATCGTAATCGTAAGCCACCACAACCAATGGATACTTCCACATTCCACCATGCAATAAGTCGCTCCACCGTGCTACGATACTACATTGAAACCAAGCCATTGCAGTGATGCGGTCTCGAAAACACTGTAGATTAGTGCTAAAAGATGGATCCGCCTTATACGGCGGATACCATTTGTAATTTTCACTAGACATTTAAACGCTCCTTACCAATAATTAAAACAACAATCGCCATAGCCTTCCGAAGAAACCCATGTTCTCTCTCATCTCTTGCACTTTCCTAAGTGGTTCCATGGCGACATCTTCTTCCGATTTAATGCAGATAACCGGATTATCCAATATCACTTTTAGAACTTCCAGCGCCTTATGCACCTCTACGAACTCTGAGCGTGAACGTGAATAATACCCAAAGGATTCCCTACCCAGCAACTTCTTGTCTTCCAGTATGTGAAGAATACGCTCTCCCAATGATAACTTAAGGATGAGTTCTTTTACTAACCCACCTAGAGGACCGTTAAACAACACCTTATTATCTAGATCATTCGTTCTAATTAATAAGGAACTACGGCGGACAGTACCTACCTTTTCACCACTGGCGTACAAGATGGTTGAATCTCCTTTGTTCTCTACCGATAAAGACTTACAGGATTCGATCTTGTGGTTAAGGCATTCACTCGTTTCCACTGCATCAAGATACCAACGTTTAATATCGTCTATCGCAAGATGATTACGATATTTGCTGTAGAATGCCTCTGCTTTCTTATCGATGTCTTTACCTAAAGACACGATAGAGGCAATCGGCTCTTCTTTATGCCCAATGAGGCACTTCTTGAGCAGCTTATATTCACGTTGGTAATAGTAAAGATCCTTATCCATACAGGCCATGGTTTCTTTACAGAACCTGAATTTATCGTGAAATTCAGCATGTGAAGATAAACTTCCAATGATGAATGGCCTAAGTTCATCGGCACTCTTACCACTCTCACGCCACACGACATGGGCATTAATGAATTCATCATCGCACTGAATCTTAGCGCCCATGTCCTTAGCTAATCTCTTTACCTCTTTATTGAACTTCCAAAAGAGAAAGGTCAGTTCTTTACGATCTTTCCAGTAATCCGAACCTTTAGGTACGGGCTGGTTCTTCGTCACTGCTACGGCATATTTTCCACTAATCGTGTTCATGCTAACATACCTCCAATTATCTAAATTTATCTAAGGGTAAAAAATAGTATCCCTACCTGCCTATATTCCGTAATGGAGTATAGGCAGGTATAAGGGATGTGTTTTATTGCTAGGCTTTCAGTACCTCAAAAGCCGCTAAGTTTACTTCATCTAACAAATCACTCTCAGCATCTACAGCCTCAGTCTGAATAATAATTAACACATTGATCCGTGACTGTATAATGCGCCGTTTGTCCTCTTCCGATAGACCAGTTTCATTGTCGTCAAGCGTCTTAATAGTCGGTACAACAAAGCCGTAGAATAACGTGTGGGCCAAAGACTCATTGCGCCTACTTCTAAGTTGCTCACTTAGGTAGTCACATTCAGAACTCACGTGTCGATCATCGTCTGAAAGATCAAAAGGGCCTTTCCCTCTGTGGGTATATTCAAACGGCTTAATGTCGATATGGTCTTTAATACCCTCCATGGCATTTTCCATCTTTTCAGTCGCTTTCATCATCCTTAGAAGACGTGGATTGATCTCATGCTGACTGCCTTTAGAATCATCATTAGACATTTAATACTCCTTTATTTAAGCCATCATTACAGCCAGTATAGCTTGATTAATGGCTTTGAATGCTTCAGTCTGTGGTGGTCGGATCTGCGTCAAGGCTAATACAGCGACACGAGACTGCTGAATACGTCTTCTTTCTTTCTCAGGCAGATCAGGGCACTCTTCACCTAAGTAAATAGAAATGGGACTTAAGATCAGATTAGCGAGCATCTGTGCATTCTCATCCTGAGTAGCCAAATCGATATCGCCACTCAAACGACCGAATGATACATTCACCACGGATTTGTCGCCTACAGTATCTTCTTTAAATGGATCAATCACCAGATGCTCTTTAACGCCTTCTAATGCTTTTTCCATCTTCTTAGCGGCTTTTAACATCGCCAGAACACGTAAGTTCGCATTAGGTGTCCATTCCAGCTCGGCAACAACATCATCCACCCACTTTGACTCACTACCACTACTACAAGCTTCACTATAGCCTTTAAGATACTCACGAGCGAAGTAAAGTACCTTATCGAGCTTCTTGATCAACTTCTTGTTGATGAAGTATCCTTCTTCGTTGATTTCTTTAATAGCCTTATTGATTAATTTAGCTAATAAAGCCACCTGATTGACTTCCTTAGAGACTGTCGCAGGCGCATTACCAGACTGTTTCAGTATGGTTGTCCCTATTGCACCATTCTTCTTAATACGTTTTACATCCAAAGTAAAACCAGTAGGAAGCTGAGTGAACCGATCCACTTCACTCAAATGCACAGTGAGATCAACGTTTTCTATCTCATCGAGCATTTCCTTCATGCCGATGAATACTTGCCAAACGTCTTTTGTAGAGGTCAAAGCACACAATTCTTTCTTACTGAGCTTGAGTAGACTCATCTTCATTTCCTTTCTCTTTAGATTCCTGTACAGCAGCCATTTCCTTTTCAGGATTACGCTCTTCACTCAGTTGTGGCGTAAACTGATCCGGATATCGACTCTTTAACTTAGTGATAACCATATTAGCCAGCTTATTGACATCAGTGCCTAAGAAGAAGGCACAGGTCTGCAACAGGCGATGCGTATTGTAACTGAAATCATTCAATGCTTCCAGTTCCTCTACAGTGAACTCAGTCTTGTAGAAGAACACTTTCTTAAAGTCATCCAACCGTTCAGTAACACGTTTGATCAAGTGAGTCTCTAATAACAAAGACACATAGCCCAGAGCATCAAAGCCTTCAGTACCGACTAAAGCACGATAACTGGTTACAGTATTTTCATCCAGCTCAATAGCCAGATTGTCAATACCATAGTCCAAACCTACAGTGGCTTCATCGCTGATTTCTTCACTCATCAGCAAAGTCGCATTCATCAAGAGGCTGTTGTACCAAATCAAATCGCCTATTTCCAACAACATGTCATCGTAGACTTCTTCAGGCTCGGTTTCACCCTGTGCTCTCAGTACGATGATGTTTGTCAATGCTTGATGTGCTTCGCCTATTTCACCAGCGATACCCACCAGATAGTGCATGATACGGGTTTCCAGTGGTTCGCTGATCGTACTGTCTGTACGACTAAACATAGCGATGGCTTTGTGCCACTGATTGTGTTCGAAATGTACTTGCATCTTTTACATCCTTTCTAAGGGTTTCTATACTAGGCTGTCAAGCTTAGTAAAATAAAAAAAGAGAGGACACGTAAGTGCCCTCATCTACCAGTTAGATACGCTTCACCAGATAGTTCGTACGAGTGGTTTTCTCGATCTTCTCACCATTAGCTATACGCAACGCATGGTGTAAGGTAATCTCGGGATCACTGTCATTACGCAGATGATAGAAATCATGCGCCATGTTCAACTTATCCAGATTAAAGCTAGAGGCATTAGCAATATCCAGATAGCGATGGCAGAACAACTCATGCTTGCTATTGGATTCCTTATCGAATGCCTCATCACTTTCACTACTGTAAGTAGCATTGACAGTATAAGGCTTAGCCGATGTTAAGAAGATGACTTCATGGCGAATGTCCTTAATAAAAGGAGAAGTCATCGTCAGGAAGCTATTAACATAGGTCGAGATGCTACTTAATGTACGGATAACACCATGCTTAGCTACGCCTGTATTGAATAGTGCTTTCTGGAAGTTTAGATAAGTGTCCGCTAGGCCACCGTAGATCACCGTAGAGAGCGGTGTACGATCAATCAATAGGTAGGTATTACCTAAGCCGCTATCGCGCTCTAGAGCCTCAAATGAGGCCATTACAGCACGTAGTTGAGAATGTTTCAGGCGAGTGATCTCTATCAGTAGAGAATGAGCACGTGTTTTACGATACTCATCGATCAATCTCACTGTGGCTTCTTTAGCTAACTTCAAATCCAATATCGACTGCATGTCTGTACCATGTATAGCCGCCTTCCTTTGCAATAGGTCTACCAGACCATCATCCAGACGACTAACAGACAAACGATAGACATCAGCACCTTTACCTTTAAAAGTCTTTTCTAATTGATCCAGCAATGTGGATTTACCAGTATTGGTAGGGCCTTCTACAGTAATAATGTTTAACATTTCAATACGCTCCTTGATAAATAGGGTAAAAATAGGATACAGACTAGGCCCAATAGGCTCATTCTGTATTAGTGATATACATCCTAAGCCTAATAGACTTAGTCTGTATGGTGACGCTTACGGGTGAATAGGTCCATGTTCACCTGAAAGTAAGTTGTTTCGACACCGGCTGACTCTAAATACTCTTTGTAGCCTTCTAAGTAATCATTTACAGCTATTTTAGCACCGATGATCTTATTTAGATAAAACCAAGACTGTTCAATATCAAACTTGTGCTTAATAAGAGGTACTTCTCCATTGGCTAACGCCAGCTCAGCAGTATCTTTATTCAGGATGAATATCTCTTCCAACTGAGCTAAATGACACAACATGAGATGGGCATTCTTGATGTCTTTCAGGTAATAGTCTTTACTCACCAGACGAACATCCACATCGATGTTATAATCCATATCGGCTATCGTGGTCTCTACAGTACGCAACATCGATACACGACCTTGATGTATGCGTGTACGCACTAGAGGAATAGTGTTATCACTAAGAAGCATGACTTCCATTTCCAGTGTAGGTATAGGCGTACGGTTATACCGACTGGTTTTCTTGAAGATATTGTATACTTCCAATAGTATCTCCATGAAGTTCACCGGCTCATCGGGTGAACGATGGGCATCGTTGTGGTTACGTGTCTTGGCTTTAGGGATAAACTTAGGTGTCCTGTATTGTCCAATGGACTCAAGATACCTTATCTTTTCTTTTAATGTCTTTACTTCTTCACACAGCTCGAGATTGGCTTGTTTCTGTAAGCTGATGGTCTTTAATAAAGGACGAGTATCGCCGATCATAGCGGGACTCCTTATGTGTTTATATAGGGATGAAAATAGAATAGATAACAAGGGATGGTTTCCTTATCTCTACTTTAATAGTAAGTATCTGTATTTCTCCCTATATCGGCTATCGCGATAGTGGTAGGCGAAATATCTGCTTATTAGGTTTTCCAACTAAAAAAGAAGTTACATCCATCGAACCACGGATACCCATTACTGGATACCCATGGCTCTCTAGATGACTTCTTCGTGTTTAACTTAAGCCGCTACGGCCATTTCTTTTGCTTCATTCAAGAGGCATTCATTGGTAGCGGTGCTGGTCATTTTGATTACAGCCGACCAAATGGCACCCAGGCTGATACTTTCATCGGCAGCTGTAGTTGCTGCTTTGAAAGCGTCCAGTGCTGCCAGCAGCTCAGCACGGGGAGCTGATGCGCCTTGATTCATTTTGATGCGTTCAGCACCACGACGAATCATGAATTTGTCAGCGTCATCGCTAATGACTTCAGCGGTGCGGCGGATCAACGCCTCGATACCTCTCAGTTTAGGGAGGGTTTTGTTACCACGTCCCCAACAATCGAAGAAGTCCTCATCGATCATTTCATTAACAGTGACAAGAATCTGTTTAGCTACGGTAGCGCGGTGAGTGGCGGTGAAAACTGCGTTCATGGTGATACTCCTTATAAGGTGGTTTAGACATAAGCACAGTGGCTTAGTCTACTGTGGTTAAAAAATAGGCTATCTATTCGGATGAATAGATAGGGAAGAATGAAGATTCCTTCCTTCTTCTACTTTAATAGTATATACTTGAAAAATTCGCCATGTCGCCTTAGGCGCAATATACCCACACCTACCTATACCCATTACGGATATAGGTAGGCTAAAGGTCTATATGTTATCTATCTTTCACGTAGATGAACAAACCACTCGTGGACGTGTAATAGTTACTCGTCATGTGGTTAGATGCATGTTGGATGAAATGATGACATTTCATCAGTACACCTTCTATCATCTTATCCATATCGTTCTCGATATAGTGTATCCTCACGATCATGCCTGGTTTCAATAAGTCAGGTGCTGAGTTCTGCCAAATCACACTGACCACATTACCTAGAGTCAGCTGAGTCTTAGCGACTTGCTCGTAGATATTCACATTCGCCTGATTGTGTTTGGCTAATGGAGCAAAGTCATTGTTCGACTTAGAGGGATTCGTAATGAATTCCGAGACATTATTCGATCTTTTTGCATAAGCCTTATTGTCTTTTACTTCCAGACTCTCATCCGTATCTTGTACTTGTGGATTCACCACACGCACACCATTACCTTGCGTCAGTTGCTTACCATGCTGATCCTCATTGGTCTCTCCATCGATAGAGGCAATAATCGAGACATCATTGCCTTCCGTACGATAAGTATTATCCGCATGTCGCATGAAATCACGATAAGAGACAAAGACATTCAAGTACCTTCTGTTCTCATCATTCCTTTTAATGGCAAACTTAGGATAGACATACCAAACAGCATTCTGGATATAATGCCCTATGCCTTGCTGATAGACACCGAATGATTCTTTCTGCATGTAATTAGGCAGACTGATGAGCTTAGTCGCATGTGGTATCGGGATAGACGTATACGTATTGGTATTATCCGGCTCTACGATGTCTACACCTTGTAGCTTATCAGCATCATCCAATCCTTCTATTAGAAGTGTCTCACGCATCAGCATGCCAGATAAGGCATCTTTCATCGTACAGTTATTGAATATCGTGCCTGCCTGTATCGGTAAGAGTTTCTCGATGAGTTTAGGGATGAGTTGGAACTCGGTCTCGACGACATCCATTCTATTAATGGTTTCAGTCAATACACCTTGTAGATGAGGTGCATCCTTACGGAAATCCTTAGGTGTCTTACAATAAGCCCTGTATGTACTTACCATACGATTGATCCCGAATCCTTCTACATCCCTAATAAGGATCATCTCTAGATTACCTAACTGTGGTAAGATGATGTCTGTCCATGTGCCTGGTAGTACACTTACGACTACTGATATTTCATCTGCTAAATGGTTATCGTAATCCCTGTTGATGTCAACAGATCTCACTTTTAGGCACTGATACATCATCTGCTTATCCGGCATGTTGATGAAGGCCTGATAAGTACATCCTTCACGTGGATTAGATGTTGACATGATACGTAGTATCTCTTGGTATATCTTAGACGACGTATGCTTAGTGGTGTTGATTTCCATTATCTGCCTCGTCTTCTATTGAATATACCGGTAATCGTAGAGAGATCCTCTTGGTGAGGTGCTGCTTTATCTTCTGTCTCAGTATCCTGTAGCTTATCTTCTTCCTGTACTTTCTCGAATGCAGCAAACACATTCCACTTACGATTCACGAACATGGATTCAAGTACACGTAATTCTTCATCGACATCTTTAGTCTTATCACGTATCGTATATAAAGCTGAAGCCATCTCACCTAAGTCTACTAAATCTTGATAAGGCACATTAGCAGCACGGTAGCTGTAGCCACGTGAGACTTCAGCATACTCACGCCATTCGCGTATGTGATCGCAGATAATGTCGTACAAACGCTTATCATCCGTAGATTGCTGTAGATAGAAGTTAACATGGTTACTGTATAGCTTTAGCATCTCCGGTATAGTCAGCATCACCATGATCTTCTCACGTGCTGATGTTCTATCTATCTCATCATCCCCTGATGTAATATAGCCGTATTCTTTTACATCTTCTATATCCATTAGATCCATCGCTCTGACAGACACCAGGAACTTCTCGTTAAAGACTTTCCAGTGTGTCGTATCTTGCTCGGACAGATCCACGTACTGTCTATTTTCAGTGTCTTCCCATGCCATCTAGATGACCCTTACTGTATAGTTAATCAACATCGTCAAGATAGGCAGATAATAATACTTCTCTTGTTCTGCCCATGTGGCTGTATCTTCTACGATCTGTAATAATAGCTCAGCATCGATCGGGTCCTGATCCAGGTACTTGTGTACCATGACTTCCAAATGACTCATGCCCTCGTAGTCTTCCAACCAGAATGATCTTGATAGAACATAAGCATCTTTTAAGAGCACTTGATGGATAATCGGTACACCATCAATCACTTTATAGCTGACATTGTTAATCGAAGGAGTGGGCAAAGCTACCTTACCGATTTCACGTACGGGGAACAACCAGACATTATTCGTATACGGAGACTCCACAGGACAAATTACAGCATCAATGTCACTGTAGCGTATCGCACTGAGCTGATACTCAGGTGTAAAGGATTGGGAACCCAATAGCACAGTGCGACTGAAACACTCACGCAACATGTGTTTGTCTTGTTCTGTTAATGCATCCCAAAGTGATGTATTACGTAAAATAGGAAACTCATCATCATCGTACGTGCGCCAGTACATGAGTTCAGGATGGTCACCCACACTTAACCATTTAGCAATAGTACGCATGAAGAAACCATCGTATACTCTTAAAGACTGATTCGGTAAGAAACATGTCTCGTAGAACCGATTGTAGAACTTCCTAAACCAAAGCTTATTCAAGCGATGATAAGCATGATGCAGTTTCTTAAACGTATCTGCCTTCTTAGGTGTCAATAAAGGATCTTGTCCTGCTGCTCTGTATTCATCGCTATAGACTAATTCACGCACGACTTTACGATTAAGATCAGTTAGCTTTTCGTCATTGAGCTGATCCCGTATCTCGTAGGCTAGTGTTAAGTTGATCTCGTATAAGGTATTGCGTCGATGTGACATCCTTCGCGTACCGGTTACGTTAAACCAACCTAATGTACCACGCCCTATATCCATTAGGATAATATCACCCACATTCGGGATGATGAATGGATCTAAATAGGCATCTACTGTAATCTCAGTAGAGCGTGTCTCATCTTGAGACTGAGTAGCTGATAGTGAACCCTGTAGTTTGATCTGCATCTTACCGATGAGTTCGTATTGCTGTTGGACACTAGAGAGTCCTTTAGAATGCATCGACAAACTATCATCACTACCCAATAGCTGTCTAAAATAAGAGACTGATGTATAGCCACCATCAGCATAACGGATGATGTGGTCTAGACGAGTCTCGCGTGTATCGATTACCGCACTTTTAAAATCCTTAGGAACGATGTGTGGTTTCGTTAAATTATCGTGTATCGGTTCAGCCTTCTCTGGCTGATGATTAGATGTTACTAGCTTAACCATGGTGGTTAGTCCTTACGTCGTTATAGGTCACATCTTAAATACAGCATGACTACCCACTAGGAGTAGCCATGCCGTACACTCTATTGGTCTTTACAATCAGGGTTACTGCAATACATGTACTTACCATCCATCTTAGTAGCAGATGAACAATAAGGACATTGACTAGGGGCAGCATAACGGATAATATCATCACTTCTAACTTCACGATAGACAGAAGTCAGTTTAGGGATGACACCACCTGCACGGATGATGTTAACATAGTCACCTACTCTAACATCCATCTCCTCAATGTACTTGAAGTTATTCAAGGTTACACGGGTAATGACGACACCATCGAGTTTAACCGGTTCTAATATACCGACTGGTGTTAATCGTCCGCTGGGTGCTCTCTGTACGATTATATCCATTAGACGAGTCATCGCTTGTTCAGCAGGGAACTTATAGGCTATAGAACCATTAGGATACTTGGCTGTATAACCTAAGCGATATTCTTCATCCTGACAATCTAGTTTAATCACTACACCATCTATATCGTAGTTTAGACTAGGTCTCATCTCTGTATAGTGTTTGATAAGATCACCTATTCGCTCGTGATAGTTCTCCGTCACGACATGTCTCTCTATCGGATCGAATCCCATGGTTTCTAATACTTCCATGGCGACAGACTGCATACCGCCCATGAATACACGATAAGGGATGAATTTCAACTCTACATCGTAATCTTCTTCTGTACGAATGAGTCCAGCGACAGCATTACGACAATTCGCATACGGTATCTCACCTCTCTCTAATCGTATTTCATTAACACGCTTCAGCTCATCATGCGTGATGATACACTCACCGTAGATAACTGGATCGATGAACTTCATCATGTCTTTTTGCGTATAATTCAGTTTAGGTAAGTTCATCCTAGGGATAGCGTAAGGCAATAGTTCACCTACACTACCGTCTCCTCTAGTCGATACTTTAACCGGATTCTTTTTACAATAGACAACTTCTAAAGCCAATCCATCGTATTTAGGTTCAACACACATGCCTCTAAAAGCTTCTGCATTCAATACGCGATCGATGTGTCGGTATACATCTTCGATATTGTAGGCATTACGCAGACTATACATCTGTTCCATGTGTGGTACTTTATTAAGGTCTATTACCTTAGGTGGTAACTTATAACCAATATTACCAGTAGGTGATTCTAACTTGATTAAATCAGGATGTTGTTTCTCTAGCTCTTCTAGTTCACGATAGAGCTTATCGTAAGCCTGATCGGACATGATGGGTTTAGTCGTGTGGTGATAAGCATCATTGGCTTCGTTGAGTCTCTTAACTAGGAAATCGATACGTGACTTAGGATCTGCTTTATTCTCTACGAAGGTTAATGGATTCGTTATAATCGTTGGATTAGAGAAGTTGGTCTTAATGGGCATAGTGGGTCTCCTTATTGATATTAGGCATAGGTCCCTATACCCTCTTACACCCACTAGGAGTGCAAGAGGGATAAGGTGTATTATACTACTAAGCACGTATCGAGTGTTTTACATCTTCTTTAGCGATGTCTCTGTATTTAGGCGATATGTTGATCGTCTCGAATGTCTGGACAGTCTTCATCGTAGACATGTCGTAGTAACGTTGTCCCCAATGATCATTCATGTCACCGAATGGACAACGATCACCAGCTAGATACTGAACCACAGCGTAATAAAGCTTAGAGTTCTTCTCACGATCGATACCATAAGGTGCCTTACTACAGAACACTTCTTCCCAACCAAACATGCCTTGCATATCAGGATGCTTAGAGAGCCATTTCTTGAGTCTATTTAAAGCATCATCATTCAGTAAAGACCAATCATCGTATATCGCAATGCGGATATTGTACGTACGACAGATCTGTAACCTACCTTTCAGTATCACCTTACCATCTACTATATCGATAACCTTACGTTCTAATAGTTCATCATCCTCGTAGAGCATGATCTGGAATACGCTATCCGTAGGCATCAGTAAGTGTTTATCTTCACTAACAATGAAATCCAATAAATCAGGATGTAGTGTAAAGCCATCCAGATGTCTTAGATCCATAAGTACATCATTCTCTTTTTCATTGCCTTCTAAGAGCATGAGTTGATCCACGAATCTTCTTGTACCAGCTACTTCAAACTCAGGCTTAGGTATAAACTCATTCCAATAAGGTACAGCTATCCCTAAATTAGCAAACTTATCTTTCAATGTATAAGCAGATGAATGCATATCGGCTAGATATCCAAACTGACTGAAATAACCCCTCTCTTTGTAGATATCGTACTCTTCACTATACGTGTGCTTATCCTGATGTTCATCTTGGTTAATAGGCAATAACTTATCATTTACGATGTTATTACACACCACCAATGGATAATAGACATTCAATACAGCAGGCTTCTGATAACGTACCAGATACTCGAATGATACATTCCACGTATTATAACCATCTTCCTTCTGGCCTTCTTCTATCTGGCCATCGAAATCAAAATAACCAAATGTGTTCTGTGCCTCACTCAGGGCAAACTTAGTATTCACCCCACCGACATCTGTTATTACACCAAACTGATGGCTAAACCGATCCTGTAACCAATCACCTAATGGTGGTAGATCTCGATGGATCTTAGCCATCCTGTACATCTCCGATAAGATGTAGATGATCCTATCGTCTATCTCGTAGTGATACTGCAATAGATGGGGATAAGCATCACCATAGTGCGTGATACGGCTTCTCATGCTGTTTAACCATGCTTTAGCAGATGCCTTACTGTTCGCACGATACGTAATGCCGATCTTCATCTCATTGTGGATATAGTAAGGCGTAACAGATAAGCCTAGTCCTTCGTCTATAAAGACAGGCAAGAACTGTTGCTGATAGTCCTGATGCTGTAGCAATGTCCCTTGAAAGAGTTCTTCACTGACTGTTAGGGTAATTAAGTTAGTGCCTTTAGTATAGAGTCCCTCTTTATTATCATCTAAAGAAGAACCTTTCTCTAAACGAGTACCTTCTTCATCGACGTAAGTAATATCAATATCGTTAGGTAGTATATTCAACATGCGTGTTAGATCACGCACGATACCGAGTACGATCGGTCTGACGACAGATGTCTTTTCACCTGTAATAGGAAATCGTGCCAACATAGTGCTTTAAATCCTTTAAGCCAATATTCATACTTGAGCCTATGGTTAGATAGCCATCTAGGGAAGATAAATGTTAATTTAAATAAACATAAGGAGTCCAAAATGAACCATGTAGTAATAGTAAGAAAAGATAAAATAGAAAAGATAGAGATGGCTGAAAATCTGTCTCACTTAGTTTCCATTGTTTCCAAGCCAGTTAATGCTGATGTATTGTCAAGCCTAATTAAGAATAAAGACAATAACGACAACAACCCATTGATAAAGACATTTTACGAAAACGTGATTAGATTCACTTCGAGAGGTAAGAGATTCGGTGATGGTTCCGGAATATTTAACTATTACGGTGTGGAGAACGTATTGGGAGATTGGGCCAATAGGATCAGGCAAGTAATGGTCACCATCGCCAACAAGTGTGGAGAGAAAGAAATTGCAAAACACGTTAAGCCAGCATCTGGGTTGAGTGTCAGTGTCTATTTGACTTCTCTCTATAGTCGTGAAAGTTTTTCACTAGAGACATTTAACGTTATTAGTGTTTTAGATAGTAGAAGTAAGGCTAAATTGATCGTGAAAAACGATGGAATTGAGCAACACGTGGAAGTAACTAAAGGGGATGTTATTTTAGTTACCAGTGGAGAAATATTGGAAAACACTACTGTAAATGTTAAAGGTCATGGTGAGATACTTTCTATTCAACCTAACCAACTTTCAAAACAGACGAAATACGAGACATGACAGTAGAAAACTATCTCAATGGTAATAACAGTAATGCGGATATCCACATTGATGGTTTAATAAAAACAACAGAGTACCTCTTAGCTAATCCCTTAAAATAAGCATTAAAACAAGGAGCTTTAAAAATGAATTACGTATACGTAGTAAAGAGAACCGTAATAGAAGTAGTCAAGATGAACGATGATCTAGCTAACATGGTATCTCTAGTTAGCAAACCCATCACTGCTGATTTACTATTTCACTTGCAAGGGCTGAAGGCAAATAATCTAGATAATCCAACACTGAAGTATTACTTCACCAACGTACTTGAGTTAGGTGTCGATATGTCTGCTAGTGTAAACGATACAGGTTGGATAGATAGAACTGTAGCTAGGTATTTCAATGTCGAGAACTTATCGGAGAAATGGTTTAGAGACCTACGCCTGACTCTGGCTATTATCGCTAATGAATGTGGTGAGAAGGACATCGCTAACTTCACTAAGCCTTCTTCTACTGTTGGTGTTAGTGCTACCTTGTCATCATGCCATAACAACAGTAATTTACCTCATGCTATTCGATGTCGTTCTACTTTCACGATCATCCGTAAACAAGATAAGGAAGAAGGCATTAGTTTAAATATAGGGAATGACAGCGATAAAACGCTCGACAATGTTAATGTACAACAAGGCGATGTGTTTTTGTTTACTGATCGTTATCTGTTAGAGAAAGCCAGCTTAGCTTTTAGAGGTAATGTTGAATTGTTGTCTGTTGATGTTAATCCAAGTATTGACACGATAGGTCAACAAGACATGGGACTCGAAGACTATCTTAAAGGTAATATTAACCCAACAGGCTACGTAAAAACTACACTGAATAAAATGGACAATGTCCCTTTTACGTACACTTGGACCAGCGAAAAGGAATAAGGAAATGAGATTAGTATTTGATTAATAGACAAGGTAAGATCATGGTGCATGAGTTACCTAAAGTAGATGTCGATACCTGTCTAGCTATCTTGAATGCATTTAGCCGTGAGAATGTACTTCACTACTACAAAACAGTCAGTGAGATGGACATCCAAAAGAGTCTGGGTGATTTAAGACTTGGCTTTAAATTGGTACCTAATTACAAAGTAGAAGGCTATCTTAATCTAGTCGATGAAATTATGCCTGATGCATTCAAGGTACTGAAGTATGGTCTCTGTAACCTGGTAAAACCACATGTACCTGAACAACTCTATACCTTCTTAACCAGCGATGAGATTGTTACTAGATATTGTCTTCTTAAGAATGACAAAAACAGAATGCGTGAGATAGACTATCGCTATTCAATATACGATGGTGTATACTACATTCGTCATCTGAAACCACTAAAAGACCAAAGACCTATGTTTGTGGTAAAAGACTACGACAACAATGAACTAGACACAATAGAAGTAAAGGAATGTGATCTGATCTTATTGGATAAAGGTTTTAGAGCAGTAGGTGAAGTTATCAGTAGTTTTGGATTATCGGGTGCCGATGGCTGTATCAACAACATTGAGTCGATAGAAATAGGCTGGATGTTCAATGCCGATACTAAAAAGAACCGAGAGTTCTTGAACATCGATCCAGAGAAGAAATACTTGGAGTTAAGAGAGATGTTCAGTCAGCACAATGCTGGTAGCCCGTTGCCTCCTACATGGGAAGAGAAACCACTACAACAACACGAAGGGGTAAAAGACGTAGTAAGAGGGATTAAACATGGCGAATAGTACACAACCTAGAATAGACAATCCCGCATACGGACTAAAAGATACTGGTGTGGATACACAACCCAAATGTGGTGTTCCACACGTACAGAGAGCCAGTGGTGGCTCATTATTCGGTAAATGTCCAAAGTGTAAAGCTGATACTTGCCCACACTACATGTACTGTAAAACATGTGGTTATCAACTAAGAGATAAACCAAAGTTCTCTCAATGCGGGAACCAAGTATCCAGTAGAGACAATTATTGCGATCAGTGTGGAAGGAAGACCTGATGTGGTATCGTGGAAAGATAAAAGAAGTTGTTAGACTAACAAACAAAGTAATCGCTGGCCAATACGAGCGTGATTACCTGTTGTCATTCGAACAGACGTTTAGTAAGATCATCATGCTGCAAACCGAATACGCCGCATTAAGACGAGCAGATAAGGATATGTCTCAATGCAGAGATAAGTTAGTTAATCTTAGAATGTCGATAGAGATGCACAAAACGATGGCTATTGGTTTTGTATTGAAACTTGCAGATAAGATTCCGCTTAAACTATATCGCTCTAATATAGACGGTCTGGAATATAAAGACTGCCAATATAAAGACCCTACACGTAATGCACTATGCCAATGGATAGACAATGTTAGAAAACAGTTAGAAGCAAAATAGGTCTAGCGTAGAAAGAAAGAACCGATATGTCATCTTGGACTCATTTGAAAATGGACTATCGTAATAGCTACAGGCAAAGCATTATTGGTCATTGGGTGGCTAACTTCATGGGTGATTCAAGGCATCTAGGTTACACTAGAGGTGAATATCCTCATCCGATGCCTATGGTAGAAGACCAACTAACTTACATCGCGTCTCTGTTTGAAAAACGACGACAGGCAGAGTTGAAGTGCGAATTGCTTGAACGGTTGCTTAAAAGAAATAACTTGCATCCTAGAACTACAGGTAAAGACATTAGCCATCTCATCATGAAACTAGGACTTGCTCATGTGACTGTTACTGGTTATAACTTCATGATCGAGCATTATGTTTCGAATATGGTTAGAGAGATGCCTATTAAACCACGTAAGTTTAAGGCTATTGTCAGGAAAGCTACTAGCAATCTGGTATATAAGGATTGCTTGCCTAGAGACATACCTGAAAATCCGGTATTGAGAGCACTGGATGCTTGGGTGACTGGCTTTAAGAAAGCACATGAGATAGAATAGAAACATAGCGTATACACTACCTACTCCTCGTAAGAAGAGTAGGTAGTGGTACGTATGTGTTAATGTACGCCAATAAAGCGATTGTTTCTATTTGCTATTTCTTCAATCTTAGATATGGCTTCTTCATCAAGACGACCATCAGTCTCTTTATATACTTGTTCTAGTGTTTGTTCAGCTGAACCCACTAAGGAGAATATTGTACCAGCACCAATGAAGAATCCTCTCACGATGGATGAAAATAAACTAAAGTAGTTTCGATAAACATCACCCAACACTCTGACAGATGAAGTGATTTGTTCGGCTTTTGCTTTACTGTCAGGAGATGGCTTCCACATCTTAGTTTTACCAACAGAGTAAGACAATACTTTATCTACAGTTTTCTCACACAGTGCTAAGCAGTTAGAAACATCATCGCCTAATCTGTCTAGTTCCCCGTACAACTTACCCCATTGTTTACTATTGATGTGGCCAATATCATCAGCACTCACTTTAAATTTAGTGGCCGCACTAATAGCGGCTTTATTGTCTATTACTTCAACCATGGCGTTCTTTATACCAGTCACCACACCGTCTTTTACTTTATAGGTCAGCACTGCTTTCTTACCAGTAGGTATCTGACCGATAGTAAGAGTAGTCTCATCGTCTTTTTTCTCGATATTGTTACCAATAACAATCAGTGAAGTCAAGTGATTGATGGACAACGAATTCTTGAGTTTATCAAGTGCTGCGTCAGCATCACCGTTTGTCACCAAAGCATCTACACCAAGACGAACGTGTTTTTCGATCTCACCATTAAAGACTACTATTTTACTGGTGGTTCTTTTTGCCTCGGCGATGAATTTGTGCATACGGCTATGTAGTTCACGACCAGAAAATGCCCTATCTTCGTAGGTAAGGAATCTAGCTGCCTGTGTTGCAGCCTCTTCACCATTCGCACCTTTCAGCGTGCTTTCAACCATACCGTTAATGGTATCTACCAATAACTTGTATTTTTGGCCGTGTGTAGGATCTTCAAATCCGTAAGTTTCGGCCTTCTCTTGTATACTCTGTTCGAGTTTTTCGTATCTCGCAACAGCTTCCTCAGCTTTCTTCTCTTTATCCTTAGACTTACCGAAAAGATTACTAAAGAACCGACCAATGGCTTTAAAGAACCCTTTAATCGCATCCCAGATCCATTTAAAGAAAGCCACGATACCATTTTTAATTTTGGTAAGGATGCCTTCTTCTTTCTTAGTGTCCTTGGTTTCTTTATCGCCAGTATCCTCAGTAGACGACCCTTCTACTTCTTCACGAGACAGATAGTAAACAGTCTCAGTATTTAGTGTAGGTCTACCTACTTCTAAATCTACCTTATCCTTACCCAAACCATAGTGCGTAAAGATAGTCTCCAGATGTTCACGTGCAAATGACAAGTGACGACTATCGAAGTTAATATCACTAGACGCAGTAATTAGATTACCGTACACACGCATGCTTTCATCGAATGCACTACCGATAGCATCTAGGGCAGAACCGTATGTTTCTACATCCAATAGTGCTTTACCAGACTCAATAGACAGTGGGTACTTTTCAGATTCAGTATCTAATGCAACCGTACTAAAATCAGTTAATTGAAAAGCCATTTCTATATCCTAATTAAAAATATATTTACATAGGACTCATCCTACCACTGATCCAAAAGACCGGTGGTAGGAGAGCTTTAAACATCAGTCAGTAACGATGTATTACTCGTCATCGTAATCCAAGTTACCTGCACCGGCAGCGTATGCTTTAACAGACGCATTGGCAAAGTCCAGGAGACCTTTCAGTGCGAACAAAGAGTAGGCCAGGAAAGACTGACCAGGCTCGCGCAGGTTGGTGATGGCTTCTTTAACGATGTTGATTTTACCGCGAACAAAACGGTTGTTGTCGATGAAACCACGGCCGCCACGAGCTTCTTTGGTGATTGCGAAATATTTCTTACGCAGATTCCAAACTTCGCTCTTCAGTGCTTTAATGGCAGGCAGCGCAGCTTCCATACCGTTTTTCACTTTTTGCAGATCGCGCAGCAAACCAGTTACGCCTTTCAACAGATTGGCGATTTCGGCTTTACCAGGGATCTTGATGTTGATGTCGCGTTTGTCGCTAGTGGAAGCTTTAATGGAAACCACACGGCTAACAGTACGTGGTTGTTGCAGCTCTTCCAGTTTGGAAGAATGTTTACCCACGATGGTTACTACGGCTTTGTTGCGCGGCAGCGGATCAGACATGCGAGCGGTTTCGTTGTCTTTCAGTTTGATGCCGCGTTTAGAAGCAGCGTCTTTAGACAACTCAGTGCCTTTAGAAGTAAACGGCATGAATCCATCCATGTTGAGGTAGGCATCACCGTTGAATTCTTTCTTGGCTTCTTTATCCAGTTTATTGTAGGCTTCTTTGGCTTCTTTCAGCGCAGCAGCAGAAAGAGGTTTAACTTGCCAGCCGCTGACGATTTCATCCAGGGCAGAACGGATCGCGCCGACACATTCACTACCAGAAGACACTTTACCATCGATGGTCAAGGCATTGGCGATACCGGCAGACTTGAGGGTGTCTTTCTTAGGTTTGGCGTTAGCAGGCAGTTTGTTCAAGGCGGTAGTGATGGCATTGGCGCGTTTTTGCAGTTTTTCAAAGTTGCTGAACAGGCGGACTACCAAAGCCATACCTTTGTCAACGATCCAAGCGATACCTTTCAGGATGCCGTCCAAGATCTTCACGAAGAAGTTCTTAACAGATTCCATAGCGGTTTCTGTAGACAGGGCAACAGCAGAAGTGGAAGTGAAAGATTCACGGCCGAAATCCAGGTGAGGAATATCGGATTCATCCATACCCAATGCGTAAACGATGTGTTCAGTGGATACACGGATGGCATCAGCATGTGCGTAGTTCAAACCACCATGCTCGGAAGCATACACCAAGTTGGCCAGCAGGGCTTCAGTAGCGATAGCCGCATCTTGCGCTTCTTCTACTTTGTCTTCAGCTTGTTCGATGGTATTAACTTCATCCTGTACTTCCAACAATTCAGTTTCCAGATCATCGGAAGCGATGGTTTCTTCACCATCAGCACCTTCGTTGGTGTCTACGTCTTCGTAGCCTTCAGGAGGAGTTTCATCATCAGCCGGCGCTTCAGTGTTGTTTACTACAGACTCATCGTCTTCACGAGAGAAGTCCAAGTTACCGTTAAGAATGTCTTGTAAAATTGACATGTTTTATTTCCTTTATTTGCAAATAAGGGTGGTTAAGTTAAAAACTAAGGGAGAGCCTCAGAATTGAAAATATAACCTATACCGAGGTATAAGTCCGTCTACCATACATTTTACATGCATTTACATGCTGTAGGATAGACATCAAACTAAGAACTCATAGGCAAATACGCCTGTGTTGTTGCTACTTCACACTGTCCATGTGCATGTCAGCAAGAGCAATCAATGCCTCACCCATGGAATAGATACCACCATAAGCATCACGCATCATGCTGTAGCAGAACGTCATGGCTTGGTTTTTAAAGCGCATGGTGTATTTAGACCAAATAGAATGAACGATCCAGCCATCCAATCCCCTAATGGCACCAATGATGTTCTTATTGGAACCATCTATCTTGTTGGCTGCCTGACGGAACACATGACTGTGTGCATCGTTTTGGATGCCTGTCTTCAAGTTGGCGTAGAAGTCAACAGTACCCGCCATCGCAGCAGCAAAAGCTAAAGGAGGACAGACAAGACGGATCGGGATGGAGAACAACCAAGCCTTGAAGTTATCACTGTTGTTCTCTTGACGTTCTTTCTCGATACGGTTGCGTTCCGCATCGTACTGTGCCTTATGCTCAGTCAACTCATCAACAGTCTTGATGAATTGGGTGATGATAGGAGTCAGTTGGTTGTTGTCGATGGTATTAGAGATAATAGACTTGTAGTCTTCCAACATCCGGATGACTTCGTCTTTACTCTGTGCTTTGATGCGTTTGAACTGACCACGACGTTTACCAGGATGTTTGTCTTCATCGGATGTCGCATACCAACCAACCGTGTGGCTTAGACGTGCCTCAGGGATCAGACGACCCACACCAGTCGGCATGGTCATTTCTAATTTAAAGCCATCAGCCACCATCGCTTCGTATTTACGCGAAGTTTCATCACTGCCACGCATTTCGACAAAAGGTCTGCCTAATACAAAGAGCTTGGAAGACAAGATTTTCTCACGCGCACCCTTGATGTGGCCGATATCAGCATTACCAACGATTTCGTTGATCTTACGCAGACTACTTAGGTAGGTATTGAAGATACCGCCTTTTAATTCAGCTTCGATCAGTTGCTCTAAGTTAGAGAACACTTTCTTAGGGTTGAACTGACCACCAACAGTCAGTAAGCTACCGCCAGCTACCGATATCTCACCATTGGCCCACAAATCACTCTTCTGTATACGATCGATAGCACTGTCGATGTATTTCTCCATACGGCGAAGTTTATTCATTTCGTTGCCGAATGTCTCGAAGATTTTCTTCTTGATCTTCTCGAAGATACCCATCGCTTCAGTAGAGAGCATGTCGATGTGATAATCGAGTTGTTCGACTGATGCTTCCAGACGATTCACTTCGAAGTGAGACATGGATTCAGTGCTCATGTGGATCGGATAACTCATGGGCACGCCATGGTTCGCATACGTGAATGCGATACGTGAACCCAAGGTCATCGCATCTTCACGAGACATCGAAGCATCGGCATCTTCGTATTTCAACAAATCCTCACGGAATGATTCCAGTGATTCTACTACTTGAACGATCCTTGCTACGCGATCTATTTCATCGGGAGTGGTAACACCGTCTTCTGCTTCCGATAAATCATCACGGAACTCATGCGCGTCTTTTTCAGCATCGTCTGTCACGACACCACTACTGATGTCTTCTTCACGAGACAGATCAAAATCGCTAAATGTAATAGCCATTTCTTATTACCTTTAAATGTTGTTAGTTTACACCCGCATCATCTTCTTACGACGATGCGAGTACCCATCAATACCGTATCCATCTTACCTTACCTCTTTCGTGACGATCAGTACACTGCCGTAGAGCATGTTCATCACTTCCACCAAATACAATATCCCACCTTTACGCAAACATGCTTTTATAAAGGATTTAGTAGACAATGCATTCGTGCTAATAGGAACATAGTCGTCGATATTGTCTTTAGCGGTATTGAAGTTAAAGTCTAGGTTATTGTATTCAGACTGTGCGATGTCATGCGTATAGTGATCGATACGCATGCGCTTATACGCCAATAAATCATAGCGAGGCTTACCCGTTACGTTATAAAAGTCAATGTCCTTTAACACATCGTTAAAGTAACGCAACATGAGTAAATTAGCGTGTCCTTTAATTGCTACACTACGGAACAAACTAATAATGTCTCTACCGAATACACGATAAGCCAATTTAAAGACATGTTCACGATTCAAGAATGCTTCTTTAGAACTGCCATCGAACCAATCTGGATGATTCGTCGCCATGACATGCAGATTGTCAACATCAGCATGACCCAGCATCACGAATGAACGATCCGGCAACTCATTCTGTTTAAAGATAGAACGAGTATAAGTCGCGCCTTCTATCTTACGAGTTAGACGATGGTAAGGAGACCTGGATGTTTCCTGTCTTTCACGTATCGGTACGTAGAGTAAAGTACCGGCATTATCTACTAACTCCACTCTATCCGATAGATTCAAATCACCGATACGGAAAGCACCGATTGCTTGTACATGCATAGTCGTGCCTCCTTAGTACACTGTATTGAGTGCTTTCTTCTCGTAAGCAGCTATTTCAGCTTCAAGCTTACTCAAACGCTCACGAGCCATGTCTTGCTGACGCTCTGTTAATGCGTCTACCTGGCCGTTACGTGATTGGGCATTTAATGCCTCTAACTCAATCTTAATGGTCTCAGCCTCAGTTTTAGCCTGAGTATAACGGCTGTGTTGCCACTGTACGATCGCCATGCCGATGTAATAGAATGGATTGAATGTCGCTGATACAAAACGAGAAGCCGCACCAGTAGGATTTAACTTACGATCATCGAACATACGGGCAGCATCATCGCTCACCACCACTTCAGGAATAGACTTCACGATGACTTTAATATCGGTATCTGACTTAGCAATGGTGGACAATGCTTTATAGAACGCCAGTGTGTTCTCTTTAATGTAATTGAGCTGTGCACGAGTCAATGCTTTATCCACTTTCTCACCACCACTTAATTCAGTTTGTTTGGCGATCACGTAGCGCGTATAACGTGGGATGAATGTTGCCACGAAATCAATGGTTTCACCCAGACTGATAATCGTCGTACGCTGATAAGTCAAGCTGTCTTTGTCTACTTCTTCGGTGAAATAGTGGCCAGACAGATCAATCAGTTGACTGAGTTCATGATCACACCGCTGTAAGATATAACCGAATGCCTGAAAGAGATTCAGTTTCAAGGTGTCTTTGCCATAGTGGCGACGCACAGTAGACAATGTGCTGTTGTATTCGTGGTTCTTGCTGAAATCAATATTAGCCGTGTCTTTAATACACAGAGCAATCGCCTCTTGGGCACCATCGCGTAATTGGTTACGTGTCGCGATCAAGGTATCGGTGATGTTTTCACCTCGAAAGGTGTTGCCGATGCGACTGAATATACTGGATAGATCCATGTTTCTATCGTCCTTTCCGGATACAAAAAAGATTGTGTTTATTAAGTAGATAGCTCAGTTACCCTAAAGGATAACCGAGCCATTATGTCTATACGATCGGTGCACTACCTTGGGAGAGCATCTTGAAGATATCCATGTCGAATGACTTGGACTCTGATTTCTTGATCAGGTAGTTAATACCGATATCGGTAACATCTTCGATGCCGTGGTTGTAGATGTAGACACGCTGATGGTCAGGGTTATAGACGATCAGGGTCATGACACCGGATTTCTCCATGAACTTATTACGGATGGCGTAGTTATCAAGTTTACCACCAATAGCTGCTTGCAGACGCAATGCAGTCGTATCTGAAATGATCCAAGTATTAGCCACAGTACCGACACTGAATTCACCTGTTAAGAGAGCAGCGACTTTGTTGTTCACGATACGGTCATGTACCTTTTCGTAATAACCGGCTGTATCCTGCACCAGAGCACGACGATGTGCCTGGATCAAATCCAAACACACCAAGTAATCCAACATGCTGGCAATCGTACCACGCTTAAAGTAAGCAATGAATCGATCACGCATCGAAGTGGGTTTGTTACTCAAGTTGGCGATGTCGATCAACAAGTTAGAACGAAGAGACTTCAGTTCAGGTTTCAGCACCATGTTGATCTCGCTGCTTTGCTTATCGCGAGAGATAGAGACAGTCAGGATACGACCAATCGCCAGTGATTGCAACTTATTGATTTCTTCTCTTAAAGAAGATTCAACTTTATTCGTGCGCTGTACTTCACCTAGTTCAGGTGTATCTACTGTATTCTTATTCTTAGCTTCTTTAGCTTTCTCTTTAGCATTAGCCGCATTGATCTTATCAGCTTCAGCTTGTGCTTCTTCACGTGTGGCGTAGACGGCTTCAGTACGCAACTCTACTTGCTTTAAATAAGCTTCGGGCAGAGAAGGAATGGAACGCATCCCGCTCTTGAATCCCAGTGTAGACAGAGTCGGTTTGTCGTACTCAGGGATGTCTGCTTTAAATTCTTCACGGCTAACAGAGGCCACACTGTCACCCAGTAAGTCTAATGCACTGCCTACTGCATCACGGTTAGGGCTGTACTTACCCACCATCTTACCGACACGTACGCCATTGATGGTATTATCGATCGACAAAGCCACAATGTAAAAGCCTGCGTAGTTAGCCAGACCAGCCTGCATCAATACGTCGATTTTCTCGTCATTGAGGATCTCTTTCTCGATGGCGAACACAGGACGAAGTTGTAGATCAGTCGAATACTGGGAGAGTGATTTTGCGCGTACATCACCCACATTACCCAACATGTTTCGACCGATACCATATACGGAAGATGCGATCGCGCTGACCACATTCATTCCAGAACGAATGATATCCATGGATATGTTTTCCTATTTAGTAACGTTACAGATAATAAAGCAAATGATCCTATAGCCTGTATACGGGCCACAATGCTTCAGACTAATGTAAATCACAAGCCACACCGAGACCTAGACTATGCTAAACACAGCATGTGACCTATACTCTTAATTAGAAAGACGATTGAATAAACATGGCTGACAACTACATATCCCAATCAGGGAATAGAGCGTTTAAAGAAGTAGCGGATGTCATCGCTACGTTTAGACAAGAGACCAATAACCGATTCGATGCTTCGGTATTGGGTAGTGATTACTTCGATGATTTCAGACAGGTGATAAATGATTTAATTGCCATTAAGCATGGTTTCCCATTAGACAGAGCCATGACTTCGGTATTCCAAGGGGCTAATATCCTACAGAATCCCACGATGCTAAAACCCAATACCAATCAGGCAGGCTATATATTCACTACACGGCCTGATTTGAATTTAGCCACAGAGAACCTCAAGGCTAATCGTGTCATGACACCACTATTAACCACAGAGGCCAACAGCATCATGCGTGCCATCCGAATGATCTTATCACCTCGCATGGCTAAACGATTAGCTGGTGAGATGCAAGGTGCAGTGAAACCACGCAATATAGACGCGACACCATTAGTGGATCCATCTTATCCTTTTATCGCAGTGAGTGACAACACAGTGAAATCATTAACAGGATGGCCTTCTTCTCAATTAGGTATCCTAAGTGGTAATGCAGGCATCATGAAGGAAGTCCACATCATGGCTGATGGCCCCATGACCTATACGCATGAATACAGTCTAAACTTATCACTAGACTCGATGAAAGGCAATGCGACACTCTATCTTTATTACTTCTGGATACTCTATATTGGATTCGTGGTGTCTCAACCGTATGGCATGGCACCTTGGCCTGAATATCTATTCAACGGACGATTAGACTATACGACTCGTATCTATCGCTTGATCATGGACGAGACACGCACTTACGTAGAAGAGATGGCGGCTACCGGCTATGCTGTTCCTCGTTCAGTAGACATCGGCCCTGTGTTTGATTATCAACAGACAGCCGAGAACCCTAGACCTTATGCCGATAAGACGACTGAGATAGAGTTTGCCTGTAGTGGTGCAATCTACCTCGATGAGATATTGATACAGCAGTTCAACGAAACAGTTTGCTATTTTAATCCCCTCATGCGCAATGAGAATAGATTAAAGAGCATGGTGAAGGTAGAGAAGAAATACCAACCTATCTTGAATAATAAATGCTATCCCCGTATCGATTTGACGACTCGTGAACTAGAATGGTGGTGTCCTCTAGCGACAGTAAAGAGTCACGCCCGTACATTGAAGGCAGCTGCCTATTTTGGCTAAATCATGCCGATGTAGATAATCGCTACATCGGTTAATATAGAAAAGGAATAAAAGAGTAACATGGATACTAAAGAAACAGATGTCAGTGGCATCGTGAAGAATGTCGTGCGTTATGGCATGTCCCCTGCACTACTACAGAGAGATGCTTTAGCGTTGATCTCTAAAACACTGGACAATGAATACGGCATCATCTCGGCAGAGAACCCAGGTGCTTTACTATTAGAAATGTCTGCTATGCAAACAGCCGGTAACATCGGTAAGAGTTGGTTATTAACACGCAGACTCTATCCGGTATCAGCACAGACACACGAAGACTTATATCCACACCTGTCTGACTTGGATTGGGTAGGTGTATTTGGATTACCAGCACAGGCACAGTTTGTTATTTCGTTTAGCTACGAAGAGATACTGCAAATGATGCGTCCATTACCAGATGGCAGTGGCTCTCTATTACGTATACCGAGAGGCATGCGTATCTCCGTAGGTGATGTGGATTTCTTGGTAGATTATCCGATAGACATTAAGCAACTGAAACATGGTGGCTTTAAAGTTACTTACGATACGACTGAAAAGTCACCGATACAGACACTGAAGTCCAATATCGCCCAGCATGAAGTCGCGGCTGCTAATCAAGGTGCTCATCGCTTGAATATTATAGTCGATGCGATACAGGCACGTGAGATCACGATAGAGGATTCTATCGTACTGGATAACAAAGTCAACATCCAGTCTACGTTCAGTGACTACTACTACTATTGTCGTGTCTATCATGGCGATGACCGAACAGGCTGGAAAGAGATTAAGACCACACATGCGCCTGATATCTACGATGTCAACAGCATCACGGCAGTATTGAAGCTAATCGAGAATGCAGAAGACTATACTTTAAATGTCTCTGTTCCATTAGTATACAATCGTTCTAATACTGGATCTAATGGCATCGTCTACAGTACGATGGGTGCACGTATTAAATTAGAGATCTACACGACGATCGGTGAAGTCACCATGAACTTGGAGAACTACACCATCGATCAGTTCACTTACGATTTTAATCCTAAAGGTAAAGGTAGGAATGATAACCTATCCGAATACTCGTCTGCATTGACTGGTATTAAGGATTGCTTTATCTTTAGTAGATCTTTTATCTCTCAAGGACGTGATCCTTTAACCTTCAGTGAACTGAGGGATCGTGTGGTCAATAACACTACAGGCCCTAATCTGGTACCTGTATCTAATAGAGCCATATCGGATAAATTGCAGGATAACCACTTCAAGGTGATCAAGGTAGTCGATTACGTGACCACACGCGATTATTGGGCGACAAGATCATTACCTGATCCGACTAATGAGTCTTTGTTAACACCGGCTGCTGCTTCGATTGAAACACTGATTACTTCTACTGCTGAACTATTAGGCATCGGTACCGTAATCGACAACGATAAAAGGATTACCATTACACCGGATACCATCTATCGCATGGAGAATGGTAAACTGAAGCTAGTCGATAAGAGCGAAGTCACTCGTATCAACCAGATGAATGCTGAAAACAAAGCACGTATGGTTAATAGCCACGAGTATTACTATTCACCTTTCCATTACGTAGTCGATGGTGATCGTGAAACGGTTAAACTAAGACCTTATTACTTGGATAACCCTAAAGCGATTACCAAGTATTACAAGCAGTCGAATGAAATATTGGATACATCTTTAACCATATCCGATACCTACATGGTCTATAAGACAGAGCGTGGTTATACCATCCGTATCGAGATGCAGTCTAACGATGCGTATAAGAACTATCCGGATGAAGCGTATTGGGCGCAGATACTCTTGTCACCTCATGGCGATAAGGACAACTACGTCTATCTTCAGGGTAGAATGGTAGGACGTAATCGTAATAGAGAGCCGATATTCGAGTTTAATGTCGATACACGATTCGATGTCGATGGCAACGATAGGTTAATCTTAACTAACTTCTCATTCCGTAACAGTGGGTTGGTTAACTTACCAGTAGACTTAGAGACAGAGTACATGTTCTTATTTGGTCTATACGGTAATGTACCTAAATGGTCTCGTACTGAACTGGATAACATCCGTGGCACGCATCTCTTGGAACAAGATGCCAAAGCGATACTCTTAGAGTCTATCCGTATACGTCTTGGTTATAGCCTAAAATACCTCTGGACACGTGCTCGTACTTACGCTGATGACATCGTCTACGAGAAACACACGACAGATGTACCGTTACTCTACAGCGAAGATGTCTACGATACAGATGCTGTAACGGGCTCTAAAGTGAATGTCGTTAATGGTAAAGTAACTTACAACCTAAGGCATCGTAAGGGATCACCTGTACTCGATAGTAAGGGACAGCCAGTCTACTTACATCGTGTAGGTGACACCAAGAAAGATAGTGATGGTAAACCCATTATCAAAGAGCCACGTAAGATCGTTAGACGACTGGAGATCATGTTGATTGATGGTGCGTATTGGTTTGCGACGGATGATATCACACGTGACTATAGGGAAGAACTTGTAGAGACATTCATCGACTGGTTAACCGATGACTTAAAAGAGATGAATGAAAACACACTGGAAGAGACACGTATTCGTTATTATCCATCTGCTACGATGGGACAGATCAACGTGATCTACAATGAAGGCATCGCCACGATGATCAATGCATCGCAGTCTTTACGTGTCAACTTGACGGTATCGTCTACCGTAGCCGCAGATATGGACGTACGTAAGAAGATATCCGAGTCTACTATAGCCATCCTGAATGAAGAGATGGGTCGTGAGACAGTGTCTAAGTCTACGATTATAGCTAGATTAGTGAAAGAATACGGTGACGATGTGATCGGATGTACGATCAACAACTTCGGTGGTGATGATGCGATCGTCTCCTTTACTGTAATGGATGAAGGTAAGAGAGCTACACTGAAAAAACGGTTGACTGTATTACCGGATGAGCGACTCACGGTAGAGGAAGATGTGTTGATTAACTTCATCGAACACTCTAAACGTGGAGTCGATATCGACAACATTTGATTATCTAAAAAATAGACAGCATAGACCTTACACCTACCTACTCCCTGTAATAGGGGTAGGTAGGCTAAGGTTATGTTTGTCACTGTCGTTCCAACACGCTCTTACGAGTATGTCTGCTACATTACCACAACGTGTGTTCCAAGTTATCGTAAGCTCGATTAGCGATGTTTACGATGTCTTGTTTCGTCTCGTTGAGGTTATATTTACTCACGATGGCACTCAACTCTTCTTTTACTTTAGGCTCGATGTATTCATCGTCCAAGCATTTCACCAACAGAATGGCTTTAACCATACGAGATATGCGTTTATGCTCATCACCAGGCAGTGTACCATAACGGTTATAGATGGCTTCTTCTACGGCATCGTTATCAGCATAGTGGATAAATTCAGTCAACAAAGCATCTGCCTGTAAGCGGTAATTACCATTACACTTGAAGTGATAACCAGTAACTGAATACTTAACGTTGTCGATGATGTAGTTAACGACTTCAGTATAGAGGTCTTCATTCTGTAATTCACCTAGATACTTAATGGTAGCTACTTCTGATTGTTTAAACGAAGCAAACTCACTAAGAGCATCAGCCAGATAGCAGGCAGCCATACTCATCAGTATGCCAGCCACCACATCCTTACGTTTAATAGCGAAGTTGTGGATGCCTGAATTTAACATGGCCAGATAGAGCCATGCTTCTTTTAGTAGTTTCTGCTCTTCTTCCGGTAAGGTACCGTATTTAACTTTAGCTGTATAGGTATCCCAGCTTACTCGAACATCACCGAACAGAGTCACGCTGTCGTTCAATGTAGCGAACGGACGAGTGAAATCATCGCCTGTCTTAAACGACACCATGATGGAGCTTTCTTTATCACCAAACACATTACGATCAATACGATCGATGAATGGTGTCATTTCAGGGATGACTTTGTTGATGATAAGAGGGATTCTCTCCATGACTGGAAGAGAAGTAACTTCGGCAATACCTGCGTATGTTGTCCATTTAGACATGTTTACATTTCCTTTAGTGGTGGATAGACATTAAAGTATCGCCTAGTGAAACAAAAAAAGAAGGATAGTGTTTAACTATCCTTCTCTTAACAACCAAAGCCTAGAATAAAGGCTTCAGTTGTCCGTATCGTTCAAACTCCGCTTTGAATAAAGCAAAGTCTTTCAAATCCCCGCTGAAGGTACAAGATGCAACACTTTGTAACCCAACGCTTCCCCAGATTACGATGCCGTAACCTGAGTCGAATTTAACTACAGCAGCATCTGCTGCGGCGACTGGTAACTCTTCATCCGCGAACGGATGCTTGCTCTTAACATAGAGCACTTCATTGTGCCCTACGTTGGCAGTTACCTGCTCTGCCCATGCAAATACAGCGTCAGATCCTTCAGGGATGGTGCTGTCTACCATCTTCTTCAAACCGAATGGTGAAACCGGTTTGTGTTTCTCCATAACGGAGATAGAAGATTCGAAACTGATGTTGGTGGATTTACGGATGATGTCCATGGTGGACTCCTTTCTGGTAAATAAGGTTAAAAAATAGATAGGTACATTACCAAAAGGCAATGCAGAAGATGAGAGAGAACTCTCTTTCTACTTTAATAGTATATATCTGTAATTTTCGCAATGTTAGTTTAGGTTTACAGCCACACTGACATGGCTAATCGCAATGTTTAGACATGGCAGCATAAACCCTTACCCACCTATACCCCGCTATGGAGTATAGGTGGTATAAGGTGTGTTTTATTCCATCAACTCAGGTTTATAGTGCTTCAATGCCATGACAGCATGTGCTCTGACATTCTCCAACTGACTCAATACGCCATGTGTCACGACTTCGCTCACTTCAGGTAACTTCATCGCAGACAATACAATCAGCAACGACAACTGAGCAGCTTTCAAGGTATCGGTATATTGCAAGATGAAGTTGTGTGTTGTGGCATCTAAACGAGCCATCGCAGTAATGGTTTCACCTAACTGACGAATATGGTCACCTAAGTTTACTCTCACTACTTCACCTTCATGCCCACTTAATGCATTCAGTGCTTCTGCTACCTGGTGATAAAACCCAATGTAATTAGCATAGGCTTCAGCTGAACGATAAGCATGTAAGTAAGACTGATACTGGATATCGATCAGATCAGATGGCCTAATCAATACCAAATCCATTACTGCTTTCGCTATATCTTCATCAGATTCACTTTCCTTTATTACATCCAGTTTAGCCAAGTAATGCTTACTGTCGTAGGCTGTATTACGAGCACTATTGAGATAATCGTTCACTAGCCTATCTAGAATGCGCTTAGATTCAATTATGGCACTAAAGTGTACCTTACCCTCACCCATGTCTAAAACGCCGTTATAGAGCTCAGTAATGCTCTTATTAACGAGATCTAGTTGTTGGTTAACGACCTGACTGAAATATTCACGTGTATTACGTGCGGTATACAGTGCATTGTCATCATGCCTGTAGTCTTGGATAACTTTCCAAGGACTCATCTTAGACTCAGTCTCTAAACGCTCTTTAAACTTCACCAAAGAGAGTTTCACGATACTCATCAAGGCAGTGATGTCATCTTGCTCTGTTAGTTTAACAGAAGCAGTATAAGCTTCTTGAGAAATCACTTGTTCTCTAAACTCAGGATGGATACGATAAGTCTCGTCTTCATCCACTTTCTTCAATCTATCCGAGATGATTTGTTTTACCTTCAATACAGCTAAACGTAACTGATAGAAATCATCGTCGTAGTAATCAGTCACTTCTTTTAAGTGTTCAATCTTACCATCCACTTGTGCTTTCAATGCGTCCAATGTACGAATGTCACTGTCATTGGCGTATAATGCAATAACATTACCGAACAATGCAGTAGAGAGTTGATCGACATGTTTGGTCTGTGTAATACAGATCGCATCATGACACGCAGTAGCGGTTTCAGTCACTTGCATGTTAGAAGGCACGGATGTGTATTCAGAAGAAGACTCTAACGTCACTGTAGGTGCCAATGCTAATAATGCCGTGCGTGTCTCTTTAGAGACTTGTTTAGTGGTTGCAATATGGCTTAACAGATCTTTCAGTTGCTCTACTGTAACTGAGGTCTGATTGACCTCTTCTTCTGTCTTATCCAGACTCTCTTGTAACTCCTCCGTATCTGCCATGGCTTCTTTAGGCACATTCAGTACATCTTCGATCTTGATGGTAGTACGTGCCTCTGTAGGAGCAGTGCTATTAAGTTCCTCTGCTGTCGGGTTAGTGAACGGACTATCTGTAGCTACAGTATCCGTATCATCCCAGCCGTATTTAGACATAGTGGCTTATCCTTTCTTAAACGAGTTCTTTAATCCCTGTACGGTTAAGAAGTTATCAGTCGATACATTCTTACCTAAGGATAAGTTATACGCTAAACGAGCGACTTCTTTTACACCTTTGCCAGTAGCCTTAGCGATAGACATGAGCTGATCACCTAACTCTTTAGCTGCTTCTTTGCGGTTCTCTGCTTTCTGTAACTTGAGCTGATCCTGTTTATCGAACCGCTCTTCTTGAGCACGAGCAAGATCAGCGTCATCCACTTTACCGATACTGGATGAATGCTTACTATTATTAGCGGCTTCTTTAAACGCCTCATGTGCACGTGCTCTGTCTAATACAGACTCTACAGTCAACTCATCCGGTTCATGTGTCAATGGTACGCGTCTGGCATTAGGAGAAGTTAGAATCGAGTGTTCTTTCTCGTAGAGGTGGGAAGTATCCCCACTAAACATGACATCACCTACCGGTACTTCGGTATCGACATCATGCTCAGTCGGGAAATCCACATCCACGGTATCCTTATCGAATAGTTCAAATCCCATGGTTTAATATCCTTAGTCTTTGTTTACAGTATCAACGATGGCATCGACGACATCATCTACTGCTTCTGCTACGTTTTCTTCTTGATTGGCTTGACTGTAGTTAAATAATACATCTTGGTTCTCGACTGCTTCACCAGAAGTGAACAAGTTGATGATCTTCACGATGCCTTCTGCATTGGTATTGAAACACTCAATCTCTTGGCTGTTTAAGTATTGATCGATACCGAACAAAGAGAATGGGAATGGCAAAGCAGACAGGCGAACATGAGTCAGTGTCGGATGCTTCATGGTGTTAAACGCATCGTAAAGACGACGAGTCAAGTCAGTGGCATAGCGCACATCGAACAAAACAGATTCATTCAACTCACTGATGAACGAGCGATGTGCACGGGCGAATGAGGCATCGTATTCTTCCGAGCTATTGACATCGGTAATGTGCCGTTGACTGGACAGTACCAATACAGATGCAATCGCCAATGAGATGGCTTTAGAACGATCATCAGCAGAGAACGAAGTATTCGCGATATCGCGTATAGTAGCTTGTATAGACATGTTTACATTTCCTTTTAAACAGTAGTTAAGAAGAGGCAGTGGTACGCAAATCATGCGCAGCCACGAATAAGTTGTTGGATGATAATGCTTCCAGTTGCTCGTAGAGTTCAGTCTGTGCCAAGAGTCTTCTCTTACTCGGTACGACTAAGTCAACGAGATAACCGAATGCTGAAATATAGTGTTTATAGTTAGACAAGATATCGTCTAACTCTTTAATGTCATTACGGATACGCTCACCGACTGTTCGGTTAATCGTTTCATCCTTCAGCATGCTGACCATATCGTTACGGATACGGGTAAAACGATTGACATCATGATCGTATACACCATCGGATGTATTCGAGTAAGCTAACAATATAGCTAAGAACTTGTGGAATCGTGTTTTGTATTGTCCTGATGTTTCAGGTAACAATAAAGTAAAGAAACCATAAGTGAATAACTTCAATTCGTATCCGATGAAATTACTCAATCCACGATAGCGACTGCCATACGTACGATTCAAGATATCGAGTCCTTCTGCTAAGTAAGTACCTGCACCCATACGCACAGCGAACTTATCAGCTAGGTGTTCACTGTTGATCTTATCGTATTCAGTGTGTTTCGTAATCGAACGAGCATCTCTTAGCTTATTCACCACGATAGCTTCTACGATGACTTTCTTATCTTTAGTGGCTAAGTCTTCACTGACTTTAGTCGTCGTACTACTATAGCCATTCCATTCTTTCAAGATGAGTTTGATCTCTTCTGTATTCTCAGTATTCGTAATCTTATTCAGTGTATTGAGTAAGGGTAAGTTGGCACTGTACTGATGGGCGGATAATGCAAAATAAGAGAAAGCATGGCCTACTTCATGCATCGTAATGGCAGCCAATACCTCATCCCGATAATCCGTATCGAAGATCATGTACGGATCGATGTATAGCTGTACCACCAACTTACTGAAATCACCACCTACCTTAAAGTTCTTAAGATCGATACTGGCTTCTATCTTACCTTGTTTCTTACGCACTTCACCTGCACTGTAGAACCCTTTAGCATCATTGTGCTCTTTTAAAAGTACATGGTTTCTATTCAAATCATGCGGTATCATGGCGAATAATGGTGCATTCTTGACGATCTCCATCCGTATACCAGTGTGTTTGAATATCGCATCGGTAATCATCTTCAATCCCACACTGTCACTATAGACAGTACGGACATTGTCCTTATCCCTTAGATAACGATAAGCCGCACTTAGATCCTTCATCAGATCCGATGTGTAGAGATAGACATTGGATTCATTGACCATCTCGTTAGAGATCTCTAAATCGAATAACTTCATCTTCCTTCTTTCTAGATTATAAAGTAGATCATTTACAACAGAGTAGACTATTTAACGACGCAAAATACCTTGTGTTAAATATATCGACTAGGCTTGGTTTTCATAGCCTTACCATAGAGAGGACAGCCAGACATGGAACAAAAAGTAGTCGGCAGTATTTGCCGTAATGTGGTTTATTTACCACCACCTAAAGACGTGGACTTTGACTTACACTTAGCCAAAGTCATCGAGGTGTTAGAAGACGGTACGACGAGACCTGCTGTTAAGCTATATAAAGACTATAAACGTACCTTCTGGGTGTGTAACAGAGACCACAGACACCATAAGCAAAAGAAAGAGCGTGTACCAGTGGATTGGTGCCAAGAGATCAAGTGTTCGCAAATGAACTTGAGAAAGGAAGCAGCCCAAGCACTAGGCTATAAGCCACAGTTCGTGAAATGGGAAGAATGGGAAGACATCGTCAGAGGTCCCTATACTTACGGTTCTGACTTATCCAGTGCATCTGAACTGAAATTTAGATACAATAACCGTAAGGAAGCACAAGGTATCCAGTTAGGTGGTACAGTAGCCGCATTTGACGTAGAGACCAATATTAGGGATAGGAATAGATGGGAATGGATAGAAGTCGCTTCCTTAACGTATAAGGATAAAGTCATTACGGCGATTGATAAGCATTTCTTACAAGAGAAGTATCCGAACATGTCTATAGACGACATGTATAAACGTCTGTATCAAGCTGATGATGTCTATCTTAACGAGATCAACCAAGAGCGTAAGATACAGCAAGAGTTCGTGATATGCGACAGCGAGATAGAAGTATTGCAAACAGTCTTCGCTAAAGCACATGAATGGATGCCTGATTTCATCGTGGCATGGAACATGGACTACGATATTAACCGTACGATAGAAGCGTGCCAAAGAGCTGACTATTCAATAGAGGATTTGTTATCTCATCCGACTGTACCTAAGCCATTTAGGATGTTTAAATACTATCCTGGCCGTGATTCGATGATCACTAAGAAAGGTACATGGCGTAATCTCTCTAACTTCGAGAAATGGCCACAAGTAACCGTAGCAGCTTCATTTACCTTCGTAGACAGCATGTGCTACTATTACGGTAATAGGAAACACAAAGGTAAAGAGCCATCTTACTCTTTAGATGCGATATTGACTAAAGAGTTCCCAGATACGGTAAGAGAAGGAGCATCTCCTAAAGAAATAGAGAAAGCCAGACACAATGCACTCATCCGTAAGTTAAAGTTCGAAGAGACGAATACTTTAGTCGGTACAGTAGACTGGCACATCCAAATGCAGTCTAAGTATCCATTCGAATATGTTATCTACAACAAGTTCGACTGTATTGCATTAGAGTATCTCGATGAACAAACCATGGATATTTCATTTAGTCTGGTATCAGACTGCGAGACGTGTGAATATAAGGATTACGAGTCTGAGCCTAGACGTTTGGCTTGTGATATGCATTGGATTAACTTGGAAGATGGCTATGCCTACGGTACAGGTGGTAAGAACAATGAAATCGAGTTAGATAAGCGTTTAATCGGTCGAGATGATTGGATCGTAACCCTTAGGGCTGATTTATTGGTAAAACAAGGTAAGAACCACTTTAAAGATGCCCGTAAGTTGATTACCTTCATCTTCCGTGAGAACGCAGATATAGACGTAACTTCGTCTTATCCTAAGTCCAATAGTACACTGAATACATCACGTGAGACTTTAGTAAAAGAACTCATCAGCATCGAAGGTGTGTCTGAACGTGATAGGCGTGATTGTGGGATTAACTTATCCGGTGGATTCGTGAATGCCATGGAGATAAGCAAACGACTGTATAGTGCACCTGATGTATACCAAGTATTAGCTTACTACGATGAAGATGCGATGACAGCTTAACTAAAAAAAGAAAGCAGAACATAACCGAAGGTAATGGCCGAATAACCGTGAGGACATATACCCTTAGCCACCTATAGTCCATAACGGGCTATAGGTGGTGTAAGGAGTATGCCGTATATTTGGTTAAGGGTTAGCACGCTTACGGGTACGTACTATCCTTTTCGACTTCTTTTCTTCTTCTGCCTTTTTCTTCTTATCGGCATTAGCCTTGTCTTTCTCTTCTTTCAGCATAGTAGCTGTCAGAGTCAAGACGTAAGTGACGATCATGACAGATTTGTACATGTTGGGTGTAAAAGGCTTGGTGAGTACATTGGCATCTTTGTCGATGTGTTTTAAAGAAGACTCACACGCTTCTTTTACTGCTGCTGGGAAATCGTACTTACCGTCTTTGGTGTGTTTCTCCATGACGACCTTAGCAGCTTTCTCAGCTTCTTCATTTAGGCGGGTGTATTCATTCTTGGTGTCGATGATCTGTTCAAACGGATCGATCTTCTTAGCCAAGTCTTGACGGATCACAGTCGCGATGTTATCGTAACTAGACGGCATCATCTTCCAATTACGGGTTAATGATGTCGGCAATCCACGGATATTGGATACGATACGTTTAGCGGCAGCGTAGTTGGTTGGTGCTTTAGCCATGATGTTTATTCCTCTTTTTCAGTGTTAGTGGGTGTATCTGCTACTCCAGCAGGTACTTCAGCTACAGGTGCGTCAGCAACTTCAGGTGTGCTTTCAACAGATACAGGTGCTTTTACTTCATCAGGAGCTTCAGTGGGTACTTCTGTTTCTTCTACTACCGGCAAGACCAGTTTAGCGTAGAGTTCTTCATCAGTACGAGAACCCTTAAGGTAGACCGCATCGATCAATTCAGGTGTCAGGTCTTGCTTGATGTTACGCAAAGTCACGATGAACGCACGTGTCTTCTTACCGACGATGGTTTTCTTGATGTCGAACTTCGGCTCTTTAGTCACTGTACAGACTGAACCATAAGCCACATAGTCACCGAACTTCATGTACACGACATCATCATTTTTATCTTCTTTATCCTTACGGTTGATGAATGCCTGTAATACCTTAGCCAAGACCGTATAGATCTTACGGCATCGTTTATCCAAATTAAGCAGAACAGTGCCTTTATTGGTTTCATTTTCTTCATTACGCACATAAGCACGTACTGCTACGATGGTGTCATCCAGTGCTTCCAGGATGTTGTGCAGATTACGAGTCTTACCCATCTCTGCATCCAGTTCATCCATACGAGCCAATACTTCTTCACGTGTAAAGACAGTCTTTTTCACGCTCTGACGAATACCAGCGTTTTGCAATGCTTCTTTCAAACTCAACGACATCTCTTATTTCCTTATACTAAAAAATAAGCCCATTATAGGCCTTCTAAGAATATAAAGATAGAGACACCCTATCGCTAGAGTATCCCTATCTTCGCTACAAACAGTCTAGATGATTACGCCAGTGTCGACATTACGAACAGGCAGTGTCCTGCCTTTGAATGTCTCATTGACCTTCTTGTTGTGGTACTTAACATGCTGATCCAAGTTATCTGCGACAAAGTACACGAAACTGTGTTCGATATCCGGCATGTTCTCTATCTCCAACTTACGTAAGCGACCGATGGCCTGCAAGTTACTCTTAGTCGAAGAGATAGCATTGGTCATGATGACCGTTGCCAACATCGGTATATCGTGCCCAGTACCGGCACCGATAATCGTGGATACACAGAGCGTCGCTCCGTATAGATTAGACACGTTTTCACCTTCCACATACGTAGTGACTTTCTCGAAGATACCTGTATATTGCTCTTCGATATAGTTCTTGAGTTCACGAGCCATCTCGATAGTGGCTACAGTGACCACACACCTTAGCTTATTATTAGCTTGATGCTTAGGATAGAAATAATCATCGATGGCTTTCTTGATCAACTTAAAGTAAGCATCCATCATCCAGCCACGCTTCATGATGGTTTGTTCTAAGAGGATGTGACTATAACCCATCTTAGTGGTTACTCTTAGGTATTCGGGTTTCTTGAACTGATAATGCCAAGCGATAGGCTGCTGATAGACATTAGCTACTTTCTGTACGTATCGTTTAGACAGTGGAAAGAGTAACTTCATCATCCTGTTCTGGAATGCCATATCGGCATCCGGAGTCGCAGACATGCCGATGAATCTTTTCGTATTAATCGTAGACACTAAGTGGCACACGAAGTTGTGGTCAAAGTGCGCTTCATCGTAGTAGATGGTGTCTACTTCTAATAGCTTACTGAAATCCTGAGGTTTAACAGGATAACCTTTACTCTCGAATAGCTTAGGGTCATCCTTATTGTCCTCGTAAGTAGACAGATAGTTCTGTATCGTACGAGAGGATAGTAGTACAGCCTTATAAGGATTGTGTCCCTTATCCAGTATATCGTTCATCAGGGAAATCAGTTGTTCAGATCCCCTAACCGTACAAATCTCATGCTTCTTAAAGCCCACCATGTCTTTGTTGATGGCTTTTAGCCAACCTGTAGATGGACCAGTACCGATGAATGTCGGTCTCATCACGCACACAAAGCAATGTTTAAATACAGTAGAGGCTAAATACAAAGCCAAACTACTCTTACCACCACCTGTCTGTAAGTGTAGTAGGATAGCACCACTGTCTATCCCTTTTACAAACTCGATGGCTTTGGCTTGCTCTTCACGAGGTATCCAGTCTGATTTCATCGTAAGATGTTTGGTCTTAGGCACATCGTGATACTCTTCTTTAATAAAAAAGTCCAATCCTTCTATTAATCGCTGTCCTTTTAAATCATTCCTAAGCTCATCGAGCATCGTTCTTAAGAAACGAACTTCACTTCTGTCTGCTCTGAAGAATAAAAAAGAAGCCACGGGCGTATTGACTTTACGTCTTTGACGTGGATCCCAGTAAGACTGGAATGCGATGTATCGCCTATTGAATGGACGTATCCAATCTAAATGTTTATCTTCTGTCGGATAGAGCGTCACACCCAGGTGATTCGCTACGATCTTCAACATGATCTTTCCTTCCTGATATAGTGTCAGATGTCAAATATAGTATCCCGCTCCTTGTACATTTTAAAGGGTTAGAAATAAGCTATATAGCGATTACAGGGCCATAGAGCGTGTTTTAGCGCATATAGGCCAAAAGGTATACCTACCTATGCCTCAACGAGGAGACATAGGTAGGAGGCCTTCTATAAGCGTCTAATGACGTGTTAGACACATCAACGTACTCTTCTGTACTTCAAATACGGCAAATGCATCTGTTCAGGTGTGAAAAACTGATCCATCGGACTATCCGTACGGTTCGTATATCGGAAACTATTGGGTGTGGTTAAGGTATATAGATGCTTCTCGTAAGATAATGCACCTGATAAACTACGTCCCCACAACAAGTGATCCATCGTACCCACACCACGAGTCGTCCATGGCTTAGGTAGGCTGTAGTCTTTACCTTCGATATTCGTCGCTAACATGCTATACGCGATTACCTGCAATATCGATAAGTTAATCCCCAGTTTCAAGTTTACACGATCCGAGAGTTCCATCAGGAATGATTCAGGTGTTGTAGCAGTCGCACGCTTACGAATATCCGATACGGAAGATTTAATCAGCTTCTCGATCGTTTTTGCATAGCGGAACATGTCGGATTGTTTGGCTGTCACTTCAATAACAGATGCCTCAGGATCAATGTTGATCAATTCAATCTCAATCGTCCCATTGGCATTGTTGGTAATCCAGCCATACTCCTTCATGTGGTTGAGCATATAGGCAGATAAGAACCCACCGTCATCCAAACCAGCCACATCCAATACTTCCTCATCCTTCTTACCACTATTATCTACAGTAGCCAGTAGTATACGACTAAAGTTAGACGTACGCTTAGGCGACAGTAAGGACACATCCTTAATCTCAATCAAATCAGCCATACCGGTAATACAGACTTCCGGTAACACCAACTTAACAGATCGGTAGTGTTTAAACATATTGTCACTCAATCCCAATGCTAATCCATCTTTCATCAGTTTCAAGTAACGTTTGTTATAATCCGATAGGATCAGGGAAGATGCAGCAGCTGATGCTACGTGGTGTTTCGTACTCAATACCAACTGAGAGATGATCTCCATTAGAGATACAGTGGCATAGTGACCAATATTACGGTACCTAGGTATATTGCGCGATATCGCACCTAAACAGGTTGAACAAACACCTTTAGGATCCTTATGCTTACAACCCATGATGGTACGCAACTTAATCGTCTTACCGTATAAATGGGTAGAAGCCTTAGTGATCATCTCTAAGTGATTCGTCTCTTCGTTTAGGTAATACATGCCTTGCAATAACTCAAGATCAGTCATCACGTATCCAGGACGATTAGCCTGTACCTGGAACACCATGTACTGATCCGTCCCACAGTCACCGAAATGTAGGTTCTCTACTTCCATGCCGATGAACTGCATACGGCGGGATAGGTATTCGGTGAACTGTAGTGGGGATGATTGGTTATTTAAAGACATGGCTGCTGTACGTGATTCTACAAGTACATCGTACGCACGGTTCATGCCCTTAAGATAACCAGTTTTAATCGGCTCAGTAAAGATCGAACCATCGATATCGGTTAATACACCACGTGGGCCTAGACATTGCATCAGTTGTGGTCCTTTAATCGTACCGGACTTTAACATGATGGCCACTGGGTTCTGATTGAAATCAGGATGGGATTTGATCAGGTTGGTCTTTTCCTTGTAGATCTTATCGACGATATTGCGCCTGTGGACAGACTCGGATGTAACCACATTCTCTTCGTCTATCTTGCGCATCTCTGGGTGTCTAACGATCTCCAGTAATGGATCCAACCCACCGTCGATGTGATAGGGCATGTAGTGCACCAACACATCGTTAAAGACACGGTTGTTGATCTGCATGATCTCTTCCCACACCCTATCCTGTACGGAGAAGATGTATTCATCCCGATGGTTCTGGTCTCTCTTAGACTCTGTATTGTCGTTTAGAGAAGCCATTTCGATATCGAAGATATCATTCATCACAGCTGACAATAACTTACGAAATGAAGCTGAGGTAAATGTCTTCGTGGTATCGGTATAGTTACCGATGTGGTACCGACTGCTAAGATACGGCTTAGGATGATGCTTCAAGAGTTCCCAAGCATATCGGTTAATAGCAAGTTCCGTACCACCCATCTTGATGAGTTTACCATCTTCGAACAACACTTCCAATGGCCCTTGGAACATGGCCAGTACATCAGTCGGTGATGCATCCATCAGTTTCAGGGCACTAATCCTGATCGTCATGGTTTTCATCCTTCTCGTCATTAGGGGTTTCAGTTGGGTTATCGGTATCATTATCGGTATCGTTGGCATCAGTTACATCACCATCCAATACCTCAGCATCTGCTTCATCTTCATCCGCATCGTCTTCTATCTCCATGACATTGCGTCCGTTGATGAACTCAGCTCTCTTCTGCATGGATGCCTTAAATGGTGTATACATCATCTTGGCTCCTGCACACTGGATGAATTGACGCAGTATCTGCAATGGCCGTGATGTACCTAACGGCACTTCATTACGGTCAATAGCGATATCAATATCAGTCGGTGTATCGGTACTGTAGATCGACTCCATGATCTTCTCTACGGCTAATGGATTATTACTCCTATCGTGCAACTCCACAGCCAAACCGTCCATGGTACCGGCACTGATCAGACGGAACTCTGTCTCACCTGGGAAGTGAGTCGCCTGCTTACGCACTTGGTTGATGGACTTATCCTTACTGGTTAAAGGCACGATAATACCATTAGGCTGTGTGGCTGCTGCGGATACGGCTGAAGCATCATCCCCGATCTTCTCTAAGCACATGTGGTATACTGGGCCTATGCGTATCGGTAAGATGGATTCTTCTTCACGGTTCAAGTGATGGTTATACCACCTGACTCGATTAGGAGGCGATAACAATCCAAATGACTTTAACTGCTCGATACTGACGGTAATATCCTTGGGATTATCATGCGGCATGTAGAGATAGAAATGTGACTTGATGATGTGGAACAAATCCTCAGTCTTCTCTTTATCACTCCACTTGACATATTCGTCATGCTGGATGACTGTCATGATGTCCAAGAACAACTCGATACGGTTAAAGATATCCCTCTTTATATCCGCCTTCAGGTTTAATACCTTTTCCCTCAGTCCAGGTGTGTCTTTGGTTAATCCAGTCACTTGACTAATATATCGTTCAAGTTCCAACATGGCTGATTTGACTTCCTGCTCATGCTGACGACCACTGTTCATGCGGTTATAGGTGGTTTCACCTGAGATGGCGATTTCAGCACGTATACCTGTTACTGGATCGTACGGTAACTCATCCGGATCGACCAGAGTCAACTTGTTGATTACACCTTTACCACCAACCAAGTCCATGACTTTAAAGCCAGGACCTATCTCTTTAATCACTTCAGTCGTCACGATCACGATAACATCATCAAGCTTACGACCAAAGTTAGCGACTTTCTGGATAGCAGGCAACTTAGCATTACTATCCTGATAGTTCGTATACGCCATGCAATGACGAATCAGTTGATCAAACTCATCGGTGAAATTAACTTGACCATTGTGCTTGGCCATGATCTTACGATACTCAGCCACGATGCTTTCGCAGAAATCCAAATAGTATTTCGCGTATTTATCCAACTGGGACATGACACCAGGTGAAACAGATGAGAGTGCCTTAGATTGCTTTAGAACAATAATGTCGACTACACGGGCATCGTAACCACCACCATCTAAACCAATATCGGTGACATCGTTAAACACACGAGTCTTATTACGAGTAAAAGTAATAGGCAATAGTTCAGGCTTATACTCACGTTTAGCCATAATCAAGCCATCGTATCCGATACCAGTAGGACGACAATACTCGCCGATATCCGGCATCACTTTGTAATGATCATCATCCCCGTATAAGTTCAACGGAAAGTCAGCAGAACCCAATTCAAACGTAGACGTATTGAATACAGTCGTCTTTAAGTCATTGACGAGTTTCTTAGACATCATGATCGAGTCTTCAATCGTTCCTTCTAAGTTGATGTAAGCCGTATTAAGATTACGGCCAAAACTGTAGTTACCAAGTTCATCTTTAGCAGGACTATCGTACAGGACAGTATCCTTAGGGATAGATGCACCGACTTTAATATTCTCGGCAGCACGAGTCGGACGATAGTAGTAACCGAACTTAGGATGGTTGTGCGACATGCGCACTAAATCGATCATGCCGTAGGTAGGCTTATTACCGCCATCGTCAAAAGTCGAATAGATCACGACACGTTGAGGCACATGGGCAATATTCGTAATGTGGTTGGCATTATAGCGGTCTACGATGGCCTCTATTCGGATATTATGGGGTGTGGAAATGGCATGAGTGAATCGGCCATATTCAAACTCTGCCCCAGTCTGAATAGTGTTGGGTTCACTATTGGCGATAACAAAATGTTGGGAAATGGCCGATGAAAACATCTGACCACGTGATGATGACACATATCGCGCAAATGGCGATAGTGCGGTAGTGGACAACAATCGAATATCGTTCTCGTTTTCGATGATGTTGTTTTTGATTTGCTGTCTGTCTATCATGGCTTTTTGGATCTCCTAATTTAGAACTAAAAAATAATGGGTGAAAATAGCTTGCTACTAAGCCCAATGGACTTTAGTCTGTTGGGATTTAGACATAAGCACGGTGGCTTAGTCTACCGTGATTAAAATAGAGAATACTCCTTGTGGTTATCTACTTTAATAGTATATATCTACATTTTAGAACAAACAAGAAAACACAGTTAAAGGTAGGATTATTACCATGTCTTTATTAGAACAAACTTTACCTTTTATCGATCAGACGGGATCGGAAGAAGGATTCAGAGTCGTCCTGGAAGACCATCTGTCTAGTTTAAAGGCAGATATTGAAGATGTCATCCTGATCGATCCTGTAGATGCTGTTCGTTTTGAATACGATTTAAACGGACTCTTACGCTACAAGGGCATACCGATCGAACAACATTGGATCATCATGCGTGTGAACAACATGATGTCTCCTGAGGACTACAGACGTGATCGACTGACACTGAATAAACCCAGTACAGCTACGATCGCTGCATTACGCAACTATTACAACCAAGTCGTGAAACGTTCAGCTGGTTAGTCTATAGACACTATAGTAAGCTAGTGTTAAAAAATATACAGAACATGGCGTGCATACCGAATGTACGTTCGAATGAACATGAGAACATACTCCCTACCCACCTATAGTCCATAGCGGGCTATAGGTGGTGTAAGGTGTATGTTGTTACTTCATTTTCTATTAACTCTTATCATGCATTTTAGACTATCTAGCGATAGCCTAAGACTTACTAGCGTGCGTTTTATCCTATCTTACGATAGTCTAAAATACGCTATCGCGCGTTACCGAAACGACTCAGTGGGGCAGGTCTACGACCGTATCCGCCACGGTTATCGTATCCATAACCGCGCTGATCGTAGTAACTGCGTGCTGCTGTGCTGGATACGCCAGGTACATGGTCTGCGGTAGCAGGTGCGATACGGCTACGTCCGTATCCTCGCTGTCCATAACCATATCCACGATCGTAGTAGCCATCATTACGGGTCTGTTCAGTAAACCAGTTAGAACGACCACCTTGACCACCATAACCTGAACGGCCATAGCGACGCTCGTACTCCAGCTCTTCACGTACACGACGGGCAATCTCGTCTTCTAACGCATCACGGTGATCTGCCGGTGCTTGTGGCTGACGTATCCAAGGCGAAGCGGCATGAGTCTGCTGTGCTGGTGCTGGCCGTCTATCGTCACGATAAGCTTGTTCCCGTTCACGCTCGTAGTTCTCACGTGCACGTGCTTCACGTTCCAGACGTGCTTTCTCGATCGGATGCATGTCAGCTTGTTTCACCGGCACTTCTTCTTCACGATAAGACGGTTCAGGCTGACGAGTAGCAGCAGCATGGCCTCGTGCACCTTGGTGGGATTGTTCAGTTACATCACCCCATTTACGGGCAGACTTCTCTTTGGTTTCGCTTAATGCAATCGCACGATCTTCTACCGGCGCGATACCATCACTACCATCTTGCATCGGGATCAAGCGATACTCTTTAGACCATTCACTGACACTGAAGTTTTCACCGATCCAATCAATATCTAACAATGACAAAGTCAGATTCTGTTTTGCGATTTCAGTACTGTAAACATGGTGCTTACCATCGTAGAACAACTTAGCGATATTGTTCAAGTGTTCAGGCAGTGTACGCAATGACCGTACGAATGCTTCGCAATACGGTGCATCAGTGGCATTGCTATATGCAAAGAACGGATTGTCTTTGGTATCGATCTTAGGGAAGAATGCATCGCAAATACCTAAGTAAGTATCGATGTCTTTCTTACGGATAGCCACACCGAGTATCTTAGGTGTATCTTTCGTCCGTTTCGATTCTTCAATACCCTTCTTGATCTCTTCTACCAAGGGAGATGACCAAATAGCAGCACGTGAGTATTTCTCACCATTGATTTCTGCTCCTTTACGTAAAGAGAGCATGATCGGCGTGTTATTGGTAGACCGCTTAGCGAGTTTCTCCAGAATGTGGAAGAAGTCTTCGGTAAAGCGTTGATCTACTGGGCCTAACTTCGAGATGAAATCACGCTGTAGCATGGTGAGTTCACTGGCTTCTACTGCACCTGCAGCGATCTTGACGATATCGTCCATCATGGCCGCTACGGATACACCATACGTGTGGATAAGTTCCTTACGGATGGCAGCCATGATACGGGATTCACCATGGATCAGGTTCTCTTGGAACGGATGGAAGAAGATATAGGCCATCGAGTTTTCAGAACGCAATGCTGCCTGTGTCGGCAAACACATGGTGCGTGTCTCATTGTCGATGGTCATGGTAACCGGCAGTTTCTTCTTGGATGTTGCCTTACGGACGATGCCGTCATCGTCTACTTCGTATCCGCAGGTACGCAGGATACTTTCGTATACGGTTAAAAGGTTCATTTACTATTCCTTTCTATACTTAATTATAAACTAAGCCCGATGGACTTAGTCTATTAGGGCTAAAAACGATTGCCTGAGTCATGCTGTACAGGTGAGTCGTATCTTGATGGCTCGTCGTATCTGGGCGTATCATCCTGATAGTCGTAACGATCAGGATAACGATCATCACCATACCTATCCGCAAACGATGGTCTGTATTCATCATTCACGTCATGCATGACATTACGCGGATCCAATATCCTACGGTTTTCTACCACATGATCCATCACCATACCCACATCGCTAATAGACTGACGATAAGTATCCGCTTTAGTCGTCAAGATAGGCGAGATAATCGAATCTGCGAATGATGGGAAGGTATACTCAGTCCATGGGTTGTTCTCAAACCTGATACGGATAAAGATGTCTTGGTTGATCATGGCATGTACTTCAATATCGTATCCGATTTCATTGTTCTCGGATAAGACTTCTGCCAATTCACTGTTCACGACATCGGCAATCGTATCCAAGTGTTGAGGAGTCACGCGGTCTGACACTAACGATAATGCCTTCCTGACTTCAGTTGCAAATGGATTTTCGATATTCATTGCTCTAGAAGCAATATCCATACCCATCATGTTGGTGGATACAAATGCCAACTCTGTTAAAGACATGTTCAACATCAGTGTCGATACCATGGTAGAGGCAATCAATGCCATCTGGGTTTCACGTGTAGACGTATCCCAATAATCACCCAATCTACCATCTACGGTAAAGTCTAAAAGTGAAATATCCACGATTTCTTCCAGATGAGGACAGATATCTTTCAAGCGTCTGTATTCAAATACACTACCGGATGTACCATTCATGTTGATGTTGGATATAAACCGACAACTGAAAATATCCGGATCCCCCACTGCTGCACGGGTATTCGTGTAGATATCATCAGCCGTCATCATGGCACTATTAGATGCCTGCATGATGGATGACGTAAAGCTCTGCATGATGCGTCTGAACATCGTCGTAGGGGATGAATACAACCGATCGGTAATAACAGGCTGATTACCCACGACATGAGAGCCTGCGATACGGATATCGGGATTGTTAGCTACAGTCGACAAACCTTCGATACGCTCGATATCAGCATGCTGGATTAAGTTCATCGGTGTCATGCGATAAGTGTTCTGGTCATGGAAGGTACCGGCACCTAAACCACCACCTGTAACCGAATAAGCCGCTTGGATCATCGGTACACCCATCTGCTTGATACGGGATACGCTGTTAACGTAAAAGATCGTATCTTCAGCGATGAACACTTCATTACCACGCACGACATGATCAGACCTATCAGTATAACCAGATACCAACTCAATATTACGGATACCATTGGTTTCGATTTCTACCTGCATGATGAACATGAACCGTTTTTCACTCCATCCATTGTCGATACGCACATTCATGGCACGGGGTGTACCACGATCACTGAACGTTTCGACACGTGCTGATGGCAACATGAACTTAGAAGTAGAACGAGAGATGGCTTGTGTCGGTATCTTACTGCCATACTGACCCAACATGTTGTCGATGTTGTTCAAGATCTGTCCTGTTACCGTGGTTTTGTTCGGTCTTAGAAACTGATCTTGGTATCCCATCGTCTCGTATAGTCGAAGGTTGATGATGGTCATCTTATCCCTTCTCTGTCCGATGTATGCTGAACCATAGTCCTGATACATTTTAAATGCTCCTTTTAAAACGTTTTAAAACTTATACTAGGCTGTTAAGCTTAGTAAAATAAACATCATGTCTTATCCTGAGCCACTATTGATCAGATAGTGACTCTACTACACTGGATAAAAGACATGCTCTGGGTACTGCTACTTAGATAGTATATATTTAAAAGTATTACCGTACGAGTGGTTAACGACAGCTAATCGAAGATCAGCGATAGCTAACCATGAGTAAATATACCATCAAAACGGATCATTGGGCATCTGTTGTCGTCTCTCTAAGAACAACATCAAATCACCCAGTATATTACGCAATGAAGAAGAGACTACTAATACTTTATTGCGCTCTACGATCGTACTTTCACTTAACCATCTTTCAGGCAAAGTCGTGATCCAGTTAAACGCCGTGATCTCACGATCGATGTATTCGATACAGCCTAAATACGTCATGTTACGGCCTACTGCTTTAGTCGTACCGGCTAATGGATAAGCAGCAGCTAGTCTGTCTGCTAATGTGGTTTCAATATTGCGCCTGTGATTCGGCATAATCGGCGCATTCTCATCTGTTGGTACGATGGCGATCGCTGATATCAGTGCTGCTATATCGTGGAATCCCCAATGCCACAAGATGGCTCTTACCAAACCAATCAACTCTATCAAATCCTTCAATGGCAAATGATCGAAGATCACGGTGTCTATCGCCTCATCGACGATCCACTTAGTCAGTGTTAACTGCACATCTTGTATAGGCTTCATGAACTGACGCTCGTCATGCAGTGTGGTATAGTTCGTATCCATCTGCATGATCGTATCCATGGACTCACGATAAAGCTCTTGCGGCAAATCAGGACAAATAATGTCAATGATGCGCTGATGATCCCGTACGGAATGAATCAGGAACATCTTAACATCCATCAAGAGCTTACTTCTTACGTAGCCGATATCCAGTACACTACGGCTATCAGGGCCTTCACCACGTATACGGTCTTTAGCACTGGTTTTCTTGATCTGGATCTGCATCTTATCCGGCCCGTAGTTCTTAGACGCTGCGCTGATCTTACTGCTGAGCGTATAATAGGTCTGGGCGATGATCTGATATTTATTGTCCTGGGATGTTAAATCACCCTGCGCCACTTGTTTTAAGACGATGAACGAATACATGTTCTCGTAGAAGTCTTCTTCCGAGATACCGAATACCAAGATGGCTTTACTATCCAACTGTATCTTCGTATTACGGATGAACTTCTTAAGACGTTGTTCTGCTTCGCAAACATAAGAGCCATCAGGTTTAGACATCATGCACGTACCGTAGAGGATCTCCATGGAATGTGCTTCTTTGTCCTGATTGAACTCAGTCTTCATCTGCGGTGCAATATCGCCCCAAATAGGCGCAACCAAACGCAATGCCAAACTAAAAGCCATCAGTTTTAGATAGTCACTGTAGCCATAAGTCGTCTCTTCGTTATACGTCGCTAATGGTGCAGGCTTATTCGGTATATAAGCAGGCGTATCTGGGCGACGTATCCATTCTTCCATGGCCTGTAGGTCTATATCACGATAGAGTTCAACGACTAAGTCATTGAGCTTATTCAACAGACGCTGAACATTATTCTCTTCGTCTATCGTACGACGGATATCCCGATAAACATTGAAGATGTACTCCTGCCACTTCTGTGGTTGTTCTGTTAGCCACACATTGAACTCAGCGAATGCTGAATTGGCATTCTGCACGGCTATCTTGTTGCGATGCTTCTTGTAAAGATGCATGGCAAACGGGATGGTTTCATCTCCGTATTGGATCAAGAGTTCAGTCTTGTCTTTACTAAACTCGAATACCAAGTTCTTTCTCATTTCTGTTCATGCTCCTTCTAGGTCTATCTGGGGATTATACACACATGCTTTACATTATTTACTCTCTACTTGAGAAGTTTATAAACGGAGTAAAGGAGTAATCCTATACGAGTCTCTATCGTGAGATAGAGAGGAGTAACACTATACGAAACTGTAACGACAGTTACAGGAGAGTAAAAAAAGAAAGCATAGAGTAACACTCCCCTAACCACATGGCTAAGGGAGTGCTCTCTATTTACGGTGTGTAAATGAAGTTGTGGTCAACTGACTGACGGGTGAATGTTTCATCTTCACCGTTGTTGTAACTGACTACAACCACTAAAGCTTTGTTGAAGATGTCTTCAGGTATCGGTAAGCCAGGTTGGGTGATATTACCTTCCAATACACTGAGATAAGGCAAGAGTTCGATCTCTGTACCATCTGCCTGTGTGACGTAGGCGTTATACAGACCATCTTCATTCGTGCGGTCTACTTGTTTCGACAACACGTACTGAGCCATGGCGGTTGTAGCATATTCAATCTGTAACATTTAAATCGCCTTTATCTCTACTTCGAAAGGATGTTCCACATTGGTACGTTTAAACACTTGGGTGTGTGTCGGATACGCCAGTGTTACTCTGGTTGCTTGGTAGATGACCAAATGGAGTTCATCTGCCGAATGTGTGGGTTCTTCTACACGCCAAGTATTGGGATTGGTGCCGGTTAACCACCAGGCTTCCATGAACCGGTTCAGTGGGATGAGGGTGTCGCCAGATTCAGGTGTATTGGCATGGGCACCTAAACAGGCGTATGGTGTAATAGCACCACTGGTACGATCGGCAATATAGAGTTCGCTGTTGCGGATGAGGTTGGTCAACTCTACGTTATCGAATTGGTTGAAGTTAACTTTCATTTCAATGCTCCTTGAAAATGGATAAAAATAGATAAAAGTGAAGGAAACCCTGGTAGAATGCTTATACCAGTCTGTGCTCCTTCTAATTTAATAGTATATATCCTCAATATTCGCGATACAGAAGAATATAGACAGCACAGCGTAAGCTGCGTTCGATACGTAGTACTAGGCTATCGCTAGATAGACTAAACGATAGTGAGAACATAGCTCCTACACCTACCTATACCCATTACGGATATAGGTAGGTGGGAGGCTATGTGGTGTGGTGTCTATGCCTTTACACCATGAAATCATCATCGTAATCAGATGGAAGTTCTTGCTGTGTTTGTTTTTGTTGTTGCTGTTGTTGTGGCTTACTGTAGTTACCACCACCGTTATTGTTGTAGCTACCTTTATTGTAGCCGCCACCATTACGATCTTTACGCTCGTCTTTGGTTTCTTCGTCTGCGTACTCTTGCGTCAACACATTCAGTACAGTCTGGTTGATGTTACGTACCCAGTTTAGCATGTATTGGCGTGAGATGAATGCTTCAGATGCAGGCTCATTGCTATTCACATCGTAAATCACCAGGTCACGTTTAGAGACAGTCAAATCAAACCACACACGACCATGTGTACGGTTAATCAATGCCATCTGGTAAATACCTTCTTCATTACGGCGTACTAAGAGTTCAGCCATAGGTGCTTGTACGAACTTACCTTCTTTGTTCTTGTATCCACCGATGACTTCAGTACGGTAAGTCATCTTCTTACCATCGTCGTGGTGGTTAGCCATATCGACCATCAGGTTCAGTACAGTCAAGAATGAGTTAATAGCCTGACCTTTAAAACGAGCAGTGATGGTTTTGCGTTCACGCTGTTTGTCATCGGATAGACCAGTGTATACGGATACCTTAACACCATTACCGGATACTTCTACGGATAGGAAACCTAAAGTACCTTCGGAGTTCACACCAGTTAAGTTAAAGAGGCGTGTGTTGGTGATGTTGTTACGGTATGTTCTAGCGTATTGTTGTTGTTGCGACATGTTATACTCCTTAGAGGATATAGAATAAAAGTGGATGTTGTCTATAGTAGTGGCATCTACTATAACATTAAAATATCAAGTATACTGGTCAGTCAAAACGGATAACATGCGTCTTCTTAACTCGTGGTTCTTGATGGATTCAAAAGACTGACGGATACGTCCTGTGGTCGTTATCGTCGTCCAATGGTATTCTTTCGCACAGCGAATGATCTCAGTACGATAATCCCTAACTTTATTACGAAACTGAATGTTGTCTCCTAATAGGGTCAGTAAGTCTAATCGAAAAGGCATCTCTGGTAAGTCCTTACCATGATAATACTTCGTATACCAGTATTCCTTACCCTTTATATTACCGGTATGGGATTCTAGCAGCACTAGGTGGTTAAACTTACGATGGGCTAATAGATCGTAAGGATAGTTAGTCAGCATAACGGCATTAGCCGGTACATGATCGGTAATGACGGTATCGTAGAACTTCAATAAGTCAGGCCTAAGGTTAGTGTGTTCAGGTCTGAATAATCCTACGACTAAATCCAGTACATTACGCATCCTATTCGTATAGGCTCTCTGTAAGGATGTATTGTCTAACCTTAAGAGTGTCTCACTGTTTGTTTTATCGAGATGACGATAGTCTGGTATATAGAAGACGATAGTAGCACCATTGCCTTCATCTCTTAGGATGTTGTGCATATGCGTCATGTCATCCAGTAGTGCTTGTGCTAACAACTTATCCGATAGCTTAGGTAACAGATCACGATGTATCGATCCGTATAGGTTACGGAATAGAGTCTTCACATTGGCATACATGACTGGATGCTTGATGTGAGGATTCACCCTATGCTTGACTAACTCCGATACATTCAGATACGACTCGATGGCTAATGATGTGCCGATACTTAAGGGATACTGTCCTTTCTCACGTTCAAAGTTAGCTTGCATGATATTTACCTAACTTCCTTTAGGATCTCATTCATGGCTTCAGGTATGGCTTTTAATACACTATTAGAAGCACTACTGCTTCGCTCTAAGATGAGGTCCGTGATATTCTGTTTGTTAATAATCAATGGCTGGTAGTCTTCCAAAGTATCGAAGAGTGTTTTCTCTTCCTCTACGATGTCTTTGTTGTTGGTGACTTTCATGGTAAAGTGAAGGTCTAAGTATCTTAGTTTCATCTCCATGAAGTCTTTATCCGATGCTAGTGGATGTTTAGCTTGACATTGGATACGTACTCTGGATCCTTCTGGTAGGTTACGGATCTTTTTATCAATAATAGCAAGAGATTCAGCCATCTCTAAGTTAGTCACATCGACTGTAATAAAGACTGTCGCATCTTTGTTCTCGATGAACTCAGCCGTGTATTCGGATGGAGTCTTCATCTCGATACGCACATAGCCTTTAGGTTCTTCCTCACCATGTGTTAAGCGACTGAAACTACCAGGTGCAATGATGCGTTCGTATACTGAATGCTTGTGTATATGGCCAATAATAATCGGTCCCTTTACGATATCGAGATAATCCGACTCTTTGTGCTTATGGTCATCGGCTATCTGGGGAAGTTGATACTGAAAACACCCATGCATGACAGCCATGTCTACTGACTCTATTTGTTTCTCTTTTAATAGTTCATGTATACGAGCGATAGTTGCCATCGGTGAAACACGAGGTCTATCCGGTACGAACAGGACATGGATATCGTATTTGGCTATATAGACGATGTCTATATCATCGACTAATATTACATCAGCATTGATCTTAGCATGCTCGTTGATCGTCTTGAACATCTGTATCTGGCCACTGTCGTGCAATGGTGTACCATCTACGATCAGTAATGTCTTATTCGTCTTCTTGACGTAGTTGAGTAGATAAAAGATAGCCGATACAGTCTCGTAACTATCCGGATGGTTAATCGGCAGGAGCTTATCCCACCAGTCACCTGCTAGGACTAAGATGTCACTATGGGTGTTTTTATCCAGTGGGAAACATGTTCTAATTTCATCGTATATCTTCTTAGCACTCGTGGTAGAATGCCCCATGTGGACATCACTGAATGCTTCTATCGTAATCGGTCTTAACATTAAGTTATCCTAATCGTCATCCCGAACAAACATGACTTGATCTTCTGTCGATTTAGTATACGTTTGCTTCGGTTGGGGAGTGTTATCAGTAGCGATGGTATTGAGTTTACCATTCGAATCAAATATCCCCATCTTGATGAAGAAATCCATCCACTTCTTACGATGTGTCTCTATTACATCCTTATCGAGTTTAGAACCTACCTGTAAGAACAGTGTCTTTTGTGCTTCATCTGCCATGCCTTGATAAGTCTGGGCGATGGATTGCAGATAACGTATCTTATTACCTAATGGTACTTCATCTTCCCTGATTTCAGTAGATTGAGTTAATACATTCTCCGGATAGATAGAAGGAACAGTAGCGAAATAACTACCATCATTCTTGATTAAGTCTACTTCGTCGAATACACTACCGGCAAAGTCTATCCACTGATTCAGCGATTCATCTTGCTCACTCTGGTAGATACCTAAATGGCATGGTAAGAATCGTTCGATGTAATCGTCTACTAGCATGTTAGGCTTGATCTGTTTCTTCTCATTGACGATTTCTTTTAGGCCACCGACAGCATCTTTAGCCCGCATGAGTTGATATTCGCTTCTAGACATCCCTGCTGTTGCTGTCTTGATGTCTCCTCTTCCGTATAATAGTTCAGCCATGTCTACACTCCCGTGTTAGTCCTATAGCACAGGGCTATAGCCCTGTGTTAGTCTCGTAATGCAGGATTACGATCCTGTGTTGGGTTTATAACGAAGGGTTATACCCCTGAGTTAAATTTACCTAATGTATATCTAAATAACCCGTCTTTGTAGAAGACTGGTTTGGTGATTTGATTGATGTTGTTGCCTTCTGCGTATTCTATCTCGACTAAGAGTCCTACGACTGCGCCTTCTATATCAGAAGGATCGGTGACTACACCACTTTCAGTCGTAGATACGGTTACGTTGATGTTGTCGATGAACTTACTTAGGTATTGCTGTAAATACTCGTTTAACGTAACAGCCATGGATTGGATATCGTTGTTGTGTTCTGCATGAATGACTTGATAGGTCATGAAGTCACGATAGTATAAAGAAGACTGTAGTCCATCGGATGTGAAGAAATGGGACATTAACCGATCGATACGTTCCTCTGTATTGTGTCTTAACCAACCATCACCATCTAGAGATAAGACCAGTTTGTCTTTGCGTTTGTTGTCTTTCAGTGCCATATTGACCACCTTGAGTATATTGAGTCCATTTAAATTAAAGGCGTTAGCCTCTACGAGTGCTTAATGTATTAAGCATGAGTAAAAAAAGATATAAAGCATAATAGATAACCACCCTGATTACCCGCAAGGGCAACCAGAGTGATTCGTGTCAATATACTACTACAGGTATCCACCTTCAGGTGAGGTTGGGTCTTCTTCACCTTCTTCGATGAGGTTCATCAACTTATTGAATGTCTCACGCATGATGAGTTGTTCATTGAACTTCAGCTTAGGTGCATCTTCATCCAAACTAAAGATCTCAAACTTACATTCACGTTCGATACCATCCAGATGCTCATCGCCGTATTGAATCAATCCATCTATTGCTGCTTGATAATGCGGATTGTCTTCACCCAAATCGCTAATACTGTCTTTAGGACGAGACCAGCCACTGATACGGCCTTGTTTGATCTCATTAGCAAAATGAGGATGGGCAACGATATACTCTTGCATTCTGTTGTTCAGCGATCTGAATGCATTAACATCCTTAGGTACAAACATCTTCTCATCGAACATCCCACCTGCATATTCGAAGTTGTTCTCCACCAATGAACGTGATACGAAACGATCATGTTCGTATCTCTCCATCAGTCTTGACTGAAATGCTCGGGTTTGTTCTGTATCACCATAACGCTCAGTAATACTGGATAGCCTGCTCTCAACATAGGCATAAGCTTCATCACTCATGTCGCCATAGGCGATATGGTTTAGTGCTGCTCTACCGCCTCTTATTAATCTGGCCACTTATGTGTTTCCTTTCTGTCTATGGTGCGAACTGACGCATGAAATTGATTTGTTCCGATGTAGGTGGTATCGTATCCCGTATCGTACAAGCGGTTGCGATCTTCATCGTGGTTTGTTTCGGTAAGGAAGTGACACCATCGATAACGAATGGGTCTGTCAAGTTGGTAACAGAGTAACGGGCAGCGAATGGCTCGAATGCTTTCGCTGTACGGTTGTCCAATAACACTTGGAAGGTCTCTTGGTCACCATCGTAGTCTCCGTTATACCATGCTGCGATCGTGCCGGATGTAGAGGCAGACATATCACGTACATCCACTTTCACATCGGTTAATCTTAGCAATACGATTGATCCTTGCTTCAATGACGGATTACGGTTAATCAATACCGATATACCGCGCTTACCGCATGGCCCACGTGCTTCGTCTATCAGCTCCAACATGATCTTGTGGATATCAGGATGGTACTTACGCTGATACTTCATCATGATCTGGTTGATGCGGTTATTCGATAGCTTATACTTGTGGTATAGCTTAGTACGGATATGTGGACCGAATATCCCCATGAATCCTACCCATGGGAAATGCACTTCATCGTAGTCGTGAGGTCCTTCTATCGCTGTTACCACAAACCGACCGGTAAAGTTAGAGCGTGTTGCGATGACGTGCTTACGGATTTCACCATGCTTCGTGCCTAAGTATTGGCTAAAGATGTGCTTGGCGTAATAGACACCAATGTCGGTTAGAAACCTAGCAGCACGGGATTGGCGTGTCTTATAAGAGAGAGCACGCTTTTCATTCTCTATATTGTCTATCCCCACCATCAACCTGACTGCTTTTAACAGAACAGGTGTCGATGGATCTATCCAACGTTTACCATTACTCTTTTCGACGATTGTTAATGCACGATTCGGTACCTGTATATATTGCTGCCAAACAATGTCTCTATTCTCCATGAACAAGCGCAATAAGTCTGCGCCCACATCCATTGAGATGTTGTTCTTAGACGTGGTACTGAATACTTTCTCGGTTAACAGGAAACGAATATACGTATCGAAGTTGTCGTAGAAATGTTGATAACCTCGTACATGTAATCCTGCCATCTCTAATGCATCCAACATCCGGCGTATCGGTTTGGTTTCTTTACCGACCATCTTGTAGTTAGGATCGGTTAAGTATAACAACAAATCAAACTTAGAGCCACGTGCCAGATACGTTTGTAACTGATACCACAACATGGGGTTCATGAGTGCCGGTACACCTTCAGGTGCCCTAACCCACATCTTGTTGTCCATGTCGCTAGAGACGACTTCTTCTACCACCGTGTCGCACTTCTTACATCGAACACCTTTAAATGCAGCCATGGAGATTTCCCCACAACTACATCTAGGTACGTTATCGAATGCTTCACCTACCTCTAACATGAGTAAGTCATTCACCTTGGCTTTGTCATCCAAAGTGGAATTGGCTAAATCGTTTACTACTATTTTGGCTGACGATGTGCTGTAGAACACTTCATCTGTCGATATATAAGCCAAATGGATGCCCATGTTAACGCTCCTTTAGATAAGTTAGTACTAAGGTTAAATAATAGAAAGATGTTAGTACTAGCCATACACCTTTACTATATACTGTTACTGCCAGATAAAAAATAAAGACCTAGCGTCAGCTACGCTGGAGTGAAGTCGTCAGACGTAGGCGACAGCATACCTCTTATACCTCCTGTACCCCGTGATGGTGTACAGGAGGCTTAGAGGGCTATGTATCAGGCAGAGTTACCTTTGTCTTATCTTAGAAGAAGCTGTGGCGACGATGTCCGCCGTTACGAGAAGCTGTCCGGCTACCACCAGCACGCAACATAGTGGTGTTGAAGTTTTCGAACATCGCATCACCCAGATAAGTGTTGAACTGGGCGTCGCTACGGTTCTCGTAGTGAGAGCGGTTGTCTACGACAGGGCCGATTTCAGATACTGCTTGTTGCAGCATGGCCATGAAGTTTTCTTCCAAGTTGATGCGAGGACCGTAACCGGTTACGTTGGCATGTGCATACAGACCGTATATGATGTCGAGTTGTGTAGACACACGTACATCGGCCGCAATATCCAAACCGCTGGTAGCACGAACCCAAGCATTAGTGTACTCGAGATCTTCTACTTTCTTCACGGTGTTGTCCAGGAAGCGGCGGTCGAAGTCTTGCAGCGAACGCAATTCACCTGCGCTGTTGGTGTAGTTACCAGCCACGAACTGCTGACCATCCAGAGCGAAACATACACGGCGACCGATCAGATCACCATTTACCATTTCAGCCATACGGCCATTAGTCAAATGGTTGGCGACAGTCAGGATACGACCGGTATGTGATTCAGGGCTACGGATGTCCATATCAGACTCGTAAGCAGCCAATACGAAATCGCGTACGATCCAGTAGTAAGGCGTACCTACGGCAGCTTCAATCGCGAAGCTACAACGTTTAGACCAGATGTCACCGATCAGGTTTTCCCAGATACGATCGTTGTAGTCAGGCGTATTAGCCGGAGTCGGGAACGGCGCAAACTCAGTATCGAGCAAGTTAGCTACTTCAAAGCCCAAACCGGCTACAGAGTGCGGGTCATCGGCAGGATGTTCGGCTGGGTTCAGGATGGCTTTAAAGTCCCAGTAGTCGTAGCGGATAGCAGTAGCTGCTACTGCCAGACCATAGAGGAAGTTACCTTTAGAGCGGCTGTATGTCGGCACGATGGAAGTGAAGACATGTACCGGAGCCAGGATCTGTTTGCCATCCGGAGTATCGCGAATCGTGCGGTTCCAGTAATCTTGTTTTTCAGAGATCGCTGGGTTGAACATCACGATGTCAGTGTAACCTGTAGTTTTGATTACAGGGTTAGCAGCTGAACCTAAGCCATAGCCATTGCTATTGCGATTGATACGAGAAATCAGGTTAACACCCCAGTCGGCACGGATGATGTTACCATGCGGGTCTACTGCTACGCCATTGAGCAACTTACGTTCGATTTCGAGTTGTTCAACTTCTTCGAATGAACGACTGTCTTCAGAACGGTTGTGGTCAGCCAGGTTAATGTCGTCCACAAACGGTGCAACCGGCAGAGGTTGGCTGTCGATGGCAGTCTGGGCAGCTGTGATGGCGTTAATCAACACGTTGGTCACTTCATCGGTATTTTCGATGTTGGTACGGTCAGTGTAGAGGGACGCACCACCGGCGTAGATGACTGTGTCGAATTTACCATCAGTATTCAGACCCAGGCGTTGAGCGGCATAGGCGAGGAAGTCTTTGGTGATTTCAGGATCCACAGTCGCTTCAGTCGGGTAACGGTTGATCGTGTACTGACGATTGTCGACGATGACTTCTTCAGCACCTACAGTATCGCCAGATGAAGACAGAATCAAAGCGTATACGCCAGTGTTAGGCTGTACGTATTCTTTGGGTTTCTGTTCACCATCTTTTTGGGGCTTGAGGCTGAAACCATTACGATAGCTGAAAGTCACGAGCATGGTGTCCAGACCTAAGCGTGTGTTAGTCGCATCGATCGGGAAGAAATCCACTTTAACCTCGGCATCTTTCAAAGGCAACTTAGTAATCTCTTCGAACTTCTCAGTCAGACGAGATAGGTTGTTGTTCAGCACAGTCAAGCCATTGCGGCCGCCCATGTTAGCGAAAGTGAAACCACGACGCACTTTGGCGCGGATGGCATCTTGTTGTACATCTTTTTCGTTGTTAATAGCCATTTTAGCTACTCCTATTTATTAACGTTAATAAAGAGAAAGCACTCTCGGTTATCCGATCGTACTTTTGGACTACCACCTTACCGAATATTCTAACGTATCCCTATCGGTCAACGTTAGGGAGACAATATTCTCACGCTATAGACTAAAGAATAAGGCAACGATAAGGAGTGTGTTAAAATAGACATTCCATCTATCAACACACTTTAATAGTAAGTATCTGAAATTTCCTGCATGTCGGTTTTCTAAACATCTCATGCTGGACGCACAATCAGCATGTCGTTCTAACATGCCAATATATCAATACCTACCGGTAAATAAACCCATGTGTCCACGATACTACAAAAACAAATGGGCATAATCATATATACTCGCATGTGTGTTAAGTTATAACCATCTAAGGACAGTCTCTACAGTGCTATATCTTAAGGACTGTATGAAAACGCAATACTAATTTAGTAAAAGGGATAAGCATGTTTCATCTTATCGGTATCGATAAAATCACGAATCAGGGTTTAACGACTAAACGCCCTGATCATTTACGTAATCTACAGTTACGTATCGAAAGAGCAGTGAACTGGTATCGTAATAACCGATACTACGTGGACAGCAGGCATATCCTCTATCGCATCATCGAATCGTTTAACATCCCCAAGTTAATACCGGATGATGCTGTGGAGAACTATATACGGGATAGGGCATTTAAGCACACTGTGACTATGGGATTAACATCCAACTTGAATATCGGTAGGATACATCCAGGTAACTTCTACGGGTTTAATACTAAGGAAGTCTATATAGCGATAGACATTAGCCACAGTTGGGACTATGTCCGTAAACATTACATGGATCTGTCTCCCATTCGAATACTGAGGCATGATCAGAACCACATTAGCTATAACTTACAGACACCGAATAACTACGTCGATAGACATGGCTTTGCTATAATAGAGATAGACATTAACTTATTACACATGCAATACTTAGCTTGGTATCGTGAACAGAAAGCGATTAAAATGGTCAATCCTGATCATGCTATTCCAAATGTAGGTTATTTCTTAGGTATGGTGTGTTTGCCTAATGCTTTGTATTCGCACATGGATCAGGTATTGATTAATAAGAACATCATGCTGACTGATGATGAGATGTCTAGTACGATGGACTATGTGGGTACTTCGTTTTATGTTAATACGAATAGTAAGCTGATAGACACTGTAATAGAAGATGTATTCGGTAGAATGAGAAGTGGTGATTACGATATAGACAGAGTAGTGTTGAATACATTCGGTATAAGAGGGAATAATGCCTACGAGATACAGGATACACCACATGTGCTATTGAATAGACAGAATAAGTGGGCTTATCTATTAGCCTGTAGTCGTTATATTAGACATTGCTTAAGGATACCAAGAGGTACTTGGCGTAATGTCAATAAGAGTTACATTAACCAGTTCCAGAGAGAACTCATCTGGATGAAACATGGTAATGTATTTAACGATAGAGCAATAAGGGAATTGAAACCTTATTTCGAAGAAGAGATACAGTGGTTGTATCATGTTTAGCGTGCTACTCGCAAGAGCATGGTCGAATGACAATGAGAACATACACCTTACACCTACCTACCCCCTAATACAGGGAGTAGGTAGGCTAAGGCTATGTCTGCCATTATAGACATCAGTACAAATCAGAGAGTAGACGACTACTGGTGTGTTCAAGCATGTGTATGCCTACTGCTTCTAGTGCAATATAGTAAGGAGAACAAATATTGGCGATTAGGTGTTTCTTGGCTACCCATGGGATGATCTCTTTCGGGATAGGCTTACCGATGAACACTTCGTACGGTAAGTTAATGGATGCAAGATAGTCTTTCTTATTGCGTCTCATGTAGTCTTCTATCCTTAAACGTAAGTCCTGATTCTCGATAGACTCTAAGAACTTCTTCCATTGGGTTTTGTTGTTGATCTCTAGTGCTACATCCACTGATGTATAAGGTGGTGAAGCAGTGAAACCATAATGTTCACCAAAGGTTTCATTCCAGAAGACATAGTTGCGATAAGGCGATACTGTCGCTTCTGCCTTATAGGTCTCTTCTGATTTGATCTGACGTGAACGATAATACTCCATGTTGCCTTCTTCTACGCCTTTGATGATTTGTCTTTCTATCGAAGCCACTTCTGTTAAGATATCGTGTAAGGATATCTCATTGCGCTGATAGAAGTAGAATAGACGCTTCATGATGTCTTCAGCATGATCGATGATCTCACGAGGACTATTGGAGTTCTTAAGATGCACGCCTTTCTTCTCGATATCGAGTTCACGATAGATATTACCTTCCTGATAGCGTATAGAAGCAATATAGTGCTTCGTACGAGACATGACTGTAAAGGTCTCGAATAGGAACTCATTCTTCATGGCGATATCGTGTATCTTGGCTGTAGACACACCTAGGTTAGCAGACATGTTCGCTAAGATGTGTTTCAGTGTCGCATCGGACAATCCCACCATGTTAGCCGATACTGCTGCGGCTAATTCATCTTTATCTTCTTTATAATCTTCCCCACAGATCCACTCTACCCAATCTTGTAGTGTAAAGATAGACGAGTCTGTATCGGACATCAATACGACATGTCTTAATGCATGTGGCAATTTAGCCAATGATGCAGGCACATGATCACTTCTTAGAAAGCATTCAATATACGACTGATGATGTTTAAAGACACGATAGATATTCAGTATCGTCTCTGCGATGTCGTATACGATGTCCATCTCTAGCCATTCATCCATCCTTAGACCAATCAGGCTATAGCCATGTATCTGGATAGCAATGTTACGGATGGATTCTTTAGCCTTTAATGTAATGTCTTTGGCTTCTTCATGTGTTCTATTGTTTTTCTCTATATCCTTAGCACACAGACCCAATATAAAAGATCGTGTAAACTCAGGATTGTACTTACGCATTAAATACAAATCGTAAGTAAAGGCAATAGAAGCTCTCTGTTCACGATTGAGCTTAGAGATGAACTCTTTGATTACTCTTTCACGTTCTCCCCATCGCCAGTACTGATGTGCTGACTCCATGATGTCTTGATAGAGTTCATCTGCACTAGGCGTATAAAGCTGATATTCATCCAGTACGGATGCTATATTGGCTTCGTCTATACGACACACCATGGCGATCAAGTTATTCAGTGTCACTTCAGGTGAATGATAATGTCGATTACCACCTAGTAGCTTCTCATTGTTGGCATTTGCATAGCCTGATGTCATTCGACAAGTAGATGTCAATACAGGATGCATACTCGCCTGATAAATCGGTACGGATGTAATCGAAGAAGCACCACTGATACTGTTAATACTTCTTTTAATCTTATTCTGCGCATTATTGGCAAATGCAGCACCAATTAAATCACCTTTTTGTTTACAAGCAAACTGCTCTTTCTTCTTCTTACTTCTCTTAGGGAACTGCGCATCCACGTATTTGGATATATAGGCAAGCTTCTTATCCTGCGCGATGTACGTAGTAAATGGTGCCGTTAAGATATCCCTATCTTCTATCGTCTCTTTAAGATAGCGATACATGGTGGTGGTATCTTCTACCCTATCGTCATTCTCATCCTTACGTACGTAGATGACTTTAGGATCGATTAGGGGATGCTTACCATTCTTACGGATAAGGTTCTTGATATAGTCAGTGGCTTTCTCTATCGAGATACCGCGCATGATGCTCAAGAACTTAGATTGTTGTTCGATGTAATGTCCGATTAAATCAATGTTGCGTTTATAGTGCTCTTTAGGATAAATAAACACATCTTCATTTAGGTCTATATTCATTGTTTCCATGGGTGTGCTTTCATGGGTTATTCTATTATAATATCAAGCGAGAGCCTAGGGAACATACTCGTAAGAGTACGTTCGAGTGTAGCCTTCAGGCGGAACGAAGTCTTAGGATGCTGTAAAGCAGACTAAAAGCGAGAACATAGGTAAATACACCTCTATAGCCCATAGAGGACTATAGAGGCGTGTACTAGATGTGGTGTGTTATCCTTCAAATGTGCTACGAGGATTACTGAAACCTGATAACTCGACTTTCAGTGATGGTACTACTGGGGGCTGCCTTGTTCTCCGGTTTGGCCTTCGCTACCAGCTTTAGGCTTTTTACCGCCTTGACCTTCAGCTTTGCCACCTTGAGCTTGAGCACCTTCAGTACCTTCACTGGCTTTAGGTCCTTTAGGCGATACAGGCGGAGTGCCTTCAGTCTGGCTTGGGACTACGTTCTCAGTACCATCGATGTGTGGTACGAAACGAGCCTGGATCTCTTTGGCGACTGTTTCAGCAGTAGGCAATTTCTCAGTTGGGTTCTCACTACCATCGGCAGGGAACTTCAACATGGCTTTGATGTTGAACTCGTAAGACTCGTCGTTCTTGGTGTCATTGACTGTATCTTTATTATACAGCATGCGCATGGTAGCGACATAGGCATCAGGAACATAGCCTTCGAATTTATCGGTACGCAAAAAATGGGGAATGGCCATTTTAGTATCCTTCTTTAAGGTTAAACAAAAGGGTGATGAATATTCCTAAAGTAAGCACTATTTATACTTAACTTTAAGGATTCATACTGACTGATAGGATACAGGCGGATAGCGCACTAAACTAAAAACGAGATCACAGCGTAACCGATAGGTCATGGCCGAATGAAAATGAGGTCATAGACCTTTTCTCCCTTTACACCCACTAGGAGTGTAAAGGGATACCGAGGCAGTTGCGTTTTAAGGAGCGTTAAAACGTACAAGAAAGGGTGGTTGTTTAGAAAATACATCGCAGGCAGTCGCTTTAGTGCGTGAAAGGCTCGTGGACTGCTACAGTAGACAGACGGACCAAAGGACCCCCAGTGCTGCCGATAGACTGTCACACGCTCGTACCTTGAGTCTTACAGTGACAGGTTTCCCAACCATAGGCAGCTAGACCAAAATTCCGTCCATCTAGCGATGCCCTTGCTTGTTTAAACAACCAAAACTTCAGCAAGGTTTGTTATAGGGTGAAACCAGCGAATGCACGATCCAGTAGGATGTTTGCACACAGTATCTAAAAGTGACATGGCGTTTGTATCGATCACAACCATACGGAAATTTAAGAAGATTAGGAGATTACGCCACGGCTTCTAAGCTACTGTATGCGCATCGCACACTGAATGGCACGCGCTGGTTTCGAAAGCTTTTGCAAAATCTTTCTCATTGTTCGAGAGAAGTCATTCATACTTAAACGAATACATTAACGCAAATAACCTTAGCACCCCTACCTACCGAAGGAATCAGACAGTAGGTAAGGGTGGTTCAGGTAGTGCTTTCTCTTCGTTTTTGGAGTATACCATCTATTACGCCTGCAATGTAGAGACATCCGCCAACAATAACAAACAAGGCTGTCAGAAAGGAATAACAGCAGCCGTGTCATTGTTCTCTTGGTTAATCTCAGAGCGCATGACTAGACAGTGGCGAGAATGTAAAACACTCTCATATAGTACAGTACTCAATATTGCTTATACTAATATCAGTCCGTTAAGGATCTCTCAGTCCGTTAAGGACAGTTGAATATCCGTGTATCCCTGTATCACCAATGCTTCTCTTATCGTATTCACATCCGCTTCTGATACACCATTAATAGTAGCCACGATGCGTCTAGGTGATGTTTCTTTCACTGTTGCCATGTTGATCCAGTCCATCGAGTAGATGGTTTCTAATCCAGTTGTATTACGCAGTTTCACGTAAGTCATGGTTAATGGATCGTTGTTGTAACCTGCTGGTAGATGGGGACGGATGCGTTCATGCATAGACTTGATGTCTATCCCATCGCTTAATGCATTCTGTGCGTTCATGATGGCCACACACTTAACGTTGATCTGTGTTAGGCCAAGTATCTCTGGTGCGTATGTATTAAACGTATACACACGTCCTACGGTGAATTGCTGTATCGGCATGTTCGATATCCTTTTAATTGATTTACATCATTAGAATGGCTGGTATTTCTTCAACAGTATGGCAAATAAGCTATATCGAGAAATACGGTAGTATACTTTACGATCATGGGATTGTTCTAGATGATAATCCCTTAAGGTATAGACAATGAGTTCTAACAATAGAAAAGCCACATCGTATAATGTATCGTATACGTAATCCGGTACATGTCCCTTATAGTGGACGAATACAGGTTCGAAATTCAATCCATACACGACTTCTTCTAAGTTCTCCACTAAATCATCTATCGTGTATAATCCCAATGCTCTTGAAATAATCATCAAGTAATCGAATAGCTCAGGATGTTCTAGCTTAGCGACATCCAATAATCGCTTCATGCAGTTATAAACACGTATCCCACCTGTTACCAATACAGAGTCTGCTTTATTAATAAACTCATCTACAAATCCGTCTAGGTTAAGATGGTTAGGATAAAGAGAGATGTCTTCTATCGGATCGAACATGGATGTAGCTTCACTCGGATGTGGTAAGTCACCAGAGTTTACCTTCGATGAAAACGATTTCATTATCCACTATCCTGAAGTCTTGACAATTTAAAAGATGAGGTTCGATATCCATCAGAAACTCAGCCATGGTATCGTTTAGGTCTTCTTGTAGTAATACACGTTGTCTTTCACTTAGGAAAACGACTTCGGATAAGATACCACTAGATGATAAGTTAAACAAGTTATCGACGACGGCTTCAGTCAGTTGTCTGTTATTCCATCCTCTTTGTTTGTGGTGGATGGCGATAACCAGTATCTCTTGCAATAAAGAATAGTAATGCGCAGGACCATCTAGCGATACATTACGGATATCGTTAAACAGGCGATCGTATACATGTGGGATAGGCACGGGTGTTTGTGTTAAGTCTTGCAGCAACATGATGGTGTCGTACTCTCTGATATTTAAAAAGGGATAAGTAAGTGGGCATTATTTAAACTAAATGCGAAGCACTAGGCTATCGCCAGATAGACTAAAAAAGATAGACTATCCTATACATGTAAAAAAGAAATCCACCACCCTTTTCGATCATCATCGAGGGCAGTGGATCTCTCTTTGCGTGTTCAGGTACATGACTTGCATGAGTGGACGAACGCTTTCTTCTTCATCGAGATAAAAATAGAGTTTGGAAGGATTACCAATCCGAATCTTGTGGTAATGAATGAAATCATTCCAATGACTGGCCAGATACCTTTCGATATAGTCTAAAGCCTCATCAGGATAACCGATGTCTTTCATGGCTTCGTATAGCTCTACGTATCCGTCTTTCTTACTATCTATCAGTGACTCGAGATAATTACCCAATAAGTTAACAAAGACATCATGTAGGTTATCGTATCCGACTAACCGATAGTCTTGTTTGCTGATCTTATACTCTTTTGCTATAACATCTAGATGGATGTATAACGGATAGAGTGTAATGTTGCCGATATAGACGATGTCTTTGTGGATACGATCTACCCACATGTGGCCGTCAACACTTTCAACTTAGGATTGAGTAACTGGAGTCTGATGGTGTCTTGTACTTTCTCCTTGATGGTAAAGAACACATCTACTGCTGTCTCTTGATCAGGTATCGTAGACTCGAATATATCCACTTCATCAGCTTTATTAATATACTTCACTAAAGCTAAATCCACCAGTCGATGATCACCGTAGTTAATCAGGTGTAGATATCCATTCACGTAGAAGAAATCAATTAGGTTGTTTTCACTACAGTCTGTTGTTAAAGACAACATCTTCTCTAACATTTCAACGATGTAATCAAAACTCTCTTTCATTCTTTTTAGCGTAGGACTATCCATTAAGACTTCAGGATCGAAGTACCCAGTATAGCTATCGAACTTTACTGTACTGTCTATCCTGGTACGATATCTTCTCGGTAATCGATGTCTTAAGATATCGCGTATTAGATCAACAGCAAACTCTAGTCCTATCGGACAACACGGTGGGATATTGGTTGTACCTGGTCTCACCATAGCAGCGATAAAGGGATTATAGAGTTCAGGATACTTAGGGTTGTCATTGACACGCACGATGCGGTTGATGAAGCGATGCTTGGTATCTTGGTTATACGGTATCTTCTCGATGAACCGATGAGCATGATCGTATAGGCTATACTCTCTGTCTTCTTCGAATAACAGATGATGGTTATAGGTACTGAAGTATTCCATCTCATCGAGCAATACTGCATTTAAGCGATAATGGGCATCCTTAGTCTGGATGAATTTGGTACCGAATGCCGTATCGATTTCTGCTAATGCTGTTTTAATATTCAGCGGTGTATAATGCAACAAAAGACCTAAATCAGCTTGCATGAATGTTTTCGTATTTTGGGCTACTACAAAATCACCTGGTTTCATGTTCTCATGTCCTTTAAGCATGGATATAATGGTTAAATAATGGCTACTATCCACTACCAAACAAAGATAATGGATAGGTAGATGGGGTCTATGTAAAACGATACGGGATACTTCAGTTGTGTTTTTGGATCTTCCGGTAATTTAAAACACTCAGGTACATCATGGGTTAAACTCATCTCACTGAGTGCCTGTAATGTCTTAGGGAATACCTTGGAGACAGACTGTTCATCCCTTAGGTTGTGTTCATCGTACTGCCAAGGTAAGGTCTCTTCTTTATCCATCGGATGATATCTCTTTAGGATATTGATTAGCTCTTCTTGGCTATAGGGTTGATAATCAAATGCCAATAATCCCATGCGATAGAGATGGCACATGACGACACATCCTAAAACAGCGTAACAGTTGTAGATGTCCTTGGGACAACTCTTCTTGTATTCTTTTAAGTAAATGTCCATGATACGGTGGCTATAGAGCCAGTTCACGGTATGGATATTGTATCGCTTCTTCTTACGATACGCTTTAATAATCGCATCGACATTGTTGCGTGTGGCAACATCCATGGCTAATGCATCCCAGACATCGATTAAATGTTCAGTCGTCTGATGGATGACACGGTCTATGTTAATCATCGTCCTAACCTCAATATTGGTCTATTAGTCTATTTATAGTCATCGAAACATAGCTAATGCTAGGGCTAAGCATTATAAGTATCGATTAGAGGCCCGTAGAGACTAAAATAGACACCATAGGGCTTATACCCATACCTACCTATAGGAAAGGCAGGTATGGGTCTATAGCGTCATTCTAGAGGCATTACAGGACTAATCCACTATTAGGGTCTACATCCTTAGTCACATCGAGCACTCGATCTACTTGAGTGTTTTCTTTCTTACGATAGTCTTCTACGACTTTAGAGAGTCTGTCAACGACATTAAAGAAGTGTCCTTTAGACAAACAGAAATACAAATCGTAAGGTTTGACTTTCTCATCACGAGGCAAATCTACAGAGCCTTCGATCTTGAAATCACAATCCACGATCTGACGATTCTCTTTCTCTGTTACAGAGACCATGGCATAAGCGATGATAGGCAGATCGTCATTCAGTTCCTTCTGCATGGCTTTAACCACCTCATGCTGATCTTTGGCTTCAGAGTCGATACCTAAGGTAGTCATCAGAGTCAGAGCAGGCTGATTAGAAGAGATTCTGTTGTATTGCAAGAAGTTCTTCAGATCAGCTGAATCTATCCCATGGACATGACCACCGAATAGCATGCGATAGTCGATGATCGTAGAAGCAATGTACGCATTGACTTCTTTAATCGTACGCTTACCATCGTTTTCGATGTAATCAGCGATCATGGGTTTCTCGGCGGTCTGTGCGATGTTCTCGTAAGACTTCAAGGTAGAGATCGTGTTGTTGGCGAAATTACGTGTGGTAGAATCACCGACTACGATAGCGACTACATTCTTGTCTTCGGATAGAAGATACTTAGCAGCTAGATTAGCTAATACAGAGCCTGAACCACCTGATGCCGAATGCAAGAGGATATTCAGGGCAGCATCTTTATCGCCATTTTCACTGACGAACTTGGCGATGTATTTGGATGCTTCTTGCACATTGGTGTCACGCTTCTGGCCTGAACCATCTAAGCCAGGGATAGTGACGAGTTTGGTATCGTGTTTCTCGAAGATGTCTTTGTTGCGCTCGTAGTTAGAGCGAGACGTATCCAAGAGCGTGATATTAAGATTAGCCAACTTAGCCGTCATGGACGTATTGTTGGTTTTCAGGATATCAGCCACGATATTAGATGCTGCTCCACCGGCAGCGAATAAGTTAACAGTACGATTAGACATAAGTCCATCCTTTCATTTTACATGTAAATTAAGGTTAAAAAAACGTGAATACAGAGAGATCAGGTCCGTATCACTACTTTAATAGTATATATTCGTTATTTCTTCCATCTCGTATCAAGGCTATCTGATACTCGTGTGAGTACATTCATTACACGATAAGGATAAAGTAAATCATGTCCATGTTATCACTTGCACTGAATGAAGTGCACCAAACGATACCGGAAGAGTTACTGGATGCGACATTCCTAGAACCATTCCGTACCAATTTCTACAACCCTGTTAATGTCGATGCTTTAATTACAAGTGAAGTTGTACAGGCACGAGTACTGCCTGACTTGAATGTCGAGTATGCACAAAAGATCAAAGTGCCTCTAGCACAATGTAAGATACAACAAATCTCTCCTCAAGAGTACGTAGTCACTGTACCACCTGAAGCTACAGGTAATCGTAAGATCATCTCCGTGATGGGACTAAACTACAATGTATCTGTAGCTGGCTCTGCTTACTACGAGATGGCAGGTGATTCAGGATCAGCTCTAATGAACGTAGCCCAGAAGATGGCGAACAGTAACATGGGTACAGTCGGCCATTACGACACGAAAGTAGACATGATATCAGGTAACTCTTTTAGAGTAAGAAGAAGCCCGATGTTAAACGATACAGTAGCTGTTGAGTTGATTATTGAGAATGATCCTGAATTGAGCAATATACCGATCATGACAGCTAACTATATTAAGAAACTGATTGTATTAGCCACTAAGGCCTATATCTATCGTAAGATGGTCTTTAAGGTCAATAAAGCCCGTATAGAAGGTGGTGCCGAGATATCGGTATTCAGTGAGTTCATCGATCGCTATGCGGATGCTGAAGAGCAATATCAAGAAGAACTGATGCATGCTTCCCGTATCCAGTGGCAGTCTGATGAAGAGATGAAGACTGATTTGTGGCGCATGACGATCAGTGGTTTGGTTTAATTAAGTAAAAGGATAAACAAGAAAATGAAATGCTTGGTGATGGAAGGTTATTTTACTTCCTTAAGTTTAGAAGACATCCAATATAGACAAGAGTACAATATCGTGCCTCTGTATGGTGATTTTGCTGCTATGGTAGCAGATAAGCTCAATGCTGTCTTTAGAAAAGAGAGTGAGAAGAAAGAAGAGATTAAGTCATTAGGTTCTGATATAGACGATAAGTCTACGCAGTTCAATTACGGTATCCGTAAAGAACTCATCACTGCGTACGATAATATTGCTACGATGAAATCACCTGGACTAGCAGTAGAGAACGCACACTTTACTGATGGTGTAGGTCTGTACAACATCATCTACGATGTAGCTGGTATGGTAAAAGGCATGACACGCCCTATCGTCTATACGGTGAAAGATAGCTTGATTGATGCTGATACAGTTGAGAAACTGGATGGATTGATCAAAGCAGGTCATCAGATCGTACTGATTATTGCACTGGATGATGCGAATAAGGCTGTTGATGATATCCGTATCCAGTCTACTGAACTCTTCGATCTGATGCGTAATGAGCCTAGCAACATCGCTGTATACGCAGCGTACACTATTTAGCAGCACTATTAACTAAAAAAAAGAAGTACACGCATAACCGTAGGTCATGACGACATGACCATGGCGACATATCCCTTAGCCTACCTATACCCATTACAGGTATAGGTAGGTGTAAGGTCTATGTTATCGTTAGCACTCTAACGTAGCTGACTCTATGTTGTCATGCTGTTACTGCTTCACCCATTCTGTTTTGCCAGTGGTGTCAGCACTGTATCCACCATGCTTAGCGGGATCCTTGTATATCTCAGGTGTAATCAGAGTCAATCTCTTGAATACTTCCAAGATATCGTTTACTGCTTTCGGATCATCGGGTATCTTACCGACACGGATATCACGCTGTTTAGTGATGGCGACACCGGATAGGAAAGTGAGTGATTGCAACTCTTGGATAGACGCATGATGCGCTACTGCATTGCTATTCAAGAGATGGAATGTTGAGTGTGCTGCGTAGAATGCACCGTCCATTACGGTAATCCAATAGTAGGTCACGAACTTAGCATACTCACCATCATTCAAACCAAAGTTAAGTGTGGCACGAGCGATACCTACCAATGGCTGTTGTCCATTGTTGGTATTAACTTCGATTACACCACGTGGTAATGTCAATACATCCACGACACCGTGCATCATGTCGTTATTGATGTTAGTGACATCATGATTCCAGTCCATGAGTTTGACTTCTAATCCATTAGGTAATACGGTATCAGGACTAAATACTGGGAAGATGGTTAATGGCAGACGATAATGGTAAAGATTGTTCACCTCATCGTAACGCGTTAATGCATTAAACATCGCTAGTGATGGCATCATGCGTAATGTGGCTACTTCTTTAGACTTAGCTGCACCTGAAGCCATCAGGATGGTGTTATCCAACCAAGCTTCAGCAGCTAGAGTGTCTTTACTATTCGGATCACGGATATCGATTATACGTTTAGCCATGATAAGATTCCTTTCTAATGGTAGTTACTACTACTGTAATGTGGTAGAGACACTGGGCATGACATACGGTTCTTCTTTAGGTATCTCTAAGAACTGCATGATGCCATCAGGTGCAGAGAGTAGAACAGCCGTCAACTTAGGATCAATGTCTCCACCATGTTCATGTTTCTCATTGACCACATCCGCCAAGTCGGAGATATATTCACTTTCTACAACGAATGTCTTAGCGATGGCTTCTTCGTATTTCTCGGCTTCAGTCAATACGCCAAAGTAATCATCACCTTTAGTAGCATTCAAGAGAACCAAATCTTTCTTAGCTGTTTCTACGATGAATCGAGCACGCTCTACCTGATTGATCGGGCCGACTTCATCTTCTACTTCGATGGCATCTTTACCGATGTGGATGTCTGTTACGGCCATACGGATCTCTTCACCGTCTTTCATGGCGATAACCGCTACTTCACTGAAACCAAAGAACATCAGATCAGACTCACTGCCATCTTCATCGATCAGGCGCAGATAAGTCTTATCGGTGATGTTCAGTGCTGACATGGTAAACACGGCTTCTACGTCTACGAATACTACGCCTTCTTTTTCCAGTGCTTGGGTTACTTGGTCGATGAGTGTCTTATCCGCGCTACGGCTAATAGATACACCGAATACACCCATGCCATCACGCCCAATGATGGAGTAAGGATAGCCACCATTGTCTACGGTATAAACATCCTCACCTTTGCCTTTAATCATGTCTTGATAGACTGCTAAACAGGCATCTTTTAACTTGCGGTTAGAAACTCTTTCTTTTCTTAAATCGATTACTTGCATTTTAGATTCCTTTTTGAATAAATACGGTTTACACTAAGCCTAGTAGGCCTAGCGTACTAGGGTTAAAAAATAGTCCAGTACACCCTTAGTTAAGCACACTGGTTTTTTGTTCGCCATCGAGTTCACTCTTCTTAGTGTAAAGAGCTTCAGGCGAATAACGCATGATGAGAGAAGGCATCGTAGCCAGTGTGGACATCAGTCTAGGATCATGTTCGTAATCACCTGTTGCTTCTTCTATCTTCCTAGCTACATAGCCACCAAGATTATCGGCCACTACTTCAGGTAACCACAATGCCTCAGCCATGACGTAATTATAGTCACGCTTCTGGTTAAGTTTAAATGCATGTATCAGGGCACTGATGTTGTCTACCGTATCATTCAGGAAACTGCCTTCTGAAAATATCACACTGCGTTTACAAGCTTCCATGGCGATGTTATCATGCGTAGAGATCAATTTGGTTGCGTATTTGCCGTAGCTATACGTCACCACCATGACTTTACGCTTATCGCCAGCTTCGTTGATTAAATACAGAAGAGAACTCGACATGGATAGATAGTTCGGATAATACTCATCACCATCAGGAGCAATCACCTTAATAGAACGATTACCAATGGCAATGCAACTGGATAGGTTGAATGTATAGACAAGACTTTCTACCTGATATCCTTTGCTTTCTTCCTTCTTTAATAGATCACTAACCATCTCATGTGTGTTTTTGTCGTAAAGACGATTGACGGAGACGAACATCGAGGCGATTTGATCATCGCCCCACATGACCATAGACGCAGTGATGATATCATCATCAGCATCCCAACGATGTTTCTTATCACCTGCGTCTACTTGTTTGTTGATGTCGGAGAACACACGCATGAAGTTCCTGAGTTCTTCTCCACCGAATGTTTTCCTTAAGTCGATAATTTCCATATTCGGATTTCCTTTTAGTTTAAGCTGATGTTACTTGCTTTGCTAGGAAGATTGTAATTTGTTCCTTGCACTACTTGGAATAAGAAATCAGCCATGGTTTCTAAATAAGCCATGACTTTAGTCGGCACATGAACGTTTTCATCGGCTTTTATAGCAAGATCGCAATATGTTTCTTCCTCTTGTTGGGATACAACACCATGATAAGACATGATTTCATCGTATAGATGATTCTCATCCCATCTATTCAATCGAGTCATGTTGTCGAAGTATCGTTTGAGGTTATCGATATCTTCTTCAATACTCGAACAGAAACCAATCCTCTTCATCGCTATATTTCCAGCTTTATCCGACACGAGTATCGTACGTGTAAGGCCGTAATGGATACTGTCTTCTATTTCTAATTCCATCACCACCTGCTTAATAGCGATTACGTCTACGACATGTGACTTATCACCTTTTCCGAATAGTCTTTCGTATTCGGGAGTGTTAGGGTAGACTTCAGCCTTTAACCAATCCGTGCCTACATCTGGTGCGATGAAGGTGCTGATGGTGCGTCTAACACCACATGACTTTGTTTTATTTCTAAAATCACTGCCGTAAAGTTGTTCTAACTCACTGCGAAAAGCGATGTTGACTTCGCCTTCATGTACCATGCGATAGAAAGAAGTAATCGAAATACACTTATCGACCAACATGCCTAAGGTCGTGGGTATGATATAAGACTTCGCATTCGTCCTGTAAGCATCTTTTTCGTGTACTTCAGCCTGTACGTCATTCACGATGCCTTCTAATGCTGTCATGGTGGTATGGTTATCGCTTAACTTAATTACGTATTGATCTTTCATTTCAAGATTCCTTTTATTTACACTAAGCCTGATATGCTCAGCGTAACAGGGTTAAACTGGATAAAAATAGTAAACTACTACAAAGACCAAAGATAGTTATCCTTGGCAATGTTCAGTGGATCACCCACTAATGCGCATGCATGGGATAACAACAATTCCCAATCATCATCGCGTTTTTCTTCATGGTTTAAATAGTAGACTTCATCAGTAGCCAATATATTAGACGCGATGTACTGGTGAGACATGGCTCTAACATGATCATCATGCGTATCGAACTTCTTACGCTTGATTTCATCTTCTATTTCGAACTTAACAGACTCTATCGCTTTGATGTTGTCTGTCAACTCAACTGCCAAATACACATCCAAAGCTAGTTCCTTAGGATCTAACTTGACCTTAGCTTTCTTAGGATGTGTTTTGGTTAGAAAGTGCGTGCTGATCGCCAATAACTGGTTGCCCATGACTTCCAGTATCGAGAGTGCACGCACCACAGCGATGATGTCGTATACTTCACCATCCGATGCCTTATACGTTATCCCTCTTTTGAAATTAGGTATATAAGCATCATTCCTACTGTAACGGATAATGAGACTCTTACGGACTGTCTCTTCATCAGTCTCCCAGTCTTTTACAGACCTTTTTACTACTTCTTCTATTACATCGGAAGACACACATCTGGATATCGATTCAGCATAGAGACCGACATCCGGATGATAGTATCGCCATGAAGTACCGCATCCCGTATTAGACGGATAGAAGAACATCTCTCGATCCTTTACTTCGAATCGATCGAATATCTCCTTTAGCGTGTGTTTCCTCATCTCGATGAAGTCTTTTATCTGCTTAGATGGTGCGTCTTTAAAGTTGAAGTTAAAGACTCTGTTCATCTTACTCATGTTTGCTTGTCCCTCTATCTGGATAGTACTAATCTAAAATGCTGAATAACTCATTGGCCTTACTAATCACTTGGCTAATTGATGTTAAAGAAGCAATGTTCCTAACGATGGCTGCATATCGCTTAGAACACTCGTTCTCCAGTATCTGGATGTAATCTTCTTCACTTTGGTATTCATCGTTTAAAATGCCTTTGACAATAGTACGGATAGTAGCATGCTGGGCATGATAGCCTTTAGATGTATCATGTCCGGTTAACATCATCCACATGCGGATAATGGATGCTTCTTCCAGTATCGTGATCTCATCCTGACTTAATACAGACTTAGTGGACGCATGTATCGTCATGTTGAGTAGATCACCTAATGCAATCGTAAGATAAGACGATAGCTTAATGGCTTCGTCACTCTCATTGAGTGCATCGTCTAAGTAAGTGATCAGAGCAGCGCAAGCACGTACGTAATAGCTAAAGGCATCTACTTCAGTATCAGTTACGATCTTATCCAGTACCTTATACGTAGAGCGTGTATTGGTAATAATCGCCTTTTTGAAGTCGCGTTCTAGCGACTGGATACGCATGTTCTGGCCTACAGCCAATGTTTGGTTAATAGAGAAAACCAGATCCATGATCGTCTCGGTAGACGGATGGACTAACATGTCTCTAATCGAGACTGGTTTATCGAAATGTAGTCGATGCTTCTTGAATAAAGCATCTATATTGGATTGAATAATCATGGTGTTTTAAGACCTCTTGGATAGTTGACTACTGTAATAGTAAGTATCTGTAAAACTGAGCATGTACATGTCAGGATAGGGATGTAATAGAGTATAGATGACTTTACACTAAGCACGGTGCGCTTAGCGTATCGTGGTTAGAAACGGTTTATATAGACATTAGAGGTAAAGATGGATAAATTGGTAAAAGACGTATTCGACGACGTGTGTGGCCATGTGAAACTGGATGAGGTATTCTGTAAGCGGACAGAGCGATACATGAATGAATTCATCTCCAGGAACCATGATCATGCTTCGTTCTTTGGTGGGAATCTGACTGGCGTGTATGTCGTGAAATTCACGACGAATGATCGTATTGCATTCTTCGAAGAAGTATTGGGTGTAGATGAGGATGAGCTAAGGCCTAGGTTAAATGCCTTGATCGATCCGTCTCACTTCATGGTAGCGGGTGATGTATTGAACTTAACGATCGTGTGGCTCAGCCATGCTCTATTAAAGAGTAGTCTTAATCCCACACGTAAAGAACAAGTGATGTCGTATCTATACAACATCATGCAGTTTAGGTTTATTACTTCTAGGCTACAGAGACACTGGCCTTATCCTTGCAGTAAGGAAGTCGCAGAAGCGACAGTATCAGCCATGACGAACAAATACGCCATCAAGATGAAAGGCTCTTGGATCAAGGTGATACAGGACAGAAGTCTCGATGTCGTAGACATGAAGCATTCGGTCCATCGTGAAACAATTAAGAAGATGGATTACGATATCCGCAATAAAGGTTACAGTGTTGGCTATTTAATCACCGATACACAGACACGCAATAAAGCCATGCTAAAGAACATCTACGGCTTACAGAAGGAAGTCCAAGAGTCTGGTTTTAAGATCAATGCTTCTAGCAGTACGTTCTTGGATAAAGATGGTGTGGAAGTGATGAAAGATAAGGATAATGCTTTAGAGACGTATAGGAACTATTTGCTCTCTATAGCTGGAGATAAGATATCGTTTATCAAGATGGACTTGATATCGATTATCGAAGGGATGAATAAAACCATGCCTAAAGATGGTTTTAGAGTCGCATTGAATGGTTTAGTAGATGCCTATAACAAGAACACACAGGCTCGTGAGAAGTTTGATTTTGTTTTCAATGCTGTTTTAACCCACATGATCGTGTTGGTAACGAACAATAGGCACATCATGAAGCATGAGAACGATATTGCTTCTTTGTTGGCTAAGTTGAAGAACATCTACGGGGCGACACGCACTGATATCAGCGATGATTTCGTTAAGGCTAAGGACATACTGGAGACACACATCATCCAGACGACTAAGATCAAACGAGACATCATGGTCTCTGTTATACGGACTGGATTGATGCTCTATATCGTCCTAAGAGCCATTACCCGTAAACATTACGGCGGCTAGTATGACTCTTTTATAGTCCTTAAACAGAGGTACTCGTTATGTTGAAAAATATAGTGGGTAAACTCTTGGTTGGTTTGGATGCCTTTGGTGGGGATTCTATATATCAAGAAGCCAGTGAAATCAGTAAGGATGTATCGTATCGGTTTCTGACTCGTTTTGGTCATGGTTTGAAGATCAAGGTCGTGAAGAAACAGTATGTGTTAACACGCCGTAAGAAGAGTTGGTTGTTTCGGGATAAGGTCTATATCTTGTACGAAGTTTCATGCCAACTGGGCGATGCATTCCCTGAGGTCATGAAGGAAATATTCAAAGGCACATACGTCATGCCTAGGCTACTGAGTAAACTCATCAGTGAAGAGAACCAAATCAACGCTGTCGTGACTGCTTACTTGGATATCCACATCGATAAGTTGATGGAACAATACCACGCCAAAAAAGAGTGACACATGGGGTAACATGCCTACCTATATCCGTAATGGGTATAGGTAGGTATACGCTCTGTGACCATGTTATCACTATCCATGTCTATAAGTGTCGTCCTGGTAAGGATACACGGTTTAAGTATTCTGCATATCGCTTCTCGACGATCTTGTCGATGAACAAATCATTCACCATACGGGAGATGGTTAAGACTTGTTTGTCTATCTCCTCAGTCATGCCTTTGGCATACACGTCTATCTCGGTTAAGTTATCGTAACTTCTCCATCTAGGCACTAGATGTCTAACTGATATTAGTTGGATATTCGCTAGTGCCTGCTCTAATGCTTCCCTATCCACATCCATGTCTAAGTATACGGCTACAGTAGACTCTATCTGTCGTATATTCAATCCATCCTCTTGATACTCCATGTATCCTGTATAAACACTGTAGAGTATCGGATGTTCACCTTGTATCGCTGATGTAAAGAGATACGGTACGAAAGGTGGTTTCTCATGGTTAGCCATCACGATGGCTGTCTGTTCATCCCGTCTTCTAATTTGCTTTAGTGTTAAGTTGGTAAAATCATCCTTATTCTCGTAGAGGAACATCTCGGCTATATGCTTGAGTTGTTTATTGCCTTCTACTGGATAATTGGTTAACATGGCTGTTAGCCTAGGTTTTGTTAAGTTCACGTAATCATTGCGCATGATGTCCTTTCCATGGTGATTGATATAATTACTGGCTCATGGATGTTTCTACTCTATCTGAATATGTTAATTACTGAATGAAGAGGAAATGAAACATGATCCTATTCGAAGAAGACTGGTATAAGGAAGAGAATCTGCATGTGGTGGTACACAACGAAACCACCAATGAATCCTTTATCCGTCTGCACCACATCCTAAAAAAGATGGGTATAAAGAACAACAAGTTCTTTTTAGCCTTACACGATGAACGACTAATGAATGTTGATCCGTATAGTCCCACTCTAACAGATCAAGAGATAGGTTGGATCGTTGCAGAGTGTGTCTCCAACCCTTGGTATTACTTTCGTGAAATCGCTCCGGTACCTGAAGGCAGTAAGAAGAACCGATTCCGTGCTAATCGAGCGAATATTAGTCTCATTTGGTCGTTCTTTAACAGATGCCAATACTTACTTATCCAGCCACGTCAGACGGGTAAGTCGTATAGTACCGACACGTTGATGGTATATATTCTGTCTTTCAGTTTCGGTATCCGTACATTACTCTATACTAAGGATAGACCTCTTGCTACTAAGAACATCATTCGTCTGCGTAAGCTATTCGAGCGTATGCCTGAATACTTAAACCCAATGACGCGCGATGACTCAGCTAATAGGGATACGATTACGGTACTGAAACGTGGTAATTACTACAACACTATTGTAGCACAGGACAATGAAGAAGATGCCGATAAGAAAGGTCGTGGTGATACGGTAGAAGTACGCCATGCGGATGAGATCGCTTATTGTACGTATAACTTCGTGACGATGCCGACCATGGGTAGTGCGATGAACGCGGCGAAAGAAGATGCGATAGCAGAAGGTAAGGTAACTGGATCTATCTTTACTACAACTGCGGGTAAGAAAGACTCACCACATGGTGCTTGGGCTTACGAGGTGTTTATCGAGTCTGCTGAATGGAATGAGAAATACTACGATTGCAAAGATCGGGATGATTTTGAAAAGATAGTACGTAAGGATAGTAATCCACTGGATGAGTTAGCCAAGATGGTGGGTATCTTCGCGATACAAGGTACTTTCTCTCATCGTCAATTAGGCTATACGGATGAATGGTTGATAGGTAAGATCGTAGAGAACAAAGTCTCACCTGAAGCCGCATTGCGTGACTACTATAACGTTTGGACAAGTGGTAATGAAACTTCACCATTCAGTACACGCCAACTACAAATGATCTCAGGCTCGATAGAAGAGATAGAAGCACGTGATCTAGAAGGTGGGATTACGATTAACTGGTATTATCCGATGGGTATCATTAACCAAATCATGGGTACACGTCCAGTAGTAGCCGGTATGGATACTTCGCAGAACGTAGGACGAGACAGTACCACGATTACTTTCGTGGATGCAACCACATTGGATATATTGGGTACAGTGAACTGCAACAGTGTCAACCTCTATAAGTACGCCACTTGGTTGGCTGACTTGATGACACGTTTCCCTAAGATAGTACTGGTACCAGAGAACAAATCCAGTGCACAAGGGATATTGGATTACTTGATCGAAGTATTCCCAAGTAGAGGTATTGATCCCTTTAGGCGTATCTTCAATACAGTCGTGAATGATAGGGAAATGAAACCACGTGTATACGATCAAGTCATGGCTCATCCTAACCGTATGTTTATCGCAAATCAGCATCGTAATCAGTTTGGTTATGTTACAGCAGGTAGTGGTAAGTACAGTCGTGAGAATCTCTACAATGAGACTCTGTTCAGAGCCATTGACATATCGGCTGATAAGATCAAGGATGAACGACTGATTAAAGAGCTATTGGCATTGGTATTGAAGGACAATCGAATAGACCATCCTAAAGGTGGTCATGATGACCAAGTGATCAGTTGGTTATTGGCATGCTGGTTTATCTTCAATGCGCGTGAAGTACAGCAATACGATATACACAGAGTTCGATTCTTGACTGATGTGGTCAATGCTGGTGAAGAATACAATCCTGAAGAAGACATGGCTAAGAGACGGCAGATATCCATTAGGGATACTGTAAAACGATTGTACGAAGACTTAGGTGAAGCAGACTCATTTATCGAGTTTAGTCACATCGAGAAACAGATACGTTTATTAGAAGGTCAACTGAAAGGTGAGTATCTGGATGAAGTCATCGGCATGTCTGACATGATTGAAGAGATGCGTAATAAGCGTAAGGTAGAGCTGATGAAATCCAATTCCAATATCGTCAATGACATCCTGAATGGATTGGGTGTTGTGACTGAGAAACCACGTGCAGGTGATGTCATGCTCTCTAACGGCTATATACCGAATAGACGGTTAGCTGATAGATGGGGTATGTTCCAAGACGATGTCATGGATCAGTACAGTGATAATAGAGAAGTGAGATTAGACAGTTTGGATTATTGGCTAAACTAAGATAGACAGACTAAAAAAGAAGGTCGATTAAACCTTCTTTCGTACCTGCTAAGGGAAATCATATCCCTTGGCAGGCATCACCCAAATCTCACGGTAATATTTACCGTTAAAAGACTGGTAGGTGTAAATGGCGTGTGTAACACTACCATCGGTAACCACTTCACAGACGGCAATCACTTTACCGTCGCCTGTGATCAGACCAGGCCCTTCGGTCTCTATCACGTGAGTAGTCGTGACAAAGACTTCACCTGCGTGTGAACGCAGATCCACTAACCAGTCTTTAGACTGACTGAAATCTAACTCACCGCGATTGACACGTTCGCTCACGCCGTCGTACTCTTCTTTAGAGACTTCGGCTTTGGTGCGATAGGACACCACGTATGGGTCGTGTTTTTGACGAACCAAATGTTTGATGTCGATCACGATATCGTCGAGTTTGTTGATGAATTTTTTAACTGATTTGATGAGTTTGTTCATTTTTATCTCCAAGAATAAGGGGGTGGGATGGTGGCAACACTAACCTATTGCCATCGTGTGTATTGGTAATATAACCGACGGGTTAGCGTCGTCGCTTCTTTACTCCATAACCGTGTAGAGGCTGAAGTTGAAAGTCGCTTGTGCAACCTCTTCTTCAGTGTACTCATGATGGTCAGTGAGCCGTGGCAGGCCACGCACACCCATGACGATGAGCACATCGCCGTCACCCAGTTTTACCTGAGGTGGAGTAGCCGGAATGTCTACGTCGATACCGAATCGACGCTGCATAGCATCGATAGTAGCGACGTGCGACGGATTGAGGCATGGAATGACTCCCTGGCCAACAAGTGCTTTTACTACATCAACGTCGATTTGGCGACGTTTGATGACCACGTCTCCAGAAAACATTGAGTCAGCGATAGCGAAACCAAAATATACATTAGCCATGATAATACTCCTTTTTTTAAATAGGGTGAAAAATAGTTCGACTGTATCATTGGCTTTAGAAGATAAGTCGATTGAGAGAACTCTCTCTTTCTACTTTAATAGTATATATCTGTAATTTTCGCAATGTTTACAATGACAACATAAGCCTTACACCTACCTACCCCTATATCAGGGAGTAGGTAGGCTAAGGGTCTGTGTTCTTACTACATTTAGATCACTTGTACAGGCATCGGTGCAACGCTGTAGTAGAGATCGTTGGATTGTGCTGAATCGTAGAACACAACAGCTACAGTAGTAGCATTCGTAATGCTCTCTTGTACGGATAGTTCAGTATTCCATTTACGGATCGGAAAATCGTATTCACGTCCATTGATCAATAGCTTCATCATGGTGGGTCGTGGTGCTTCAGACTCACGTGAAGTACGATACTGAGGTTTCGTACTGTCGTATACTTTCTCGAACCATTGCTCTAATGTCGTACAACCGCATCGTAAATCCAATGCGAAGTTATTACCCGACACTTGTTTGGCTAAGCAAACTATGCCTTCACCGTATAATGGGTTCTGGTATGGATCGAAACCTAATAGGTATCGTGTACCGGATGTATCCCCACCTGAACGCATGAATCGAATATCAACAGTCTGCGGATGGATGTGGTTCTGGAAGGTGTTATTGATCGTACCTAAGTTAATGGCCACATTCAGTTGCTGTACGGCATTGTAAAGCTTACCATTTAAAGATCTGGATGGGCTATTCGGTGTAATGTACACTTGGTTAGTGACTTTACGGAACTGGTTACGATCCAGTGTAAACATATACCAATCCAACTGATAGCCTAAGGTATCATTCACCCAACGTGGCACAGGATAGAGTTTAACACTATAAGCACCATCACGTTCGGTAATGGTATAGTTAAACGTACGAGTGACGAAGAACTCACTATCGTTAAACTTCGTATTAACCGCCTTCTCATTCAGTGCTAAGTGGTATTTCAATACCAATACACCTTTAGTAGACGCTACTGACTCCATGGCTCGCTCTAGGTATAATAGTTCGAACTTATTGCCATCGATCGGATAAGTGGCCGTAGAACCATCACTGTAGTGTACTTTACCCATCAAGTTGATCGATGCTTTTAGGATCTGTTCAGGGATGAGTAAATTGGATTCATCGGAAGCATCGATGTATGGCGATACTAAAGAGATATTAGACACGAACTTATCAGCATCGGACACATCTCTTAGTAAAGAACTATACTCCACGATCCAGTTCGTGCGTCCTCGTACACCACCTCTATCGTCGTAGATGACGATGGTAATCATCTCACCTTCTTCTAGGTGGTGTGTGGTATAAAAGTCTGGTATATACCACATCGACTTATTATTGGGATCTCTCTGTTGCAAAGGCTTCAATGGAATCTCAGAACCAATGACATTGAAGTTCTCATCGTAGCGTACAGAGATCGGTACACCACCATTACCGACGATTGTGCCTTTAAAAGCAATCGCGTGGTGTATAGTGGTGCCCTTCAGGTAAAACTGAGAAGGGATAGACAATGTACGCTTAGCGGTTGAGTTATCGTAAAAGATCTGTCTGGCACAGGGAGAGATCAAGAATCCACCAGCAAAAAACCTTCCTTCTTCTCTAGACATCTCATCGACTGTGGCTTTGACATTATAGTCCTCAAGTTGAGGGACTAATGTTACATTATCAATCGAGACGACACGATACCTTTTCTGGGTCACCATGTCTTCTACTAAATCATTCACCTTAGGGATCCACTTGTTCTTACCGGCAGCACCCAAGTAGATCTCGCTCATGTTCCACACTTTCCACAACTGTGTTTCATCGTAGACTGGTGGTTCGCCATCGGTACCGGTAACGGTGACACGTCTGGCGACGTTGTGTGCCTGTATGGTTAGGTTGGCACCAGGATAGTTGTTTGGCATTCTTAATTTCCTACTCTAATAAAGTGCGACGTTTCGATTTCATCTTTCAGGTAGATACGGATAACAGCACGTAAGAACCTGTTGGCATGATACGAGAGTGTCGTGACATGGTCTTTGAATGTAGGCAGTATGGTGACGTATTGCCTGTCGATATAATCTAAGTTAAAGAGTGGCTCTATATTGAAAAACTCACGATAGTTCGCTTCAATGTAGTCAATGACTTCATCGTCCGGATAGCGTAAGTTCATCTTAGGGAATGTCACCATGTTGCGGCTTAAATCATCTATCAGTCTGGATACCAGTGGAGAGAAGATCTTATACTTATCTTGCAGTGGTATCACCTGAGTCATCGGCTTATCCCTAAGGTAAGGTACTTGGGATAAGTAATCCGTTACTTGCTTATCGATTATATTGGCTGCATTCTTGAAGGTATCCGTATCTTGAGTGAAGATATCTCGTTTAGGTGGGATGATCTCCATGATCTCGTATGGCTTACCTTCTAAGATATTAGCACGTTCAATGGTCTTAGAGCCATGTTCACCAAAGCCTAACTTCTCTTTAGGAATGACACCACTGCCTACCTTAACCAATAAGTTCTTATCGTCTAATAGATCGAAATGGTTATTACGGGACAGTTGATGGTTACGGACATAACCCACTTGTCTATCAGCATTCACCACACCTGATAAGACTTTCTTACCATTTAAAGTAGTCTCATTCGGGAATCCGTATAGACGATAGGTAATCACTTGCATGTCGATATTCGGATTGATGGCACTTTTGTTGATGATGTGGATTTCTGGGAAATCGACAAAGTAGTCTATTCCTTCTATTAATGCATATCCGTTTAAGAAGATATCCAAGTAACCATAAGGGATCTTAACCGGTTGGTTCTTCACCCGTCTATCGGTAACATCGTAGTAAGACTGCATCAAGGTGAACTTCAAGTTACCTCTATACGTCTCTACTTTGGTGTTAACTGACAGATACTCTCTGTCTGTACGGATGATGAACTTACGATCAGCAGTATTAAACTTAGCTGTATTCGTCGGCTGTATGGTTAAATACTTATTGGTCAGTGTCTCACGTGATGTGGTATGTACCAGTGCAGTAACATCTGACCAAATCTTAGGATCATTCGGTTTTAAACGAATATCGTCATCAGTCGCACTGTAGATCTTGTAGCGTTGATCATCCGTGCTGTATTCAAACTCATGGCCTGCATTACCGTAGTATTGATAAGGTTGTACGGTACCGACACCACCGATGAACTCTACAGCGAAACACTGGTCTTTATTCACGATGGTATATTCGTTCATGCCTGCGTATCTGCCCCATGAGAGTAACTTACCTTCTCGATCGTATTCGTAAGCTGTACACTGTTGCCTGTAAGCATAAGGCACAGTCAGGTACTTGGCACCATTCTTACCGTCGATGAATGATGAATGCGGATGTACTGACTTAGCAGTATACCAAACAGCAGCATTATAACCGTATGCTTGCTCTGCATCGGTGAGTCTACAAGTAGGGTGTTCCAACGACATCATCTTGATCGCCATGGAGTTCTCAAGGTTCTCTGCTTTCCATGCATCTACATTGGATTTCAATCCACGCATCGCAGCCAATCTATCGGTATAGTTTAGACGATTGAGTTCATGGATGCGGTTATTGACGTACGGCATTTTACGTGTCTTGTATTGCTTACGATACTGGACGTAGAAATACACTTCATTGGCTTTGGGATCTAATATTGGGTTAGACTCCATCAGTTCACGTACTAGGTTCGTACTGATGCTGAAATCACGATTCGCTAACTGACGTATATTCGTAATATCGTTGCGATGCAGGATAACGCCTCTCTGTAATAGAGGAGTCTGTCTAGGTGCTGCGATTAAAAAGAACTCACAATCGTCGTAGAACTCCACATCATCTCGTCCTGTAGTCTTATCGTAAGAGAAGATGTATTTGCGTATCTGATCCAATATACTCTTGAATGTTGGTGTACTGCCTAAGCGCATCGTAATCACTTTGGCTATGGTAGAATCGTATACCACTTCGACGATATCGTCTTCTACTAGGTTAACACCCATGATGTCTTTTACCCAATAGCCATTGACATAAGCGGTTAATACACCTGTCTTCTTACTGTAGTCATTGACAAAAGCCAATAATCTATTCTTATCTCTTGCATCTTTCACTTTCTGGTAGACGACATCTATCTTCTCTTTACGTAGTGATGCATCACGTGTGGTGATCAATGCATTCTTATACGTCTTAAAGGTGACTTCCAACTTATTGAAGTCTATCCCTAATCCTGTCTCTTCTTTTATTACAAAGATCAAGTTGTTGCTGATCGTACGGGTAAAGTATACCAAAGACAATGGAATATACTTACCGGTCTTCGTATAGAAGCTAAAAGCGATCGTACTTTCCCGAACATAGTCAGCCATGTTCACCCAAGTGGAAGTATCTTCCCATTCTAGTACAGGCAAGTTTAAAAGGTGTTCTTTTATATTGCCTAGCTGATAGAGGAAATAACGATCGTGTAGTGTCGGTAGCCGATATCTCTCACTCATGACGGTGATGAAGTTACGATACCCTTCGACTGGAGAGATGTTCTCCAGTCTGATGATAGAAGGGTTATCTTGGCTTGGCATCGACCAGATGTGTCGGATATAATGGGCGACCAAATATGGTGCGGCCATCGTGATCTACTCCTTATTTAGTAGTCGAATGATTTAGTAGCCATTCGTGGCTTGGACGACTGCATTGATAAATTGTGCTTTGTCTTTAAAGTGGCGCAGGCAAATACGGGTTAATCCTGATTTCTTAAATACAGGCTCTGTTAGACAAATCAGTACAATGGCCACGAATGTCGGTAGGTGTTCCAATCCAATCGCAATAGTCTGTTCTTTCTCGATGCCTGTCCATGAGACATTAGCTAAGTTCTTAGCGACGACAGTGTAGAGTAAGGCATCGGTTAGGTTATTCATCACGGGATTGGAAGAGATGGATTTGACTTTCTCCACGAATGCTGGTACGGATGGGATGACTTGGTTATCGAGTACACGCTGTAAGTATACAGCAGGGATACCGATCTCACGAGAGAGTTTAGCGATCTGTACTTGGTATTCCATCTCGCTGAAATACTCTTCTTCGGTTAACAAAGACACGTAGAACCATGCGGAGAGTGCTCTAACATTTAAGATGTCTTCTGGTGTTAAAGATAAAGCCGTAGCGATAGAAGTAGTAATCAAGTCACTGTAGCACTTAATCAGGTTAGATGAGAGTGATTTAATTACACGAGTACCGCTATTGGCTAAAAGGCCTGACAGTGCATTACGCGTTACCTGTAAGGTATACATCGGTTTATTCGTAACAGACATCTCAGTCTCATCACGCATGGTGATAAAGGATGACAAATCAGCTACACTGTAGCGATGTCTGTTACCAGTCTCTATTATTAAGGTGTGGTCGAACTTACGCACCAATCTATTCGGATAGAACAAGATGGTGTTGTTATTATCGTTAACCTTCGTGAAGTTATTCGAAGTGACGATGACTTTACGGATTTCTGCTTCTAGTTCTTTCGTTAAGAACTTAGAGCCTAAAGTCGTGTCGTAGGATGAATAGTAGATCATGCTTCTTCTTTCTCTTTTCTAAAAGATGATTTCAAACGAGGCCTATAGTGGTTATATTCTATTAGCCATAGGCGATTTTCATAACTTCTCAAAGTCTTTCTGTTTCTATCTTTAATGTAAATATTTTCAGTACCACCATATAGGAATCCTTAATTTTGTTATATGAAAGTGTCCGGCCGGACGGTGTTTACCGTCTGTCTAGGCACTTGATTATGGCAGCAGAAGAATACCGGTATTCTTTTCCTTTTGCTTTAAATTTAACCCATTTAACGGTTACACAATCTGTTAATATCCTGACTATGGAGCTTGATAAACATGGCTACTGAAATTTACATTAGTAATGCCACGCCCCACAGCAACCATCTGGGTACTAAGGACTTGTCGGCACGTGTCGTGGATCGTACTCCGCTTCTACGCCCGATGTTCTTGCCTTATTTCCCTTTCTTCGGTCGCAAGGGCACTTTAGACGAAGTGTTGGTGGATGGTGCAGCGTTTGAATCCATCTACGGTAGTGAGACACTGGATGAGCGTTCTCCCTACTTTAACCATGCTTCTGTCTTTATTAAAGGCATCTTGAATGCTGGCGGTAAGATCATCGCTAAGCGTATCGTGCCTGAGAAAGATCGTAAGTATGCTTCACTGCGTGTGTCTCTCGAATACGTAGAGACTCAAGTAGACGAGTACGTGCGTGATCCATCTGGTCACTTCAAACTCAACAACAACAACGAAAACGAAACCACTGGCCGTAAAGTACCAGGTGCACTCTTCCGCTTCCATGTGGAAGAGATCCCGACTGTCACCTTGAATACCGGTGCCGGTAACATCGAAACATTCCAATTCGGCATGGGTGCGCAGTCTGTCTCTGATTTGACTGATGGCACAGGTCAAGTGGGTAAACGTGTGCCTCTGTTTGACTTTGTTGCACCTTCTCCTGGTGAACACGGTAACTTGAACGGTATGGCTCTGTGGGCACCGACTACTATTAGTCCGTCTCCGGTGAACTACGTGCCTCTGAACGATGCTAAGGCTTATCCTTATCGTCTGCGTCTCGTGACTAAGCCTACCTCTACTTCTTCTCCTGCTATTTCCTACAGTCGCCTGGGTATGCCTGAAATCGACTTCTGCTTGAAACCAGAAGCTCGCTCTAAAGCAGGTGTGGATTACCACATTGGCGATGTGTTCCTGGATAGCTACAATGACCTGATCCCTGAGAATCCTCTGGTACCGCCTACTTACGGCCCATTTAGCCGTCTGCATGTCTACCAAGAGAACGTAGACTCTATCCTCTCTATGCTCGTGAAGAAAGAGACTGACGTAGAGAAGATCGGTGACTTGACCAATGTTACCGATGAGAACATTAACGAATTGCGTTATCTCTTTAACGTACTGGGTGGTCAGCACTCTGACGGTACACCTTACCAGACTTATCGACGTGCTACGATTGGTGGTGCTGCTACGCCTCTGGGTGAAAACACCTACGTGTGGGCTAAAGGTGGTCGTGATCCCGAAATGACTGACGCTTTATTCGAAGCTGAAGTAGATGCCTTGTTAAAAGAGTTCGAAGATCCTAACTCTAAGTACATGGACGAAGTACAGTTCAACGACTCTGTGTTCATCGACACGGGTTACTCTTTGGACTTTAAACGTAAGATGGGTCGTTACCTGGCTAACCGTAAGGATAGATGGGTACTGGCAACGACTTACGTGCACGATGAGAAACCTATCTCAGCTGCTGAAGAACTCGGTCGTATCAGCATGATCGCTGGTGCCATCCGTCGTTATCCGGATAGCCAGATCCATGGTACTTCGGCATTCCGTTGTGTCGTGGCTAAAGGCAGTGGCCTGTTGGCTAAGTCTGTTTCTTCGTATAAGAAACGTGTGCCTATTACCTACGAGATCGCTGTACTCTTGACTAAGTACTGGGGTGCGGGTAATGGTATTGCTAATAGCCGTTGGGACTGGTCTGAAGGCTCGAACAACAAGTTTAACTACTTGATCGATGTCACATCAGGATTCGTGCCGTATCAAGTACGTAATGGCTACTGGGCAGCCGGTGGCATGTGGGCACAGCAAGATGAACGTAAGACTTCTTACTTCCCTGCTTACCGTACCATCTTCGATGATGATACCTCTACCCTGACGAACATGCGTACCATGTTGGTCCATGTGGACATCAACAAGATCGGTGCTGAGATGCAGCGTGTGTTCAGTGGTAAAGACTGGACGCAAGATCGCATGAAGCAAGAGATGACTGAGTGGTTCTACGATCAGCTCAAGGGCAACAAATACGGTGGTAAAGTGGAAATCAACGTGAAGATTACCTTTACGAAGATGGACGTTCAACGTGGTTACAGTTGGCACACTGAAGTCACTGTGTTCAGTGATCACTTCTACACTGTACAGACCTTCGAGTCCATTAACCGCCGTCGTAGTGACAAAACCGTCGATGACGATACCATCACTGCTTAAATACACACCTAGGCAGTAGGTCTTACTTTATAGTAGGACTTTACTGCTTAGCCTTTTATTGTACTTATTCTAAAGGATAAAAGACATGGCACGAGTTAGTCCCGTGTATATGGAGCGTGGTGACAGTACACCTGCCGGTTATGCACAAACTCCTGTAGCCCACCTATTACAAGGTGGTCAGTTTGGCTACAGTAAAAACTATCGCGCGTGGATGAACGATCATCCGTTTACCACTCGCCCTGTGATTACGTTACTGATAGAAGCACCTTTGTTCTTGAAGATGTTACCACACGCGCAGGATAACATTTCCATGCTGCGTAGCTTGGTCGAAACTGTCCGTACTAAGTGGACTGGATTCCAGCACAAGAAAGTGGTTAACTGGGACAGCAAGAACTTTGGTGCAGATGGCCAGAAATACGAGTTCTATACCAACGTGACTGTGGAATACGGTCAGTTGAGTATGTCTGTTTGGGAACGCCCAGGTATGCCGATTAAACGCTATCTGGATTTCTGGATCGACATGGGCCTGATGAATGAAGAGACTAAGTATGCTTCGATTGCTACTGTAGCAGGTACAGAAGCGTACGATGCTCTGCCTGACATGTACACCATGAGCATGTTGGCGATTGAGCCTGATGTGACTGGTCGTCGTGTGAACCAAGCTTGGTATTGCTTTAACATGGCTCCACGTGACAGTGGTGATAATGAAGCACAATCTGATAAAGAGAATCCGGCTGCTGGTCGTGAACTCAATATCGGTTGGACTGCCCTGTTCCACTACGGTTATGGTGTGGATCTTTGGGCACAAACCATCTTGGATAAATTGAATCCGATCGGTGCGAATGTCATGTACGAAAAAGCATTCGTAGAAGGATTGGATGCGATGGTAGCAGCAGGACAATCGTCTTATGCTTCTACTATCCAGCACATCGCACGTAGCCGTATTAAATAATACGGAAAGATAAGCTAAAAAAGATTAGCAGCATAGTCCTTAGCCCCTGTAGATCCGTATTGGGTCTACAGGGGTATAAGGTATATGTTCTCGATATTTTCAGGGATATTTAGCTATTGCTATTCAGGATAAAAGATGGATATGCCTATTACAGGCACGAGGATGCGTTTATACGCATGTTTAAGCGTAAGGTATAGTAAGGTGTACCTTAGGTGTTATCGTCTCTGTAGACGCATTCTGATGCATTCTAGGACACTGTGCTGCTACTACGCTGCCTTAGCCTCAGGATGAGTAACTGCTTTACTGAAATGATCGTCTACTTTCTGGAAATGAGACATGTTAAAGCCATTAGTCATTTCACCACGTTTTACTTGGATAAAGCGTAATGGATCAATAACGGTATAGTCACCATCATCGTCGATACAGATGTAATCCACATCGTAACCTTGGTCTTTTAGCTTATCCAGATAACGTTGGATAAACGATCCACGTTGATTCTTGTAGATATCGTAGAGGTTATCGTCTATCTCGGCAGGTGTATACTTGCGTCCATGGACTGACGTATAGTCATGCTTCACGATTTCAGGCAATAAGGCTAATAGACGATCTTTAGCTAAAGGAATCGTATAGTCTACTTTATACATGCCGTCTACTTCGTTAAATAGGCGCAATTCTACACCTGTATTAGCGAAGAGTTCTGCTTGTTCCTGTATGGTGTCAAGTGACCATGCTTTAGACGAGATGACGATACTGGCTTGATGGGTATCTTGTAGATGTTGGATCAGGTGCAGGATGTTGGTGTCGAGTTGGTGATGCTTGTGTGCTTGGGTGTAGATGTCGTATCCTGTTTGCTGTGCTGCGAATCTGGATGTCTGGTTGGCGATGACACCATCGATGTCTAAGAAGATGAGTTTAATCGGTTTCATGGTCTTGGTACTTCTTCAGTTAGTAAAAAAGAGGTGCTTACAGAGATACGTGCCAGACACCCTAAGATGCCTGATACGCTCTGCATAAGTTCATTACTGCTTAATCGTTAAAGATCTCGCAGAACAGGATGAAGGCTGTTGCAGCCACAGAACCGTAAGCGATGATCGAAGTTAAAGCATAAGTGAAAGTAGTATACATGATTGTGTCCTTTTAGTTAGTTAAATAAAAATAAGAGTGGTGATGAAGGTATCTTCCTTCTTCTACCTTGATAGTATATATCTCAATATTTCACCATGTCACCATGGCTAAATAAAAGACACCATGTTTACACATGACTAAGCAAAAAAGTAAGCCTACTCCCTACACCGGATAGTACCCGCAAAGGATACTATCCGGCTAAGGGTGTGGTATGGCATTGCTTATCTATTACTGCAACTTATTAAACCAAGAGATGAATCCTTGGTCTGGTGTCAAGTCAGGCATGACGTAGATAACGTATTTGTCATGCTTGTTGGCTTCTGACACCATTTGGTTAAAAGACTCGTAAAAGTAATCTGCATTAAAGATACGAGCTTCGATGGTATTCACCGCACGAGACATGATGGTGTCTTCTGCCCTTGAGATATAGACAAAAGACCCTGACTTCTTGTCTTCTACATTCTTCACCATGGTGCGGAAGAGCGTATTCAGCTCATCACGATCCAGAGTGGTTAAGTCGACTACATGTCTTGCACTATCAGAGACAACTGAAAACTTAGTCGAGTTAGCAGGTGCCTGCTTAGGATCAAACATCACACGACGTTTCTTGGTGATGTTCAGTGCCAGTACGACTAATGCTGTTGACATGTCGGTAATGGTTTTAGACATTACATTTCCTTTCTGTTTTACACTAAGCCTAGTAGGCTCAGCGTACTATGGTTAAATGTCGCCATAGTCGCCGTACATCTTGCGCTTAGCGGCAGATTGCATGGCTCTTACATGGCGTTTGTGTTCAGTGGTGATACGGGCAGCTAAGTCTTCGATGACAGCAAAATGCTTGGTTTCACTGAATACATTTTCAAACTTAGGCTGTATCGTCTTCTTCATGTAAGTCGTGAATAACTCACCGAAGTTGATGACATTACGATCAGTCAGATGCGTAACCGTAAAGTTAAGACGATATTCACCACGTGCGTTAGAATAACGAGCTAGTTGGAAGGTATATAACTTATTACCATCCGGCTGGTTCTTCATGGTGTAGCCGTCGAATAGAACCATGACATCATCCAGACGGACACAGGCGATGGCTTTTAGATAGCTATCACGTATCACTTTCAAGAATGATTTTAACTCGTAGACAGAAGTCTCTTCGATAAGTTTATCGAAGTCTCCCTTAGGGATAGGAATGACTTTAGTCATCATTACCCTCCCCCAGTTAAGTATTACTGCGGAAGACATAGAGCTGCTTCCCTTCAGGAGTGAGTAGGATGTAGCCGATGTAGTTTACGCCATTGAGTTCATCGACATCTCTCACCAGTATCTGTCCGATTTCAAAGGGTTTCTTGGGCTTGATAAAAGCCGTGATGGCACCGATATTGGAATGGGTGATGGTAGTCACTCGTCCTTCTTTCAGTGACTCAATGCTATTGGGGATGGATTTAATGTATTTCAGTCCCATGTTGGGATTCCTTTCTAGTAAATGATTAAATGGATAAAAATAGTACGCCTGTACAAAATACAAGCGTTTTGAATATAAAAGAATAATGCTAGGCATCTGTTAACTTAAAGAACACATGGTTTCCGATACGCTGGGAGACACGTGCTCTCTTAGCCGGTTTCTTACCTGTAGAGAAGAACACTGCTTGTCTTACAGTGTCTCTACGTATCCCTAGTAGATTCTCCAAGTATTTGCGTTGAGCTAACTTGACGATCTCTATTTCACGCACAGGGTCGAATACACGGCCTTTTCTTAAACTGTGGTTATGGTACCATTGGAACTGTCCTTTGGCTGTTACCACACTCTTAATCGAATGACCAAACTCAGGATGCTTCATGCGGTTGATGATGACATCAGCTACTGCTTCTTTACCCTTCATGTTCTCACCTTCAGCCTCGTAGTAGATAGCCATGCTCAAGTAGTGGATCTCGTCTGCTACCGAAGCATGGCTATACGTACTGACGAATAAGGATAAGAACACGATAGTGGCTGCTATAAGCTTACGCATATCGTGTTTACCTTTCTCTTATATAACCGATGGATAGCCACCGTAATGTTGCTCTACCGCCAGTTGGCTTAGTACTTCTACTTCACCATCTTCTTTAAACAACACACAGTCACTGGGTAGGATGGGTATATCACGTCCATCTAGAGAGATGTATACACGTCTCTCTATATCGCAATAGGCAGTGATACACCCCATCTCTTCTAAGGCCATATTCAGGATCTTAGGGTCTACCTTGGCACTGACCAGATAACCTTTAGAACTGATTCTTCTGCTGGGTAACTGGTGTTTCGCCAGTAGTTTGGTTATTTCCATCTTTTGCATCTGTCTGTCCTTCCTGTTGAATGGATGGGTTAGTAGAGGGCTGCTGCGCAGCTATATTGCGATACTGGCGATCACGACGATGTACGATGTAGCTTTTCAACACACTTAAGATATAATCTTTAGCTGACTGCTCTACAGGAGTGTCTTCATCTTCACCTTCTATATCGGCTTGATAGTCGAAGTTAATGGCGGTAGCGTAATGTTTACCATCTACCTCAACCATGTCTACGTAGAGCAGGATGTCCATGGAGAGATAAGGCACAGGCAACAACAGGGCGTAGTCACCACGATAAGCCTGGGTAAACGGTAGATCGACAGCCTCACCACTGAAGACGTACTTACCGATGAAACAGGTGATAGCATGCTTGATTTTATCGTAAGCACCGATCAGATCCATCTTTTCAATGGTGTTATCAGCCATAGTGTCAATTTCTAACTCAACTCTGTCTAAACCAACCATGGCAGGCATAAACGAATTATGTCGCTTAGTGCGGGCAGTGATGTCATCAAGCCCATCGTAATCGGCACCCATCGCATCTAACTGCATACGACGGTTTTGGTAAGGATCAACCTGATCTGCTTTATTGCCTTCGACTTTAACAGGATTGGCAGCTTGCTGATACATTCTTTCGAATGTCTCTTTGTAGTTCAGCGGTTTACCTGTAACATTATCGGCAAACTCTGCTGCTTTATTGGCTGTAGCACGCAAACTACTCAGTACGCTTTCATCGAACATAGGCTCACCAATGGATTGCTTACCGTACTGTTGATTAACCGTGTGTCTCCAATCCTCTTGGTTAGGATAAGGGTTAGTGTAGTACGGTCTACGCATGTTACTTTCAAATTGACCACGACTATAGAAGCGATCTTCCGGCCGATACTCACCACGACGACCAAACATAGGTTGGTCTTCACGTTCCACGGTAATTCTAATACCTTCTACTTCGATTGTTACTTTACTCATTTTGGATTCCTTTACTTTACTAAATGGGGTTAAATAATAGTTTACTACTTTACATCCTAGACATACGTCCAGTCTGTATTGGTGGGTACTACTGGTTATTTCTTGCCTTTAATGCCCTGTAGGTGTGGCTTATAATGCCTATAGTGATGGTTAATCATCAACTCGAAGAATGTCTTCAGTGTCTCTTCAGGATCAACATCGTTGTTCTTCATCATCTCAATGTCTAACACCTTACCTGTTTCTACGTCATGTGTACGCTTCAGCAAGCTAATACCTGTTACACTGGTAACGATGTTGTCATCCCTAGAGATGCGTACATCACCTTGTAAGAGATAGATAATGCGTTTATCACCTATCTCCTCTTCGTTCTTATTCAGATGCAACGTAGCCTCACGGTAGAACCGTGTATACGGGATATTGCATCCACGTATATCCTTACCTACTAGGTTGTTGATTACTTCGATACGTTTAGGCACCATTACCAGTAAATCAGTGGTGCGTCTGTCTGTTAAGTCAGAACCATACTGCTTACGAGTGTATACATGCGCATGTTCTAACAGACGCATTGCTAATCCTAGATCCATGTCTAGTTCCTTTCTGCAATGAATAAACAAAAGAGATAGTAGTCGGTAGTATACTCACCATCCTTCTACTACCTAGATAGTAAGTATCTGTAATTTCCTGCATATCGTCATCTATCCCTAAGGATAGCTGTCTCTATTCGGATGTGTATCCAGCATGTTACCTATCGGTAAGGTATAGAAAGTCGTATACTACCGTATACTCCATCTAGAGGATAGTGAGAACATAGACCTTATACCTACCTACACCTAAAACAGGTGTAAGTAGGCATGTCTAATGGATGTATCTACACTACGTGTATACTAAGAGTAAATTACTCAGACTCATGTAAGGTTATGAGTAAGTAAGCAAGCAAGCTTACAGGGCGTAGCCCTGTAGGTATGTCGCTTACGCTCCCAGATAAGTCGCTCTGCTCCAAGTCAGCTATTGTTTCCTCAACCTCATTCCGTCATCTCCTTCCTTCCGTCCTGCATGTCCGTCAGTCTGTCGATTCCTTCATTCGCTTTTCGTAAACTTTTATCTTAGTGTTGTTTCAGAAAATATAGCGTGCTATTTTTTCTAAAAAAGAAAAAGCACGCATCTATCTTATCACTCACTCCCTAGTAGACTTAAGTCTACTAGATGAGTGCGTGTAAGCTCATGGTTCTCTAATCCTCCTACACTCAGTATCTACGAGTATACGAGTAGGATACGTGTTAGCTCTAACGGAGGGATTAGAGAAGATATTGCTCTTGTATACCTCTTGGATCTAACTATCCTCTATTACCCTTTATTTCTACTAGGGATAGTATAGTCTCTATCTATACCTTAGAGGAGGATAGTTAGATAGTAGTATTGTTTAAGGTAGAGTATACCAAACCAACTGTTGCATACTCCGTACCTCACGTTCGTTACGGTACTCCGGTATTGAACAGTTGAGTTTGTATACGTTGGGTGTTTATCTATTCTATTACAGTCATGCTCTTGTATACGTACACTATACGGATACTGATACATTAAGGGAACGGTAGTGGCTAGGTGTACGTATAAGCTATACATGGCTCTAGATAGGCTCTAGGTGTAGGTAAGCACACTGGGATAATATACACGCACTATAAAGCACGATAAGCTTACCTACATGGGCTAGGTGCGTATAGTAGACAGATAAGGCTATAGATGGCTTACAGGCGCTTGTATACGCACGTATAGCACTAGGATGGATAAGATGCGTATAGTACAGGATAGACTAAGTATACACGAGCATGGGATAGGCTATACGCACGTGTAGGTTAGGTTAGATAGAGTTAACCTAAATGACATTACTAACGACAATGATCTTTACACTAACGAAGCACAGTGGAGTGTAACGGAATGTGCGTAGGTATGTAAAAGATCATGTAGAGAGGCATGTAGATGCAGTATACTACGCATGTGCGTATATAACGATTACAGGCTCGTAGAGTCCTCTGTAGAGCGTTTATACTCTTCAGGTATACCTTACCCTAGGTTTTGACATAAACGCTCTATAAACGCATCCTAGGGCCATTACTGAGCATGTGTACTAAACAAGAGTACACTAGGATGCTTAAATAGCCCTTATTTAGACCAAAACAACCATGACAGCATATACCCTTACCCACCTATACCCCGATGTGGAGTATAGGTGGTATAAGGGCTATGGTGCTACTGTATTATAACTGCTCGTAGTCTTGTACAGACTCTACTGCTATCTCACCTAGAGGATCTTCTTCTAGGTAAGTGATCTCAGGAGGAGTAACACTCTCCATCTCTCTTATAGAGAGGACAGCTTGACGCTGATCACTATCTATCAACTTAGTATACGTAGTCAGCCATGTTAACAAACGACTGTATACACTGTAACGTGCATTATAGCCATGGGCATCGCCTTTAGCACGTGTCTTACGACCGATGTTGATAATATCACACACACCATCGAAATCATTACGATCGATGTAATCATTAGCCTTAACAGCATTCCAATACCAAACTGCTGATGCGATACCTAGATCAGGCTCTAATAGCTTATTCGGATCCGTATCTGCTGGTAGACCTGATGCCTTAAAGAACTGCTGGTAGTTATCTTTACCGGTAATCTGTATCGGACCTTTACCGGCATGCTTCCAGCCATCACCTGTTTCAGGGCCACCATTACCCATGCGGTTAGCGTAGGTATGGTTAGCGATATCCTTAGGTTTACGGGCAATAGAGATTGCTAGAGCATTCGGTTTACCTTTAGGAAGACCAGAGGCACTATATCGCTTAGGCCATGTGTTAGCGAGTCCTTGTGCGCTGTAGTTTAGGTTCTCGCGAAGAGTACGCAAGTAATTAGACTCTACTACTAGGTTAGCGACGAATGCAGCTACACGCTTAGGGTTGTTGATCCGTGAGCCATTAAGATGTTTCACGAACCATGGTGCCCATGCTGTGGCTTCTTTTAGACCACATCCTGCTTTAGAGAGGATTTGTTTCCAGTTTTCAACATTCATGGTTTAGTCTTAGCTGTTAAAGTAGTTGATCAAACGGTTCTGGGCCATGGTAGATAAGCCATACTCGACGATCTTACCCATGTCCATGTTACGCATCTCTTTGCGTCTGGTACGCGGATCGCAGCATGTGGTGAACAAAGTCATCAGGTTGTGGTAGCATTTCACATCCACATGGCTAACACGCATGTTCTCCATGAACATCATGACGCGTTCAGCGGCTAGAGCTTTACCTGAATGACCATGTTCTTGGAACAGGCACATCAGGTAGTTCATGGCTAACTTAAAGCTATTGTCATCTGTCTTGTTGATTATGTTCATGATGTTGTTGTAAAAGCCTACTTGCATGGATGGACCTAGGTGTTCTACGAAGCGTTTGTTCTCCATGTAGGCACGGATATGGCCACCGGTTTCAGTCATGATGCGTACGTAGTCTTCGATGCCTAATAGAGCAGTCTTAGCGACCATGTCGATACGGTTTTCGATGTCTTGTAGCGTCATGGTGCCGCGAATAGTGGGTATCTGTTGTGCTTGCTCTACTTGCTCTTCTTCACGTACGATGGTTTCTTCTACTTTAGGTGGATCGATGGTTTGATCACTTGTAGTGTCGATTAATACATCGTAGTATTCTTCTTCATCGTCGTCAGAGGCACGAGGATCACCTTCAGTGGTCTCTACCGGCTGTGGAGTAGCAGGCTGGGTATCGCCTTCTATCTCTTGGCGAGGTTGTTCTTCATCACGATTGATGGTTTCTTCAGGCTGAGCAGGCAAAGGTGTCTCTTGGCCTTCTGTATGGCTTTCCTGAGGTGCTTCTTGAGGTTGATCACCTGTAGAAGACTCAGTAGCTTGCGTACTACCTTCTTGAGTAGAAGCATTGCCTTCTTGGCTGCTTTCAGCCTGTAGTGCTGCGTAAGCGGCTTCAGGATGCTCATCACCTGCTGCTTCTTTTTCGTTCTTCTCAGCTTGTTCTTGCTCTTGATCCATCTCTTCTAGAGAGAGTGGTTCGTTTTGTTCACCATTACGGTTACGTCTAGCCATGGCTATTTACCTTTCTTTATCGATAAAGTGTTTACAGAAAATGATGGTGTTACACTAGGCCTACTAGGCCCAGTGTACCGTTAACGTTAAGCCAATAGACTAAGTCTACTGGCTTAGTATTAACATCACAAGGTTTATACGTTAGAACGTCTCCAGTATCTTGGCTTCGGTGCCTAAAAGATGTAGAAGGTTCTGATAGAGACTATTTACGTAATACGTACGTTGTTCCGTGCTGTGATAACCATTATCATGCCTGAGGTTAGAAGTCGGTATCGCTTTAATAATCTCGATGAAGATACGATCGAGCCACTTCTGTAAAGAGGCTTCTGTTACCAATGTACCTCTGGCTGGTTTGGCTGAAGCTGCATTCTTGATGATTGTCGCCATCGATAAGCTATCTTTTACGTGATAAGGACCTGCATTACGTTTCTCAATGAAAAACTGTTTTACCATGGTGCAACCAGTTAACACCGAAGTATCGTCCCAGTCTTGAGAGGGTTGACCATACCGGAGTTTGGTTAACCACGTAGAAGCAGATCTCGCGAAATACTCATCGAAAGAAGTCGCCTCGATGGTATCGTGCTTCTTGATGTTAGCGGCCAATGCAGCGGTATCGTTAATGTAAGCGGTACTTCTCGTATAGTCACCAGTTAAGAGATTAAAGTGCGGTAGGTTATCTTTAAACGGATCGAACATGAAGATCTCGTTATCGATACCCATGACATCTAACTTAGAAGTGTCCTCTCTTATTTGCCTAGTCCAACCATTGTAGTCTAGAGAAACATAAGGAGAATATCCTTTACCGATACAGGCCGCTACCGATGTTGGTGTAAATGCCATGATAAGATTCAAGAGACGGATACGGATAGCATTGTCTACGTAGAAAGCAGCTTCCCTAGCATTTAGAGGTGTGTTACGTAAAGTCTTCTTCCGATAGACATTAGGCACTTTAAAAACAGAAGTATTCGTATACGTGTTAATATAATCACGACAAAGCTTCCTGAACGCATCGATCAGTTTTACCACGTATTGTTCTTCTGCTTCTGTTCTTTGGGTAACATTCTCAGGATAAGTAGCCAGTGAAAAAGCCACTAAGTTAAATACCACACGAATCTGATTCCACTTAATGGAGTTATCTGTTCTCAACTTATCGAATGTATTGTAATCATTAAACCGACTGGGGAAACGTTCATCTGGTGTGACACCCAGTACAATGTCCGTAGTATTGAGGGCAATAGTACGAATACTCTTGAGATAATGATCATCGGAATACGTTTCAGTTCGAAAGATGTGGCTATATCCAGCCATGATTTGGTTAACGTTACGGTTAAGAGCCAGTGCGTTGATGTATTTATTAAACTTGGTGTAGTATTCGGCATTAGTCCCTAGGTTATCGGCTGGTGGTGCCTTACGGTCTAAGTACTCACCTGGCAACTTTACCTTTTTGCTAATTAGTGCATTCATGATTGCTCTGGGTTGGTTATCACTATTGCCGTTAATATACCAGTAGATCCACATGTTACGGTAAATATCATGCATGTAACCAAAACACTCAGCGATCTTAGCACCCATCGGGATTGTGCTTAATGTTGCTGGAAATGCTCTTTCAAAATCAGCTATTAGGTTAAGTAGCTTATCGCCAGGTACGTAATTAGTCGGTGTGGCTGGCGTTACTTTCCTGTTTCGATCTATAAAAGCCATGGCTTATTTCCTTAGTATAATGTAAAAAGATAAGACTCACAGCTCTTATACTCCCTATAGCCCGAATGTGGACTATAGGGAGTAAGATCAAGTACGTCTTAATAATACTTAAAGATGTGGTATTCAGGTTCACCTTTAGGGATGGATACGGTATCGGCTACCGTCATGGTGACGGTACCGCCATCCGGCATGATGAGACTTTGCTCACGTGGGTTTTTCTGGTCGAAGCTGTAGTCACGCTGATAGTAGCAACCATGATAGATCGGTACACTTAATGCACGGAAATGAGAATGCAGTGCAGGCACGAAATAGCTGGGTACATCTTCAGCGATCAGGACACCATCGATAGATTCAGAAGCAGGTGGGATACGTGGTGGTTCCACAGATACTTCTTGTCCCTTGTGATAGGCTTTCTGCTCTTCTTCAGATAGGGTAGTGAGAATGGTCTTCTCCCATTCTAGGAGTGCTGCCTTAGCTGCTTCTGCTTTGACTTTGGCTTCTTCCATCTTAGTACGCGCATAGTCTGCGATATTCAATGCTTGGATTTCAGCTTGATCACGGTTCATGACGATGGTAGGTGTGAGTAGTTTAGCGATGGTCTCATCTACAGGTGAGACATCCAAACCATGAATGACGCGTTCACGATGCGGCAGTCTGGAGATCAATAACAACATGGGTAGTCCTTTAGTTTTAGAATTAAAGTAAAAAAAGAGAAGCCAGTACATACCGGCTTCTCTATCAGGTGTACTACTTAGGAATGCGATGGTAGACTTGATTTAGTCCATTTTTTTATTTCATCGAGACTCTGAGTTAGTTCCTCGTGATAATCAACTAACTTCTTATTCGTTTCAGTAAGCGTAGCGACCGTCTGAACTAAGTTATTCAGCATATCCGCATCAACTGTTACGAGTTTGGTCTTGGGAGCAACCAAATCCTTCAAAGCTTCCATGGAAGCCTTCTCTGCTTCCTGTTTCTTCCTGGCTTTAGCGTCACCTTCACGTGCCTTCTTGACTTGGTTGTGGTAGGCATCCAATTCCTCTTCAGAAGGTTCCAGATAAGTCAGATCAAGCACGATCGGTACGTACTTGAGTTGCTTAGTCTCTTTCATGTCCTGATAAGCCTGTTCGATGAGACTTAAGAAATCAGACAGAGACATACTCATGTCCCAAATGAAATCAGCTTTCTTCTCTAACTCATTGAAGTCAACATTACCGTCGATCTCGTCTTTCATGATCTTGAGATCGTTGGTATGTTCAGGTATATCGAATACTTCCACTGGTACGAAGAGCACTTTAGTGTCAGCAGTATCGAACTTCCATAAGCCGTCTTCAGCGTACGGAATGATAGCATGGTTAAAATAGTATTGCTCTTGAAGTTTGGCTTTAATTACGCCTTTACGTAATTTATCAGACAAACGTTTAGCAAAGTTCTTAGCAGTTGTAGTGTGCATCTCAAGGATCCTTTCAATAAATAGAGATAATACAAACACGACGGACACTCTAGACTATCTGTTATATCGATAGACAGAGTGGTTACTAAAAAAGAAGTGTAGTAGAGTACACTCCACCCAGTAACATAGTTACCAGATGGAGCGGACTATTATTGCACTTCTTAGAAGAGATTAGGCGTTACTACATTCGAGCACTTTGTTCAAGTGTTTCTCCCGTTTACGACCCAAACGATCAATGGTCTTTTTATCCACGTTGAACTTCTTAGCAAAGCCAATGTAGGTATCCATGGTAGACAGCCACAAAGAGAGTTCACTGTGGTTAAGCAAGTCTTTACATGGGACTGCGCCAGTGGAGAAAGTAGTGGCTAATTGATCACCAGCATTGGCGATGATGTTATCCACAAACTTGTGGGCTTCTACTTTATCTTCACCATTCAGTTGGTCAGCTATCTCTTTGTAGTAGATGAACTGGCTAACAGTAGCTTCTGCTTCAGCACGGATAGCGTGTGTTGCAGAAATGGTGTACAAGTAGTTGAAAAGCACGCCTTCTTTTAACCATTGATGACAATGGGTCTGCTCATGGCGAATCAGTTCACCCAGAAGAAGTTCCTTGGTATTTGTCTTAAAGACCTCACCAAGTTTATCGGCATAGCTGAAATCAGCATCCAACATATCGCAACGAATAGTATAGAAAGGGCCGAATGCCCAAGCGGGTGGTTCTTCCATGCCAACAGCCTTCATGAAGCCCTCAGCCAATCCACGTACAAATGAGTTACGTTGGTTTAGATAGATGCCTTTAAACTTCCAACCGGTAAAATGAGAAATAAGGCTATAGAACAGATTAAATGGCAGAACGAAGATGTTCAATACCATTAAAAACAGAACACCTGCAACACGTGCGTTGGTGTCAACTTTGAGAAGAGATTGTAATTTGTTCATTTTAGTCTCCAATGAATATAAGGTTAAAGTAGGTGAATACTAAAAAAAATTAGCATTCGATTTCTACTTTAATAGTATATATCTAAAAATATCGCCATACCGTCAGGTACGCTAGATAGAAGTGACAGCATATCTCCTACACCTACCTATACCCACTACAGGTATAGGTAGGCTAAGGTTATGTGCTATCTAAGTAATGTAATCATCCGTCCAAGTGGTAATCTCTTTGGCGGTATTGTGCATCTTCTTCATCTTTAACAACATGATGATCGAACCTGGCTGTGCATTAATCGATGCGATGCCATTCTCAAATGCCGTGATATTCGGGCCGGAACATTTAGCACAATAGCTACTGTTACCGGATATGCAATAACTCGGCAATCTTAACTTAATCATTTTACCACTTAAAGAAGCAATGTTCTCTTGTGTAATTTGGATAGATTTACCTGATTCATCTAGATACCAATAGTTCATGTACTTGTGGTTGTCTTCTACATTGTCAGCCATACGTAAATAGAAACCATGTTTCGTGCCACATTCATCTTTACCGACTTTCAAGTTAGCAGCTGAACGCAATGCGTCTTTTACCAGTACACCACCTTCTTGCGTCTCTAAACCACGCCCAATAGAACCACTATACGAGTCATTGACGTATACGGATAAGTTATCTAACTTGATCCCTTCTTTTAAAGAACCAGGCACGAACACTGGTTTGTCATCGAGTCCAGTAGTGATACCAAAGTGTGTATTGAGTTTCTTACGGATGTTACCGTACATGTTACCACCGTAGATGAAACCACTGGATTCATCGTCTTTTAGCCACTCTTCGTCTATCCTGGCTAACTCTTTATCAATCTTAGCTGCGATAACAGGATCTTGTATCTGGTCTTTATACTCATTGTAGAGTTCTTGCTTACGTTTCTCTAGGACAGGATTAGTACGTAATGCTTTCTCGGAGACAGAAGGAATGACTGTCTGGGTGAAATTGGTCAAGAACAAAACATGGTTCTTGAACTTGATGTAGTCTTCCGTGAATATCTCACCCTCACGTTCAGGATGCTTATCATTCACCTTAGATCGTGAACGAGACCATCTGGGGATGATTTGTTTGGCTACATGGTTAGGTGTAAAAGGCTTGTTGATGTAAGATACCAATCCTCTAAATGGAGAGACCACCAATATCCAGTTCATGATCAGACAGCCTACTGACGTACGGAATCCACCTTTGATGCCAGGAGCCTTGACATTCGACTCTAGTGGTACATCGATCATCTCACCGACTCTGAACAATGGTTTAGTGATATCCTTAGCATCTTCTAGGTATATCTTATTACCAGCATCATCCAGATAGTAATAGCCATCCTTATCACGTCTGGCTATATAGTGCTCTTTAGCCTCAGTCTGGAACAAAGACAAGATACTCTTTACCCAATAGGCATCCAGATACCAGCCTTTCTCGATACCTTCTAAAAGGTAATCTCTTTTTAACATTTCACACTCCCTAGTTTATTCGTTACATGGATGGAGACTTCCCTGACCATGCGGATGACGGTATCTTGTCGTCTATAGTCAGGTATCCAGTTCATGAGGTCTGTTTCTAACCATCCTGTTATATTACGATGTCCTTCTTCGGAGATAGTCGATAAGAGGAATAAGTTATACGCTAACTCTTTATCATCCAGATCGAATAGATCATTACCGAATAGCGTTAGATACGATGCAAATGGCAATCCAATATTAACACCATTACGGATGAGGTCTATTACGTAGAACTTATCGTCATTCACTGCCTCTAAGAATGCTTTCACTGTCTTGACGATAATATCCGTATCGACATCATGTTCATCCTGTTTGATCTTAACCGATTCTTGGTTTAATAGATAGCTAATCAGTTTCTCTTTGGTATACGGAGAGATACTGGCTATATGGCTACTGAAGACTTCTTCATCTACCTGTAAGCTACCGACTACGGTTAATAGCTCGTAGAACAAGGTAATGTCATCGTAGTTATCGGATTGTAAGATAGATAGAGAGATTTCAGCCAATTCATTGTTCTCTATCTGGATGAACTCCATGTAGATGGTAAACAAAGTGTGGTTATCCAATGGATGTTCTTGAGAGACGAATACACCAATGTTTTTCAACAATGCAATCAACCAATCTCTCTGGATGAGATGGAGTTCTTCTACGATACGGTTAACATCGTAGTTATCGTCTATACTGTTCCAGTAGACAGTTAAACCATCTACCCAGTCTTCGTTTATACCCAGTACTGTATCGGTGATTTCTGTCCATATAGCGCCTGTCGTATTGTCCATGTATTCATTCACGAAATCACGGATGAGTGTTAAGCTGTCAATGTCATGCATGGTCTTTTTGATCCTTATTTTATTACTTAATAGATAATAAACTGCATGGGTAAAAGCTCGTTATATGTGATTATATTTCTCCATCATGCAGTCAGTCATAGCAGACTGATTGCTTTTTAAGGTGGAATCCCTTCCCTTTGTCTTTTAGAAACAGGAGTATATTTACCATGGCTAAGCCTCTAATCGAATTAGGTAAGATCAAACTGACCCCTACGTTTGATGTACCGATGGAAACCGATAAAGATAAGTTCGAACGCATGATACGTAAGATGCGTCGTGACAAGAAACAAAATGGCGGTAAAGTAGACTATCGTAAGTTGCCGGATGGCTTGAAGAAGCTGATGAACGAAGATGAGTTAGATGCCATCGTCGATGCCACATGGAGAAGCTGCGAAAACGTATACGAAAACCTCTGTAAACAACTGGATGCACCAGTGAAAGCCATTAAGCAAATCACCGATAAAGAGAACATGTTGCCTTACTTAACAGAACGTGATAAGTTCTTAACTCTGGTGAAGATGTCTACGAGTGACGTAACTGAACTGAAACGTGAAGTAGAATCCATTCGTGATCTCTATAAGAGTCACTTGGGTACGGAAGTGGATCAAGAAGACACCACTGAAGACTTGGATCCTTACATGTTAGAAAAGATCCTCGATGTGAAATTGCGTTTCTTTACTGCTGGTTCACGCATCCGTAATGTGCTGATGCCTGCTGTATTGCATCTGTCTGATTTCCACACTGCGATGGTATTAAACTACTACGCTCAACCGGAACACCGAGATGAAGCACCGGATGATGTACGTAAGTTCTTGGAAGAGCGTCTGGCACAATACGTACAACCGCAAACACCGACTGATGAGCAACGCAAGCCCAGTCAACCCAGCCTAGATGAGACGGCTGCTCAAAATGCCGCAGTACAAGGAGCTAATTAATGTTAACCCAAGAAGAACTCAATAAACAATTAGGTATCGATCTGGAGAAAGATCCGATCGATCCTGAAATGGCTCAAGCCATGGCTAATGCTGAGCTATCTACCAGTGCTACACTGAATAACGAAGCACAAGCATATGCCGATAAACAAATCGAAGAGATGACTCGTCCAGTATCGGTAGAAGACATCGTCTTGAACCATACGGAAGAAGAAGTGTTCATTCGGGATGAGAACCCAATCGATATCCCAGTAGAGACCGCTTATACTGTACCGGCTAAAGAAGACACTGAAGCTATTCAGGAAGAGCCTATCTTAGTGCCGGCTGATGATGAGCGTTCTCATGCTGAACTGATGGAAGACATCGAGGTGTTGAAAGCCAAGACGAAACCATTGGATGTCAGCCATGAAGTCACCAAGCTTGAAGAAGCAAATCCTACTCCTGCTGCTGATGTTACACCTAAAGAAGAAAAGGTAGACGATCGCAGTGTAGAAGACCAAAGAGTCGACGAACGTAGTGTAGAAGACAAAGTATTGGAAACTGTTAAGAAGATTGGTTCTGATCAGTCACTCTGGGATTTCAGTAAAGTCAATCGTGATGAATTAGAGAAAGTATCTATCCCAGTGACACTGAATCCCAAGAAGCCTATCTTGGAAGATGAACGTGTGGCTGACTTTAAGAATGCCAAAGACACTGAAGATGTTATCCGTGCCATCCAACTGACTCCGGATACGCCTAACAATGTCGTGGCTAAGGTAAAAGACAATGAACCGTTCTCATCCGATCCTAATCTGCCTATTTTGACTACCTCTCTCAGTGAAGGCATGGAAGCCGTAGGCAGTGAAGCGGCATTCACTCAAGATGTGCTAAGGGATGAGAAGAATACCTTCAGTCAAGACATCTCCTTAGGTAATAGACGTGATCGTGTAGACTATCACCGCAGTACCACTCGTTCTAATACCGGTAAGGCCACAGGCCGTCAAGCACGCATCATCGTACAAGATGCACTGGGTATCGGTTCTCACTTTACTGTCGTATTGCCACACTCCGGTATCGTAGCCATCATCAGTGCACCATTGGTGAATGAACTCGTAGACTTACAGACTCAGTTAGATCAGGCTAAAATACAGATCGGTCGTTTATACGGTGGTTCTAACTACGGATTGATGACTTGGTATACGGCACAGAAGATCGTAGACTTATTCATCCGTAAGATCGCGCATATCAACATCAAGGACGATGAATACGATCCGAATACATTAAGGGATATTATTTCACCTTTGGATATTCCTGCTATTGCATTTGGCTTAGCTGCTGCTCGTTATCCTGATGGTTATCCTTATAGTCGTGCTGTGGATATTACAGGTGGTAACAGACGCATGGTAACCGGTACATTGTACATGTCGGATATGCCATTGTTTGTTGAGAATCGTTTCAGTACACGCCAGAAACAGTTCTTGATCAGCAGTGAGTTCAATCAAACCACACTGAAAGAAATTGAAGCTTATCAGCGTGATTGGAAAGCAGAAGTACCTGAGCGTGAATACATGATTCATCGTCGTGAAGACATCAAACGTCACTCACGTCGTAAGACGGTAAAAGAAGTGTGGGTAACCTTGGGTAACACCAACATCAGTACCATGGTGGAACATGGTGCAGCATGGGATACTTACATACGCGATGCGGTGAATGAAGTCTTGGAGAAAGCAGCAGATGAACGTGTACGCAATGATTTCATTACGCGTAAGATTACGGCTACAATGCTGCGTGAGTACAGTCATTTCATCAAGAAACTGACGATTAAAGAATACGTCGATGACAGTACTGATCCAGTCATTACTGAAATGGACAGTGGTGATACCATCATCGAAACATTAGAGATGATCGGTAATGATCCTGAGATCGTACAGAACATGGTGAAAACCATCATCGAGTATATTCAAGATCAAATCAAGGTACTCTTTACTATACCTGCTGCTGAAGAAGAGATTGAGTCTAATGACTCGAATAATGTCTCTAAATTAGTCATCGCCATCAACCCTGTTGTCGTTTTTTTTATACTGACCGGCAAGATCTATCAGTCACTCGCTCAGTAGAGACCAATACGGTTATCCCTAATGCAGTAGGAGCAATCAAGGATCCTTTGTTTGCTTCTACTGTAGTGGCTAAGAAGGATATTTATCCGGATGCTATAGATGGGGATAGCAGTATATTGATCAATGCCGGTTATGATGAATTCACTAAGGTGATCAGTAGTTCTTTAGTGGAACCTTATAACGACATCGCTGAAAAACATCTGTCTTTGTTATCACTACACGACAAGGTGTATGGTTTAAAAGACGTGGATGACGGTACACCTGAAGCATCTAGTCATGATCTTTATCCGTATAACATGAAGCGCGCTTATGTGTTACATGGTGAGGGTAGTTACCTTAAGAGTGTAATCGAAGACTTTACGATCAACCAAGTGAGTAAATATACTGGTTTGGATCTGGCTCAGTGGATGCACATGACTGAGATACATCAGCGCATGATATTGGATGTAGCCATGAGGATGAGGCGTGAAGAGCAACGCATCTCGAATGAAGTCTCTCAAGAGGTCGCTAATAATACTAAAGTTAGCTAGACGGACTAAAAAAGAAGTGAACATACTCCTTATACCACCTATAGCCCGATATGGACTATAGGTGGCTAAGGTTATGTTTGTCACTGTCGTTCCAACATGCTCTTACGAGTATGTCTGCTACTATTTACTTCTAGACGTGCGTGATGTTTCTACCGTAGGTTTGCCATCGATGTCTTACTTTACGTAATCCATCGACGATACGAGTGTCATCGGTTAAGTAATAGAGGTTAGTCTCTACCTCACGTTCTAATAAGGCGTAGTTGTCCTGATTAGGATCGTTTTGTTTCATCACGTAAGCAGCGATCAAGTAAGGTGTCATGACAGAAGGATCGTCTAGACGCTTACGATACTCTTTTAGCATGATGTCCTTATAGACACTGAAGTAATTGTTCATGTCCAAATGGTAGATAAACATAAACGATGCTAAGTTGGTACCGTAAGTCATTCCAACTGTTTTGTCTATCTCGTAGAGCATCACGATGTCATCAGCACTCAGTTTCACGCCCATGTTATTACGATCTATTACATGGAAGAAATGATGATATGCATCAGGATGGATGGCTTTCAGTCTATCGTGTAGTGACATCTTAGAACATCCCTATTACAGGTGCATCACGTCGTATACGGGTGACCCAGTCTGCGAATGAGTAATGCTCTACACCATCCAAGAGATAACGGATATAGAGTAGATTACGATCCTGTGCCACGACACGATAGTTAAAGACCAATGGTATCTCCACGAGCATCTTCTGCATCATGTCCAATACTTCCGTACGTATCACCAAAGAGATGTAGAACAGTAGCTTACGGAAGATCGTGATGTATACATCGATGTGTTTCTCATCAATCGCTGTATGCCTAAGCTTAGTAGCTAACCCATCCAGTGTGGGTAATATCGCATCTTCTTCCAGATTAACCGGTACTAAAGAACCAGGTAGGGAGTTTTGCCAACCAAAATTGATCTCTTGCCCATTGAGGCTTTGTAAGTAATCGTTTACGATACTTAAGTAATCGAACGATGTCGTGTATTGACCAGATAGAAAACGATTGAGTTGTTCTATCTCGTAATAGTTTACACCCATATCGATGGCGATATCGGGTATAGAATGTATATCCATGTCTCAATGCTCCTTAGCTATATCTATCCACTGTATCCGTATACGGTAAAACAGTAATGGTTATAGTGGACGATTCCATTTAATGCGTAACTTCTATCGCTGTTGTTTACACGCGATACATCGATCTCTATATCGGATAAAGTATCGAAGATACCGATATTGATCATTTGTCTGGCTGTATGGTAAAAATACTGCCTCAAGAACACATAGCCTTTAGACGATGGATATCGGTTATGGTCTAGTTTGTTCTGTAGTTCTGTAAAATGATCTTTATACGTATCTTCGAATTCATGCAGTCCAACATCACTGTACTGCTTAAGCTTATCTTGATACCTTTGCATAGCCATCTCGGCTAAGTATCCTGCATCATCTACAGTGTATCTCGCTTGGCGATTACAATAGTAAACACCACTGAATGCACTGTGTACGATGAACTCTAACTCTTCCTTTAAGTCACGTGAACCAAAGGAAGGATTACGAGGATACTCTTGCTGTACTGCTTCGATGCCATATGCGTAAGCTTCATCTAGCGATAGGTAGAAACGATTGCCTTTTAATAAGTGTGGCATCTTACCTCCAACCTAAGTAAACTCATCCTGTTGATATTTCGTATCCATTCTAATGCTTTCTTAACACGAGGATTTCTATCCTTTATAGGATGTTCTTCCACTTCTTCCAAAGCGATAAAGTAGTCCTTATCCCGATGGAAATAGAACTGATGTGCTAATGTCGGATAATATCCTGCTATGGTCTGTACCAGCAGATACACGACATAAGCCATGTATCTATATTCCTCATGGTCGATTACAGGATCCTTGATTTCCACTATATTACCATGTTGATCTCGGTAATAAGGACTATCACCATCATCTTCGAAATAGAACTCACCTGTCTCATCCAGATACTCCAGATAACCGTAATAGATGTCTTCTACATCATGAAACAGACGATAGACCATGTAGTTAATCAACCATTCTTCCGTGTGTATAGTATACGGCATGGATGCCAAATAGAACATCTTAGCATCGATAGCAACACCAGTAAGTATAGTGTCCATGATGTAATCCGTATTCAATGGTGAGAACGGTCTCTCGTGATCGAAATAAGAGACGTATTCATTGCCTATTAGTTCGTAAGAGACGACATTGAAGTTCTTGCTGAACGGATCAGGGATGTATTGATTCGCCCGATTGATCAGATCGTAGAGTGGATACCTTAGATAGTAGACAGATCCATTAAGGGGATACGGTGTCGTGATCTCGTTCATCTAGATAGACTCCTACTTTATAGAGTGTCTTTTGCGCTTCTTCTACGATCAGACAGAGTGACTCAGCATCTTTACCGATGTTTCTATCTATCAGTACCTGATCAACCATCGCTATGGTAGTAACAATCAATAGGCCAATAATGGTTTCTTGGGTGTCGGTAAGATACACACTGTCCCAATACTTGGCGACATTACCGTTACTGTCCCTGAGTGGATGGATATTCTGTAGGCCTCTCACCATGTAGTTAACGCTGAAGTGTTCCATTGTGTCATTGACATCCAGGCCTTCTTCCAGTCGGTAGCCTTCTAATACGGTCTTTAACAGATCGAAGATACTGACATCACCGAACGATTCTTTTAATGAACTGGCTAAGTTACCAGGCATGTTGCGATCTTTGTCTACTATCGTTAATACGCGATAAGCAAAGTTGACTTGGGAGACGATGTCATTAGGCATCAACATCACCTCTGTTAATTTAACTAAATCATCTAAATCATCCATGTTAAGATTCCTTTTCTAAAAATGAAGACAGCATAGAGCATGCCTCCCTATGTCTAGTAACCACCAGACATAGGGAGATATACTAAGATAAAAAGGCATAATAAAAAAAGAAACCATCTATACCTCGGTTAAGAGATATAGATGGTCTGTTAAAGATTAGGAGAAAAATGAACCCGATAGCCTGAGTATGTTGTCACTGACGTACCATCATGCTCTAACGAGTGTACATGAATGCAAAACACTAAGCAATCGTAACACCATCCCAATATGCCCAAAAAGACGGTGTTATTTCGATTCATTATATTACATGCCTACTACTATTATTTCTTCTCTTCTTCTTTAGGACCCAGTTCTTTCTGGCCTACTTCGTAGAGGTGATCACGCACAGCGATCATGCCGGTTTGTGATTTAGAAGAGAGCGATTTAACGGTAATCTTGGCATCGACACGAGCATAGCGTTCAGTTACTTTGCGCTCTTCACCATCACGTGGAGGCGCAGAGGCTTCGAACTTACGGCGTACGGCCTGGCTTACCTTGATGCCTTTGGCGAAGTCGTATTCTACGCTGGTGGAATCAACGTCTTTGTGTTTCTTGAACACACCAACAGATGCTTCACCGGTAGCCAGGGCAGTACCGGATACGAAGAAATCAAGTACTTTAGATGTGTCGTCGAGTTGCTTTTTAGACACATCGACAATACCTTCTTCTTTCAACACATCCAAAGTGGTGCCGATCACATCGCCTGAGGTTTTCAGGTTGCGGGCTTCGGCATCGTAAGACAAATGGTCTTTTTCGATCTTCGCTGCGATTTTGGTTACTGTATCATGAATAGCCATGATGGATTCCTTTCAATTTAAGTGGATTACACTAAGCATGATGCACTTAGCGTATCAGGGTTAAAAAATAAGCTTACGTAAGCTAACAGTGTTAAAAGAGATGGCACTCATCCCTTACACTACTATAATAGTAAGTATCTATATTTTCCACGATATTGGTATTTACCATATCGCCCTATTGGAATCCATCGCTACTCTCCATCTAACCATGTACTAGATTATCCCGCATGTATCGTGGAAAAGCATTCACACTCAGTAAGTTCTCTTCAATGTACATCTCACCTTCGAACCCATCCATCATCGTATGTACGATCGGTATCGGTACGAACACCACTTCTACTTCCAGTTCACCCATGTAAAGTAAACTCGTCTCTCTTGCTACGATCTTCAGTGTAGCGACACCAAAATCTGTTTTCTTCTTGCGATAGCCTATTAACCTACAGCCTACAGACTGGCTTCTGGTATAGAGATGTTTCTCTACCCATTCATTCAAGTCTTCTAGTGTTGGTCTAGGTGATCGCCATATAGGATCGATCTCTACAGCATAACGATCATCTACCTTAGGACAGGCTTCTTTTACTCTATCCCAGATGATAGCTAAGTGTAATCGTGAATAGGCTTCTACGTATCCTTTACCTGATACTTGTCCTGTCTTAGTCGGTAAGATGGTTACTTCAGTATTCGCTCTAGCGAGGATACTATCGGTGTAGTTTTCCATTTCATCCTGAGGGATGACTTTAGGTAGTGTACCTAAGTCTATTGGATCACCAACAGTAATGTCAGCTGTTGTTAGAGGGATAGTAGAAGCCGTATTGAGGTATCGGATGAAATTATCGATCTCACTGTCTTTGAGTGTTATTTCCATGTTGACGATGACCTCTTATTTAAGTTGGTTAGTTTACCACTCGTGAGTACGTGTGGTGCGCTGGAATGACATCTCTACTTCTTTTAGAAGATGCAGCATACCAGACTCTACGGCTACTTTACCATCAGCAGCACGATCCAGTACTTTACGCAGTGTGTGTTCAGTTACTTCGATATCAGCAGGGCCATCTAAGTGATGGTGTTGTTCCATGGAAGGAGAGACAAGTTTCTCAGCAGCTGAGATACCAGGCTCATTCACGAAATCGAAGGTGATGACTGTATGCAGAAGCTTACAGAGTCTGCCGTTAATGACTTTACGTGTGGTCAATGAACGAATCGAGAAACACACATTAACACCAGCTGACTCTAGGTCACGTACCAGAGCATCAGCATAAGGGCCAGATGGTTTAAACTTACCGAATATACCGACACATTTCTCACCGGTATTCGGATCGATGTAATCTGGCACTAGCCAGATCTCTAAGAATGTCGCACAAGTCATGCGCTCATCGATGGTTAAGTTACGTTCTAGGAACTGACGCTCACTCATTCCATCCCGTTTAGGATGGCCGTATTCTGCTTTGATGAATCCACCTTGGATACGGGAGTTGAATATCGTACCTTTGTCGAAGAACCTGTTGGCTCCTTGACTGGAGTAATAGACGTTCTGGCCATTGGCTTCTAAGTTCTTAGAGGCATGGTCCAGTGCACCGATACACATCGTGTAGCATCCATCTGCATCGGGTTTTAAGATACCTTTCTTATTGGTACCTTCAAGACGGCTCATCTTGTATACGAACGCTTGTTGTGGCGTGCTGTCAAGTGGCATGTTTTATATCCTTTTATTAACTGTTAAATACTAAGTGCGTAAGACTAGGTCTAATACTTCTGCCTGATCGGTTGGGTTGTTAATCGCCGATACCACACCTTGGTAGAAATAACTACCAGTGATTTTGGTAATCGCAGAAGTAGCAGACTGATCGACTGAAGTAATCGGTACGTATACCGGCTTCACTGTATTAGGATCGACAGTGTTGATAATCTCCCTGTAATATTGCGTAACATCTTTAGGGTTACGGGCGATGATGGAGATCGGCACAGCCATGATATCAGCTGTATCGCCTAATGATCTACCTGCATGAGAGGCTGCTGTATCGAATACTTTGTTTAAATCGTTATACGTTACGTAGAAAGGTACTTTACCACGTTTAATAAACTCACTGTAGACGGCACTTAAGATATCGTTATCCTTCAAGAGTGTCGTTGTTTTAATCACCACACTACCTGGATGATACGTTAATACGTAATAAGGTTCATCGTCTACTTTTACTGTCTCTATCGTATCCGGATCGGAATGGATAAAAGAGAGCATGTTCTGGATGGCGTAAGTATTACCATCCAATGTCTGTATCTTCACCAACCCGTAGAAATACGGTTCTACATTCACTTCTGCTAAGTCGTATAGTGTCCATCTCACTGGAAAGATGATACGACATCCTTCTGTCGTGATGACTTGTCCAGATACGGTCTTTAAGATAGACTTGATCTTTTCAGCATCACGCTGTCCACCTTCAATATTCATGTTCTTTATACTCCTAGAGTTCAAATACACCTAATACACTACCTACCCTATCCCCACAAGAGGATAAGGTAGGCAGGTATAGGGTAATAGTGCTTACTTTACTCCATTATAGCTTACGCTATAATGTCATTTAGCTACTTGGATCTGACAACCTACCCATTCGATCAAGATGTCGATCATCGTGATGGAAACGATGGTAGAAAGTTCAGACTTAGGATATTTGGCTTCTACTTGCGCCATGCGTGTCAAGATGACACCAGCCATCGTGTCTTTAAAGAAAAGATTGCACATGATGCGTGACACAACTTCTGTCAATGGCTCACGACGGATGACATCACCAGGGAAATAGTCGTTGATGTACTTACCGATTTCAGCGCGGTATTCAGCCGGTAAATGGCCTTTAATCAAGAACGGATTGAGCCCATGGGTTGTGTCTTCTTTAGCAGTGTCTACCATAGCCAGGATAGATGCTTGGATGCCATCTGAGATACGGGCAGACATGCGGTTATCACGAGACCGATTCAGGGAAGCTAATGCAATCTTACCACGTTGAGATAAAGTCTCTGCATTCTCCAATACTTCAGAGAGCATGCGATAATGGGTATTGTCTTTAGAGTGTGCTATACCGACCATGATGTCCATCTTGTCTTCATGGTAGAACTCATCGTATACAGGGCCGTATACGGTAATGGTATTACGATCGGCATTCTGTACCAGACGCTTAGTAGCAATGGCATTAGCGTAGGTAGAGAGTGATGCAGAAGCCACACGCGCCAATGCACAACGGGCAAATGCGCCCCATGTATTCAATGCTTCACTGTTCAAGCCCGTCTTAATCGGCAGATGCTTGACGATGTTATCGACCATGATGAATGCTGCTGTCGCCAAGATGAAGTTACGGAAGTTGATGATCAATCCACCAATGGTTTCATTAGGCGATGCGATCAGTTGCCATGCATCAGTAATCAAATCACCACCAACCAAATCGGTATAGATAGCCGAGAGTTCCATCAAACCCGCATTGATCTCATCACTGTCTGTTTTAACAACATCCAAGATGGCATTACGATCCAGATTAGGATCGAATTGTGGTCTGAATGCAGGGCCTTTCTGGATATTGGATGTGGTTTCACATTGGCGGATGTATTCACCATAAGCACCATGGATGAAATCAGGCGTATAAAGCTTGATGATCTTCACCAAATCATCAGTAGAAGCTTCTACATTGATGGTGGATTTTACATGGTCTGCGATTTCACGTACTAATGGATTCACCACAGTACGTACGAATGCAACTTGCTGCATCAGTGGATTGATGCATTGCTGCTCAATCTCATCCATGGCGAGTGGCAAAGCCAATGGGCCAATATTAGCCACTTTGGTATAGGAGGTATCGGATACAGTACTGAGTACATTAGCAGACTCAGTCTGTAGGAGTACTTCTTCAGGTGGCGTAATGTTACGGATGATGTATCCTAGTGGAGTATCACCATCTACTTTTAAGTGGCTACCAGGCAGTAAAGAGGACTTGGCGGCTTCCGAAGCCATGGTAAGCAAATGTTGGCTAATCATGTTTTAAGTCTCCTTATTTGCCATGTGCACGATCAACGATACGGCGACTGAGTTCACTCAGTGCCATCTCTTCTACGACATTGGTGTCGAGATAATCCCCATTACGCTCAGCGATCACACCGGCACCGTGTGTAATCAAGCGCAGTGAGAACTGTCCGACTAAGAATGCTGCGGCAGCCAGTATTACCGCATCTTGCTGGTCTTGTTCTAACATGTTAAATCCTTATAAGGTGTAAATGAGCTATAGCATGCTCTAATGCGTCTAGATCGCTTATAGAGCAGGTCACATTACTTCCATAGGGATAGGTACACCCTGATAGGGATATACCCTACCAGAGTGTCCTATGGCTATCTATTTCATCTTCGATATCTCTTCGATGTCTATTTAGTCTTCTCGTCTATATACGCTTGTCCGATGCGTTTAGACATCTCCACTAAGAGTGTATTGTTCATCCCCATCAAGAATGGAGAGTTCACGATACGCTTATAGAGGGATGTGGTACTGAATATCGCATCGACTTCTTCCCCCATCGATAGGTCATCATTCGCTGTACGTGGTGGTTCAGTGAACACATGGCCTATCGTATTCTTAAGCTGATTACCCAATACAGTTTTATCACCTTCTACTAACCCTTGTTCAGTGGTAATCGTAAAAATGATTACTGCATTGTCTAAGACTAGCGGATTACCATTGACACGATAGGTTTCATCGACTTCACCTGTATAAACAGACTTACCTAATGCTTTCTGTCTCTTGGCTAGGTTAACATTCGATAGTCTTGTTATATTACGCAAGCTATCGGACATGTCTTCCATGTCTCCGTTGTAATAGACTTCGATCTTATCGATTACGCCATTTACAGGAGATCGTGGTGATAAAGCACTCACGTTACGTAATAGATCAATGGTCTCTTCATCGAACATGCCAGCTGTAGCAGTTAAACTGTTCTCGATGAAACACAAAGGATCGTCTATCTTAACTGCTGTACCAGGCTTAGCCAAGCGGTGGATAGATTGATCGAATGCTACGACGACTTCTTTCTCTTTTACCGTACGCACTTTAGTCGACTGCGCATACTTAGACGATACCGCACAGGAGTCCTCGTACGTATACGGATGTTCCATCAAGGCAGCACGTACTAAGGTAAATCCTTTATAAGCCAATTTACCTGGTAGTGCTGTGTCTTCAGTAAAGAACCCTTCGTTATAGGCTAGTGCATCGCCTGCCTTAAACTTAGTATTAGGTTTCAGTTTCGTAATCACGTCATGTGTCGTGGTAAATCCACCTGAATGACCAAACTTACGACCTAACTCAATCGAACGTTCTGTACCGTCTTTATATTTAACAGTAATCATGTAGTCATCTACCGATACGACAATACCATCTTGTTCCGCTATCGTAGCGAAGGTATCATTACACCTTTTAGCTAGAGTATCATCGTATCCAGTACGGGTAGGCATCACGCTATAAGAAGAAGCCGCGATGGTGTGTCCCATCTGTACTTGAGCGAAGTTCTGTCGCTTAGGATCGTCCATGTCACTGCAAGGCAACATGTTACCCGTAGTAGACAATACACTCTTAGCATCTAAGTTTTGGTTCTTATCCATGGTATTGCTATTAGCCGGTAATCCACGTAATGACTTCAATAGAGGATTAGACGACATGTATACCGTTACACCGGCATCGGATGAGTCTACGGATGCTTCGGACAGTACACCAATGCTGTTTTGGTTGTGTGCACGGGTGTGTTTCACCATGGATTGTTTAGAACGACCACCATTACCGACTGTGGTGGTGATCTCTACTTCTTTTAGATCCTGTATCGGATTGAGTGTCTCTTTGATCTGTTTAGTGGTGTCTTTGATTAAGGACATCCAAACTGCTTCAGGATGTAACTCTAATGGATAGTTCTCCTTTATCCCGTGCCTGTTGTGCTCACGTATCGAACGGACTAACTGGGTGTAAATCTCACCGGCCATACGCTCGTAGCCACGGAATCGTGTCATCGAACCATCTGTCTCATCCGGATGATCTAATGTTACCAGTAACTCAACCGAACGCATGAGTAAGCCTATCCAATCGGTAGGTTCACCCATCTCGATCAATATCTCTTCAGTAATCGGATCTACGAACATCTGATTATAAAGCGAAAACTCTTTCGTATAACGACCAGGTATACCGATAGACTCTAATAGGTTAAAGTAGACTTCTTTCTCATTCAGTTGGAATACCGAATACTTATACGTATCCTCTATACTGGTAAAGGATGACATGATAAGAGAAGTCATCCTGTCTCGTCTATCCAATATTACACTATAGTCTTTAAAGCGTATCTGATACTCAGTAGACGAGAGTTTAGGATGTCTGCCTGTCTCTATCGTACGATAGTGTTTAGGCTTCAGTGCTGCTAAGAGCTTATCGAATCCCAAGTAGTACGATAGGATCAATCCTAATGGTATCTTCTTAGACATGATATCCACTGTTAGAGATTCTAACGGTATCTTCTTACTATTGGCTTGAATGATGTCCTCTATACCACCTAACTCTTTTAGTTCATTGCCGTCGATGTAGAAGAATAAGTTATCCTTCGATACACCAATCGGATGTTTCTTCTGGTATAGGCCACAGAAGGTTAGCTGATACTTAATGGTGCTATTAACCACATCTTTACCGAAACGCTCTTCACTTTGCTTATGGTCGAAATAAAGGTAAGCATTCGGTACGGTAATGGCCCTAAAGTGCTTACTGAGTAAAGAGTAGATATACGGAGCTTTTAAGTAGTTATCGAACACATTGGCTGATCGTGTTTCTAATACGGAATTGTCTTCCTTATCGAAGCCTTTCTGGCGAATCAAGGAGATTAACCATTTCTCGTAGTTATACGGACGAAGCTCATTGCGTCTAACGAAGGTCTTACCGAAGTAACTAGAAAGGGAAACGGTATCAGGATTGATCTTACGTATCGGTAAATCGAAACGCTGAGTCTTGTAGAAATACTCTTTTTTACCGATCTTGAATATCCCTCGCTTATCAACTTTAGGTATACGGACACGTATCGTAGAAGTCTGTCCTTCTATTGGTTTCACTTTAATCGAATAAGCAGTATAGGCACCTGCTATATTGTCCACTTCAGTCTTCTTGATGTCTTGTACCACGACACCTGCTGCCTGTACGGCAACGATCATGGAAGCCACATCTCGACCCAATACTTCTTCTACGTACTTAGGTGTAAAGACATTTAGTGTCGAGATTTCACGGTCTTTCTCCGTAATAGCGACTTCTTCTGGTTTGATGTCGATCATCTCAGCGACTGTTTGCTGAGACTTATTATCTAGCAGTATGGTCTTATACTTAGAGAGTGCTTTCTTGATGCCATCGTACTTGGATTGCGACATGGCTGTGGATTGGGCTAACTCATCGAGTACCTTACGTGCTTTGACTTCAGGTGGTGTCTTTTCAGCTGTATGCTTGATCAGGACAGGTATCTCTTCTGGTTTAATATTGACTAAGCCTAATGCGTCTTGCGTTTGCATGGTGGCATTAGTGACTTCTTCTATCTCGATGGCTTCTGCTTTGTCTTCCGATACCACACGTGAATGTGTTAATTCACGCATCTCTGTTTTGTCTAATGTCTCTAATCCATCATCTTCTTCGTCGAAGATATCAGCAGCGAAATCTAAATCATCAAGATCGTCTTTAATATCCAGTAATTCGTCTATATTGCCTGTATTGTCATCTACTTCATCTTCATCTTCTTCAGTTTCATCCACATCTTGATGCTTAGGACGAGCAGTTGAATCTTGACTAGAAAGAGTGCTATCTTCTTCATCGTCTGTACCTTTATTTTCTTCGTTTTGTCGTTTAGTCAATAGCTCTTCTTCAGTATCTTCAATCAAGTCAGTGTCTCTGTTTGCTTTAAACAAACGTACCAACATGATTAAGAAATACTTAGAAGTCAGTTTAATGTCTAGTTTACCTTTTGGATTCTCTTTACTCATCACCCAGTTACTAATATCCCCTAGGTTAAATACCGTAAAGAGGTTATTGTAAGTAAAGACAATATTGATTTGTTTTAATAAGGCATCAGGTAGCTTAGCGAATACGGATTGCTCTTTACGGATACCGATCCATTTCCACAACTCGAATATCAGGAGTTTCTCCAGTGTATTGAAGTTAGCGAAGAACTTGGTATTAATCGTAGAAGCTGCTCTCTTCAAATCACCCATGGATGGGATCTTATTCGGTACAGTAAAGAGCAAGAACTGCTGATACGTTGCACCATGAGCATTGTACACATCCACCATCCCACGGATAATGTTGTTTAAGATGTTCATCTCCTTGTAATAAGGAATACGGGTTTCATTACCGATGTACTTGTGTCTCTTATCGGACAATGCATGGTTAACGATTAAAGGTACTAATGGATTAGGATCCACTTTCTTTAAATCATCTACCTTGATGTAATGATTACCGTCTTTACGGATGGCATCTCGTAATACTTTCTCACTGTTAAACGCATGGCGAGTCATGGTACCTAAGCGAGTAGAAGTATCAGTATAGGTAATCATCGGCATCCTAAGCTTATAGCCTGCCAATAGAGGTGTCTTGTGCGAAGGGATGGGTTCGTTCTCATCGTAGAAATGATGACACGATGACTTAGGGAGTTTGAATTGGGATAATCTAAAGATACGGGGATTGGTGAGCTTATTGGCTGACCGGTTACCGAACTTTAGGTAGAATTGATTGTACTGTAGTAACATGATGTTTGCCTTTTTGGTTTCTATATCGTGTCAAACTATCGTGATAGACTAATTAACAACATGACAGCATAGACCTTACCCTACCTATACCCATTGTAGGTATAGGTAGGCTCAGGGGCTATGTAATGCTTAAGAGTGTGCTGCTTTGGTTAAGTTAACAGGAGAGCTTACTGTTTGCTTGCGCTCTTTGATCGTGCCTTTATACGATACTTTGGCTTCCGGTGTAGCAGCTTCTTTATTGCTACTATTACGGATGTAATCCAATATATCGGTTAGTACACGAGTCTGTTTCTTATTCTCTTCCAATATCGCTTCACTTGTCTGGATCAGCTTCGCTTGTTGTGCTTGTGCTGACTCTACGTTCTGCTTCATCTTCGCATCGGACTGTGCTATATTGCGTGCCTGATTAGACACGCCATTTAGAGCATCGATGCGCATCATCTCATTGGTTGCCTCACGTCTTTGGCTATAAGCATCACGTGCTTGCTTAGTAGAAGCTAGAGAAGCCGTTACTGCACTGGTCTCTTGCCTGTTCATGCCTAATAGATTACGTATTGAATGCTGGAGTTGATCGACGGCACTATTGGTGTTATTGGCCTGATAAGCCTGATTAGTCAGCTTATTAACATAAGCCTGTTCACTGGCTATCTTCTGTGGGAATGCCTGATCAACAGACACTGTCTTCGTTAACTCTTTTATCGCTTTGCTATTGTCTTTAGGCAATGATGCTTTCACGGATTCGTCCATGGTAGTAGGCTTAGCGGTTTGGTTCATCTGCTGTACGGTTGGCTGTGCATTCTTACGCACATTGCTTACAGACTGACCATAGCTTCCACCGATCACATCCGCCATCTTAGATTCAGGTGCGGTATTAACAGTAGAAGTACTACCACCTGTATCACGATAGTGCCAGTATCTGGAATACTTGGACTGACCATAAGGCGATAGGTTACGCCTATGCTTAAAGTCAGATACCCAAGTCGTACCATCGTAGATCTGGATGTGTCCATGTTTGTGGCCTGGTATCGGACCCCAAACGATTACGTCACCTTTAGCTTCTGGTGTACCATTAGGCAGTTGTTTATAGCCCATCTTCTCCATCGTACCTAAAGTAGCGTACTGATAAGCAGATCCATTGGGTGTAAACTTATAGCCTGCTGCCTGTAGGGCCATACGAACGAACTTAGCACATTGACCTGTAGACTTACCTCTAGCAGTACGAGAAGCGATATCTGCTGCTTTCTGCGAACGAGTAGAGGTATTGGCATACGGTACTTTAGACGTACCTGTAGAGCCTGTGCCTAATGGGTTACTACCTAACATACCGAAGTTACCAGCCGCTAATGATCCATCTGTCTTAGACGGTAGTGCATTACCACCACCTAAGGAAGCGTAGGATTGAGAAGCTTTCAGTCTACCTGATGCTGCATCGATAGAGGCGAGTGCTTTCTCTTTCTGTGCTTGCGGGATGTTGGAAGACTGAATAGCATTACGCTGTGCTTCTAATGCCGCTAACTGGTTATTAACATTAGCAGTTACACCTGGTCCACCATTACCTGCTTTGATCTCTGGGTTCTTATCGATCTCACTGTTGAGCTTATTCAAGAACATAGTGCGGTTCTTGATGCCACCAGGACGATACTTAGGATCGTCGATACGCCATTTAATAAAATGCTTACCGACTAGATCCATACCGCGTTCTACGTCGATATTCGGATTAGATAAGAACTCATGCATGGCTTGTTTATTAGCTTGCGATGCACCAAAGTTACCTGACTTCATTTCATCCATCAGGAACTCTGCTTGAGCAGATAAAGCTTCAGGTGAACGAACCAACTTACCGTTTTGGATTAACCCTTTCTGTTGCAGGTATTGTGCTAACTTCTTACCACGAGCACCTTGCCATGATATCATGCCGACATTGACTGCATTGTTCTTCGGATCCGGATGGAATCCAAATATCGTATCGGCACGCCATGAGTTCTCACGACCGACTTCAGCGGTTAATGCTCGTGCTTGGTTGTCGCTGAACCCTGCTTTCCTAAAGGCACTGTATACGGCTAGGCCCATCTGGGCTTGTGTACCAGTCACACTACCGAAGAAGTTATTAAACGTATCTTTGGTATTGTTCCACGTGTCTTTAATAGAATCAGGCATGTACTGGGCTGCTTTATCGGCTAGATTAGCTGCTAGGCCTTGAGGGCCGTATTTAACGAGATCCCAGGCTTTAGAAGCACCTGCTTTCACCTTATCCCAGAGAGAGGCTGTTTCACGTCCTGCTGCTGCGGTTTGAGCGGCATCCTGCGCACGTGTCTTAGCATCACTATAGCCTTTAGACTCTACTTCTTTCCTTAATGCTTCTACATCAACTAAAGTCGTACCACGATCGGTATTCAATCGATCACCGAATGGAGAGACAGCAAATGACCAAATAGAACCATTGCCTTCTTCACTTTGGTATTCGGTATTGAGCACTTCGTTTAAGATGTTCATCTGGACAGCAGGCCTGAGTTTGGCTATGTCTGCTTTCAGTTGTCCAGTCTCTCTGTATAAGGCAACGACTTTATTCAATAAGACAGGTAAGAGTCTTAACCTTAAATAACGTATCAATGCCTGCATCGCACCTTGATCTTCCGGATCGATACCGAATAGTGGTGCACTGTATCCTGCCAGTTCACTCAACTTACCATTGAATGTCGCATAGCCATCACGCATGCCGACTGACTTCATGGCTTCTGTTTCTACTTTATTCAAGATAGAAACACGCTCTGTATTATCCAATCCATTCAAACCCAATGCTTTATAGTACGCACTGTTAAATGCCTGGTATTGATTAGACACAGGTTGATCTGCTTGAGTCGACGTAACATTACTGTCGGTAAACTTACCTAGGTAAGATTTAGCCAACATGAAGATGCCTGTTACTGGATTGGCCATGAGGACTGCTTTACCTGCTTTCTGCCACCATGATTCCTTCTCTTCAGTAGGCTTAGCTGTTTCAGGTGTCTGATTAACAGCATTAGCCATCTGGGAAGGATTAACAGTAGGCGGTAAACCAACACCTTTATCCTGTAATGGCTTAATCATCTCTTGGATAAACGCTAATGCATTATCACCATTGGATTCAGGTTGTGGTAAATCAGGGAATGGCATGTAAGGTGAAGTATACTGGCCTGGTGCTGGTTTAATCGCTACCAGGTATTTTAAGAGTTCTTCACCTTCTAAGTCGTGGATATCATTTACAGTGTATTTAGGATTGATGGAACGCAATACTTTAAACACCTTAGAGAATGTCGGCATGAATCGATCTCTATACCACTGGATCAATCGTCCGAATCCTTCTGTGTCACCTTCTTCTAAGTCGAAGATATCAGCGATATCCTTACTCTTCTCATTGAGCTTAGTCTCGTTGATGATAGGCGTAGACCCATTCATCTCGGTACATTCAGTCACCAAACGTTCAAACTCGACGATGTCTTTCATCTTCGATTCGTCATTGGCTAGACCGTAGATCATCATGCGTGCTTTGACATTGTCGTTGATCTTGATGCGAGTCACCCATCGGTAAATACCATAGCCTGCTGCGGCGACACCTAGAGCTACCCAGCCTACTACCGGTATAGCGGCTAATGCTGAACCTATAGCAGATACAGTTGCACCTGCACCGAAAGTCATGGCTGCTCCACCTAATGCGAATCCAGCGTCTACAGCAGCATCGCCCCAGTTACCTTGGGATGCATTGTAAATAGCACTACCACCGGATACCGCGATGCCTAATGGACCTAAGAACTTACCGACTTTAGTGGCTTTAGATAGAAAGCCTGCTCCCTTAGCCATCGTGCCTGCTGCGGCTGCTGTACTGCCTGCAGCACCTGCGCCTTGGAACATACGACCGACTAATGGTATCTTAGAGCCTACTTTCGCTAAGCCTGGGAATCTTGACATGATGGCACCACCGACTAAGGTAGAGATACCACCGACGATACCGGATACGATACCGCCATCTTTATCGTCACTGTCTGCATCCTTTTTCGCATCTTTAAGCGACTTACGCCCCTTACCACCGGCTACTGCCCAACCGATCATCCTGGCTAATAAGCTGTCTCGTTTGTACTGTCGCTCATCTTCAGCTTTTTGTTTCTTCTTCTCTTCTTCTTTCTGTTGTACATCCCGTATACCGTTATCACGATCTCCGTCTCCGTCTTTATCACCGAAAACAGAACGTCTGGTATCGGATAGATGCTTTAATACAGAAGAGAAGAAAGAACGTCTCTCTTTATTACCTTCTTCTATTACAGCAGTCTGTAACTCTTGCTGCTCTTCAGGTGATTTCACCTTACCGTTCATTCTGTCGTATACGGATAAGTATCCACGAGCACCTAATGCTAGTATACCCGTACCGGATTTGAAACCAAACTTCAGTCCTCTAAAGAGACCTCTACCGGCTACCTTAGCAGTAGAAGAAGCGACTTTAACGGCACGTGATGATCCTTTCAATCCCATCTTAGTTAAGGATGTACGTATTGTAGACGCAGTGGAGAACTTACTAAAGTGTTTACCATCTTTTAAAGTAAGCTTAGATAGATCAGTGGCTCGAATGATGACTTGCTGTGTCTTAGCATCGATTACTTCACCGGTAATGTCTTCTACCTTAGTGATCAGACGTTTGGTATTGACATCGTAGTACTTAGAAGCGGATATATCACGACCTAAGAGGATGGGTTCTTCCTGACCTTCTAAATAAAGGTCTGGTTGTACGGAAGCAGCGATCTTACGACCCAAGGCTTTATGTGCATTCGTGGCTTTGATTAAGCGATAAGCACCATAAGCCGCTACGAATGGTGTGCCGTATACCATGGCACCGGTAAATAAAGCACCACGTTTGATCCACTTACGTGTATTAGATGCAATAACTGGTATACTGGTTACTGGTATAACAGACTTACCTTTACGTACCATGCATTGTAAGAATGCACTGTAAGATATCACCATGTTGCCATTAGAGTCGTATACAGAATCGTCTATGTCTTGCCATGTCTTGTAAATATCGCCTTTACTATTACGATACTCACCTCTGTGTAATGCTTCTTTATAGAGGATAGGTTCAGCTTGACCGATCTGATAGATATCTCCCAGTTCACCTGTTAAACGTTCTCTTAGTGACTTCGGTATACGTGCTTCAGCAGCTTTCTTCCATTGCTTAACTTTCTCGGAATTGTAGGCATCTTTAGCTGCATTGAAGGCTTCATTGCCTACTTTCTGCTTCAGGTAGTTGACACCATTAGCCATGTTGACCTTATTAAAGTCGATGGATCCGTCTTCTTTCTTAAAGTCTTCGATCTTCGTGGCTTTCTCTTCATCGACCTTCATGTTGTTAAGACCATTGATCTCGATCATGGAAGCGATATTATTCCAGCTATCTGATCGTTTAATCCGATCTTTCAGTTGACGAAGATAAGTAGAAGGATTGTCGATACTCTTAGTTGAATTACGTAACGATGTCATCCACTGACGAGTTAATAGCTTATAGCGTGCTTTAGCAGATGGTCTATCAGCTTCTTCAGTGGCTTTCACCACATGCAGTAATTTAATAGACTCTAAGTTACTGTTAACAGACGCTAATAAAGCATCAGTAATCGACATCTCTTCTTTACGATGGCTTTGGTAGTCAGCATTGAACTGATTAACCTTATCGGATGTAGACTGATAGACACTATTCACTCTACTGGAAGCTTCCTGGTAAAGCTTAGTCTCTTTCAATTTGTCTTTTTGTTTCTTCGCTTCTTCCTTGGCTTTATCGAACCAAGCCATGAATGCCTCTTTACCACCCAATGCTTCTACTTCTTCTTTCGTAACCACGTATTCACCGGCATCCACAGCACCTTTGATTTCATGCTTATCACCATCGCCTGTATATCCACCTGAAGCAAAACGCTTGATCTTGCCTTTATTGGCGAGTGACTGTACGATGGACTGGTGGATGTCTCTCTGTGTTGGTCTGTAAGAGAGCTGGCTATCTTGATACTTAGCCATCTCTTGTACGGCTTTCATGTAGCCTGTAGATGTGGCTTCACCATTCTTCAAGATACCTGCTGTCTCCAACATCGGGCCGTAGCCTGCATTGATCATGCCTTCTACTTGTGCCTTATCGATGGTGAGGTGTTTAGCAGAGCGTGCGCTATCAGCCACGTTAATGATGCGGTTCTCTAAGTCATCTTTATCTTTAGAGTCTGCTTCTTTAAACTTATTGGCTAGAAGCTGTGCTTTCTCTTTACCTAAGTAAGAGAAGTTCTTAGCATTGGTAAGATACTCAGTATCGATCACTTCACCATTGATAGCAGCTATAGCTAATTGACGACCTACGGTATCGAAGTCATTCTTGCTAAATCCCTCGAGATACTTAGCTCGACCACGATAGTCACGTTCACTCAAGCCTAGTTCACTGGCTACAGTATCGCCTACACGACTGAAACTATCTAAGGTATCCTTAGAGACAACATTCTTCAGGATACTGGTTTTCATCTCTTTGTCGTTAACGAACTTACCCGTCTTGTGGTCGAATATCACTGTGCCTTGATCTTGTCCGGTACGGATGATCTTCAGTTCCCTTAAAATTAAGGATAAGTAACCTGGGATGACGACACCCATGGATTTCTGGGCTAGGTTCTGTAGGCCATTAGGACCACTGAAATCGTTATACGTACTGGGATCGAACTTGATGGATTTGGCTGATCCTGTTGCGCCTCTGACTAAGTCAGTTAGAATATCGAAACCTGCGCCTAATAGAGGACTATCGAATCGGTTCATGAAGCTTTGTACTTTCTGGCCTTGTAAGCCAGCCAGTATCATCTCACCAGGTGAACTATTGAACTTACGCAGCCAGTTAATCGGCTTTAATGTCTTCTGGTAGTATTTGTTCTTAGAGAGCCTAGATTTGGCTTTAGACGCTAACCACGGCAAACCAGTAGATGCACCCATGTTAGCCATGCGTTCTACATCGGACTCATCACCGTACATCATGCCGGAGTCATCGTCAAGCCTTTGGTCTTCAAAGTCCATCACCTGGTTAACACCATCAGTAGCCATGCCCATGATGTCCATGGCTTGAGAGACTTGATACTTGATCGTATCGGAGATGTTCTTAGAGAGATTACCAAAGAAGTCAGACCCACGAGACATGAAGCCATCGAATACTTTGTTCGTGGCTCTTTGTTTCATGATCTGCTTAATCGTCTCTTTGTTCTGCATCTTCACGTAGTCAGGTAAACCTGTATTGAGTTTTACGTCATTTAAGGCTTTTAATACCTGATTGTTGTGTTGCTTCAATTCAGCTGAGATATCGGTTAAGGTATAGAGTTGTCGTATACCGATCTCTATGCTTTTACGATAATAGTTAAAGGCATTGCGCTCTTGGAACATCCTCATGCGGGTTAAGTTGTTGTTCATCGCCCCCATGGCTTGCATGTTGGTTTTGAACTTCACCGCACTCATGGCTTCACGAGCAGCTTCTTTCTTATCGTTGTCTTCGCTTCTTTTATTGTCTATCTTAGCCTGTACTGAAAAGAGTTCACCTAGAGTCTTAGTGATCTCTTCATTGCGCATCTCTTCTTTAGACTGTCTCTGATATTCGTATTCGGATTCTCTATCGCCTGCTACTTTGTTTAGCATAGCGGCTAGTTTAGAATACTCTTTCTTATCGGCGATATCCGCCATATGGGCTATCGTGCCCTGTAGTGTTTTCTTAATTTCACCTAAGGATGAAGTGGAATCACTGATGCCCATTTGGACATCGTTGATCCCGCCGGATACGTTGTCGTAGAACTGACCGTATTCGGAAGGTAAGACTCCCTTCAGGATGGCTTCCATGCCTGATTTGGATAGTGTGGCTTTCTTCAAGCCTTGTCCCACATCCAAAGTGGCATTCATGATGGGCGTACGGGAAGCACGAGCTTTCTTGTTCTCGGCTGACACACCATCGTCAAAGTCAAAACTGAAGTCTTCATCGAAGTCCAAGTCTAAGTCGAAATCGTCGTCTAGTGCGACGGCTTTCTCCATCTTGCTTTTCTTACCGAACATCTCTGACTACCTCTTATTTAAAAATACAGATGTAAATATAACTGCTATTTATACCCAGCATACACGCCTATACTCACTTACCGGTTGAATCCGAGTAAGTGAGCAGTGTTTAAGGGGATAGATAAGCATACTGGGTAAAATTTCATATCTTTCACTAGGAGTATCGACTACCATGGATGAAAAGACACTCTCCCGTATTAAGGGGATGAAACCGTTTAATTTGTCGTTACTGAATCTTAACGACAATAATTTATACAAACTACTGGGACAAATCACAAGCACCAGTATGTTCGATGGTGCTAATCATCACTTACATCCGGATGGCTTATGGTCTCCCCGTATCTTCGGTGAAGCTGGTTCACCTGATCGTTTAAAAAGACAAGCATGTATAGACTTAAAGTTGCCTATACTACATCCTTTAATCTATCGTGAACTGACTTCGGCTTCTAGCCTAATAAATGGCATCATGGCGGGTAAAGAATACGCTAAGTTTAATCCTGAAACTCATTTCTTCGACAGAAGCAATGCGATCGATGGTAAGACTGGTTATGCTTTCTTCATGTCATGCTTACCTAAGATGGTGTTGCCTGATACGGGAACGATCAAGAGACGATCGACTATTAAGCTATTGGAAAAGAATAAAGGCAATCTAACAATCGATAAGTTCATCGTCTTACAGGCTGGATATCGTGACTTAGAGTTTAAAGATGGACAGGTGAATCACGATGAGATCAACCAAATCTATCGTGAGCTATTGTCTTTGTCGAATAGTATTACACCATCGCATTTGAACAACATTGAACTTTTGGACAATGTGCGCTATAACATGCAGTTAGTAGCGTATAAGCTATTCATGTACCTGGGTGAGATGGTAGGCCATGGTAAGAAGAAACTGATCCAAGGTAAGTGGGCTTCTCGTAATGTGTTTAATGGCACAGCGAATGTGATTACGGCTACTAAACCCAGTGGTCGGTTTGCAGGTGATCCTAGGGACATCCAGCACGATACCATCATGGTGGGATTGTTCCAACAGATGGTGGGTAATGGTGCGTTTACCACTAAAGCCTTAATGGATAGTTTCTTAAAGGATATCTTCGTTGATCCTACAGTAGCGGTGAAGTTGGTGAATAAGAAGTCTCTTAAAGGTGAAGAGGTATACGTGGCCAGTGAGTGGTTTGATTTATTCCAGTCTAAAGAAGGCTTGGAGAAACTGGTACAGCGATTCAGATCGCCTGATATACGCCATCAGTATCTGGAAGTCGATGGTCGTTATTTGGCCTTGGTCTATAAGGGGCGAATAGACGGTAAGGATGTCGTTAAGGTATTCAGTGGTATCGAAGAGTTGCCTAGTGACTTAAGTAAGGAAGATGTACATCCGATTACCTTTATCGAGGCATTGTACATTGCAGTTGCTGATGCGATCGATAATATCCCTGGATACAGTACACGTTATCCGATTACCGGTATTGAGTCTAATACTGTTGGACACACTAAAGTCTTTACGACCACACGTGCTGAAGTGCGTTATCGCTTGAATGACGACTGGGTAATAGACGAGACACTGAAACCATTGCCACAGTATCCGATATACGGACTCTCTACCATCAACAGTATGGCTGCGCCTGTCATGCGTCTGCCTGGCATGGGTGGTGACCATGATGGTGACAGAACTTCTCTTATTACGTCAATGACTGTAGAGTCTAGACGTGAACTGGAAGAGTACATGTTAGATAAGCGTGCTTATGTCGGTCCGGATGGTAAACTTAGGGACAGTGTCAGTTACGATACGATTGAGTTCGTGTGCAAGAACTTTGTCGTGTTTGAAGGAGATTAGAAAATGTCTTATCAGACCTTGAATCGTCCCTCTTACCTGAATGACAAATCATGGGTGAGAGGGATCTTTAAGATAGGTAGTGAACAGTTGGATGGATTACCTGAACATTTGCGTTTATGGTCCAGTAGTGAGATGAAGTTCCAGGATACGGCATTAGGTGGATCGTTGGTGGTGAATCCATTATTTCAGCCTAATATCTTTACCGATCCCATCGCACCGAATCACTGGTTATTGAATACCAATACCGATGCCTTGTCTCCTTATTTCTCGGAGACATTCGACGATAACTATCGCGTGGTGTCTTTCCGTGTGGGTACATTGGCCTTTACTTCCTTAAGTGGCTTTCTGTTAAACATGTACTCTCCTGCTGCTGCTGCATTGGCTAATAAAGGTCGTGTACACTCGATGATGTTTAGCATCGGTAGAGCCATTGGTTCTGGTATGGGTATCGTGACCTGGTTATTAGGTTTGTCATCGTTCCTAGGTAAAGGCATTAACTTCTTCCTACATAAGCCTACATCTCGATATGCGTATGTTAAACCGAATATGCCGATGTATTGGGCTGCTGTACAGACCATGGTGAATCATTTCATGGTAGACTTAGGTTTGGTATTCAGAAGCACCAATATCTACAATGGTGTTGATGGTGATGCTTATCAGGTAGATGAAGCACAGAAACAAGCCATTTTAAACTATTGGCCTGATGTACACTCAATGGGTAATAATTCTAATGCATTTACCCTGAGTGATCCATTTAGTGATGGAAGTGCTCAAGGTCAACTGGATGTGTTTATTATTGCCAATAGGGCACAGAGACATGCACATGCTCGCTGGTCTGCTCTACAGGAAATCAATAAAGCAGGTGGTGGTAACTTAAACATCAAGAACATCTTGATTAACTCTTATCGAAACAAACACAATGCGATTGGTTTAACATTGGCTGAATACATCCGCAAGTGGAAAGAAGATGGCCAGTCCTTATATGGTTTATCAGCGATTAGCAGTAATCAGACATTCAGTACCGATGCCAATGGTCAGGACATTGCTGACGCACCTACGGCAGAACAGATATCGAATATCAGTGTCGATAATAGCGGTGCGCCTGGTAGTAATAGTGGTGCTGTTGCTAATGCTGGACTGGCTAGTTTCTTCGAACAAGAAGTTAGAGCAGGTGGTGGATTCGTAAACTTCAGGGTAGATGATACTGGGCCTGTTAGTGAGACATTTACTAATAGCTTTAAAGCTTCTGCTGTAGCTGAGAAACTCAACAGCATGTCTGCCACATCACGCGATACGTATTACAACTTAGCCGGTGGCAGTATCGGCGATGGTATGGTAGCTGATCTGGTAGAGAATGTGGCTGAAGGTGCGGCTAACCTACTAAAAGGTGTGGTATCCGGTATCGGATTGGAAGGCTTGTTGATCGCTGGTGGTGGCGGCACAGTGAGTATGCCTAAGTATTGGGAATCCAGTGAAGTTCAACTACCGAAAGCAGGTTACAGTTTCACTATTCGTTCTCCCTATGCGCATCCTCGTGCTCGTATGGTCTATATGTTCTTCCAGATGGCTTGTATCGCCGCCTTAGCGATGCCTATCTCAACGGGTAAACATTCGTATACGAGTCCGTTCTATTTCGAGTTCTACGACAAAGGTAGGATGCAGTCTAGGTTAGCAGCGATAGAGAGTTTAACCTTTACTCGTGGTGATGGTAACATGGGCTTTACACCGGAAGGACAAGTGACTTCTATTACGGTTAACTTTACGATACAGGCGATGGAAGAAACACTCAGTATGCCGATATCGGAACAGTTCAATACGAATGAGACTTTCTTCTCGATGATGAAAGCCGGTATCTTGCAGAGTGTTGGCGATGTTTCACCTACTGTAGCCAGTGTATTGACATTAGACAGTAAACTAAAAGGATTATTCGATGACGATACGCCATTCATGGACTACATGGCTGTATTAGCTGGTTTAGGTACTGCTGAACAATACTACCATATGTCTCGATTGAAACGTCGCTTAAGTACGAATAAGTTGAATCTGGCAAGCTCTTACAGTACAGCTAAACAAGCAGCGTTCTTGGGTAATAGTTTACCAGGACAGCTATACGCGATGATTAACATGCCTGACGTGGTCTTTAAAGACTCATGGGTTGAAAGTTAGCAAGAACATACTCCTTATACCTACCTATACCCATTACAGGTATAGGTAGGCTAAGGGTATATGCGCTAAAGTGTGGGGTGCACTCAGAGAGTGGAATTCTCGGCTCTGAATGCTATAACAGATACGAGTGACTCTGTCTTCTCTTCTTTGTTGAAGATGAATCCAGGGAAATATTTATTCATCTCTTCTTCTGCATTACCGATATTGGTAAAGACACGATGGAACAACACCAACATGTCATTCTTCTTATCGGTATAATCTAATCTCTTCTTACCATTCTCTTTTAAATAGAAAGAAGAAGCACAGACTGATCTGATGACTTCTTTCAAGTCTTTAGATGCGTGGATAAACAAAGCCATGTTAAATGCCTTACGTGATGTGCCTCTGTCTACCCAAAGGTATTCACCATTCCTAAAGAGACGTAAGGTATCCATTAGACCACTGAACATATCTTCGTCTTTCTTTCCTTTATTAAATACAGAGTCTTTTCTAAAGTTACGTATCGCATTCTCAACGATAGCAGGCCCCATGGCTTCTAGTTGGTTCTTAGGTATCGAACCAATAGCCATCTTAGCCGTATCGTAATCACCATTATCAATCAGGAATGGTGTAATATCCGATGCGATTTCTCCAGCTATATTGTATCGGCCTTTTTCACTTCTGGTTAAATCATTCCACGCATCTTTTAATGCGATACCTGCATCACTGAACTCTTTTATAATCGCACCAGTAGCTGCTTTAATAGACTGAATGTCTTTAATCAAGGCTAGGTCTTGTCCAGTAATGGATTTAGCCAAATCATTTAATCCATCCAGGATGTCTAACTTACCATTCTTAATATTCGATACTGAGTTCTTAACATTAACGGCTATCTGGGCAGCACCAGCTAACTTATCGAATGTAGATGGATCAATCCCTGCTTTAGATAAAGCGGCTTTCGCACCTGGCGCAATCTTACCAACTGCATCCATGATGTTTCCAGACTGGAATGCATCTTTAATGCCTTTAGCATCTTTCAAGAAGTCAGTAATCTTACCGATACCAGATAGCCCACCTTTAATACCGTTCATGATGGTGTCTAAGTTCATGGTGTTGGTGAACTTATAGAGACTATTGACTGTTTCACCCAGGTTACCTTGGTATACGTCTACTGTAGCTAACTTATTGTCTACTGCGCTATTGAATACCGTTTTATTGGCATCTTTCTTGATGTTGGAATTGGATAGGGAAGTACTGGATTTGGAAGCTCGTCCTCTGTATCCTTTATTGCCTTTAGGCGGATTAGGCACTCTCTTCTTGGTGGTTTTATTCGCACGTGTGGCCATGATGTCTCACTTTTAACTAAAAAAATACGAGTGGTTAGCTACTGCTAACTAGGAGTAAAAAAGAAATACGGTTCTTAGGCTATCGTTAGATGGACTAAGAAAATAGGTCACAGAGTCTACCAGACAGATACCACCCATAAGGGCAGTACCTGTCTTAGTAAACGAATGGTGATATTAGAACTTAGTCTCAGTGGGTTTCTCTTGGAAATGACGACGCAGATCCATCAGGACACGGGTATACTGCATGTCCTTGACTTTGATTTTCCCATCCGAGATGTAGTACGATACCAGAGGCAATTTAGAGTTAATCAACATTTCCAACAATTCAGGTCTGGATAATAACGAATAGAGTGTAATACGCTTATACTCACGATCGGGTATTTGCTTATTAACATATCGGTTATTGCCTTTGTTGATCTCTTCCTTAACGTAAGAGAACAGAGGATTGCTGGTCAATGTGCGCAGCTTATCGTCTTTCACTTCCAGTTTCATGTACTGGATAGCCGATGAAATCGAAGTGAAACTACCTAAGTCAGGTAGATAGAACGTACGCGCATTGTCAATGGCCAGTTGACGGCCTAAGTTACTGTTGCTGTGCCTGTCTAGACGAATATGGTCTATACCATCGTTTTCAGGCAAATAAGGGAAAAGATGTTTAGTCTTCATCATTGTCTCCTTTCTTACTGCCAGCGATGAGCTGACCTGAGTGTTTAGGATAGAACGGATCTTCGTGTAGACCAAGTGTCTCAATGAACTCTTGGTTACGTATCGGAGCTACGTAGTCCTTGATGCCGATACCACCGACATGTTTGGTATACGACTTGATCGTTCCGCTTTTACGTTGGATGGTGACCGTGATTTCTGCCCAGTTCAAATCCAACATGTTGAGGAAAGTGCCGAACGTTTTGATCGTGATAGAAGGTCTGGCGAACTCTGTTAAGAGGCGAGTCCTTTCTGTCTTCAAGTCTGCCTCTGAAAGTGTGTTGCCATTGTACTCTTGGATGACACGACCTAAGAGTTCTTCTACGTATCCGTACGACATGGATTCATCTGGCATCTGGATACAGTTCTCACGATCACGCCCATCGTATTTGTCGATGGTGATCTTCCTTAAGAGGAGTGCTAAGAGACCAGGCCATGTAGGCGGGATGTCTTGGAATGAACCTTCTCCATCTGTTACACGACGAAAACCTTTATTACCCATGTTCTTTTCAAATCCCATGGCGATATTCCTTTCTAATAAGAATAGTCACTGGCTGACTGATTGCATCAGCCTAAGTGTTTACCTATCTACCTGCCTATACCCTGATGTAGAGTATAGGCAGGGTAGGTCTAGGTTGATTAAAGTTTAGGCATACTTCGATAAGAACAACAAGATTTCATCCAAGAGGATCTTAGATGGTATCTCAGTGATCGGCACGAGTTCTGTATTAGGGGGCGTAGTGACCCGTATATAGGCAACTTCATTGTTCATCTTAGCCAGTACTACAGCTATCAGCAACAACACGTTAATATAGACAGATTCATGTAGAGGCGGCCTAACCATCCTACCAGTAAAGAGCTTGTTGTAGATATAGGCTGATGTCTCACGAGCAGCACCCTCTACTGTCATGGTGCCTACTTGTTTAACACCATCTTTCGTCGACGTGATGGCGATCTCCTCGCTATTGGGTTTTTCACCTGGCTGGTATGCAATAGTATAACCAAAGTCTTTGGCACGTTCTGACAGGTAGAAATAGAACTGTTCAGCAGTACGTTTAAGGAACTGTTCCTTTTTGTATTCTGTACCGAACACTATCGGTAAATAAATGGCTTCAGTAGCCACGTTTCGGATGGTCTCGATGACATCGTCGATGATCTCATCTTCGTTACGTAAATTACAACTCATGTTGATTTCCTTTTCTAATAAACTGGTTAAATAATAGTTAGCAAGTATATTACAATTAATTCTTGCTTAAGACATACGCTGCCAGGTAATTCTCGATCGTACCTCTTACTTTAGCAAAGTATTCTTTCTCAACTTCGGCTAATGGTTTCGTACCTGTTTCATTGCGTGTTTGAATATCACGGATGATACAAATGGCGTATACCATAGCACCCAGTGCGTATTGGTTAGACAACACTTCCTCTTTTATCTGGTAATGAAACAAGAAGTCATCAGCCATCTGCAATAATAGAGTACTGCCAGTACGGCCACTGAAGTGACGTGCCGGTGTACCAAGGGTAGCATACTGCATGAAAAAGACCACTTTGTTGTGTGGTATTCGGATGGTTTTGATGATGTTGATCAAGCCAAACTTAATGGATTCAAATGGCACACGTTTGTTAGGATTAACGAACTTGACTTTCTTGATTTCTTTCAAGAAATCGAATGGATCATCAGCTGCTAAATCAGGCAGGTGTAGACCTTCCTTAATAGCTTTCTCACGATCTTCTACACGGACATCCAATAAAGTATAGATGCTTTCAGTATCGAATATAGACATTTTAAAACGCTCCTTTTCTATTGCCTAAATTTTAATCGGTGTATCTAAATTAACTTCTTCAACCACTGCATTGGCGAAGTCTGTTACATTGGCTATTACTACAAACAGTTTCGAATAGACAGTAAAGAAATAATGTCTTTTCTCTACTGTGGGTAAAGAAGACAACTTATTAACTAAATTCAACGCGGCATCGAGGAACATCACCACTTCCAGTGTGTTGTTATTCGTATACTCACGCCAGTTGGTGTAGAGATTCATTACCTCGGTAGTAATGATACTGTTCTGTGTGTTATCGCTCATCGGTAGATTAGCAACTTTGTTGAAGAACACAGTCAGTGTAGAGAGACGTGTCCAATCATTCTCTTCCGTTTCACGATTACGGAAGTTGTGTATGCCTAATGTTAAGCGATTAACATCAGTCGTAATCGACATCGGCATTTCGATGGATTGTTCATCCATGATGGCCATCTGATGACGATAATAGATCAAGACAGTTTGAAGTCCTTGTAGAAAACCATCGATGTCTTCTACCTTGATGTTTTGGTTGAAAATGGATAAGAACAAATCATTGTGGATGGATTCAATATCCATCTTATCGATGATCTGTTCTTCCTTAGTATGGCTTTTAAACCATTTCTTAATGAATTGAAACATTTTGTTTTTACTCCTTTAAAAGGGGGTACATTAAGCCTAATGGACTTTAGTCTATTAGGGTTAAAAAGAGAGACATAAGTGACTTAACTACTTTAATAGTATATACTTAAATATTTGCCAACATGGCTTAGGTTTACAGCCATAGCACCATGTCTGTTTTGACCAGACATGTCTAACACACCGGATGGATTATCATGCAACTACAAACCATTGAAAAAGAAGAGCCTGATTTCATCGTAGAAGATCATGCTACACCACTGAACACTGTAATCGATTGCCATACGGCTACACGCAATGTAGTCGATGACTTTGAGATCATCGGTAAACAAACCGATACGGATGATACTGGCATCCTAGATGAGAACATCAAAGTCAGACAGACATTATCCCGCTTGATGGGAGCCAATATCCAACAAGTGGCTAAAGACCCAGAGATGCTAAAAGTCATGCTCAAAGCCATGGGTGACAATGATAAGTCTATCTTGGCTCAAGCTAAACTCAAAGCCGAGAAAGAAGCCAACGATAGCCGTACTGATATCGTTAGGGATATCGTCACTGAAATCGCTCGTCAGTCTGATGAGAATAAACGTGAGCAGATACTACGTAATACACAAGGTGTTCGTGTAGAGCGTAATCTGAATGTAGATGTACGTGAACCTGCTAATCCGATACTAGAAGGTGAATTGGTTATCGGTAGCGGTATCTTGAGTGATAAAGAAGTCATGCAGACCATGAAGGCATTACCGCAAGATGGTACGAATGACTCCATGGATGAAGGCTAGAATAGCCTATACGAGTGCTTAGTATCATTAACCATGAGTAAAGCATGAGTAAAGGTTAATAACATAAGCCCTATACCTACCTACCCCTATAACAGGGAGTAGGTAGGCTAAGGAGTATGCTGTCTGCTATGGTCTTGCTCTTAATCGTGCTAACTCAGCTTCTAGCTCTTTAATCCTAGCATCTTGTTCGATGACTTTGGATTCAGCCAAATTGAGTTTCACTTCGATCTGTTTCTTAGACTCGGTTAATGTATCAATACGTTGTAGTGCCGGTGTAGAGGCTCTCTTACGTGCTGCTCGTGCTTTCTCTAGTCGTGTATGTTCTGCATTATCTACGATGACTTGTTCGGAGAGCATCATCGCTTCCGTATGGGTTTCTACACCGACATTCAGATGGACAAGTTCTTCTATCTGCTGGATGAGTAAATCGATTGATGTATTCACCGGTAGCGCACCTAGGCGTACACCGATACCCATGGAAGCATACGCTACACCTGTACCGATCGGATAGGACTCTAAGTAATGCAGTGGAAAACTGTATCGCTTATTGTTATCCGTCTTTAGGAAGATAATCCTACCATCCGGTATGTGGGATTCGTAGGTCTCTTTATTCAAGCTATGCTTATCGTAATAGGTATCGAATACATCAATACCCATGTTGATGAGCTGACCATAGTTCGATATCGCTGTACACGTCAGTGCAGTGTTCAATGGCAATAGGTTATCGTAAGGTGCTCTGAGTTTCCAGAGACCTTTAGCACCTACTGTCGGGCTGTTTAACTTCATGTCTTACCCTTATATCTATCTAAAGTTCTTCTTAGCAGCGACTAGGTAGTGGTAATCACCGAACTTAGTGGCTAAAAACATCTTACCGTCACGGATGACTCGACTGTAGATACGGGCACCTGCCGTAACTTGCCCATTACCTTGAGTCACTTTCTCACGTGGGATGGCTGATGTTTCAGTCATCTTTTCTGCTATTTCTAGCATCTCTTGTAATCTTAAACTAAATGCCTGTGTGGCTTGCGCCTGATAAGCAAAGTCAGTCGATGTAGAGGCTACGTCGATATAGTCAGGATAGACTTGAGAGATCTTAAACTTATCTTCCTTATTTTCATTACTGCCACACACGACACCGACTACACCACGGAAGTACAAACCCATGCATTGCAGGTTGGTATTAACATGGTTAGCGGGATATCCTGCCATAAAAGGCGTGGCGTACTTGGATACCATGGTAGCGTAATCCATGATGGGGCTGTATAGTGACGCTTCTTCCCTGACTTTGTTCTCATTGGCAAACTTATCCCATTGTGGAACGATGACGAACTCGTTTCGTTTAAAGATGTCGGGGAAGATGGCCTTCCATTCATCTGCCCGATGTTTGGATTTTGCCAAGATAGCTTTCTGTATTGCCAGTTTGACAGCATCCAGGTTGGCACCGGCATCGCCCCAGATCAACACATACCAGTTAGTCGGCAACTCAGGACGCTGAGTGGCTGGGTTATACCAGTTAAAGATATCCAGTCTAAACGAAGTAACGGGAGAAGTGGCTTTACGCACATTGGCTTCTTCGGTTAACTTATCGATGGGTTTCTTCGCCAACTCAGCTTCGATGACTGACTTAGAGGAAAAGAAGACATCGATGTTAGAGACAGGCATCACGACTTCTATCTCGTAGGCATCGAACTCTTGCTTGAATGCGGCATCACTGAACCAGATATGGTATTCATTGTCGGATAGGTTTTTGAATTTCACCCAGGTAGGACAGTATACGGTATTATTCGTCACTGAGTTACCGACACGGATGTCTTTGGCCCATTGGCGAAAAGCTTCCAATATCTTATTGGCCATCTCTTCGGTAGGGATATCACGTGCAGCTTCTATTACCGTGTCGTAGACGAACTTGGCAACATCTATCGTCAGTTTAACGTCTGCTGCATTGGCTGCGACGCGACCACCGTTGGCATCTAGAGATTCGAATACGGCAAGAGAGATTTCTTTATCAGTCGGATGGGTGAATACCTCTATGTCCTTCTGATAAGTACGTGAGTCTGTCGAGAGTTCACCGAAGGCGTGCTCTTTAAATCGGGTATTGGTAACGAAGCGATCGTTTATCGCAAAGGTTTTAATGGACTTAGGCATGTCTTTATATCCTTGTCTATATCTAGTAAAACTGGTAAAAGAGGGTAAGTAGTGTTTACAAAATGTAAATCTACTTGCATGGTTTAGAAGAAAATGTTAGTATTGTACACACGTCGCTATCACTTACGAAAGGGCACAGAACATGTGGAAAACTGTAATTGCCTTTGTTTGGGAGTGTATCGTCGGTAAAGACGTACGACCAGGGAAGGCACTTCAACATCACAAGATCAGGCTTCTCTTCTTTCTGGTGTTCTGTATCTCTTTTGGCTATAGTTATCACGTCACTAAGCGTGTTAACACTTACTTTAATGCGTATCAGCAATTAGAAGTGAAATATAGCCGATTGAAACAGCGTAATCAAGAACTGGAAGAAGAGCACAAGAAACTCACCGATGCACTGATACATCAGACTCGTAACCATCAACAATCCATGCATGGTAAAACCATGCAGGTAGATGATGGTCCCAGTCGTTAAGCTGTATTAAGAGTATAAAAGATGGGTTGGTGTCTGGTATGATTTAGAGTACTGTATAGAGAGTATATCGAACATGAGTATCAAGGTAAAAGTCATCTACAGCGATGGCGGGACTTATCAATCCAATCCATCTTGCGTTGGATATGGTTATTTTAGCTACGATTATATAGTCGATGCTGAAGTTAAGACCAGACATTTTCCGATTAAGGGTTTGACCCCTACCATTGTAGGCTTCCAATCTGATCAGGAAGTGTTAAAAGAAATGATAAAAAGCGACATCTCTAAAGAAGAGATGGTGAAGCTTCTGCGTGAGGATAAGGTACCTTATCATCCGGTAGAGGCCGTGAATATGCGAGAGTATGCCCACGGGTGCGGTTTAGTGGAGTCTAATGCATGGGCTGAAGTATTGGGACTGAAGGCTGTGTTGAAGGCTGTACTGGAATCCGATGTGGACATAGCTCTGGTATATGCCGATAGCACGTATGTGTTAAAGGGCCTGAAGTATTTGGATCGTATTGCATCTCGTGGGTTCAATAACACCTCTGGCAATCCGATCGCTTTTAGAGAAGATTGGCGAGAGATCCATGAGATCGTCAATCGCATACGTGAGAAAAGAATAGAAGTCATCGAGAAATGGATACCTGGACATGCAGATAAAAGCAATCCGGTAGCCAATACATTAGCAGATAACATGGCATCATTAGGTGCCAGTATGTCCGCTAATAAGAGACACGGTATCGATAGTATAGATACCATCGAACAAGAAGTGACGCTAGAGTCACTGAAAGAAGATAAGGATCCTGAAGCGATACATCCGTTCTTGAGTAATAAACGATTGTATCTGGGTTTTGGTGGACGAACGGATAAGCATTACTTTTACGTTGGTTCACCAGGACATCAGGTAGAGGATATATTCATCGGCAAATACATCGCAGATGCTCATTTTGGTGTCGTCTACTTAAAAGAACGTAATGATACGATAGAGACCATTGAAGAGATGCAGATGAAGTGGTTGGATGCTAAGTATGGCTATCACAACCTGATCTTTACCTTGATGTTGGATAACATCTCCAACCGTAAGATACATCGTAAGTTAAACAAGTATCGTGAAGCGTATCTGTCCCATGCTAAGGGATCTGCATCTTTAAACAGTGCTGATGGGAATGAAATCACGTACGTGAATGATCCGGTTTATCTATCTAGCCGTAATATCGAGATACTGAATACATTAAGTACGGTATTGAATCACTATCGTGATGGTACGTATCCCATCGTAGGACATGACATTACTCATCTGCTCTATAAGACAGAGGAGAAGATCGTTACGACTAGCTTGGAAGGTAAGGCTGATGATAAGGTTATCGTCGGTACATCTTTATTAACCGAACATGGGACTGGCATGAAAACACTCAAGCCTAAGATACCCATGGGTTCTGTAGAGAAAGAGATCATCTTGGTGTGTGGTATCGACATGTTAAAGCGCAATCAGCTCAAGAACATCGATAACATGTATCCGAATGTGAAACTTTTGGTTTATAATCACGGTGATAACTTATATCGGTTTGCTTTCCTAGTAACCTTGCATGACAAATGTAATGACGACAGACTGTCAGTGCGTGACTTCGGTATTTGGCAGGGATTGTCATCCCAAGTGGTGCTTGGATCTCACGAGATCTAAAGCGTGTTTCAATATACAAGGAGAACATCATGAAACAGTGGTTGTATTATCTCCTCGGTTGGGTGTTACCGGAACGATTGATACGTGCTTTGTTTATGTCTTCTCTGTACAGTAGGTTGTTTAATAACCAAACTCTAGACGTTAAGGTTTATAGTCGTGTAAATAAGTTATTAAACATCTGCGAGAACGATTATGCGTGTGGAGTAGGCATGCAACTGGCACAGTCATTCTGGAATGATGAAGAAGTCAAACACATTTCAGTTATGTTCAATGATAACCACCAACTGGTACTGACACCGGAAGCAGAAAAGATGATCGTCAATAAGATCATCGAAGCAACACCCAAATGGTTACGATATGGCTTAGCAGACATGAAAGATGATGTCAGCAGGCTAGTCCGTAGGCGTGTTGAACTGGAAAACATAGCTTCCCTAACTTATTAGTACAATGACTAAACGACAATATAGTTTATACCTGATAAACCACCTGTAGTCCGCTATGGGCTATAGGTGGTATAAGGTATATGCTGTCATCTTTGTTTGCTGTATCTACTTAGGTTTACCAGTAGGGCCATGCTTACCATCGTGCGTATGGTTGATCTGGGAGATGCCACCAGCTATCTGGTCACCAGTAGAGGTAATGCTACCGATGACATTCATGTTACCAGTCATGGTGATACCACTACCACCAGCACCTGGAGCAGAAGAGATACTACCAGCGATTTGGTAGTTACCCAGATGTTCATGGATCGGTGAAGTAGACTGGATACCACTTGAAGCTTGAGTCGTGATGTTTTGTGTTTGTTCACTGATGGATGTTTCAGCATTCGTACTTAGATTATCGCAACTGATGGTAATGTTGCGTTTATTGATCTCTATATAAGCACCTTCGGCTGTTTGTAGTCGAATGATGCTGTTCTTACTGTCTAACTTAATCAAGTTACCGACATCGTCCATGATGTTGTATAGACCTTCTTTAGCGTCTAAGTTAACATCGTAAGCCCATTTCTCACCATCACTCTTAGTGGTGTGGATGAAATTGACTGTCTTCTCATGGGTAGAGACACCTTGTGTCCATGTGTTCTCAGTAGTGGGTTTCTCATTCTCTTTCTGGGTATTCGAATAGCCTTGTATTACAGTTTCTAATTTTTGGTAGTTATCGGTATTGGTCCATGGTTCCCAATAGTACATGTCGGTATTGGCATTGCGATAGAGCATGACTTTGGCACCACGTCTGATATTAGGTGGTGTCATGCGATTGGGATCACGACAGAGCCATTTAGCCTTGATGGTAATGGATGTATTGGTCTTAACGATATTGCGTTTACCATTCGCATCGATAACTTCTACTTGATACTCTTCCATGTGGTCGACGATTTCACCATCGACCATGGGGAGTATACTTTCAGGATGGACAGTGATGATGTCACTGTTTAGATCCATGTTGGTAGCACAGGTACCTTTGCTATAAGGGATGAGGTTATTTAGGGTTTCCATGTTAGTGGTATTCCTCTAGGAGTAAGATATAGGGTAATTTTCATACCTCTGATTCGTTATATTAGACTAGGGACAGGTAAGCATGAAGATATTAAAACTGACATTGAAAGGATGTCATCGCTTAGAATTAAGTGGTATACGCAAGATTACGATTACACCTGATACGAATGTGTTGATGATCTTGGGTACGAATGGTAGTGGTAAGAGTAGCTTAATGGATCTATTAAGTCCATTACCAGCTGATAAGAATGATTTCGATAAGGATGGCTACAAAGAGATCGAACTATTACACAACGATGTTAAGTATACTTTACGTAGTGACTTTAAAGAAGGCAAGCATTCATTCTTTAATCACTTAACACAAGAGGAACTCAATATCGGTGGGACGATTACCCAACAAACTCAGTTAGTAAAGGATTACTTTAACTATACGGATAAGATCCATCGCTTATTAACAGGTAAAGACAAGTTTACCGATATGTCTCCTATAAAGAGAAAAGAGTGGTTTACTCTGTTGTGCGATACGGACTATACTTACGCTATATCGGTTTACAATAAGGTAAAAGAGAAGAAAAGGGATATAGAAGGTGCCTTGAAGAAACTCAAGCAGTATTTGGTGGTGCTGAACAATCAGGAACAGGAAGAAGACATTGCTTACATTAACCAAACCATTAAAGAGAAAGAGTCTTTAATCGAATACTTGAAAGACACATTCCCGATGAAAGATGGCTATGCTGATATCGACTATCAGCAGTCTTTAAAGGATAGAGTGGTAAGGGCTAATCGGGATATGGATACTAAGCGTAAAGTCATGCTTAAAAGTGTCCATGAGGTACGTTTACGTCAGATTACGGGTGATGTGTATACTAGGGCTAAAGATGAGATACAGTCTTTACAGACTAGGCATGATCAACTGGAAGGTCAGTATCAGGCATTGATCAATCAGTATCAGGAGATGGATGCTCGTGTCGCTAAGATGAAGACAGTGACTCAAGACGATATCTTGAAACTGAAGGATGAAATAGATAACATCAATAAACGCATACAGAGCCGCAAGGAGACACTATCCAATAAAAGTGTACCTTACCCCTTAGATCAGGCTGAAACTCGCTATAACACGTATCTAGGGGCATCCAGTGCGATATCCGATACAGTAGACGATATATACGATCTGGATCCGAGTACCAGTAGTGAAAGATTAGAACAATTAACCCATCAGCATCGTGAACTAGGTGTTAAACTCAATACTTACGATACCAAGATTGCTAAGGTGGAAGAAGCTATCCGTCTAATGGAAGAGAAAGAAGCCAAAGAAAAGGTAAGTTGTCCTAACTGTAATCATGCTTTTCATCCTGGTTTCAATCAAGAGGCTTATAATCGCTATCAAGAAGGTTTGGCTAACCTGAAGAAGAATAGGGGATTGTGTCAAGCTGATTACGATAAGCTAACCGTATTAGTGGATAGGTTCAACCATGACTATACTCGTTTAAAGAGGTTCGCTGATCTAGGTAGGTCTTATCCATTGTTCATGGCTGATATAGTACGAGATGCGATCAAGGATAAGATATACTTTACTTCTCCTGGTACGATTAAGGCTCGTATAGTAGAATACAGTGCATTATTAGAGAATCAGTGTCAACTAGATCGTGATACTAAGACTCTAGAAGACTTAGAGAAACGTTACAGTGAATTAGTCAATATCGACAATGAACACAAAGGTGCTTTAATAGAAGCTCTGTTTAAACTGGAAGGTAAGATCACCCAGATGAAAATAGAGAAGTCTCATTTGGAGTCCGCTCTGATTAAGTGTAGTGATATCATTCGCTTATACGAGACTTACATTGATAGTAAGGGACAGTTGGAGCATGCACTGAAAGTGTACGATGAAGCTGACTTAGCCTATATCGAGCATCAGTTCTATCTATACACCATGTCCTTGATACAGGAAGAGCGATTGGTGATGTCTAATCTTACGCAGAAGCAATTAGCTTATCTTAATCGTGAATCCAATCGTAATAGCTTCGTGAAGCAGATAGAGGCATTAGAGCATGATCTATTGGTACATGAAGCCATGGAGACTGCCTTAAATCCTCAAGATGGATTGATTGCTGAAGGATTGTTAGGTTTCATTAAGCGTTTCATCGCTAAGATGAATGGACTGATTGCTACTATTTGGACTTATCCTTTATTGATCCATCCGTCTAAGTTTAACGATGGTGAAAGTACAGATGAACTCAGTTATCGTTTTCCGATTACTGTCGGCATGAATAAAAGAGTCGGTAAGGATGTGTCCTTAGGTAGTGAGGGTATTAAGGAAGTAATAGACTTAGCTTTTAAGATGATCGCCATGCACTCACTAGGCTTAAAAGGCTATCCTTTATACCTAGATGAGTTTGGTCGTACGTTTGATGCCAAACATCGTGAGAATGCACTGAAACTAATTGAAAGATTAGCACAAGAGTATGTTGAAGATCAAATCTTCATGGTATCCCATTACTACATGGAATACTCTGTTATCCAAGGTGTCTCTTATTGCGTATTGAGTGATGAGAACATCGTTTTAACTCAGGGTGTGAATAACCCAAATATCGTAATAGAAAGGTAAAGTAACATGGCTTTTATCAATCAAACTGAAGTCTACGAATCCGGTAAAGATGAGAATGGTAATCCTATCCTGAATGTGGCGCTGGACAACCGCATCGTGGATGCATTGGCTGGTGCTCGTCGTTGTAGTGCTGATTTGTCTTCTCATCTGTCGTTCTTGGAAGAAGCTTTGGTAGATACTTCACGTGAGTTGGCTAAAGAGCGTAAAGTCAATCAACAGATCCAATCTGTATTTGAACAAGAGGTGACTAAAGCACATCAGCGTATCCAAGCACTGGAAGATCAGATGCGTGAATACGAGATGATCGTCGAAACGCTGGAAAACAAATTGCCCTCTGAAGTACCACCACACGCCGAACCTGATGTGGCACCAGCAGAATGTAGCCCTGATGCAGAAGGCAAACCTACACCTGTAGACGAAGCTGATTTGATCACTGGTTAACCATACCCAAACATACACCCTTAGCCTACCTACTCCCTGTATTAGGGGTAGGTAGGTATAAGGAGTATGTCGCCATGTTATTTTACCAGCTCGTTGATCTCAGTAACGATGGAGTCCAGTGTTTCATTCTGCATCTTCTGGTTATAGAAGGCAGAGCTATAGGCTTCTACGTATCGTGCCACTACAGATACTGCTTTACCGATCTTAATCAGAAGCTGCTTGTTGAACCCATCGCGCTTGGCGATTTCATTCAAAGTACGGACATAACCCATGGTGGATTCCACTGAAGCCATTAGTTTCTTACGGTCAATGACATTGTAAGCTTGGTTGTTGGTATTAGTCAACGAAACGGCGGTAACGAGTTCGTTATTATTGCGGAACAAATCACCATAAGCGCGTATAGCAGAATAGTCATCTTTTGTCCTCACTTTAGCCAGGTTCTTCAATGCTGTATCTAATTCATTCTCGGCTTTGGTGTAGAATGAATCGTTAAACAACGTCACATCCCTAAGTCCGTCTTTAGTCGATACGATACGGCCTACATCGGCTCTGAGTTGTTCTACTAAGGATGGTACTTTCAGTATAGTAGAAGCCAGTTCATTGGACTCTTTGGCATAGTCAACGAATGTGCCTTTTATACCGGCAGGAGCAGGGACTTCTCTATCCATCAGTTCACTGTAGTTGCTATTCAGTGCTTTAGTGTTGATTTTACCATAGAGGGAATGGTTAAGGGAGAGCTGTGCATCTTGTACCTTGAATACTTCGTTTACAGAGAGACGAAGGGTATTGAATACATTGCCGAATAGTCCTGTTACTGCTTGGATGAGTCCTTCACGAGAGAGTTCTTCACTCTCTAAGTTAGAGATTTGCTGGGATACAGTCTCGACAGATACGGAGATGGAAGTATCCCATGGGTTTTCGAGTGCGTTGAATTTAGACATGCTTTGTCCTTTTAACAGAGTGTTTAAAGATGGTAAGATATAGAAGTCTATTATCCTTAGCCAAGGTCATTATATCTGAATGTTTTTGTGGGATAGTAGCCACTTTTTCAGGCTACTATGTTAAAGGCATATGCTCTCATGTCTCTCTGGAGTACATGTCATTATGCTGCCTTATGTAATTTAAATAACAAAGCAATAAACCAAGAATAGGAGTATTAAGCGATGAGTGGTTTTTATCAGATGGATGTTAAGCCTGCACCGACACTGCGTGCGTGTTTGAATGTGGGTACTTTAAGGGACATTCCTACCGGTGCGCCTGTATTGGCAGAACATGGCCGGTACATCACCAATGGTGGCCACAATGGCTCAGTCATCGTAGTAGGCCCAGGTAACTCGTATAAAAGTGCGATCATCGACTACGATACGCAAATCATCATGTTCCGTGCCCATCGTTACAGCAGTGGCATGAAATACGATACGGAGAACAATGCCTTTACACCAGGCTTAGAGATGCGTCTAAGACGTATCGTGAGACCCAATGGTAAAGCAGACTGGTTTGAAACAGGCAGATGGTTAGTGACTGAATCATCTGTCATCTTGGGTGAAGACTGGTTTACTAAAGCCAAAGAGTGGATGAATGGTAAAAAGAACAACAAAGAGTTTGTCGTAGAAACACCGATGTTGGATCGTGATGGTAAGAAGATCAAGATCATTCGTCCTACTGCTATCTGTTTAGACAGTGTCTCTAAATGGGAAGCTGAAAACACGATTAACTTGCGTGATAAGACAGACTTGACAGACAGTAAGCAGAAGATGCTGCACATGAACACTGGTCTATTAAAACGCAACATGATAGACGAGATGGTTAACTATCTCATGGGTACGAATACCTATCTTAGCGGTACGGTACACTACGGTGAAAAATTCCAGTTGGATCCTTATGCTCCGCAGCACAAATCATTGCAGCACATGGAACGCGGCATGGAACTCAAAGGTGCGCCTAAGAACATTAACTATCTGGCGATGTCCATGTGGTTGATCACCAAGGTAGAGCGTCTATTGAAGGATGACAACAAAGAGATACGTTATCCTTTAAAAGATGGTGGGGATGACAACAACCTCGATGACTTGAACATCGTTACCATGAAGATGTTGCGTTGTAAGACTGGCCCATCTGGTTACAGTGTGCGTATCGTCGTGTCGCAGAAATACGGTATACTGGAAGAGTTGACTAATTTCCAATATCTGCGTGAGAATGGCTTCTTTGGTTTAGGTGGTGATATTAGTCTAAATGGTAACTTTAAGTCTGTGCATTGTGTCTTGATGCCTGAAGTGAAGTTTGGTCGTACGACTGTGCGTAGTCTGATGGATGAGAATAGACGATTGGCACGTGCGATACAGATTTGTGCGGATATGCACCAGATGCACGTGTTCTGGAAAGAACACTTAAATAAGATCGATGCCAGACTGATGGAGTTGACTCCTGAAGTACTGTTTACCAAGATCGTAGAAGCTGGCTATGACTGGGATATGCTCTTGAGTACACGCTATTGGTATAGCTTGGATGATGAAGCACATACTGAGCTGGAATTAACAACATTGGATTTGATGCGTATGGCTTTGGGATTGTATCATCCTTATTGGTTAGATAAGGATAAGAAAACCATCTTGAAGAAATACCGCAATGCCCAAATAGAAGCAGTGGATATAGACGCTGTATTTAGTGATTAATCATTTTACCTATTTTTAGAAAGGACTAGATAACATGGCTATTATTGTTGGAAATGAACATGAAGGTACTGTACTGGATCAGGACGGTAAGGTAGACTTACTAAAAAGTACAGTCATCAGCGATGATGACATCGGTGCAGTAGAAGAAGCGTATAAAGAGCTGGGTGGTACTGATGATGACATCAAGCGCGATACTACGGAAAAGATGGAAGCATTAACCACTGATCCTGATTTCCTCTTGACTGATGTCAAGATACTCTTGGAAAACCACGGTATCTCTTTAGTGGATCTTTTAAATGCCATGGGCATGAATGAGCAGACACTGAAAGTCATGGTGATGAACAAATCCATCAGTGAGCAGATTGCCGTATTGAATCGTGAGTTGTCACTGATCATCTACAAGATGGGTGTCAAGTCTGGTGAAGTGAAAGACGGTTACAGTACACTGACTATCCGTAGTCTCTTAGGTGAAATCATGCCCTCTGAAGACTGGTTGAAGATGATGGATGAACTCATCCTGCCTTACATTGCATACGTGTTGAAACACGGTGTGATTGATAAGGACTTCTTCGAGAAGAATAAGGATGGTGATTTCATCGCTGGTACTTCTGATAGTCTGCGTGAGATACTGGAAGTACACACTGAACTCTACGATACGATGAAAGGTCTGACGGATGGTTCAGCTGATTTGTTCGATGAAGAAGGTAACTTCGATGATGAGAAAGTTGCTTCCATGGAGGGGCGTGTGAATACACTCTTGAATGGTGAATTACCAGAAGATACTGTTACCGTAGAACACGGTAATGAAACCGTACTGGAAACCACTGAAGGTGAAGTAGAAGATGCTTCACGCACAGTGGATACTGGTGATATCGATGCTGATGCTGTAGAGTCAGTTACTACTGATACTGAATAATCTATCTATCCTGTATATGCCTAAGTCATCATGTTGTGATGACTTAGGTATAGGAGTATGTACGTCATGAATCAAGCACGTAAAAGAGCCACGGATATGGCTCTATCGTTTATACAAGACTTATCTCCAGGTGAGAATGTCGAATTAACTAGGAAAAGATTAGAATCGTTAAGCGATCAAGAGTTCGATCTACTCATGGTGAAGTTCAGTAAGGGTGAAGACTACTTACAGACTTTCCATCCAGTAGGGGATAAAGAGACTCGTCTCGACATGGATCACTTACATGATGTCGCTAATAAGTACAAGATCTCTTTTTACAAAAGAATCTGGATGCCGAATGAAGATGGTAGTTGGGAACTGAGTAACAAGAACAGCATGGTGATGTATCTGCCTGTACGTATCCAGCAACAGCTGGTGACTAAGAAGATCTCTATTCCTAAGGACAATAGGCACATTGATTACTTCAGTAAGCAAGCTACTGGCCCTGAGACTAAAGGTGCTCGTATGTCTTATCCTGAAGTCAATACCATGTTGGCGATGGGTTTAACGAATACAGTGGAAGAAATGATGCACTTTAGGGGTGGTGCTGAGAATGGTGTGCGTGTATTAGAATCATCCATCATGCAGATCGGTCGTGCATCAGCTGATGTGTTACGTCAATACAGTGGTACAGTAGGCGCAAACCACATGTTGCATTCTTATCTTACTGCCATGATGTTAAAATCGACTCTACTGGCTAAATAATAGTTATATTGGCTAAAGTGATGGCTAAATAGAAGGGAATATTGAAGTGAATGAAATACCAGAGATAAAAGAAGAAACAGAAGTAGGCTTTAACACAGTCTACTTGACTGATGCTGAAGACAGAAGCAACTTAATGGATGGTCATGCTGTCTCGATGGAAGTGGCTCTATATCGCGTTATAGCGTCTCTCTGTAGTCGTTATACTGAGAAAGCAGCTAATCTACTGTTGAGTTGGATACAGACTGAAGTAGAGCGTGTAGACTATCGTAAGCTCTATAGTCTAAACTACATCCAAAGTCAGTACAAGAGACTGACGGATGAAATGAATCAGGACAAGAAAGCATTCTTGGAGAACATTGCTATCGTGTTCTATCACCGTCATGGTTTGTTGGTAGAAGAAGAATTGGTGATATTGGATAAAACAGTAAGGGGATTCGTGGATCCTACGGACAGGGATGCTTACTTGAATCTGTTATTGAACAATAACTGGCTAGTGGTTTACATGGCGATACTGATGTACTTTAAGATACACTCTAAGAAAACATTGGGTGTATATCTGGCGATAGACAGTGCCTTAACAGCAGGATAAAGATCATGGCTGTGACTAAAGGGTTCTTATTCGATCTAGATAGCTTATTCGATACTCGCTTAAGTACACTAGAGAGAATAGACAAAGATCAAGCAGGTGAAGTATTGTTCAATGGGTACTTTAGGCGTGAGCGAGATGAGTTTGAAGGATTCGATCTGGAAACTTATCGTAAGATGTATCGTGAGCGGGATATCGTGACATTGGCTAATGCTGAGATGACGAGTATCATGGCTAATCTGCCTGATACTCTACATGCCTATATGCTCGATAATACACGTGAAGGCATGACTGGTACGATTAAAGTGTACGTCAATATCTATCCTTATCGCTTAACAGCAGATGAAATCGAAGAGATGAAGATGTGCCTGCATGTGATACTGAACGGATTGTATCCTATCGAGATACTGAATGCTAAGCCGATTGATATTACGGCTAAGTGGATAGAAGACAACATCATTGCTTATTATTGCTACGACTGGATGGCATGGATGGAACATGCTCATGTCGATCTCGTGAAGAAACGACTAGATAGCTTTACATTGGTCACGCCTAAACTAAAGGCATTGAGTAGTGTAGAAGAAGAGAAGGTACGTAATCAGTTCGATCAAGAAACCAAAGACTTGATCGATATAGGCGATGATATACCTGATCTGACACCATTTAAAGCAGTAGAGTCTACGATACGTTCTACGTGTTGTAACATGATGTTCAGTGAAGTACGTGAGTTCTGTCTATACTTACCAGATGAGATAGACGATGTACGTGTAGACTGATACAACATATCCCTTATACCTACCTACCCCTAATACAGGGAGTAGGTAGGCTAAGGTTATGTCTGTCATTTAGATCATGGGCACCAAGTTCACGCTTTTGTCAAATCATGGAGACAAGGTTCATGAAATAGGCATCGGCTATATAGCGTCTCTTAGTCGGTGTACTACCAGCATCGTAGTACGTCTCTTTATCTAGTTTACCTGCTCTGTTATACGTACGTTCGTGGTATTGACAATCAGCAGTCTCTATTTCGAATAGGTTATTGTCTCGTTTATAGAGATACTCTTCGAACTTACCTAATCGAGTTAACATAGGTAGATTAGGTCGTTTGTGGTAGAGGTAGCTATTCGGTATCCCACGCTTACGAGGATAAGTAATCTCTTTAAACACATTAGGATTATCCAGTATCACAATGAATGAATAGTTAGACGTAATATAACGCTTCAGGAACTCATCAGACTGGATGTATCCTAAGTGGACATTCGTCTCACCATATCGCTTATCGAATACGTAATCCAAATCCAAGTCTTCCATGGATTGGTGGATACGCTCTAGTAGAGGGATATTGTTAAACTTGATCTTAATCGCTGTAGCAGATATTGCAGTAAAGACATCGTTATCTAATACGTGTAAGTAACCACCGATAACGATCATGATGGTCTTGTTCCTAAAGTTCTGTCCGACATCAATCACCATCTCTCTGTAATAGTCAATGTCGTTATTGAGTTTAGAAACCATGTTCTCTTTAATTGGGATATATGTCAATCGACCTAAGTTCTCGAATGAAATAATCCCAATACATCTCTTCTTACGTTTACGTACTGTCTTATAGCCATCAGTTACCCAGAGGCCTTGAGTATTGGCATTAGTCAAATGCACGAATCCATTAACCGTAATCATGCATCTGGCGTACATGTCTTTATAGTCGATGTTCTCTTTCTTAAAAAACAAATCACTGTAGTCGTATTTACGGCTAAAGTCATTATCCGGTAGCATACCTGATTTAACTGGATAGATCTTGAATCCTGCTGTGTGGGCTTCCTTATAGAGTAAGCCTTTCTTCTTTAGGGTTAGTGTACCTTTCTTCAAGGGGAGTGCTTTATCCCCTATCATCTCTAGATATTCTTTAAATGTCTTATCTTGCGGAATGGCTGTATCTACATCGTCTAGTGATAACCATCCTACTTCTTTCGTATAGTTATTCTTCAAGGTGACGCGTAAAGTATCGTATCGCTTATAGAGGATGGCGATCTTATATTTCGCGATGTCTACTGTCTCCCATTGAGATTGAAAATGTGCGATACGACCGATCGCATTGATGATTGCATAGGCTGCCATGGTCAAGTATCCTTGCTGTTTTAAAGGGTAAATGTGTCAACACTAAGCCCAGTACGCTAAGCGTAGTGGGATTAAAATGTGTCTAAAATACGGCGTATCGACTAGGAAAAACTTTATGACATCGCCCATATGGGCTATGTTTTGTCGACAATCATAGCTTCAAAATAGGAGGTACCGATGGGTACTCAAGTATACGCGTTCGATCCGGATGGCACTAAAGCGGCTAACTGGATCAAGGGGGAACGCCACACCATTACGCCTCGTAATGGGATCGATTTTAACTATATTATCCCCAAGTACGCACCGTTCTTCCAGAAAGACTTTAGGATCTACACCCTGACCCAACAGGGTGTCAAGAAGTACTTGGTAGAAGGTGTAGACTTTAACTACGGCTATCGCTTTCTAGGGGCGATTAAGAATATTGGTTTAGCAGTATACGGTGCCATTCGCTTTGTTAATCGTCAGTATGCTGGTGACATCTACTTAGAGTATCGTACTTTAGGTGGTGAATGGACATTAGATGCCGCTGAAATCGGCCGTATCCTCTTAGAATGGCAACTCAATCCGATTACGACTACATGGGAACAAGTAGTCGGTAAGCCACTGACTTTCCCTGTATTGGATCACAAGCACGACATTGAGAAGTTTGTTGGTTTCGATGAAGTGGTTAAAGCCATTAAGGGCATCGGTGGTGTCAACAGTGAGCAGCTTGATGAAGTCGTGCGTAATGCATTAACACGTGCGATGCAAAACTACGGTAAGAGTAATGTAGGTCTAGGTAATGTATTAAACTTACCTATACTGCCTGCTAACCAAGGCTCTGATCGTACGGATAACTACTACATGACACCTAAGGGCACTGTCGCTATTATAGACAGTTACATCAAACCTGCGGTGACACAAGCGACTGCTGACATTACTACATTGCGTAATCGTACGCCATCTGATTGGAATACGTACTCTAAGCAAGAGATCGATGCTAAGGTAGACGCTAAACTGGATAAGGTAGCCACATCTGCTAATGCTTCTAAACTGAATAACAGAAACGATGTACAGTTGAAAAGCTGGGTATTGGAAGGCAATGCAGCTAACTCTGTTAAGTTTAATGGCTTAAGCTACAATGAAGTAAAAGAAGACTTGACTGAGAAATTCACACAGTTACTCAATACTCGTCTGGCTGCATTTAACCCGACGAATCAACAAGCCACGAATGCCACTCGTTTTAACAACAGAACCGATACTCAGTTTGCTGAATGGTTTATTACCACTTATCAGTCCGAGATCAATGCGGGTAAAGTAGGTGGTAAGACAGTCAACCAAATCATCGCTGAATCACGTGTTACCAATGCTGAAACACTGAATGGTGCCTCTAAAGAACAAATCATTACCGAAGCCAGACGTGGTGGTAATGCTTCTACTTTAGGTGGTGAAACAGCAGATGAAATCGTGGCTCGTGCGAAGCAGAATGTTACCTTTGGTGGTAAGACACCGAATGAATACAAAGACTGGGTCATCGCACAAATCACCATACCACAGCAGAATAGCAATCTAGATCCTGTTACTAAAGCAGCTTTACTGAACGAAGTGCGTGCGTTGACAGTAGACAATGCTCGTAAGGTAGAAGGCAAGACAGTTACCCAGATCATCAATGAAGCCAAGCAGAACATTGATGCTGTTAGGTTAAATGGTAAGACAGTAGCCGATATCGTACAAGAAGCACGCAATGGCAATGTTAATAACAGTGCTCGCTTTGACAATCGTACGTTTGCTGAGGCTAAGAGTGAGATACTGGCTGAGGCATCTGGTGCTTATGCTTCTCGTTTTGTGGCTATGGGTAGTGGTGTAGGCCAGAAACCTGCTACTGCTTCTGCTAATATCGTCAAGATCGGTCAGTCCAATAGTGCCAATATACCGGCTGTTAGTGTCGATACTGCGGATTACGGTTTGATGGATCTGCATCGTGGTGACTTGGGTGCATTGGCTCCTAACGCCATGTTTGGCCACAACCACGCAGGTATTTGGCGGCAAGCGACTGTTGTACAGGTAACTGAAGCTAAAGGCTATCCAGTCAATGGTGTAATCGGTATCCTGCATGTTATACCTAATAACGAGAGTGGCGTTACTCAGTTGTACTATCCTGCGGATGACAGTGCCTTTATCTACAAACGTACGGTTAAAAACAGTACTGAGAAAACAGGTTGGGTACGTGTGGGCTTTGACTGGACGAATAACGTCAGTCATGTTACGAATGGTACAAGAACAGATAAGCTTGCTAGTGAGAAAGCTCTAGGTGATTTACGCGCATGGTTAGATAGTCGTGTAACTAACCAAGTAGCGAATAGTGGTGCAGTACTGACAACTACTGATCAAGACATCAGTGGATTGAAAGACTTTAAGCATTCGTTTACTAAGTTCCAGGAAGTGCGTGCCTCTAACAGTACAGATACGGCTAAGTATGTTCGCTTGGGTGTAAACAATACATCGGCTTATTTGGCTAATGCTAAATCAGGTAAGTCTTTAGAACTGAGAGACAATGGTGTTTTGCTGTACGATGGTAATCTTGTACTGACCAATGACGTAATCGATACGAAGATGCTGAATGATGAGGATCTGAATACCGTTACGACACCTGGTTTATACGGCCAACAGTACAATATTAAGTCTACAGCAGAGCACAACTATCCATTGCAGATGGCTGGTAGTCTTATCGTTACCCAGAGTGCTTATGGTTTAGCGCAGATTTACATCCCGTTTGAGAACGATGATGCTGTACCAGGTAGTAGTGTTATTTGGCGACGTGCTCGTGCGAATGACAGACAAGGTTGGAGAGCTTGGGGTAAACTTACCTTGACCGAACAAGAAATACGTACTATTGTAAATGCTTCTCTAGGTACGTATACGACAGCAGCAGTTGTAGATGGTAAGATCAATACCGCTATCGAAGATGCTAAGAGAGTATTGTCTGGTCAGATACAGGCCATGCGTGGTGATGTTACAAATGCTACTAATGGCGTAGCTGGCTTAAGAAGTGAGCTGTCTCCTGTTAAGAGTGATGTTGCTAACCTGAAATCTCAGTTCTCGACTATAGACAGTCGGATCACGACTCAATTAGGTACTGCCGTGTTGTTACAAGGCAATCAAGAAGTACATGGTACGAAGACCTTTAGAAGTGACATCATCTTACAAGATGCTATCTTCCAGCTTAAGAATGGTTCTGCGATTAGCCAAATCCGTACTACTAGCAGTAGCTTGGAGATGATCGCACCTGGTAATAAGTCACTGACGGTAGACCGTACTGGTGTTCGGTTTGACAATAAGACACTGTTAGACAATACTGTATTGGATACGAAACTGTTGGGTACCATTAACTTGGATACAGTCGTCGTACCTGGTCTCTATGGTCAGAATGCGAATGTCAATGCCACGACTGAGCGTAACTATCCGACTCAGTTAGCCGGTAGCTTGACTGTTACACCGTCTGCTTACGGCATGATGCAAGAGTATCGTCCGTTTAATAACCAGTTAACTTATCGTCGTAACCAGAACAGCAATGGTACTTGGGCTAACTGGAATGTAGCGGGTGGTGATGTTACTCAGTTCTATCCTAAGAGTGGTGGCGCCATTACTGGTTACAATGCTGGTATCGAGAGTACGGCTAACTGGCCTGGTTTCTATCTGATGTCTACTGCCAATAACTTAACAGGTGCTGAGTATCAGTTTAGAAATGCCAATAATGTCACTGTAGCTTCGATCACTAACCAGTACCTGGATAATGGTAGTAGTGAGATATCCATCTACGTGACTCCTGCTGGTGCGAAGACAAACGATCGTCGTAATAAGCAGTTCAAGGTGAGTAGCAGTGGTCTGGATGTCGATGGCGGCATCGCAACGACAGGTGCCATCAATGTCTTAAATGGCAATGGCTGGCAGATGATCAAGAAAAGCACATCGGATGGTGGTAGCTGGCGTATTGAGTTTAACCCTGTGGGTGCGACTGATAAACGTGGCAGTATCGTCTTTACCAGCAGTACTAATAAATCCAGTTACATCAGGTTCCCAACGATTGGTACTGGTGTAAACGATACGGTTAGTGTCAACGTGGCTTATCAGGATTGGGTAATAGAACAAATCCAGTCCAGAACGGCTACACCTACTTTGGATAAGAACCAAGTCATCGCTATCGTAAAAGAACTCTTGATCGATAAAGCAACTGGTAAGATAAAATCAGAGTTTGCTCCGCCTGCCGTATGGCAATAATTTTTGCCCTACTTGCCGTAAGGCAATAATTTGAAATCACTCCTCTCGGTATACGCCTGCCTACACTTAGTCGGTGTAGGTAGGTGTATGCTCTTTTAGGAGTATCTATCTTAATTTAGGAATATAAGGAATGGTTCGTTATGCCTAGCAATATACGATACGAGTTTGATAAGAGTGCAAGGTCGCCTAACAACCGTGTGGCTAATGAGTCGCATGTACTCTCGGATAAGAGCATCCGCATCTTACGGCCTAACTACGGTCACTTTTACGCCCACACGTTCTCGATGATAGACAAGAAGACAGGCAATGTCGTGCCTGCTCGTTCTTACTACTTAGAAGATCCGTCTGAAACAGTCGCTGATTTAACTGGTTTTGCTGCTTATGGTTACGTGGTGATTACCGATGCTAGTGTTAGTAAGAATGTCAGCATCAGCTACCAGACTGTAGGTGGTCAATTCACCAATGCTGATGTCATGTCTTTAAATAGGAAGTTAGATCAGTTAGCACTGGATAATCGTCCAGTGCTCTGGAAGAATGTCTTGAATAAGCCTACAGGCTATCCTGCTGCACCTCATGTGCATTCTATCTACGATACGTATAACTGGCAGCATGTGGTCTATGTCATTGAACGTTTGGTGCAAGCACAACTGACTGGTGATGAAGCCTCGCATGATGCTATTTGGCGTGCGATTAACTCACTCTCTAGTGGTAGTAATGCTGAACTTGAGAAACTCAAGCGTGAGTTCAACGCCCACAAGGATGCTACAGGTAATGTACACCGATTAACACCTGATGGCTTAGGTGTGTACGATAAGACTACAGTTGATAGTAAGATCAACGCATTAAGGGCATTGTTATTACAACACACGACTGCTACTGGTAACGTGCATCAACTGACACCTGCTCAATTAGGTGTCTATACGATCGCTAAGGTGGATCAGCTCATTTCTGCACTAGAAGGTCGTGTAACAGAGTTAGCGAATAAGAAAGCCACTAAAGAGGAACTCACGGCTAAAGGGAAAGAACTCAATGACAAGATCGATGCTCAGGTTAGAAGCATCAATCAACTCATCACGGCTTTACGTGACAGTGTTTACACCAAAGAGCAGACTGATACCAAAGACACCAATATCTTCAATTACCTCAATAGCCAAGACTTGATGATGAAGGCTGCTGTAAAGAGGTATTTGACTGGTGACACGGCTGTATTGCCTAGTGGGAATACTTACAGGCAGAATGGTGCTCAGTTCACTGCTACTGCGAATGATGTATTAGGTGTCATGCGTGGTATGGGTTTGAATCCCAATACTAAGCTGGGTAAAGACATTATCCCGATTTCTACTGCTCGCTTTAATGAATTAAGGTGGAATGAAGATGGATTGTATTACGGTAATGTGCCAGATGCAGCTACCGGTACTTTGTTCATCGATCCGGATGAAGGTGTGGATGAAGAACCGACTATCTTGAATGGTCGTGGTACGAAGGATAAGCCACTAGCCACTATTGGTTTTGCATTGGCCCAAGGGCCTGCGAATGTGAATCGTACGATCTATCTTAAAGAGAAGAAACGCCATCGTATCGGTAAGATGCCTATCTCCATGAATGCAGATGGCAGTGCGAATTACGAAGAATGGCCATCTAACCAGCGTTTTACGACATGTCAATTCAGAGGTGGGCACATTAGCTTTTATCCGTATGGTCCTGACCATGATGCTTTATACGCTACTTGGACAGGTAAGAGTCAAGACTTTGCTCGTGCTGGTGACTATGCTAAGTTATTGCCTATAGCTCCTACGATTGAGTTTAGGGGCTTCGCACCGCAGACGAATAAAGCCAATGGTCTATTCGTGATGACGCACTACTTAACGTACCATGAGCGTAATACGGCCTTGACATTCTACGAATGTAAGCTAGAACGTAATATCGATAATACGACTAATGGTACTGGACTCTATAGTCGTGTTACTACCGGTAGTGGTAAAACACATGCTGCGACTTCACGTCAGGTATTTGCATGGCAGAATCCGATTACGGTTAACTTCCGTGCATGTCAGATACAGACTGCTCCTCTGGTGAAATCACCGACTGATGAGTCTGTTACATTCCCATCCTACATTTTCGCCCCATCCACTGAATCACAGACCTTTGTCTTTAGGGAAGGAGACATGACTCAGGCACTAAGAGGTCAGTCTCCTTTTATCTACTTCAGTAATCCTGGTAGTAGTTTGACGTTAGACTGGGGTAATAATGTTAACAGTGATCAATTACGTGCTTTAATCGGTACTGGTTGGAATCCTGGTGTGATCTACTTCAGTGGCGTGAAGAGTAACAGGGACATGTACATTAACGTGGCGCTTAATGTGTCTCCTAATCCTGCTGATGTACTGGATCAAGTGACTGATGGTTATCAATACGCTGAATTTGAATGGCGTAATGGTAAAGGTTACGGTAAGTTTAAAGATAAGAGTGATGGCTCGATTAAACGGGTACAGCTCTTCCCGCCTATTTGGGCCGAATGATGTGATTTAGTATACTGCCTACTCTATCTCCTTGTGGGATAGGGTAGGTAGTATCGTTTATGCTATTACATGTAAAAGGAATATAAAGACATGGCTATTACAGCAAGTGAAGTAGAAAGACTGAAGGTACTGGAGCGAGAGTTCGGTATCGCAGGTACTCTAGAAGGACACGTAGGGATACGATACGAAGATTATATTAAGCCTGAACACTATAACGGTAGGAATATAACAATCTCTCGTGGTACGAATCAGGCTTATTATCCTCAGTTTGATAGTTTCGATCCAGCACATCGTACTCGTCGTTATATTAACAATGCGTCTCACCGTACTCGGTTTGGGTTGAGGGAAGAGAACTTTACGATAGAGGATGGTTCGCCTCAGGCGATGGCAGTAAGTGACATTAACAGCATCATCACGCATGGTTCTCATTTGTTGGGTGGATTCCACATACCGGAAGGACGAGATCATGGTGGTGGCTTAGGCGTATTCGGTGGCTATGGTGCATTCGTTTATACGAACGACATGAAACGTGATGTGGATACGTATTTTAGACCGGATACGGAGAGTAACAGTAAGGGTTATTTCTTCCCTGTGTGGGTGGACTGTTACATGCGTAAAGGCTATATACGCTACGGTACAGGTCCACGTGATGAAGTGACGATAGAGCGTGACGAGTTCGATATACGAAATAACTTTAAGTATAGTCCACCACTGACTAACTTTACTAAGTTAACACACATCGGACAGATGTTGGCCGGTAAAGGGATGTTTGGTTGGAATCGTTCCATTATACATGGCTATGCTCTAAAAGACAAAGGTGATTTCCTCAACGACAGTGCGAATGAAACCATCTCCAAGCACGCTAATAGACGTGCACTCTATGGCAGTAACATGGTCGATTTTGTCCTGGGTAACACGCGCTACTCTAAGATAGAGAATGAACTCTATCGTTTCCCGAATGCCTATGGCTTAAAGAGTGGGATCGATATTGAAGCGTATACCAACACACTGAAAACTCAGTGGATGAATAGGATAGAAGAACTCATTCGGTTAAGGATCAAGTACATCGAGACACATGTCGACAATGAAAATGCCAAGGCTGGTTTGAAGAGTGATTTGGAGTATTTGGTTAATGCATTGCGTGGTGAGATACACACAGTTAAGAAACAGAATGCCATTATCCATGCCAATACCAATACTGGTGATTACAGTACCGCTACACGTTATTACATCTACGTAGTACATGGCATCGAGATACTGAATGGTGATCTCTATAACAAGATCCACAGTTTACGTGTCGATACTTCCTTAACCGGTCAAGCATTAAAAGACTCGTTAAGAGTAGGTGCAGTCGGTACTATAACACGTGATTTAGAAACACCTTACGCAATGTCGGATTTTATTCGATTACCGGCTACACAGGCAGAGTACGATGCCTTACCAGCTGATAATGTCACTAAGGCTTATTTCCCTAGGTATAAGTACACTAAGCTTAAAGGACGTGAAGTATCACCTGAGTCTATTATCTTAGCATTTAAAGAGATGGTCATGGATCCCTTGAACAACTTGCGTCTAAGGAATAATAACCATCCGGCACGTCAACCTTACCGTGAGTTTCTATCCGATAAGCTATTCGTTAACTACGATGGTGTATTGTACACTCAGGACGATATTCGATATAATCGACTAGAGTCTAGACGTAAGATAGCGGCTAATGATCCGATGGTGTTCCTAGGTAATCCGGTTACGAGTGCTTTGTTGGATGATGTCTACTTATACCACAAGAAGGACTATCTAGCAGGTAAAGTGCCTGATAATCAACAGTTCGTGAAATACGTATACGACATCGCACGTAAGTTGACATTGGGTAGAATGGATGATGATGTGTCGGTTAAGAATACACTGAATGCATTAGGTAAGATAGCCAATGCATTAAGCTGTATCAGTACTTTAGAGATCCTCTATACTGACCAGGATATATCCTCGAATACCTTCACTCCACAAGCGTTTAACAATCCTTACCATTCGGTAGATAATCCTAAGCTACTCTGTAAGTTAAGTAGACTACATGCACCGTTAGTACGGGATATACCTAAACTAACTGAGACTGAGAAATTGAAGCCTTATTACTATTTCGCTATATTGGATCCACGTTATGCATTAGAAGACGTGATGATGAAATATAAGGACATCTGGACGAATCAAGTCTTAAGTGAACGTAAGGTACATGAGTTGTTTAGTAGGGTCGCTACTGACCTGATGAATAATGCAGTGAAGGTAAGACGTTTAGTCGTACAGGTGAGGGATGCTCAGAGAGGCTATCTGGAGAATGGTAGGTGGGGACATGCCTGGGGTAGACCTGGCTATAAGTCTTTTATCGGTAGTCAGTTCTGGGGATCGAGTGGTTCATCGGTTAGCGTTGATCTTAACATGATCACTCGTGAGATCACGCATGTTAATCTGGAAATAGGCTATGGTACGACCAACCATGGTGGTCTAGGTCTACACTTCAGATTCAGTGCAGTTAATAGAAACACACTGGAAGAAGACCTAAGGGATGCTAGTGGTAATATTGTCAATTACGGTAATCCATTGGCTTATTGGAATGGTCAGTTCTCGAACGGTGCTTATCGCGATAGCGGTATGCTAGAGCTGAAGAAAAGCATCCCACCTACCCACATGTTGAAGATGTACGTCTACAAAGAAGGCGATGATAGTGGCGATGCCATCAATGTAGGCTACATGCACTTTAAAGGATTTACGTTTAAGTAGCCGATCATTCACAAGCAAAAAAAGAAGACATAAGCACTGTATCCCTAGGTATAGCGATTATGCTATACCTAGGGTGTGGTGTCCTATGTTTCATTTCTTAACTACTTGGTAGAGCATGCATCCTACCAGATATCCTACCATGCCGAACATGGAGTATGCTTCTGGGTGTTTCCAACCCATGATGTAAGCACCGTAACCGCAACTGACCATGAATAACAACATGCCGATAACAACGACAATGTTGAATAAGATGTTTTCTTTCTCTTCTGTTTTAACAGGTTTACCAGTGTGGTTAGTGTAAGTGCGTTGAGTCATGATCGATCTCCATTGAATAAAGATAAGAAAAAAGGTGAGAGTCACGATACCTGTACACTTAGCAGCTGCCCTTACGAAAGAGAAACTCAAACAGCTTAATCAGTATACCTTGTTCCCTATTAGATGTATTCCCAACCAAAGGATCAATAAGAAACAAGCAAGAAGTATCGTGAACTCTCGAAGAAGTACACATTGATCAGAAGAGGGAAGGCATTCTCTCTTCTACTCTAATAGTATATATCTAAAAATAACGCAATGTTTACTTAGGCTTACAGCCACGTAGGCATGTCTACCGACATGTTATCAATCACTTACACTGTCGTGGTACCGCCAATCAAATCGGTAACTGGTGCGCTATCAGTACCGCTAACAACAACATTACGGTTCTGTACGGCAGTAAATTCACCCAGTGCATTTTGGCAATAGATGTCTTCCGGCAGATCACTGGTGTTAAATTGGATCACGATACCGCGATAAGAACGTTTAGTAACACCTGCTACAGATGCCAGCACATCCAGACGTTTACGCTGGAAGATGAGTTCATTCAGGGCTTCTTTAGTTAATGGAAGAGTGATGCCATTTAAAAACACAATGTACTCGTGGAATGACGTTTCCAGTGTGTCTTTAGCGTACTGGTTAAGCTTAGACTTACGATGGCGTGTCAGCAAGTAATGCTTAAAGGCAATAATCGCTAACACAATCAGTGTTGCTACGTTCAAGTAAGCCAAATAGTCGTTGATGTTGATATTCATGTTTAGATTTCCTTTTAGATAGATAGGGTTAAAGAATAGTTCACTATCTAAGCCCGATGGACTTTAGTCTGTTGGGATTAAATAGATAGTTTATCTCCTTTAGACCAACAGCAGCATAACCGCAGGTCATGACGACATGACCATGGCGGCATACACCTTAGCCTACCTATAGTCCATAACGGGCTATAGGTAGGTTTCTCAGTGTTTTCAGTAGCGTTGAAATAAGAGGATAAACTTTACTACAAACAAGCACTACAGCGCATGTGTAATGCCTACTTGTCCTTGATACTTACCACTATAAGGTTGCATAGAGGCAGCATCATGTTGTGCGAAATACAAAGTACCGATGCCTTGGTCTTCGTAGATACGCAATACATACGGAGACTGGTTAAAGATCTCCAATACGAGTTGACCTGACCATCCTGATTTCAAGACAGTTGGAGTCATGTTCATGCCTAGTCGAGCATAGGTAGATTTACAGTACAAGAATCCTGTTACATCAACAGGGATGTTAAAGTACTCTTTACTACGAGCTAAGACGAATGCGTTAGGCGGTATGTCGTAGTACGCCATCGTTAGTGAATCTTCCTCGTTATAAATGGTGCGTTCTATACGAGGCAGCATGTATGGTTTATCAATGTCCACAGTCCTGGGTCTAGCCAGTGGATCACACAGAGGAAGATCAGTTACAGGGTATTGGGCGAATAGCTCTACACCACGACCTAATCGGATATCGTAACTGTTCTGGGTGAGTCCGTAAGAGACGACTTTGTTCTCTTCGGATCCATTCATCCAGTGTTTGACTTCCTTATCTACAAAGCCTACGATTAAAGGCTTCTCAGTTAGGCTCATGCCAATGATTTCACTTTCATTTAGAAACATGTTCGTTTCCTTTCTCTTAAAACAAAAGAATAAGCAATAGTTTAGAATGGTTAAAGATTCACTCTAGTTAGGTACACTTAGATAGTAAGTATCTGTAAAAAGTGCATGTTGGGTTATACAAAGCTAAAATAGACACATGCTCGTAAATGGCCCTAGAATGCGCTAGGATCGATTTTAGGCTAAAACCATACCAGAGTATGCCTGACGGCTATAAACGCAATCTGAGACCATTCTAGATAGGCTACTGAACGTTTTGTGTTTATAGCTTAGTCTAGAGTATGTATTTAGCCTATCTGGCGATAGTCTAAGACTACGTTTTCATCTACTTCATGCCAAAATGAACATGACAACATACCGAAGGTACGCTCGAACGGAGTCTTAGGATGCTGACAAGCAGACTAAAATGAAGTCGTCAGACGGAAGTGAGGGCATAGACCTTAAGGTACTGAAGACACGAAGTCCCCAGTACCTATCCAGTCCATCTCTCTGTATATTAGCTATTTCTATCCCATCTAAGTCAGTTATCAAACTGACGAGGAAACCGAGGTATCACTTCTTGTCTTGAGACAAAGCAGTCATGCGTTCGTTGTGTGCATCGATACACATCGTTAAGGTATCGATCGCAGTAGCGCAATACTCCACTTCTTCTCTCAACTCCACGATCCCCATCACCAAATCACCATTCGTCTTATACTCGGTAGCAGGCAGTTTACACTGTCTTACCGTAGGACAACTGATGGTGATGTATTGGTATTTCACGACTTCACGTGGTTTTGCACATGCAGCCAGTAGGAACAACACTCCTACTAAGGCTAGTGTTCTATACATGTTACTTTCCTTCTGTCTTTTTACATCTCGGTATCAGTTCAGCTTACGGTCCATGTAGATCGGATCGATAACCGAACGATTAGGGTCAAACGGATGACTCAGTAGTGGAGAGGGTTTGCGTTTCTCTTTATCCTCTACTGCTTCATTTAAGTTCCTGGGCTTATTCAGTGCATTAGCGATGGACTCTGGTATAGCTGAGTCTTTGTATTGCCTTTCCTGCTCTAGAAGAGACATCAGTAGTTTGTTCTCGGCTGTATAGCGCTCTTCGATCTCTTTGTTACGGATCATCATGCCTTCATTTTGGCGTTTGAGTAATTCGATCTCTTCCTCTTTCACTTTCAGGTATTTCTTCTTCTCTTCGATCTCATCCTTACGAGACTGTAGTTCTTGCTCTAGGAGTTGTTTCTCCTTGGAGATGATCTCATTACGGTACTCGTAGTAGGTCAATGTGCCTAAGATGGCTAATACGATAGCAGCCATCCATACGCGCTTATCAGTCAGCCAACTCACGGCTTTAATAGGTGTCGGTGTCATGTTACAGTCCTTGTATTAGGGTAGATGTCAAAGGATAGCCGATACTTTAGACGAGTTAAACTAAGAACTTTCGTCTTTCGTAAGGATACTCAGCCGAGATACCGGTCTTTCGTAGTTACCTACTTAGACCAGGTATTTGTCCCAAGCGTTCTTGTTCTTCTTATCTTGTTCTCTCAAGAACTTCTCTCGCTTGATGGCTTTGGCTATCGCTCTCTCTTCTCGATTCATCGGTACTTTCACCTTGAACTTAGGTCGAGGTGTCTCACGCATCTTAGGTTTCACGAACGGAATGTCGTTCTCCCCACGTCCAAAGTAGGTATAGTCGTCCCCTGCACAAGCACTAAGATACTGGATCAGTGCCCACAATCGACTGATCAGTCTAGCGATATTCACGCCATGATGCTGATTCGTCCAAGTGTAGTTAATCATCCTCGATTTCTCGATGTCATTTAGCAAATAAGTCACGATAGACTTAGGATCGTTATCATTAGCTAGATGCTCGATATCACGTACTGCATTATTCAAAGCCGTGTGGTAAGCATCTACTGCCCTCTCTACATTGCGTTCACTGTAGTAATCACCAGATGCATTACGCTCTAAGCCTACGATCAGTGTAATGGCTTCCGGTATTACGTCTTTTAAAAAGGTCTTCTTGATGGTTTCCAGACTGTAAGCATCTTGTTGTCTGGCTAACTTACAGATGGTTTCCACGATGTGTCTGTCTAATAGCTTACGGACAGTTTCACCATTTCCTTTACATTTAGCCTTCGCGTACATGCGGATAGGCCATGTCCTAGGGATAGTCATTTTAGGTACTCCGTGTATAAAAACGATTCACTAGAGTATCGAGTATTTTGTTTTTTACATTACAGGTTAGGCTAGGGCATTACCACTACCCACTGTTGCATACTGCGCATCTACGTAGAGACTCCGATGCTACGATGGCGAACAGTTGGGTGTTATTACAGGTGGATGTGCTTGATAAGACTAATTAGGTTAACTGTAGCTATCGCCATCATGCGTATATCGACGCTATGGTACCTAGGATGCACTGGGATCGCATGTATAGGGGTAACCTAGGGTAAGGTATACCCAAAGTGCTCAATGCAATCTAGAGCGATCCTAGGCCCTCTACTGACGATGTCGTGTATATTGGCGTATATTCAGCCTTGTGTTGTCCAACAGACATCGTACAGTACGCATGGCTCATGTAGAGGCCTTGTCTAGTGCTGGTAGTCACTGCTTGCTATACAGACATGTTCAGTAAGGCCTCTAGAAGCGTCTTAGAGGGCATTTAGCCTAAATAGGCACCCTACCCTACCCAAAACGTGTATATGCCCTCTACGCCTCTCTACGTGCGTGTAATCGCTATCCTGGCATGTATTACCATCTTGCAGTATACACGCATCGTACAGTAAGCCATCTCTACATGCGTACAATGCACTATCCCATGCTAGATGTGTCTATTGTCCTACGCATGTATACAAGCATGCATGTACCTGCATCTACATGCGCATCTTGGCGTATATCGTGCTTTCGTAATAGTCCTGCTATACAGGCGCATGTATCCTAGGCATCGCATGTCCTCTAAGTGCTACTAAGCGCATCTCCCAGTACCGGTAGTCTTAATCGTGTCATGTCGAGTGTACATGCGCTTATAGCCATCTACCGTCAGGTACTTTTACCTTCCAGTTGATCATGCCTAACCACCGTAGTAAACCAACACCTGTTCGCCACCGGAGTACCGTAACGAACGTGAGGTACGGAGTATGCAACAGGTGTCGTTTACTTACTCCATTCCATTACACTTCTCCCTCTACCCTAAAACCCACGTTGAGTACACACACGTGCTCTGGTGTATACACTACCACCACTGAGCGTGTGGGTTTTGGGTACACGGTGCGTTCTGAAAATAACGCACTCTACGGTTTACCGTACCAGATTTACGACAGCCTTTGGCTGTGTAAATAATGGTACCAAAGTGAAAAGTAGAAAGTAAAAGGTAAAGAGTGGAAAGTAAACAGTACAAAAGTAGAATGTAAAAAGTAGAAAGTATCTCAGTAAACAGTAAGACGTAGAGAGTAGAAAGTATACTCGTAGAAAGTGTAGAAGTATAACCGTGGAATGTAGAATGTAGAAAGTACAAAAGTAGGAAGTAAAAAGTGTAGAGTAAAATGTAGAAAGTAAAATGTATAAATATGACAAAGTGAAAAGTGAAAAGTAGGGAAGTAAAAAACTATGACGCCATTTTTTCAGGCTAAAAATAGCCATTTTTTGACTAAAAAAAGACAGATAATAACCAATACCTACCATCCCCTAAACAGAGGACAGTAGGTATCTCTTTTAAACAAAAAATACTAAAGAATAGAAGTCCTATCATTCAGGATCCCATTGAATGTAGTTGACAGTAGGATCAGTTAAGGAATTGTATTTCTCAGCTGTTGCTACAATACATTCCTTATCAACACTACCATCGTTTATACCCCTTATAGTGACGTCAGTTTCCTCGATGAACTCACGCACCACGGCCTCGTCTACCTTCTTACGTTCTTCGATAAGCTTCTGTCTTCTTTCTTCAGTTTCTTCGTTCGTATCAGTTTCTTCTACCTCGTCTTCTTCCAAGTAATCCTCCAATCTAAAGTTAGAACATTCTTTAAGCGCGATGAGTGACTCGCCCATTTCGACACTACGTAAAAACAAGAACATCTTCCAAGACGTAAATACTACCCTAGTGATGAGAATGATGTAATTCTCACCAGCGTAAGGAGTCTTTTCTTGATGTTGTTCTTACTTTTAAATTCACCCCGATAGAGTTCAGCCATCCTGATGTTTAGTTGTTTACGGATGAACGTAGGGTCTAAACAACTCTTACCTTGCGCCTTACGTTCTTCTAAAGCTTTAATCAAGTTGGCGATCTGCTCGTTCATTTTGCTGTAGAAGAATGCAACAACAGGTGAAAGACTAGCTTTAAGATAATCTTGCACACTTATGTCTAACTCTACCTCACCGTCGTTTATCCTCCTTTGCAATGAGGCTCTCTCAATGTCAGCAATTAGCCTTAATGCCTCTGGAAAAACAAAGTAAACGTAGGTATTGAACGCACAATCGTACTTTCTTCTAACCATGTATGCGTGAGCGACCATTAGAACAGTATGTAGTCTATTGGCGATTTTAGATCGAACACCAGGGTAAGTGTCTTTACGATGGTCTTTTGCGTCTTCTTTGCGAATAGGGAAGATAAAGATCGTGTTTCTATTGAATTGAGAAATTAATTTCTCGTTGGAGTATTTTCCATTTTTAAAGTCCTTTTATTTTAAATGGATAATTGAATAAAACAAGTTGTAGCACGATTAGTTTTAGATTCGGATATGTGCCATAGCCGATATTTAAGTTAAGTTTAGCTCGATAAGAACTCCTTTCTTGATTAAAGGTTGGTAAAATAGGATAAAAGGTAACCCTAGCTTATATTCAGGTCAGTCAGGATTATCCTAGTCTTTATTCGATATTCAATTTAGTCTAAATAATCCAATTCTTCTAACGATTTGATGGTTTGGTAATGGTTTACGCCATTGAATACCATCTTTTCTTCTGGCGGTCTTTTAGTCCAAGTACTGTATGCTTCTGGTGTAGCCACAACAGTCTCACCAGGCCAGTAGTAAACTTTCTCTGGTATGGTGAAGAATTCCTGTTTACTCTCAACAGCATGGTAGACCATGAACAATTCCCAGAACAAGGCAACGTGGTTGATGATCTGTTCCCGATAGTTGGTACCAGCGAACACCCACGGAATAGGAGAGCCAAATGTTCGGTTTTCTTTAATGTCGTCAGGGTCAGTCGATTCAGCTCGACCACTATACAGTGTCATTCGGCTTTTGACGATATCGAGATAAAGGTTATCCGATGTGTAGACATGCCACTTAGGGTAGTTATAGTCCCTATCTAGGTGAGTTCCGATGTATTCTAGAGCAGCCTGTGTTTTCTCATTCATCGCGAGATAGAAATATTTAACTAAAAGACTAGTGTATTCGTCTGTAATATTCAGTCCTAAGTAAGTTGTTTCTACCTCGATGATGGTATGGATGGCTGTTGGGAATATGATTTTGTAGAAGTAGAATAACGAACTATCGAGTATCTTTTCTACAATCATCTTGTAGGCGTTGGTTAACGGCACGTCCAAACTACGAATGATGGTAGGCCGGATTTCGCGTTTCACGTCCCTAGGGTGCCCAGTGTAACAGGCTGGGATAACTGGTCGTAGTGGGTGGTGATTGGCCATGAACATCTCGAATAGAGGTTCTTCCTGCTCCTCTTGGTCTTGTTGATTTTTCTCGTATTTTAAACTGCATGTTGAGGCTCCTTGTATAAGAGTTAAGATTAAATGAAAATAGGCACTAGCCAAAGGCTTATTTGCTTACTCGAATAAACAAATAAGATCCATACCGGAAATGCCTACTTAGATAGTATATATTTAAGATTTCCAGCATGTCGGTATCTAATATACCCATGTCGGATGAGTAACTGAATGAACATCTGTAAAAAGATTCAAGCGTATGCTTATCTATTTGAGAAGGGTGATTAGTGAGCAAATTACTCTCCTTGACGTTCATTTTTGGTTTTCCTCCAATGACGATTTGATTTAAGTTTTAAAGATGTGCTTTTAACGACCTCCTTTCTTCTTGTTAAGCACACGCCGGATAAGCTTGTTCCTTCGCTGCCTGCCCCCTGATTAGGCTGCTTTCTTTGAGCTTATCCGGTAACTACCCTTTTTTTACTTAAGAGATACTCGTTATCCTGCTTATTCCACTTACACTTAGACTTTGTTTATTTTATCTTAACTATTTAGGACAAGATAGATACTGGATAGGCGTATGGTTTTATTCTCAACTCCTTTCTAAGCAGGATGACAAGTTAGTGGTGCTTATTCCGATACACCTGATCACACCCATCGGATGAGCACCATGCCTAACCGGATGTAAGCGATACCTTTCATTCGGTTATCTTGACAGGTAAGGAAGACAGACCTTACTTGTTTTTTTAGAACTTCATTAGCCCTTTTTATTTAACCCAAGGTTTAACGGATGACGATTGCGGTTTCAAGGCGTAAATGATCGGAAGGTTCTAAACTAAGGGAAGCATCGATCTAGACCGGTGTTCTCCCTTCCTATACCCGATTTTGCATCTAACGTGCAAGACCGATGGTTTTGCTTTGTCCCTCTCTAAGTAGACTATAGCCAGATAGACTAACTAAAAAAAAGCAGGCATACCACACCTTATACCACCTATAGCCCGTAATGGACTATAGGTGGTGTAGGGTCTATGCCGTCACTTTGTTCCAGCGTACCTATCGGTATGCCGTCAAGTTAAAACAGGGTTAAATACCACTTTTTCATCACTTCAGGATAACGTATTATACAGACATGCTCATTACAGGCCCGTATAGCGTGCTACAGAGCGTTTTAAGAGGTTTCCTATACCTTACCTAGGATTTAGCCTAAACGCTCTATAAACGCATCCTGACACATCCTAGAGCTATATGCAGTTATAGGTCATTCTAACGATTTAAATAAGTCTAGGTTATTAGAAGACAGATACTTGGTGAACTGACCATAAGCGATCAACATCATCAAGCTAACACCCAATGGACTGTCTTCCATGATCTTCAATCGCTCTTTCAAACTAGCGATCATCGCCTCTTCACCCAGAGACTGCATCACCATCGCTTCGTATCGACCTACGATACTTAACATCAAAGTCAGATACCAACTACTTCTAACATCACGACTACTAACCACGAATGATCGTATGGATTGCAATAACAAACTCACTTTCTTCTCATTAGCCAGATGCTTATCCTGCTCGTTAAACGTATCGTAATACCACATGAACAATCCATCCGATACTGACTGATAGAACAAGCTTAGAAATGCCTGTGCTGTCTTACGATTGGTTTCTTCATCCAAGAGATTAGCAGGCACTTCTACCTTAGGTACTTTAACCGATATCGTAATACCATTAGACTTAGGCAACACCACATTGAGGATATCTAACGCATTGCTACTAGCATACTGGCGATAAGCCAATGAGTTAAGATAACGACACAACACCTCATGCGTAGTGGTGATATCGTATTGCTTGATATCTCCTATCCCACAAACACCACTACTCATCCTGGCTATCTTATTCAACAGTCCTTTAGGGAACTGACTGACTGTATGTTCTACTACTGATTTAGACATCTTAAACACTCCTGTTTAGGTTAAAAATAGACAAACAAGATACTGTATCCACCCACCTATACACCCAATAAAGAGTGTATAGGCAGGTATAAACAGTATTACTTACTTCAACATGGCATCTACCTTATCTTGGCTTAGACCACTGATATTCGCAAACTCATCGTGACTCACGATGTGTCTACATTTAGGGAACCCGCTACATGAGACGAACTTCCCTCTCTTACCACTTCTAACGACTAGGTTCTTCTTCTTGCACTTAGGACATTTCACACCCGTATCCGTAGGTGGTACTTTCACTGTACCATCCATCTTCTCCGAGTATTTACATTCCTTGTAATTCGCACAAGAGATAAACTTACCGAATCTTCCCTTCACTACATGCAATGGACTCTTACAGTTAGGACAAGATCTGCCTTCTACGACTTCATGCTCTATCTTCTTCTCCGATAAGGATAAGATATAACCACATCGTTTACTACAAGTCTTAAACTTACCGTATTTACCTAAGCGAACGATGACTTCACCATCACCACACTGAGGACATTTCTCACCCGTGTGTTCGAGTACACCACGCTCTTCCTTAGGAAAATGATCCGATACGACTTTAATGTTTTCCATCAGTGGACGATAGAACTTATCCAGTATCTCTTCCTTAGAAGCTTTACCAGTAGCGATATCATCCAACATCTCTTCCATCTTAGCCGTATAGCCATAGTCCACGTATTGACTAAAATTAGAAGTTAAGAACTTATCCACTTCTAATCCCATCTCATTGACATCGATACGCTTACTATCCATCTTGATGTAGTTACGATCTTTTAAACGAGCACAAATAGTTGCATACGTAGAAGGACGACCGATACCGTAGTCTTCGAGTTGTTTCACCAATGTGGCTTCGTTATACCGAGAAGGTGGAGATGTCTCATGTTCACCGAGTTCAGCATGGATCAACAACATCTCATCACCTACCACTATAACCGGCAACTGATGGTTATCTTCATCGTCCTTCTTATCCCTACCCTCTTGATAGACTCGTCTATAGCCATCGAACAATACCACACTACCATTAGCCTTGAATTGATAACGATCACCATAGCGATAGATAATAGCCGTACGTTCAGATAGGCTAGGGGCCATCTGGGACGCTACAGTACGACACCAAATCAATCGGTATAGCTTATACTCATCGCTACTCTTATCGTAACGATCAGCCAACATATCAGGCGTATAATCGATATCAGATGGACGGATACACTCGTGTGCCTCTTGAGCATTGGATTTCTTACCACTATATGCGATAGGCTTAAGAGCACGATACTCTTCACCGTAAGCATCACCTACGTATTGGTAGAGAGCCTTCAATGCCTCTTCAGCCATGTTGACACTGTCCGTACGATGATAGGTAATATAGCCATGTTCACCACCATCCCCTTCGAATAGCTTCTGCGCAGCAGCCATAACACGCTGTGCACTCCATCCTAACTGACGAACAGCATCCATCTGTAAAGTAGAAGTCATGTAAGGTGCTTTAGGTTTATTCGACACTTTAGTCTTAACGATATCGATGACTTTCAATGGCTCTTTCTTAGCCATCAGATCCAGTATCTTCTTGAACTCACCCTCTACGTACTCTTTAGTGTAGTCCTTCTCATTCAGTGTCGTCTTATCGATCTTAAGCTTATCGATACTGCTTAACTTAACCGGAAAGGTAATGTTATCCTTAGCAGTCGTACCACTGACAGACCAGAAGATCGTCGCAATGAACGATTGTATCTCACGCTCACGCTCAGACACCAAATGTAATCCTGGTGACTGTACACGACCTGCACTCAAGCCTGGTGCCAATGCTTTCCACAAGACAGGTGATATCGTAAAGCCGAATATCTTGTCGATGATCTGTCTGGCTAATCCTGCATATGCCTTATTGAAATCCAATTCACCTGCCTGATCAATGGCTCGCTTGACTGCTTTCTCATTGACTTCGGTATAAGTAACACGCTTAAACGTCTTAATGTTCTTAAAACCTTTTAACATGTCCCACAAGTGCCAGGCGATCGCCTCACCTTCACGATCAGGGTCAGTAGCCAGATAGACAGTGTCTACCTTCTTAGCCATATCGGTAATCTTCTTAGCATGATCCCTGGATTTCAATCCCACGACGTAATGGGTTTTAAAACCATTGTCTGCCTCTATGGCTTCGAACAGTTTCTTCTTAGTGTCTATTTCACGAATGTGCCCGAATGAAGCCATGACGGTAATGCCTGTACCTCTTAAGTACTTAGCGATGGTTTTGGCCTTATTCGGTGATTCCACGAGCATTAACGCAGTCATGGTTGGTTGTCCTTTTAGTGTAAAAAAGTAGATGGGTATAGGATACCCATCCACTGTGGTTAGATGATAATAAATTAGTCTTGGTACTCTTGATTGCGTTTTTCTTGCAACTCAAGTAAACGATCGCGTATCTCACGTGCTGATTCTAAATTATCAGCATTCATGTACCGACGAGTAATACGATCCATCACGACATCATCAGCTCTGTCTGCTTCCAATAGGTTGATCTCCGCCATGATACGACCTCTAGGATCACTGTATCTGCCTAATGTATCACTATCGTAAATAGAATACTTCAAGAAACAATAAGCACGATTCGACATCTCAGTCTCGAAGATACGATCGTAACCAACAGACATAGGCATGATGTTAGCTGTAATAGCACCGTATATCAACTCGATAAAGATCACGTAGAAGATATTCAGCTTACGCACGTAGTGGTAAGATTTCAGGTTATCCATCGCCATGTCTGCTTTAACAGACAGAGTCACCCATCTTGGGAACAACATACTCAGGATAAACAAGAAGATCATCTTCACTGGGATGAACAAATAGATATCCAGTAAATCAAATCCCTTACTCAATCCCACACGATGAAACTTACTCGATACATGAGACATGGCCAATACAATTAACATGGCAATGATAGAATGGATCGCTATGGTCTCCTTACCACTTTCGGTTAATGAAGTCGGTGGATAATCGGCAGCTATACCAAAGTAAACAAGAGTCGCTCCGTATACGATGTGCACTGAAGCAGCAACTACGATAGCGTATAACATAGTCGGTATCAGTCCATTGATGAATCGCATCTTAACTTCAGAAGGATCCTTCTTATCAGCGATGTCGTTAACGTGGTGACGGAAGATACGCACTTCTCTTTGTAATAAGACATGGTTGAATATAGACAGACCTATACTTAAGCCTACGTATTGTTGTAGCAATAGTCTCCAGTTGAACCAACTGAAATCCAATAATTGATTAATACCCATTTAAACGCTCCTTTAATGTTAAAACAGAATATAAGATAAGGTCATGTAAGATCCTTATCCATCCTTACTAATACAATAGTAAGTATTTGTATTTATCGCTATACGGATAACATAGCGACAACATATCCCTTATACCTACCTATACCCACTACAGGTATAGGTAGGCTAATAGGACTATGCAATATCAATACAACTTAGGTTCTAATGGTACCCAGTTGATGACCACTGGGTTGATGCTGGTAGCGTACGCATCACCATGCACCACAGCCAATGTCTTACCATACATGGCGTAGACATAACAACAGTTAGTCAGTATCTCGTCTTCCTTATCCAAGAACAAACGAACGTAACTGTGGTTATTGAACACACCATGCCACAACATCACAGCAGCATCCATAATCGGTACTCTAAACTTACCGGCTACGTATTCAGCCATCTGGTAGAAATCATGCGTCTGGATCAAGCCATCCGTAGCAGATACTCTAAAGGCATTGATCATCGATTCATTCAAACCCACCTCATGATGACCATACTGATTGAGTTCAGCCTGAGTAGAAGGAATAATACCTTCTATCTTAGTTTCACGAGGGTTCATCGGCAATGTCCGTGTAGAGACATATTTCATTGCCCCTACCCAACCCATGTCAACACCAGGTACTTTCAACAAAGCCAACTGTCTAGCGACTTCTACACGTTCGGTAAAGGTAAACTCTTTACTTAACTGATCTACCTTACGATAGAACAAAGATTTCCAGTCATCCCATGCTTTAACAGCCTTATCCAACTCTTTGGCTGAATCCACTAATTTAGGCACAACATCTTTTAAAAGATTAGCCGCTACAGAACCATTCAGTACAGATGGTAAAGGATAGATAGATGGTTTCAATGAAGCACCGAATGCTTGCTCACCTTTTACACGATAGAAGTAAGAGAGTTTAGGCCCGAATAACCAACCAAAGAGTTTAGACAAACGAGGATCGTCTACTGCTTTATTAGATACTTTCTGCTCTAACAAGAACAAGTTCTCAGTCCGTACATCGTGCTTCGGCATCTTGCCAGTAAAGCCATCCAACTTATCATCGGTAAATGTAGCTACCCAGTCACCTTCAGGGATGGTAACAGACTCCAATGCGATATCAGTAGCAGGATAGATATCCGGAGCAATCGCATGATAGAGTTCATCTTGATCAGGCTGATAGCCATCATCATCACCAGCTAATGATAACTCTACCTTTTCACCGATAACCACATTAGCATCCTGATTAACATTATCCGGACGAATCATCTGTATTTCGAATGACTCCAATGCCAACTTACCATTATCCAGTCGATAGCATGGCACGAAGTCTTCTTTAGAAGTCTCAGTATCCTTAGGTGGCGTATCCCATCCTGGTTCTTGACCATCAGTCTCTTTACCGTCTACTTCACCTTCGGCATCTTTTTCTGTATCTTCAGAGCCTTCTTCCGAAGCTTCTCCATCTTTTTCTGTGTCTTGATCTCCTTCTGTAGTGTCCTCATCTCCATCAGACACTTCACCAGAGTCATCTGTATCTTCATCGTCTTTGATTCCTTTAGCTTCCTTGATTTGATCACCACGAGTTTTGACTAACTCAGCAGTCTCTTTATCGTCGGTAATATTGTCTACGGATAAAGAAGCCCCTTTGTCTTTTTCTAGACGTGCCTCTTTGGCTTCTTCACTTTCACCTTCAGTATCCTGATCAACATCTTCAGACTCGTCTGTCTGAACGGTATCTTCGCCTTCACTCTTCAACTTAGTCTCTACTACTTTACCATCATTGACGAATGGATTACCTCGTTTAAAGAACTTAGTCATCAGTGGCTCAGTTTTCTCTTTAAAATCTTCATCACTCATCTCACCCAGAGGGGCTTTCATGTAGACTTCTTCGGCTTTCAGTGGAAACTCACCACCTTTGTCTTCTTTAGACTTCACTTCAATCTCAGCCCTTACCCATGGGAAATATCCACCATTACCATCCGGTACGGCATCCACTTCCCATTTGTAATCCGTACCCTTAATCGGGAACGTATAGCGGTGTTTGAGCATACTCAGGTTAGAGAGCACTTTGATCTGGGTGAAGTTCTCTTCCGTAGTCGGAATCGTGACTTCTACCTTACCGTCTTTAACGACATTCTTAGTCGTCATCTCGTAACGTGTATTGCCACTTCTATCGGTAATCTTACGTACACGAATCTGACCTTCACCCGCATTCTCTTCACTCCTATCGACAGAAACAATGTATTGCTCCTGTACTTCAGCATGAGTAGCAGACTTCAGTTGCTCGAAGTTCAATAGACGAGCAAAGATCGTGTGTTCGATCTCACGTACAGCTTTACCCTCATTCTGTATTTCACTCAGTGTGGATTGTACCTCTTGATCGGCTAAGTCTTCCTTATCCTCACGCGACAAATCCACATCGAATAGGCTAAACGACATGATGTTTATTCCTTGTGTTTAATTTACATCCTAGACTTTACGTCCAGTCTGTATTGGGATTAAAAAATAGATTAGTAAATCTTAATCAGGTACCTGTGGTGTACCAGTCACGAACATCTCGGTAAACTTGTTCACCAAGTCCATGAACATGCGGATGAACTCATTGCTGTCGATGTCATTGCGGATCACACCCGCAGTCACGACACCACCGATAATCGCTACGAATAAGAACAATACCGTATATCCACCCCATTGTAGAAAACGGATACGCCATCTTTTGGTCTCTTGCTCGTAATCGAATACCTCGTGCAGTTTACCACTGTAAAGTAAGAAGATATAAGCCATCTCGATTTGTTCGACGAACTTCATTTTCTTGATGTATTCCTTGATCTCGTATCCTGTAGTCTCATCCGTGATGACAGGATAGAAGCTACTCTTATCACTGTACTTCTTATACGTGGACAATAGCTTCGTGATGCCTTCTTCTTTCTCACGTTTATTCTTAACAACAAAATCATCCAGTATCTGTTCTAATGCACGATCGACAAAATGGATATCGGCTATCGCTAAAGGAGAGAGATACTTCGTATTAGCATGTGCTTCTAGAGGAGAGACTTCTTCAGGTGTTAACTCTTGAGATGTATCTGCCGTCTCTTCTACCTCTTGTACTGCCTCTACGGTATCTTCTACAGCATCCATCATCAAGGATGCCTGTATTTCACTTACCGTATCTTCATCAACCATGATGATTTCATCCACTGTATCACTGCTATCTGGTACCTGATTGCGTCTAACGATCTTATTGCGTCTGTTAGTAACGACCATGATGTCTCCTGATCGGTGGTGTCCACGGTATAGGTGGTCTTTCAGGTGGAGGCTCGACGATGCCTGAAGCCGCTAACTCTTGCGTACGTGCGTGGCTTTCTTTTAAAGATTCCCAATAGTCATCCGTAAGATAAGAAGGTTTCCTACCATGGATGATATCGATCAGCTTATGGTTAGCTTCCAGGTTATTGTAATCGCGATTCAATAGGCGATTAACATCGTTTTTCAGATACTGGACTGTTAATGTCCTCTCCAATACACCAAATCCCAATAACAACACCAACACCACGATGACGTAATGTGTTAATATATCCCGATACCTTTTGTATTCACTTCGTAAGTATCGGATGATGGTCTCTATCTTCCTCATCTTGTCTGCTCCAACTTAAAGTGTCTCAAGTAGGCATGATACCCTATCGCTATCGCATCCACCGCATGTTCATCAAGACTACTGAAGTCTACATCCAGTTTGAATGTATCTAACATCTTCTTCACTTGTTTTTGTACTTCATCTTTTCCATTCTTCTTTGCACCTACAGCCATTTTGGCTTCCTTAGGTGCTACTCGAATGAACCCTACCCTATCGTTATAATCCCATACGACCATCTGGATCATGTAGACGCATTCTACTAATACGCCGTAGGCATTGGGCATCCTGGGATTATAGAACGGAGATTCACATGCGGTCATCATTGGTCTATGTTGATTCAGTGCATCTGTTATTTCGCACCGCATCGCATGTAACCTAGCGAAACGATCACCCATTTTCTTGGATAATGCTTTAGAGTAGAACTTACTCTTATTAGCCGTGATCGTATACGCATGTGTCGACACTATGCTACCATCCGTACTGTCTATCGTATACAAAGCCACGCCCAGATTCGATGAACCTGGGTCGATGGCCATGAGGGTTAAATGACTCATTCCTTACTCTTGAGTAACGTTCATGATCGGTTCGTTGATACCGATGTTAAACATACGGGTAAACCCACCATTGGAACTACCGATCATCTGCATGACTGATGCAATGTGGGCAATCTGCGCAATCAGTACTTCTTTAAAGTTCACATTGCCACTAGGTGTAGTCACCAAGGAATCCTTATCGATACCGGATACCAGACCGATCTCACTGATGAAGGCTTTCTCAGGTGCACCATGCAAGATGTTAAATACATTCATCAGCTCATGTGCATCTTCTTCAGTGATCTCCACACGTACTGGAGCCAATGTACGGGCATAAGTAGCCTTTAATACATTCTCTTCCAGTACAGTCAGTGTCTTAGGTTGAGGTGACAAATCAGCAGCTTGTGGATTGAACTCACGCTCAGTCTTAGTCTTATCGGGATTAGTTGTAATCAGCTTAGTCTCAACATTGACATTGTTCAGATTCAGGCGTTTAAGATAATAGGCGTAATACTCTACACCTTTAAAAGACTCACGTCTACGTAAGCCATACCGAGCACGCTCAGTAGGCGTTAAGTCGTTGTTCAACTCACGCATGACAAACGGCATGATCCTAAACAAACCTGTCTTATCAGCAGTGTGTTGATAGAACTTAGGAAAAGGCAAAGTAGAAGTGTTATTGTCGCAGTTTTGCCAATCCACACCACCCATGCCGATACAGAAGTAACCTACAGTCGGGATCTGTGTGCTAGGCGGCACGACATTGGCATTGATCTTCAAGTGTTGATTTAGTGTGGTGTTGGCACGCACGATCATCGGCAAACCCAACTCACGACGTACTTGGTTTTCATTACCGACTATAGTACGGATGGATTCGAAAGTCGTTCTCAAGTTAGGAATAATAGGTTTAGCCATGTTGGTTTATCCTTTTAGTGGTATACGTATAATAAAAAGTAAATGAACCACCTGTATAGATCAGGCAGCCGTCATAGCGATCAGCACTACCTTAAGCCATTATAGCCTAAGGTAGTGTGTCTTCATGTTTAAGTTAATACCGTTTATTTCTTCTTGGGTGAAGGATACTGCAACTGATCTCTTGAACCTTTGGTCTTCGCCCATTCCAATGGCTCTCTTGGTTTGTCTCTATTCAAAGGACGCTCTTCCCATGAAGTATCCGAACCAAAAGTAGAAGCCATACCGAACAATATCGGTAAAGGTGTTTCTAAGTAACTTCTTATACCAGGTATATTCGGTAATCCCATTGGGTTCTTGACACCTTCCAGATCATCCCCATCAACATAGCAAGCCACTACACTACGTGTCACTTTACCATCATTCAAGACAATCGCATTCTTCACTTTCAGATCCTTAACCGATACGTCATGGAATCCTTCTATTAAAGTAGCCGTAGAGTCTACAGACTGTATCTTCACGATACCACTGTCTATACCTTTATCTTTACTACGAGCAGATCCTCTAGCACCAATAATACCCAAAGCCATCAGTCTATCAGCAGGAATAATACCACTGGCTATAGTCTTACCTCTATCTAGACGTAATGATCTCATCCGTGTGGCTTTAATCGGCAATTCGTTAATATCACGAATGAACTGCACACTGTAGCTACTGAGTTGTTCCATCAAGCCTATCATGGCTTTTTGGATATTGACTAGAGTCTGTGCTTCATGTCGTCCGATACCAGTGGCTTCTTTCCAAAGATCATTGGCTAACTGCATCCAATGCTCACGCCTAAAGTCACGATAGTTAAAGGCAATGCTTGTTGCAAACGCATCGAATGTCTTAATATTATTCGTCCTAAAGGACACACGTCTAACCGTAAACATGCGATAGACCATCGTGTACTTATAGGTAGTCGCATCCATGTCTTCATCTTGCTTACTGATGTCTAACCAGTTATTAATACGCTCGAACCATTCTTTGGCTTGATTGTAGAAATCGATATTGCTATTCGTACGCACAATCGGCTTATATTCATCCAAAAGCATCTTAACGAATCGCTCATGTACCAAGGTATTATCCGGTATCCATTTGCGGATATAAGCACTCGTAGGCTTCTTACTCCTTATACCTAAGCCTACTGTAAAGTCAGGGATACAATCCGTATCTACCTGGTAATACTTTAAAGTAGCCATGGTATACAACAATAAAGCATTCTTACCATTCAGTTGTACGAGTTCACCTGTAATCGGATGTCTAATATTCACGTAAGACTTATAGAGACCTTTATAGACCATCTCGATCCAGAAGTCTAACAACACATTAGGCAATGTAACTTCTTCACTATCCGTTAAGTCAATAGCCTTACTCTCTAATACCTTAGTCTTCAAGTCACTGCTAAGACTGTAAGCAACCTTATCTGCTGCTTCGACATTGATCTCTCTTCTGGCTTTCTTATTGTAAGGTGCTAGTGGCTCTTCCTTATCTAATAATTGCTCTAATGACAATACATCAGATTCGTCTACAGTTTCCAGTCCATTTAAAGAGACTTTCTCAAAGCGAGCAAATGCTTTAACATCTTCTAGGATATTCGAGTATACCTGCTCTAAGTTATACTCCGATATCGGTAAGTTACGTAAAGTCATCACATGCTCGATTAACCATCTTTGCGTGTGTCTCTGACCGATATACCTCTCTACCCATCTAATGTTCTTATATAGCTTAATCGCCTGTTTAATCGTCAAGTGTTCCAGATAGAAATCCAGGAAACCATGAGACGCTAGAAAACGTCTATAGTGATAAGAATGCGCTTCATTCGTTAAACACATCTCTAAGCGTATACGCATCAGTGCTTCTACTAACTTCTGGTACAATACACCCATGTAGATGGCATTGTATTGCTTATTGTCAATGTTGTATTGTCTCTGGTACCATCTATCCCATATCGCATAAACAGACTCCTGTAGTCTATCGATTAAAGAGTATTCATTCGTCTCGACGTAAGACTTATCGTAAGCCAATATCGTACCATCTTTAGCTTGTATCGCTTTATCCTTATCGCATGGATACAAGATACCACGTATCAGCAACTCCTTAGTCGGATGCTTCTCTATCAGTTCTTTATAGTTGCGTGTACCGTAGCTGTACTCTATACGTGTGTTCTTGTGCTCACGCAGATTCTCTTTATTAAAGATGATCTCTTCTGCTGTATCGACACTGATAACACGTATCGGATCATCGGTCTCGTGATATTCACCAGCTAAATGACAGTAATATATCCATGACGTTTTATCCTGGCTATCAGGCATCCTGCCACGACGGCGGATGACCAACTCGTTCATGTCAGAAGCAGCCTTCTCTGATTTTATCGCCATCGTGCCTATTAAAGCAATCGTCTTATCCAAATAGACGCGATAATGATAGTCGAAATCTTGTAACATATTCCAACATCCTTTTTACTATTAGTAATTCTATTTTCAGTATACCATTTTACTAGAGCTTATCAGCCTAGTATAGTTAACCATTTAGAGGGAGTGATTATGGCTAAAAATAATCCTTTACTGTCTTCCTTAAACAAATACCTAACTGATCGTACAGTAAAGTTTAGCGAAGACGATATCCGCGCCAACCCGATGGGTTATTCTCTATTGGCTAAGTTAACCCGTAATCCCAGCCACGAGGCATTCGATAACGAAGGTAACTTAACTGATACCAGACCATCCTTAGACTTTCTGTTAGGAATCAGTTCCCAGAAAGCACAAGACATAGACGACAATGAAGCCATCATGCAGCTATTGCCTGACTTAGAACGCGCAGCACTGCTCTTGATCAGCTACATCATCAGTCCGAATAATCTAAAGTCTGCCCAGATGCAGTACAAGTTACCCGACTCAATATTCCCCCAAACGGTGAGTTCACAAATGGTCGAGGTGATGCAGGATTACTTAGAGAAAGACTATCGCCTATCTGACCGTGTGTATAACATCCTTTACGATGTTTTATTCACCAAAGGATCGCATCCCATCGCAGTAATACCAGAAGCTTCTCTAGATGAAATCATCAATCCAGTTGATTTAAACAAAGAGTCGTTTAATCCTACTCTTTCTTTAGAAGAGATCAATAAGAGCCTCTATAGCCATTACAGACACTCTCGTGGTTATATCCAGCCTAAGAGTGTTAATCCACTAACACTGAATACAGAGTCGTATAATGGCTTAGAAGTCTCCCATGGATCGGATGTCCTCGTTAAGTCAACCAAGAGAGCACCTGAAGTATCTTATACTGCCCGTGTAGACACACGCTTATCCATCGAGAGTAACTATACCTACGAGTTCCCATCTGAACTCGCACGTGAAGGTGTAGAGACGGTATTCGATTTAGAGATTAAAGGCACCAATAGCCTGATTGAACTAACGGACGATATTACGCTAGTAACAGAGCACCACAATAAGCAAGAGATACTGAGCAAACGCAATAAAGAGAGAATGGGGTTCAGTACAGAGTCTGTTGATCCCAATACGACCGATAGAGCCATCATCGAGAATATATTCAAATCCATCGATCAAGTTAACCGTAATAAAACACGGGATGGGATTGCGTATATCAAGACGAATGAGCAAACTTATCGTCAGTCTGTATCGGAACCCATTATCGTATCGTATCCTGCTGAAGCCGTGGTCCCTATATATACACCAGGTAATCCGTCCCAGCACAGTGGATACTTAGTTTTACACGATGAAGAAGGCGCTCCCTTATCTAAGATCAAACCGGTGAACTACTATCGTGAACTCTCTAGTCGTTATAACTTCCAGAACAACGGACAAGGCATGGCTTCATCCTTGATCCAACAAGGCAGACAAATGTTCGAAGGCTATAACGATCAGATAGACGAAGCAAGACAGATCGAGATCCTCTCCCGTATCCATGGCAATGCCATCATCCGTGAGATCACTAATCGCCTACGCCAAGGTGAATTAGGTAAAGAACTCGATATAGGCGATGCCAATGAAGCATTCCGTATCATGTTCTACCGAGCATTAAAAGGACAGCGTACCCGTATCCTCTACATGCCTAAGGAAGTGATGACTTACATTGCTATCAAGCATGATACCAAAGGCATGGGTGTATCGCTTATCGATAACATGAAAGTGTTGTTATCTCTAAAGATACAGTTCATGTTAGCCCGTATCCGTACAGGCATCATGAACTCCGTACCTGAGACTGTTGGTACGATAAAGATAGACGATAAAGATCCTGATCCTAAGAAAACCATTAAGATCGGTTCAGCATTGATGCTACAGTCACGTCAGTATGCCGGTGTGATGCCAGGCCTATCGAATGTCCAGTCTATTGAAGATACACTCAATAGAGCCAATATACGCATCAACATCGACAGTGACAACCCACGTGTACCGAATATCGGACATGACATCAGTCGTAATACCGCTGATATCCCGACACCCGATAGTGAGACAGGAGATATGTTAGACAGGATGGTATTGAGTGGATTCTATTTACCACCTGAGATGATCGATAACTCTTTTGGTATTGATTTCTCACGCCAAGTCTATCAGCAGAACTTCTTAGTGGGATTAGTCTCTAACCAGATACAATCTAACCTGAATCCACAGTTCACTCAGTTTGGCCGTAAAGCGATCAATTCATCGCCTAATGTTAGACAGAACTTGACTAAGATCATTACGGCTAACCTTAAGGATATCTTAGAGACTGTAGAAGCTGCCTCAGGTGAGAAAGTAGAGTACCAAGGCTTATCCGAAGATTCACTGCGTACCATCGTGGCTTATTTAGTTAATAAGGCAGTCGAGACAGTAGAAGTCATCTTACCTGAACCATTAACAGAAGACGATGAAGCAGCGAATGAGCGTATCTCTAAACTGGAGACCCGTATCGATAAGGTACTGGAATACATGATCTCTCCGGATATCCTACCACCTGATGTCGTCGGTGATAAAGCCAACTCTCTCCTGGATAGCTATCGCAATATCCTAAAAGCAGACATCATGCGCTCTTACTTCGTCAATGACGGATATGGCCAAGAAGTCTTAGGCTACTTCGCTGTAGGTGATGATGGTAAACAAACCTTCGAAACCAATAAACAAATCCGTGATAATGCCATCATGGTCACGAAAGCATTGGCTGAGTTCTTTAAAGAAGGTAAGCATATCGCCGATACGACAGAAGCTGTACTTGATACGAATGAAGTCGAAGCAGGTGAGGGTGGTGGATCTAGCTACAGCAGTAGTGATACTGACAGTGGTAGTGACGATACAGGTGATGAAGGCGGATTCGGAGGAGAAGGTGACTTCGACTTCGGTGGAGATGCCGGATGGGATGAGCCAGGTGGTAAAGGCGATTCCATGGATGGTGAATCTGATCAATCGTAATTGATAAACGGACTAAAAAAGAAGGAAGATCCCTTCTATACGAGTGTTTAGATGTTATCTAAATACGAGTAAAACATCATACCCCCATACACCCTCCCCTACCATAACGGCAGGGGAGGGCGTATATCACGGGGATATGGAAAATAGGCTATGGAGTGTGTGTAATTTTTGTATGTTATTAAAACAATTACTAAAACATTTTGTTAAGTGTTAAAGTCAATAGTATAAAATTAGTTTACTCATGATTGAAATTCCTTTTTTAACTAGGGTTGAAAATAGTCATGTGTTCATGAACTTATATCGCTAAGTCATCTCTAGCTATCATTGGCTCTTCGAGTCTTCTATTGGGTATATCCCAGTCTTCCATATCGGTACACATCGATAGTCGCACTATACTCATCGCACACAAGATTTCGTGCTCTACCTATATCTACCTATACTTCTAACTGTATACGCCCTCTAGCGTCCTCTATAAGCCTCTAATCGCTATCTATAGCTTAACCATACTTTAACTCATCTGCCTACGGCATAAGAGCCATGCGTTACAGATACCTTATCCATCATCTATACAGATTTTAGACATCAGTATCCATAACGCATGAGTAAGTCAAGAGACACATGTTTTAGTACAAACATTGAATCTAACAGTACTACTTATACGTATCGAACCATGTATACTCCTTCATCGCCTTCTACTGCACGTACTTCGACGACTACACCATCAATCGTGATGATGTAGAATGGAATATACCATGCGCGATCAGCTTTCGCTTCCTCGCATTGGATGATACTGTATACTTCGTCAAGACCGGAGTCTTTGTTAATAAACCTCCATGGGTTAGTTGGCGACAAGGTATCATTGGACAAATCCATCCAATGCATGTCTGCCATGGTTTGATTAATAACATAAGCCTGAGTAATACTACCCAGTGAGATGAACTTAGACTTCGCTTCATCGCTCATGTCCCCAAAGTGGATATTGCCGATAACATTACGCAAGATACTCAACCACAAATCATCGAATCGTGCCACATCCAAGATGTAACCACGTCTAATGACTTCTTCGTGTTCTTTCAATGCTTCTGTTACTTCAACATCCTTAACGTTAAGCATCGTCAGCAACATGTTGTACGAATCGTCGATCTTATCGTTCAGTCGTTTCATGAACAGATTCGATCCTGGCAACTTAGCCATCTTACCAACCAAATCACGCATCTCACGTACAGATGTTACCTTACGGGATGCCTGACGATACTCGTCAATGTTGCTGTAGGTATACACCATGTCCGGCACGGTTACTTCACAGTAGGCAATCACGGCATCAGGTGCTTGAGACAGTTTTTCATTAATCATGGTGTCACGCAAACTACCGATATTGTCCATGACTACAGGCTCTAACTCCACCACACTGATGTCGGGTGCTGCTTCACCATTAGCCACTAACTTCAACCGTTGTTGTTCACGCTCTTCTTCACTCAGTGACAAATCCACCAGTGCTTGAGCAGTATCTACCTTATTGGCAGACTCTATATCCGCATACGGGTTAACGATGCGATGTTCATCCCGTGGGATACGATGGGCATTAATATCCATATCAGCGTCCTCCTTACGCTTCACTTTCATCTCGATTAAACCATCTTCATCTACCACCAGATAAGCGATAGAGTTCTTACTGCTGTAAACATACGGTCTGCCTTTGAACACGTTCTGGGCTATAACAAAGTAATCATCTTCGTCTTTACCATCGAACTTGAACTTGACGATACCGGTTTTGGTTTCTTTATCCCAAGTGACGTTCAACATGTCGATCGGATAAACACCATGCGGCAATGTAGACAAGCGCTGCTCTTTGAAATGTTCAGGATCACGCAATGGATGCGTTGCACCTTGATGCGCGATAGCAAACTCATCGTCATCTACAGGCTGAGTCCAGTTCACGTTAAAAGCCGGCACTTCCATCTTATCACCACCGAAGATATTAGCTTCTTCACGCTTCAACATGTTTTCATGTTGCTTTTCACTGTTTACGACTGCTTGAGCATAATCGTGTTTCTCACGACTAGAGGCATCGTCATCACCTACTACGACACACTTACGGCTACGGCGTTGTACCACGACACCTTCGTAACGTTTAGCATCACGTGGCCGATCGAAAAAGATCTTATTCACCACATCGTCTTCCTCTTCTACGCGTTGAGGTTTATCTATGTCGTAGGCTTCACTGACATCATCGTCGAAATCATCTTCGAACAAATAATCAGTGTCTACCGGCTCAGGCTCAGGCTGGCGTACCTCTACAGGCTTACTGTAACGTGGTTGAACAGGCTCAGGTGTTGCTTGTGTCTGAGTGTTATCCTGCTCTTCCTTTTCGTCGTTATTACCGAACCATGCTTGACGCACGATTTCAGCCAACTCAAGACCTTCTGCTTCGAAAGCATTGTTGGTGTTGTACTTCCGATTCGGCAAGTTTTCCCGCCCACGTTGTGCCTGTTTTTCCTGATGCGCTTGAGACCGATGATCGGCATCACGATACCGAGGTTGTAGTCCAGGCTGCGGATGGCTACTAAACATCGAGCCACCTACCGGTTCTGTACTGCCGACTTCATCACCACGATAACCACGACCAGAAGAACCATAGCGATCGTATTGATTACCGTAACGGTTTCTGTCGTTATAACCACCATAGCGGTTATCGTACCCACCATACTGGCGAGGATCGAGCTCCATACGTGCCCAACCATCTTGGATGATGCGATAGGTTTCATCTATCTCGGCAGCCAGATCACGACCGACCATGATAAGGTCATCGATGCGATCATTCGGCACAGGGCCATTGTAGATACGCTGGTCGTACATGAAGCCAATATAACGATCCAAATAGTTATCGCAGATGCCGTAGATGGCTTGCTCATGTGGGTTCAGGCGACGCTCTTGCAGATCACGCTCAATGACAGCCATGATGATGTCGAACAAATCACCACTTGCTTGTTTATTGCGTGCCAGAAAAGCAGCAACATCAGACCGGAAACGACTGCATTGCACACGACCATTAGCCGTATCTACGATGAGTCTTTCTAAAATAGTCGCCACCATGCGATCGTAAGGGATCGCTAAGGCGTACTGAGGAAAAGATCTTAAAGGTATAAGTCTCATTTTAACGCTCCTTATTTAATAGAGTAGAAAAATAGAACACCATGTTACCGATAGAGTAACTCTCTAACGTGATCCATGATGTGTTTCAGTTCAGGATTCTCCGATACCGTGTACTCATCGTCCATGTAGATATACGGGTTCATCCTGGATTGACCAGAAGGATCTGTCTTCGTCATGTCCTTAGCTGCCCCAGTCGTCAAGAGACTGTCGGAGAGCTTATTGACCACGTCGTTAACAGCAGCAGGGCCTGATCGTGTCCTCTGCTTATCACTGCGCTCCTGCGGTACCATGATGCGTCCTGGTTTCAACAGCGGCAAATCAGTCGGATCACTCAAGATCATGATCTCCCTGTGTTCGCGTATGTCCATGAACGTCTCAGTGCGTATGGTGCGCAATACATCTGCAATCTCACGCTCCTTAATCGGCGTATCCGGATTCTCTTTCTGCTTCAGTTTAAGATTACCCAGACCAAAGTAAGCGTAGTTAATCGCCTTAGTGATATTGAACAACAAGAACTGTAAGACTTGTAACTGCTTGCCATACAGCGTGTTGATGCTCGTATCGTTAGATACAGAAGCCACCATGTCGTTGAAGTTATCGATGATAAACACAAACGCATCGTTGATTGACTTAATGTGGTCTAATCCAATACGTTTAAAATCAGACATGACCATATCGTCGATATAGCCACGGATACTGATCATGTGTTTCTCCACCATGCTGCGAGATGCAGCGGCCAACTCACCTGGATTGCTGATCAAATCGCCCAAGATGGATTTCCATGCTTCCGGACTATTAGCCAATTCAGGAGACATCCTTTTCTCACTGCTAAAGTGATCCTGAATATAGACCAATGTGGCTAATACAGACTTAGCCGATGGCAAAGTTTCCCATGCCTCACGCCGGATCACGTAACACCATCTATTCGGATAATAGTCCCGATACCGATAGGTATAAGTCGGTTTGTTACCCGTAGACTCCAGTATCACGTACTGATCTTGCGGATACTGAGTATCCCGTATAGCCGTTAAATCATCCGCATGCATCATCTTGACATCACCTGGCTTAAAGCCAAATCTAGCCAACATGCCATCCATGCCGTATTCGCAGCAAAGGTAATGCACCATGGTCGTGGCCATCTTGATCATCGGGCTTTCGATCTTCTTGTTGTGGATCTTGCTGTAGATGATCGGGAAACAGTGTATCTGACCATCCACGACGACTTTAATATTCGTCAGTCGTCTAAACCACAACTTGATCTTAATCAGTTTCAAGAAGACACGATCCGGTTTTACCGTAATGATGCCATCAGCCATGACTGGTGAGACCATGTACTTCACGCCATTTAAGAACATGAACCCATGCTTACGGATAAAAGGTAGATAGATGTAATGGGCTAATTCCTTGCCATCGAACTTGAATAAGAACTTATAAAGCCTTAAGTCCGACCGATTGATGTCGTGCCGTCTGGGTGAGCGATCACCGTTATTACGAGTCATGTACTTATAACCCTCGATTGGTGTGGCTGCACGAAAACCCAAGTACTGCAAACCATCAGGGAAACTCGTGCTGTTTACCCTGAATAAATTATCGATATATAGCGGAATCCTTCCGTTATCGTGGTAAGCCAACCCAAAACCGATACGATCATCGATACTAGGTGTGTGGCTTTTCACCATTTGAGCAAACTTAGGATTCATCTTGGTATACTCCTTTTAGTCTAGTTTAGACATAAGCACAGTGGCTTAGTCTACTGTGCTTAAAACACGAAGAAATATCACCCTAAAGTGACGTTAATAGAAGTGTTACCTTTAGGTAACGCTAATAGAATAGTATATACCTCTAATTTTTAACATGCCAGAACAGCATGGCGGCATAAGCCTTAGCACCAGCTACTGCAATGTGTACAGTAACTGGTCGTATCTTAGATAGTATATTTATTCGTAACATGCACGTCTGTATGCATGGGATGAGTCATTGCCTTATCTAACTGCTAAATAGTCTTGCTGATTATCGTGTGCGATTTAAGATAAACAGTAGTATCCAGTTAGCTAGTAATAGATATAACAATGCTCGGTGTCGATGCTAGTCGAACCAGCCAGCCAGCCAAGAGCAGACACCGGCTACGGCAGCCTGCACCTGCCGGACGACGACGGCGACGGCTTCTACTACGCCATGCTGCACAAAAACCCCGCATGACCAGCACCCGCCACCTAAACGCCCGCCAAACTGCCCCCTCCCCCTGTGGGACTGGAACAGCTCACGCGCAGAGCGACAAGCATTTGCTCGCGAAGCGAGAGAAAGCGTTGAGGTGGGGGGGGCGGCAAACACACGCACACCAGCGACAACCCCCATACCAATTTACATACACCTAAGCGCTCAACGTGTATGTAAACCAAGCCGCACACACTCACCAACATGACCACCAGCACCCGCCATCTGAACACCCGCCAAACTGCCCCCTCCCCCCCCCGGCGGAGCCCCCCGCGGGGGGGGGGGGGGGGGGGGGGGGGGGGCGCCAAACGACCACCCGCACACAACACACCCAC